CTTTCTTGCGTTGGTAGAAAGTAAAGCCGAGTCTAGACTAGGCGGCGATATTTATACCATTACAAGGAACACGTTGTTGACTGACGACTTCGCGCAAGCTGTTAACCTAGGCTGCGCCGCTCTTTGGCACGTGAATAACGCGTGGCCTAATTTCGCGGAGATCGCTGGCGTAGCGCGGTTAAGCGAGCGTGTTGTCAAAGCCGAGACGCCGATGGATGACGACTGGGCGGATGACTCCATCGGGCGAAGCTACTTTGGCGGTTACTAGAAAAGCCGCCAGCAATAGTCTTCGATAAATTTTTGCATCGGGCGGTGATCGCGAATCTTAGAGTTTTCGATAACGTCGATTACTTCGCGAGCCGCGTCAGCTAACGCCGCAGCAGCCTCCGTGCAATCCATAGACGAATCGTACAACTCCCAACCGGCGCCTGATCGCGGGATCGACGGCTCTTTGCCGTCAAACGCGTCAGCAATCAACCGCTGAAATACGCCGTCTGGTTCCGTGTCGAGCGCGCCAAACTTGCGATACTTCGTTTGCATGTGCTCAAACCTACGAACCGCTTCGCGAAGTTTCTCCACCGTCAGCGTCATTGGAGTCGTTAATAGAGTTGACAAGCTCCATTCCCTTTTCGGTTATTGAGAAATTGAAATCGTTTTTATCGCAGTCGTATTCTGCGTCTAGAAAACCGCGCTGCACGCCAACACGCATAATGTTCGATATGACGCGCGCACCGAGCGCACGAAACAGTCGAAGCATTTTTGTCTTGTACTCTTCGAACGAGTTGGCGCCGATGCCATACGCGCCGTCAGCCTGCACGTCAGACAGTTCACGAACAATTTGTTCGACCTCCCAGACCTCCAAAAACTGTCGCTGATATTCGAGCGAGCATTCACTTTCAGTCGGTTCTTCGTCCTGCAGCTTGGCGATAAAACCGGCGAACATCACTAGTACGTGATCGCGGAGATCTTCAATCGACCCGCAAATACGCCGAGCGGGCTGTTCTTCGTTTTCGTCTTCGTAGTCTTCGAACATAACTACCTCAAGCCGTCTCTGCGGCAAGACGAGCCGTGGCGAGCGCGGCGTCGTAATTGCCACGCGCAATCATACGCGCGTGAGCGGCGTCACGGCACTGCCCCAGATAATCGGAGTAGTCGCTGTCGGTGTTGACGAGCGCTTCCGCCGAACTGAAGCTGTGCGGCTTGTTGGTCAGCGGGTTGTCGCCGCTTTTCATGATCCGCTCGACCGCAGCCATCTTGACAGAGATGCGGTTGTCTTCCAGCTCTGCCTCGCTGCGCACAGCGTCGGCAAGAACGGCGGCGGCGTGGGTAATGTTATCAGCAAAATTCTTGGCCATGATCACTCCTCAATTTTTTGCCAACCATCTATGGCGCGGCGAACAGTCAATATGTCGTCAAGCGCCCGGTCTAGCATGTGTACAGCCGATTCGAGATCGTCAGCGTCGGCTAATTCAAAGATAATAAACGCAAACAAGGTATCGCCGCATTCTCGAATACTCTGTTTGCCCACACGATTGATGTAATCGTGAAATGTTTCGTCGTTATTTGGCGGATCGACTGCGAGTAGGTCTGATCCCGGATATGAATCGTAAATTGCTTTCGGAACCAGTTGGCTATTCGTCATTTCTCCAGTTTTGTTTTTCTTGGCGCGTTGGCTGCCGTTTGGGATATTTCTCGGGATGACAAACCTGACAACGTGCGCGCGTGCAACCACAACTGCGCAACGTTTTACGATACCGCCCGGCTTCGCTCGCGGTTTGCGCCGCGTTTTCAACCCAACTACCAAACTCCAGCCACCCGGCATTAATTTGTCGGTGCTGCTTTACTCGGCGTTCGATGATGTGCTTTTCGCTGTGGTAACGTTTCATTGTTATCTGCCGTCTGTTTCACAGTAGATGACGATTTTGCAGCCGCACTGCTCTGCTAGTTTGACAACGTCGGGCGCGTACACCGCCACGATTTGGTCGCGTTTGACCGCGCCAGCGGTGATCAGGGACTGCAACCCAAGTTTAGCTATGCCGCGACGTCTATACGCAGGGTCGACGAAACACTCGACGGTTTGTGCGGTAACAGGCCGGCCCTTGAATTTTTCCGGCCACGGGCGCGAACCGACCCAGCCGGCTAGCGTCTCGTCTACCCACACCAGCGCTATGGCCATTTCTGGATACGGCTGCTCGTGGTTGACGTGCAGATAACGCTTGCTGAGTTCTTTTTGAATTGAACTGTCGCTGCCGGAATCAGGCCACGACAACCGCGTCAGGATGGCCGTCACATCGACCAGTCCGAGCTGGTTGATGTCTTTGATTTTGATATTAATATTCATAGCTGGTCCTCCGTGACCAACTATGAAGTATACAAAGCCGGCGGTCGGATTCGAACCGACGACAGGCAGTTTACAAAACTGCTACTCTACCAACTGAGTTACGCCGGCAAGCGTTAAACAGGTTCAGTGATTAAACCAGTTGGCCAGTAGTATGGCATGTCGATCGGCTCCTGCCAACCAAACCGTGAGTAGTAGCGGAAATCTTTGCGGAGAAGATTGCTGCGATGACTGGCGTGAAATTGCTCGTCGCCAACCCACGGAGGATACACGTTGCGCTCAATGGTGTTGCGCAACGTGGTATAGCTGCCCATGAACTGCGGGCAGAGCGTGTCATTAAACCCGCGGCGTATCCACTCGCGGCACACGACTATGGCGTATACAGTTAGCGCTGTTTCATATCCCGCCCACATACGGACGGCAGGGTGATTGCGCCAGCTACTTGTTCCGGGCTCGTGTTGGCCAACCGGAACGCCAAGGCAGAGTAAGATCTGCTTACATTCAACCCTTTGTTTGCCTAACCTTTTGTTATCAAGGCAGGCAGCCGAGTGTTTGAATCTCGGCAGGGGCAAGAATGTTTGCATTTAATCAGTCGTCAAACTCGTCGTCAAAGTCTTCTTCGTATGCGGGGTCTTCATCCTCTTCGTCCTTGTATTCTTCGTCCCAGTCTTCATCTTCTTCGTCGACCCACTCCTCTTCGTCATCGTCTTCGTCGTCGTCATCGTCGTCGGTAAATACGTAGTTCGGCTTGGGTAACTGAATGTCACTGTCATCGTCTTCGTCGTCTTCGTCGTCATCGACAAACTGCCACTCCTCTTCGATGAAATCATCGTCGAGGCCGTCGTCATGACGGGCTGTGTTTTCGTTCGGCATGTCGCGAAACAACGGAGATTCAAAGTAGCGCATAGTTATCCAGTTTCCCGGGCAAGGTCCGCAGCAGGTAACAAATACTGATCGCACCAGTTGCTATCGACAAGAATGCCCGGTAGGTTGCGCACAGCTTCCTCTCCACCGAAAACTCCGCGACGCGTCAATAGTTTAACAAGCCAAAGCCAGTTTGGGGGTAGTGCTTTTTTATCTGCAAAATAGCGGTTGACCGCCCGCTGGTTTAACCACCAGTGCGCCTTCTTACGCACGATGTAATTATTTGGCTGCCCGACTTTTCTGGGCCGGGGTAAAACTGCCAGCGCGCCTGTCTGTACGGCTGTCGTTAATTCCGTAAAAAACGCTATATCGGCTTCGTTTTGCGTAATTAAATGCGCACGGGCATAGTCCAGTTGAAAAGCCGCGCCGTATGTTTCTTGCAGCCACGTGTGCATGTCCGCCAGAACGGCCGCCGTCGTGGACTGGTCGGTCAGGCTGATCCGCATCCGCTGACGCAGCGCGCGCTGGATATACGCCGGTAAGATATATGTCAGCGGCGTAAAATCTGTGTTTGTGTTGGCGCTGCCGCTAATTACCTGCCAGTCGTACATGGGCGCCACGTTCGCTGCCGTGGCGGCTAAGCGCATGAGTATGGGGCGGTTGTGGCACCGCGGGATCGTCAGGCTTAAGCTCGACGCATCAAACACGCTGGCGACTGTTGTTGGCCACGCCAATGAGTCGGTTCGTGCAGACACCGCCGCGCCGGCATTGCCGCGGTTCAAGATATCAATACGCAGATGCTGGCACCCGAGCGTCGCCGCAATTTTTTGTACTATTTCAAAGTCGTCGCCGGCAAACCCTGTAGCCGTCGGATCTCGCCGAAAGACAGGGGCAATAAGATCGGCAATGACGGCCGCGACAACTGTCCACGTGAACGCGTTCTCCGGGCTTGGCGTCAGGAACTGCCGTATAGCTGGCGGCGCGACGGCGACCGGTTCAGGAAATATGGCGTGTTTATTTTTTTCGCTCGGCTGGTTCGGCGCGGATGGTGTACCGTCAGCAGCCAGTTCGTAGTTTGCAAAGCGAAACACGCTGGCTCGATCATCCCAACCCAGCCTGTTTGATATGCACACCAGTTCTGGTTTGCTGAGGCTGATCGCAATCAGATGGCTGCGCCCGTTCCACCGGCTGTCGTAGAGCATCACTTTTTTGTGTGCTGCGACAAGGCCCGCGGCGTAAGCCAGTAGACCGACACGTTCTATTTTGAACGCGCTGTCTGCAAAACTGATTTCTTCGCCGCGGAGATGGATGGTGCCTATGTATGTTTTTTCGCCGTCATCGGCTTGGGTGATTTTATTGATAACAATGTTTGCGTCACATATAGGCTGATTTGTCACGCTCCACCAACCGTCGGATCGCGGCACGACGGTGCGCTGCCACGGAAGGACTATGGCCGGGGTGATGTTTTTCGACGTTTTAACATGCGTCAGTACGCGGTCTGAAAAGCCGGGAGAAAAGTTCTTGTCAATCTTAGTCAGGAACGGCACCAGCTTGTCTGGCGGAATAGTGAGCCGCGTCGCAAACGAGTGCGCCGCGATTTCGTTCATTTGCTCCATCGCGTTACCCAAGCGGCTCTGCCACGTCTCCGCGTTCTTTCGGATTGAGACGAGCCGGCTCATTGCGTCTGTCGCGAACCGGTTTTTCAGTCGTTGGTTCTGCGCAACGATCGCCACGTAGCCGCGTGCGTTAGCGGCGCGGCTGATTAGCTCTGGCGAGACGACGTGACTTTGAAAGATCCGCGGCACGGGTGTAAACGCACACCAGCTCCCGCCCCAGCTATTTGCTTCGACGCCGGTGTAACTCGCCATCACAGGCAATAACGACAACCCGTGGCGCAGCATTTCACATTGCATGCTTAGCGCCCACATCGGATCATCAACTACAAACTGCGTGCTTTTGAGCGTTTCTGTGGCGGGCAAAAGCGCGGCACGCAGCAAAAAGTAACCGGCTTCCGGGCGGTCGCGCCGGTACTGGTTCAAAGCGATAAAGTTTTGCTTGGCCGTAAACTGCTCATCGTACTGCACGACCAGAAAGCCTGTGATGCGCCCGGGGAGGTCGTAGTACGGGAACACAAGGCTCGCGCCGTTTTCGCGCACCGGGGTGATCGGCGGGCGGCGCACGAATTTCTGCAGCGCGTCTATTTGTTCCTTGTACGCGACACCGACTAACCCAGCGGCGTTAATCTCTGGATATACACCAAGCTCTCGGAGGCGGCAGGCGATGACGTCGTCGTGGTGCCCCCAAATCTGCGCCTCAGCGGCAAACCAGAACTGCTCGAATTTTTCGAAGCGTTCGATCGTGCGGGCGTATTCGGCAACGGCATTATCTTTTTCGGCCGGGTTTATGGCGTTTAATTCGATAAAACGGGCAATCGCCACGTCCGGGCTTGTATTCCATAACGCCGCGCTAAACGTTATGATATCTCCATGGGCAGAGCACGAGTTACAGTGCAGCCAAATACCGTTAGTGCTTGCGTCGTCGAACAGGTGTAGCGTATTTTTTTGACATAGCGGACAACTAACGACGGCCGGGAAAACCAACTGGTCCGGTGCAATGCCCAACGCCGACAGGGCAATCGCGTGGTGTTGGCGGCCAATTAAACAGGTAGGAAATCCCATGACAAATATCCCGCTCGATCAGGCGCATGACGTCAGTGGCCGCGAGACCCACAGGCTGACTACCCTGTACCCGCAACCTGACTTTGTAAAAAATGCCGCGCACGAAAAACTAAGCGGTGCCGCGGATTTACCACGCCATTTATACGCTGATCAGCGCCATAAACTTTATCCGTGCCATACTGCCCCTGCAACATGGATGTCGGCGCTTTTCTTTGCTGACAAGCAAGCGCAGTTCGACGCCAAGGAGGCCGAGGCTATTCAATCTAGGATACACCAAGCCGCCGAGTATTTTGGTATTCGCGGGGCTGTGGCGGAACTAGAAGAGAAGATTGCGGCCAGCTCGGCGCAGGATATTAACAGCCTGCCGGACTCGGAGTTCGCCATCGTGTGGGTCAGCGACGTAGGCGGTAAAGAGCGCCACTGGCCGCTGCGGAACGCCGAAGAAGTCAAGTTCGCTGCGGCGCATTTCAAGACATTCCGCGACAACTTTGTGTTCGACGACCGGCACGTGATCGCCACCAAGATCCTTGAAAAGGCCGCGCAATACGGCGCCGACGTTTCGGGCGCCGAGGGCTCGCTAGAGCTGGCGGCGGGTCTGGGTGCGTGCGCCGCCAAGGTCGCGAGCGACATGATCAAAGACCGCGTAGGGCTCACCCGCCGGCAGCATTCGCAGCTGGCAGGCGAGTTGTCCAAGTTAGCCGAGGTTATCGACCAGAACCCTGAAAGGGCTCGTGCGGTCGAAATGCGGTTAAAGTTGGCAAGCGCGGTCGATAATTTCGATAGAAGCACCAACCTCTATCGCATGTACGACGCCGGCGGCCTACCGCGGCCGGAAGAAGTCCTGTTCGCCATTACTGAAAAGGTGGCGCGCGACTTTTTAGATAGCAATGTCGAAACCACCACTGGCAACGTCTACGCCCTCACTGATTTAGAGAAACTAGCGGTTGAAGACGTACGCGAGTGGCTTGGCGACGACTTCGCAGACGCGGTAAGTGCCGGCGGCGTATACATGGATCGCGACAAGCTGGCGGCGATTGTGCCCACGCTTGACCGCGGCATGGCTACTATGCTGGACCGGCTCATGCAGGACAAGTCTGCTGCGCCGGTTGTGAAGTCAGCGTCAGCGGACAATCTGCTTTCGCTCGACCGGCTTCGCGAGCTTGCGCAGCACGGTTAAAGGGTTTTCGCCGCGTAGCGCAACACCGTAATTCGCTAATTGTTCTCGAACTTCGAAGAGCGTGGCGGCCCCGAAATTTTTATACTCTAGCAGATCAGCTGCGCGCATATTCGTTAGTTCGGCGACCGTTAGTATTCCCATCTTTGTCGTCACCTTCCTTGCGCGAACAGAGAGATTTAGTTCTGTGATCGATATGTCTGTGCTAAGATGCAGCCCGATTAGCGCAAGTTTTGTAACAATTTCGTCCACTGCAGAGTGGCTGCACTTTACGATATCGTACAAGTCACGGCGATCACGCGACACAAGCTCGCGCAGCGTAGAAATACCGGCAGCGTCAAGGAGTTGACTTGTTCGCTGTGAAAACCCTAGACGCGAAACTAGCTCGCCTAAAAGCTGGTCGTCTTCCATACCGAGCGCGAGCCCATGCGCGTTTAACAACTCTTCAATCTCAGCCAAACTTGTTTCCCCAAACCCTTTGGACGCGACCAGTTCTTCTTTCGTCATGCGGGACAAGTCGGCGAGAGTTTCGACGCCCATTTTTTTCAGCTCGTTACGACAGCGCACGGAAATTTCGACGTCGGCTATCGGGACGTGCGCGGCGGTCAGCAGCGCGTTCACCTGTGGCGGCGTTTTTGGTGCGCACAATACATACAAGATTTCATCTAACACCGTTTCGCCGGAGTTTCGCGCAGTCAGCAAATCTTTGCGGCTGAGGCGTCCGAGGTCGCCGAGCGTAGCGATATTGTTATTTTCAAGAACGCTTCGCGTGCGTAAAGAAAATCGCGCTACGTCTAACCGTATAGCGTCTAGCAGCGTTGTCTCCATTTCTGGCGTTGTAATCGGTTTTACACGAATGTACTCGGGTATCGTTGTGTAAAGCGAGAGTACCGACCACAGACAATCAAGCTGCGTTTTTAGCGTTACGGCTGTTTGTGCGTGCGTCGGGTCTTCCGCGCTTGCGTAAACACCTTTTTTGACCGCAATTATCGCGAGTTCTGTTTTTGTTCGTATCAATCCGCACAGCCTATCGACGACCCAATCGAGCGTTTCGTTTACGGTTGTTTTTGTCATTGCGCTACCGTATTGTTATTTTTGTTTAACAGCTTTTTTTCGCTTGAACGCCTTCGCGAGCTTGCGAGGAGCTGGGGCTTTCTTTTTCTTCTTGCGCGGAGCCGGGCCAAACAACGACTTAATATGTCGGAGTACGGTCGCTTCGTTTGTACGTTTGTAGTTCACGTCGTCCCACGCTTGATCGGCGTGTTCGATTCCACGCCGCGCCGCCTCGACGTCGTGGATAAGGCTGTAGTCCGGGTTGTACCATTTGAACGCCCGCCCCTTGCCCTTGTTCCACTTAAAGTCTGCCACCGATATTTCATAGACGGTGTGCGTCATTGTATTGATAATTATTTGCGCTTGGCATTTAAACTCTTTGTTCGGCAGCCGGATTGTAGCCTCAAGTATCTGCGCGTTGTCGCCGTAACAAGACCAGCAGTACTTTTCGCTGTCGCTTATTAAAAACCGGCAGGCGTTTAAAAAGCGATTAACACGCAGAGCACCGCAGTGATCAAATGTCATTTTGATATCAACTCCTTTAATGCGTGAAACAGCCGGCGCACCGACGGCATGAGCTGCCGCTTTCTTAGCGGTTCAGCACCCGGCTCAACGTTCTGAGAAGATAAGCCGCCAGTGTGTTCTTCTAGTTCACTGCGGCAGTAGTCGAGGTAGAGCTGCCAGTTGTCGTAGGCGTCTCTGTCTTCGGCTCGTTCGTATGGGATGTAGGGGGGTTCGTCAGGGACTCTGTCGTTCCAGCCCATTGTTTGGTGTCCTTCTTTTTGCTCCCGTCAATTAATTCGCCACGCACGATTGATGTCGTTTGCGGCGCCGTTAGTCCAATCTTGACGCGATCGCCTGTGATTCCCAAAACCTTCACGACGATCCCATCGCCAATTACGACTTCCTGTTCTTTCTTCCTTGAGAGTACAAGCATTGTGTCACCATCATGATGTGGCTGAACCTTGTAACATTTTTACGACATACTCCGTGTTGCCGTTTTTAAGGTCCAGTGCGGCCATTTGTTTAATAAGTAAATCTGTCTTTAATCGAATTGACTGGTTGATATCTTCTGTCTTTCCGGCTTCCAAGTCGTAGACCGCGTTAAACATCGCCGGGTCATCAGAGAAGTCTGTAATGTTGGGGCTGACCCGCGCGGCTCGGAGCGCGATGCGCAGGATGTCGGGGGCGTTGATGATCCCCTCGCTATCCAGCACGGCGCCAACGTAGCCGCGCACTTCGTCCGTAAACGGTTCTTTGTCGTCGTCTTCTGGCGGGCTGATGAGCAGGGCTTCGGTAATACCCCACGCGACCTCTTCGGCGTCCGCGGGGTCCCACATATCGGGGCGGTATGTGTCGCCGCCCAGCACGTTGCAGAACGTCACGAAGTCAGGCAGGCTTTTGAAAAACTTGTCGGTCGTGAGGATCTGAATCGCGACTAGCAGCTTGTCGAGCGCCAGTTGGGGTAGCTCGACGTCGAACTCCTCTTCGATTTCGAGGGTGATCGTCGCCGGATCCCAGTCCAGCGCTTCAATGCCAAACTTATCCAGAAACAGGGTCAGTAGGACGCTCGCAAACGTCTCCCTGCTTTTCCAAGCTTCCTGCGCTATTGTCGACATTGAGGCCATTCCTGCTCTTGATGATCTGCACGCCCCGGCGGTACAGCTCGCATAGATTATACGCGATCGTCTCCAGTGGCGGCCTAGGTAGCTGGGCAAGAGGCTCGCCCGCGTCGAGCGACACCCAGCCGGGAGCCCCGGTCCACGTGGCGTACCGCCCGTCGGCAAAAGCGAGTGTCTGACCGCAGCCGCTTGTAATTGCGTCGGCGTCAAGCTCAAGCTCTTCTTGCGTTCGCCGCATCATTTCGCTGACCAGCAAGCGCTGCTCGCTGGATAGGAACTGGAGATTTTCTAGCATGTCGGCGAGCAGCAGATAGAACACCGCCTCTTTGTCCACGTAGTCGCTGCCGGCGGCAAATCCGCGCTGTAAAACCGCGGTGAATACGCTGCGAATTTGCAACTTGCTAAGTTTTATGACGCGCATTACCATATCAAGCGTCAGGTCTGTTTCTTCCATGGAGGTATTTATGTCCGTTTCCATCATTGACAACCTTTCTAATATCACTCAGGGCCGCGCCGAGATCATCGTGAGCGCTGATGGTATCGAGGAACTGCTGGCTGCCGCAACCTCGAACATGGTGCTGCAGAAGGCTGCGGAAGCTGGGTTGCATCGTCCGGGCGTGTCGAACGCCAGCGGCCCGTACCCGGTTGACGCCGACGGCAAAACAGACGACGAGCTGATGATGGGCAAGCGCGGCCCCGTCGTCGGTTATCGCCGAGATTTTGTTATCTTGGCGTCGCTTTGATCAGGCGTCGTCTGGTCGGCTGACAATAAGCATATTCGTGGGCTTTCCGTAATCAAATGAGATAACGGCAAAGCACACGGGCGTCCTGCAGTCGATATCGAGCTTCTTCGTCGCGGCGTATCCGACGCGGAAGCTCGTTGTCTTTGCCGCTTTGATCGCGGCTGCTTTTGTCTTGAATAAACCGACCGGCACGTCGTCCATCGTGTGGCGCCAGACGACAAGGTGACCGGTTAGGCCCGGCACGACCTCTGTGCCTTTTGGTTTGCGCAGCAGTTTATTCGCACCCGAGGCGCGCGGAGCGCGCCTCTTCTTTTGCGTTTTTGTTTTCATTCCTCTACTCCAAACTTGTCGATATGCGCCAGTCTGGCGCAGTAGAACTCAGCCACAAGCCCGGCTACGTTGCCGAACCGTTTGACCATATCTGGAACTACCTGCTCGTTAAACACGCGCAGGATAACTTTCCGAAACTTGGCGATGGCTTCTTTTGTGTAACCCTCTTCTCTCGCTTTTTCGGCGGCTTTGCGAATGTCTGCATTGCCGTCAAACTGCAGTTGAAGATAAGCCGGGTTTACAAACTCAATGATGTGACCATAGACCTGCCGAACCTCGTAGGTGCACGGCACGTCAAATACACCGGGGCCGGGCCAGCGTTCACCGTTGACCGCGTCTTTTGACAGATACCGCAGCTTTCCCAGCGTCCAACCGAATGCCGCTGCATCATCATTCGGTTCAGCCATGACGAAGGCTGGTTTTGGCGCTGGCGGTTGTTTGTCAAGTTTTGTTGCAGATTTACTTTTACGCGCCATGATTCACAATAGCTAAGGAAAATTGGGACAGTTTTAAATTCTGACCGTGTAGCCGGGAGTCACATCAGCCGTCATAAGACGATTAGATGTGTCCCGACTACACAGTCAGAACACGCCGAAGATCAATCTCCGGCGGTGCAAGCAAGGTACGCATGGTAGCGCGCTAATTCCTCAATGTTAGGATCAACCTCTCTAAAGATTGGCTCATCATCCATAGTAGCCAGCTCACCACGAAAGAGCGCGGTCGTATACTCGTGATACATCCGAGCCATATCACCGCGCAGTTTCTTCTTGGTGAATTTAAGCACGCGCTCCTTCAAAAAGGCGGCGCGTTCCCAGAAGTTCGGAATCACATCAAGCTGGTCCCGAAACTTCTCTGCAGTTCTCTCGAAAAGCTTATGCGCCTTATCAGGTACAATCTGAAATTGAGGCGCGGTCTTTTTGCATCGAGCGGTAACTGCAAGGCGGATCTGCTCCGCCGGGTCCGAAAGAAGCATGCGTTAACTCCGTTGTAACGCGGTAGAAAAGAGCTGCTGATACTGCACAGCAGCAACATTAAATATGCCGCGATTTTGGCAGAAATTTAGCTGCCGTTCGGCGTTCGCGAATTGCGAAAGTGCCTGTTATTACAGGACTTACGGCGCGGTATAGCGTGTTCTGGAAAATGGAAAATGCAACCGCCGCCCCGCGCTGCCTAAGAGCGTGAAGCCCGTGGGTTACGTGGCACGTAACCCGTCAGCAGACCGCAGGGCGGCGGAAGATCGCAGCCTACGCGTGGCAGGTGCGGCTAGAAGGTCAGCTGCACAACTTGGCCGCCGGAGTTCACGTAGATCACGCGAACCGTTTTGGCGTCCAGCAGCGACTTGAGCTGTGTCTTTTTTTCACTGCTCATGCCGGCAAGACAAGATTTAATTTGCGCCATGGCGTTGCGACGCTTTTCTTGTTTCTTTTGCGCGCACGCACTGCACCCGCCGCCCGAAGACTTGAGCACGTCCCGCTTGTTGTAAAAACAGGGGATGGACTCGGCGTACGCCGGGTCGTTCAGTAATGATATTATTGTGCTGTCTTCTAGCACTACCATGTCGCGCATATAGACCTCACGGAGGCGGAGCTTGCACGGGCGGACTACCGATCCACATCTCGCCGCCCGGAAGCAGGTCGTCCGAGATGTCGAGCGTGTCTTTGAGACGCTGCACGTCTTCAACGACGTCTTCGATAAAAGCTTTGACTTCGGCCCGGGAGCGCAGCAGGACGTCGACATAGTTCAGACGAAACCACGCCGGCCGGTAATTCGGAATCGGGTCATCTTCTGGATACTCTTCTAAATCAGTCGGCGAGCATACGTGATCAAATGCGCCCACTCGTTCGTTTGCGCCGGGCTTTAGCGGCAACATTTGGTACGCAAAGATCTTGGTTGGCATTTGCGTCGCGTTGCTGGCCGTGATGCGCACCCGAATACCGTCAGTGGTCTCAAAGTTGTACCGGCTGACTTGCCACGTAAGTTTGACGTTACGGGCGCTACCAGAGGGTGGCGGCGGGTCAACGTCGGGCAAATAGAAGTTTAAGCCCAGCGTATCCGGCAGCTCGATGATCCCTTCGTTTGGTCCGGGTGAGCAGCAGTCTGTCATGTTATTCTTGCTCCGGTAATACGCGGCCTGTGATGTTGACGGGGCCGGGTGTAGTCGAGCGCACGTAAGCCAGCGCTAAACCGTCGTTATCCGTCGGGCCGGGTTGTGTAATTTCTACGGTTTCTACGTCGGCCATAATCTCGACCTGTCGTCCGGCAACGGGCCGATCGCAGGCGTCGCGGAGCCGAATTTTGACGACCGCTGCTTTTGAGCCGTCCGCGAGAACCTGCGGCTTGGACCCGTACAGCAGTTTTGAATGTTCAGGGCTGACGTAACTCATGGATACGCGTATCTCTGCGGCGTGTCACCATTCGGCGGTGCGTAATATATTGTAACCCCGGTCGTCTCAATATTCGGCGTCTTGGCGACAAACTGAATAAACTGGCGCATTACATCGCCGTCACTCTCTTTTGACGCGTTTAAACTATCAACAAACGCCTGCACGCACGGCGACAGCACATTGTTATCAGCCCGGCACCGGCACCCACGCTCTTTGGCCGATTTTTCATAGGCGTCGTGGCAGGCGTTAAACTGCTCTTTCAGTGGCAGCATTCCGGGGACGGCGTTAAAAAAGTCATCCTGCCGGCCAAACTGCATTATGTTATCTCGGCTGATCGAGATCATGCGCGTAATGCGCTGCGTCATAGCAATACCCTCACGAGTTACGGTCGAATTCTAATCGGCGTAACGAGATTGCGCTACGATTGCGCAGCCGCTTTTACCGCGGCACGTAATGTTGCGTTTGTTTGCAGCTCAGAGAGAAGCTGTGCGAGCGTTAATTCACCCTGCGGCCCGGTTGGTCCGGTAGCGCCCATGTTGCCGCACGGCCCTGTGGCGCCCGCCACGCCGACGCCTGTAGCGCCTGTGGCGCCGCGGGCGCCTGACGGACCTGTTACTCCGCGCGGCCCTGTGGCGCCCTGTGGTCCTGTAGCGCCCGTATCGCCTCTGGCGCCACGGGCACCAGCCGGCCCCGTTTGCCCGGCCGGCCCCTGAGCGCCTTGCGACCCGGCCGAGCCTTGCGGTCCGGCTGGGCCGGGAGGTCCGCCTAAGCCTTGCGGCCCCTGCACGCCTTGTGCTCCGCGATCACCTTTTGGTCCGGTCGCGCCGCGGGGTCCGGTAGGACCTGTAATCCCCGTAGCCCCTGTAGAGCCCCTAGCGCCGTTTGTGCCGTTTATACCGGAGGGACCTGTGGGTCCGGTGGCCCCGCGCAAACCAGTGGGTCCTGTGGGCCCTGTGGGCCCCGTAGGGCCTGTAGGACCCGACGCGCCAGTAGGGCCTGTGGTTCCGGTTGCGCCTCGTGCGCCGGTTACACCTGTCGGCCCGGTTATCCCTGTGGCCCCGCGCGGGCCGGTCGCGCCTGCGCGGCCAACTGGGCCTGTAGAGCCTGTGGCGCCTTTATCCCCTTTGTCTCCTTTAGCTCCCTGCGGACCGGCAGGGCCGCGGGCACCGGCAGGCCCTTGTGGTCCAACCGGCCCGGGGTTTCCTTGTGGTCCGGCGGGTCCGGGCGGACAGACACCGCAGCCGCCGCCACCCTGCGCCATCGTAGCGCCGTCATACGGGACGAATTCGATGTTGTCGTCGGTGTTTTCTGTGTCTGTCATGTTTAACTATCTAAAATGGCGCGAATGGTGTTGCGCAAATTTGTGTTGTTATTCAACTGCGCAATTAATTCGTTGAGGAATGCGCCAGATTTTACAATTTCAGCCACGTTGATTGTTATGCTGCCGTCAATGGTTGAGGTCGTGGCGGTAATTGTCCCGCTTCCGACGGCGGCGGGCGTAAACGTAATTATACCGCCAGCGGGTATAACTCCGGTGGCGCCTTGCGGTCCGGTCGCGCCTGTAGCGCCTGTGTTGCCGCACGGCCCTGTAGCGCCCACGGGACCTGTTTGACCGACAGCGCCGGTCTGGCCTGTAACACCGGTCGGGCCTCTGGCGCCGGTTGCTCCCACTGGGCCAACAAGTCCTGTCGCGCCAGTCGCGCCGCGCGGACCAACTTGCCCTTGCGGGCCTGTCTGTCCGATTAAACCAGCCGGGCCTGTGACGCCCGTCGCGCCGCGTGGTCCCACCGCGCCGGCTTGTCCAGTAGCGCCTGCTGGTCCAATTGGTCCGGTCGCGCCTGTGGCGCCCTTGTCGCCTTTGACGCCAGAAACGCCGCGGGGTCCCGCTGCGCCCGCCGGTCCGACTGGACCCGTGGCGCCGGTCGCGCCTGTAACGCCCGTAGCGCCCGTTGCGCCTTTCGCTCCGGTTGAGCCGGTCACGCCAGTCGCGCCGCGCGGACCAACCGGGCCAGTAGCGCCGGTCGCTCCTGTTGCGCCAGTAGCACCTGTTGCGCCAGTGACACCTGTTGCGCCGCGCGGTCCGGTCGGACCTGTCGGACCTGTTACACCAATCGGTCCGCTAGGTCCTGTAACGCCGCGATCACCTTTATCGCCTTTTGCGCCGTTGGCGCCGGCAGTACCTGCGACGCCGGTCGCGCCGCGCAAGCCGGTTACACCTTGGTCACCTTTGTCGCCCTTGTCGCCCTTGTCGCCCTTGTCGCCAGTGCAGCCGGTCGGGCCCATTTCGCCCTGTGGGCCAATAATGCTGAAACCGGGGAGACCCTGAATACCCTGATCGCCTTTATCGCCCTTGTCTCCCTTGTCGCCCTTGTCGCCTTTAAGTCCGCGCTCGCCGGGTAAACCCGGGAGGCCCATAAAGCCTTGTGGTCCGCGGGCGCCGGGAACCCCCTGATCTCCTTTATCGCCCTTGTCTCCCTTGTCGCCCTTGTCGCCTTTATCGCCTTTAGCTCCTTGATTGCCCGTGTCGCCTTTATCGCCTTTAGCTCCTTGAGCGCCCGGTCCGCCGGTTGGGCCTTGCGGCCCCGGCGGACCGGGTACGCAACTACCACCACCACCACCGGCGCCACTGCCAGACGGGCATGTAGTGGTGTTTAAATTGATATCAATGTTGAGCTGGTCGCCATCGACAGTAACTGTACCGCTACCCAAACCAGACGGGTAAATGGTCACCGTGCCGCCGGCAATTTCGCATCTGGGAATCCACAGGTATGGTTCGAGTTTAAATTTGCAATCGCCGAGATCTGTAACCAAGATCTCCGCTCGCGGCTCCTCATCACACCCGACAATCAACGCGCGACCTACGCTACCCTCGATTTGCGTCTGGCAAACCGGTACGCCAATGCTGATGTTCAGGTCATAAGAACACTGTGGCGGCTCATCTGGCGAGCCGCCGGGAGTAACGGTCGGCGTGACGTAACCGTTACCGTACAGATACGATGACTGCACAACGTCTACGTTTAACGTAATAGTCGGGCAGGGCGGCGGGGGGCATTTTGGAATCCACAAATACGGCGTTAATTTAAACTCGCAAAGATCTAGCTGCTCGACCAAAATCTCGGCGCGGGGCTCAATGCCGCAACCGGTTAATACCATGCCTTCGCCGCCCTGAATTTTTGTCAGACACGGTTTCGGTATCCCGAGGTATAGCGGCAGTACAACTTCGCAGTAATAGCCGGGATCAAAGTTAAAGATTGGCGCGCCGGAGAACGCATACGGGTCTGCTTGCGGCGGCAGAGTCTGCATATCAACAATTAGTGAAACTATTGTGCATGGTGGTTTCGGAATTTGAATGAATAGGTCAAACTCAACTTCGTAGCAACAGACTGGTGGCTCGTTGGTGCCGCGTTTTTCGTCATACTCGGGGCACTTTTTGATCTCAAACGAAAATTTTGGTGCAACGTCATAACCAACTTCGTGGTCTGTGCGTTTAACGCGTACTTCGGTGCACGGCGGCCGAGGCGTCGGAATGTCGATGTGGATGTCGAATAAAAAGTTGCATGAGCCCGGGTCGTTACATGTTGCCGGCGTTGACACGGCAAGCAAGTTAAAAAAGCTGGGCGTATTATTGAGCCGACCAGCCGGGCCGTCTTTATAGTGGCTGTTGACCGTTAAAAAGCGCGAGAGAATCGGGCAGCGCGGCCGAGGAATCGGGACGAAGATTTCAATTTCAATTTCAAAGTCGCAGCGTTCCGGCTGATCGCACCCGGCTGCGGGTGTGATTGTTTTGATAATCTCAAACCGCGACTGCCCGTCTGCGCAACCGGTACCAGCAAAACCGGTTTTGACAGTAAACAGTTTTTTAGTTAGGTCGATGCACGGCGGCGGCGGGATTGGGATAACAATCTCTAACTCGATATCAAAATCACACGTGTCTGGTGTGGTGCAGTCGCCCGGCGTCACGCGCGGTGTAATTTCAAACCGATTTGACTTGCCTTGTACGCACGGAGAATCACTAAAACCTGTGGATACTTCAAATTTTGTGACGTTAAGGTTTGGACACGGCGGCTTGGGAATAGGAATATCGATCGTCAAATCGATATTGAATTCGCACTGATCTGGGTTGTTGCAGTCGCCGGGGACATGGCTTGTGGTGATTTCAAACTTGGATGTGCCCGTAGAGCAATTTTGCTCGTCGTAATGTACGGATACTTCAAACGTCCGCGCGTTGATGATCGGGCATGGTGTGCGCGGAATCGGCACGACGATTGTGAGATCTAGGTCAAACTCACATGTGTCGGGTGTGGTGCAGTCGCCGGGCGTTCGGCGGGATGTGATTTCAAACGTAGAACCACCTTGCACGCACGATGAGTCACTAAACCCGGTTTTAACTTCAAACGTTTTACGGTTGATGATCGGGCATGGTGTGCGCGGAATCGGTACGATGATTTCTAGTTCGATATCAAATATGCACTGGTCGGCGTTGTTACAGTCGCCGGGTGTGTGGTTTGGCGTAATTTTGAATGAAGACGAACCCTGCACGCACGACGAGTCACTAAACCCAGTTTTTACTTCGAGCGTCGGCGCGTTAATAATCGGGCACGGTGGACGCGGAATCGGTACGACAATCTCTAATTCAAAGTTAAACTCGCACTGGTCAGCGTTGTTGCAGTCGCCCGGCGTGTGGTTTGTTGTGATCTCAAAGCGGTTGGCGCCGGTTAGGCAATCAGAATCTGAAAACCCAGATGTGACGCTAAACTTTGTTGCGTTGATGAGCGGGCACGGCGTCCGCGGAATCGGTACGACAATCTCAAGCTCAAAGTTAAACTCACACTGATCGGCGTTGTTACAGTCGCCGGGAGTATGATTCGTCGTGATCTCAAAACGGTTGTCGCCGGTTAGGCAGTCAGAATCTGAAAAACCAGATGTGACGCTAAACTTTGTTGCGTTGATTGCTGGACATGGTGTACGCGGGATCGGAACGACAATCTCAAGCTCAAAGTTAAACTCGCACGTATCTGGCGTGTCGCAGTTGCCGGGTATATGCGCCGTTGTGATTTCAAAGCGATTTGTACCCTCGACGCAATCGGAATCGGCAAACCCGGACGAGACGCTAAAATTTGGCGGGTTTAGCGTGGGGCACGGCGTGCGCGGGATCGGAATATTGATTTCTAGGTCAACGTCAAACGAGCACTGATCGGCTGTGTCGCAGTCGCCGGGGGTATGTGTCGGCGTGATTCGGAACTCCGACACGCCCTGTCCGCAGCTATCGCCTGCAGGCTCGGCGCCGGCAAGTGTAGACGTGGTTAAGCCGGAGCTGACAACAAACGTTGTTGTGTTGATGATCGGACACGGCGTTTTGGGTACCGGGATTTTGAGATCTAAATCGATGACAAATTCGCAGTCGTCGGGACGATTGCAGTCGCCCGGCGTGATGATTGGGGTAATGCGAATTTCGCTGCGGGGTGTAACGCAGTCTTGATATCCAACCTCTAAACCAAACTCACCCGCAGTTAACGTCGGGCACGGAATGCGCGGCACTGGCACATTGATATCTAAGGTGACATCGTACCGGCACGGGTCGATATCTTGCCGCGTAATCGTCAGTTCGTTTTTTGGCGGCGGGCAACCGTCATCACCCTCGTTGACAAAGTTAACGCCAATGGATGTCAGCGTGGAAAAATCGGGGCACTGCAGCCCGACCTCTGTAGGCGGCTCGCGCGGGATGATTGGCGACTGGCAGCCGAAAATTGGTGGCGGCAGCGGCTCTATTTCGCATACATCGGAAATGAAGTCAAAATCCGCCTTGGGGACGGATTCAATCGGGCACTGCGAGTCTTTAAAAAGATTTTCAGCCATGTTATGTGCAGTTGACTTGCGCGTTCGGTTTTTTCTGGACTGTAATTTGACCGTCGTCGAGCAGGATATTTACGCCCGCTCCGCCGATTAGATTAACATTTGTACCGCCAACGCCGTTGATAGATGAAATTGTTTCGCAGCAGCGCGGGCCGCCGCTAAAAAATGCCAACACAGACTGAACGTCCGGCGGCATGTCTTTTGGAAAATCTTCAAACTCGCCAGTGGGTTGAATCGACACTTCGCCCGTACCGCTGATGACCTCTTCATAAAGTGGGGTAAAAATCACCTTTGCCGAGCGTACCCACGTTTTATTGTTCCACGTGTAGTAATAAGCCTCGTAGTATGGCGGCGGTGGCGGATCACCGGGCAGCTGTATTAGATCTGATTTCCAGCCATACGTATCGCCGATTTTGTTACCGGCGCACACTGCCGGTAACAAGGCGAGAAGCTGAGTTGCAGTGGGCGGGTTTTCTCCGTGAATATCGAACGCCTCGACAAAGGTTGTCGGTTTAACTAGCCCGAGCGGTAGAGTTTCGTCGGGAAATAGCGGCAATTCTCCGGCGTACTCGCAAAGCTCGGCGCTTGTTTCTCCGACACCCGCGCCTTTAAACGCGGTAACGGTCAGTTCGTTTGCGCGGTCTGTTTGTGTAATTAAACAGTTGTAGCCTTCTTTTAAGCGAATATCACCTTTCATACATCGCGCGTTTACAACAATCGGGCGATTGTCGTTTGTGCTGGGCTCGTCACATTCGGGTACACGCACGCGCGCGTAGTTACCGACACTGATTGACCGCAGATACGCTTTGTTTAGGTTTTGAATGCGACTGGGCTCGATTTGGTAATCGTTTGGTTGCAGCGCCCATACGCCGCCAGAAGATGCCGCCGTAAATGCCGCAGTGAGAGCATCGAGCGGACCAGTAACTAAAAACCCAGACCAAATCGGCTCGGTGGCGCATTCGTTTTCTGTGTCGGCGGCTGACTCACCGTGTTCGAGCGCCCATTCGCCGTCGTCGTCGTGCCGTGTGAACGATATTGTTTCCGTACTAGCGTCTGTACTGAATACGAATTCAAAAATGCTGCCCGTTTTTTTAATTGCCGAGAGCCACACTGTATGTTGCGTTTCGTCATAGTGTGCGTCGAGCCCCATGATAAAACCAGCGTCTAAGACGGCACTGGTTGGCAGTGCGGGCAGCGTCATTGGCTTATTGTAAATAAACGGATACGCGCGGTATTCGTTATCGTTGTAAAATCCGGGACGAGGCATTAGACAACACTCCTGCCAACCGTATCAATAACGATTGTCTCGCCGTCGGCGTAAACGCGCAACACATTGTTATTGACAGGCGGTATTTCGCGGCCTGCAACATTCGGCTGGTCGGTCGCGGTAAATGTGAAATTACCAAACTCGTCTGGTCCGCAGCCGTTAATCGTTTTCAGATATTGTTTGTTAGGGAAGTCTGCCCCTTGTTGCGGCTCGCACAGAAACCGACGAAATAGGGGCACGCCGATGATATCAATACGAATGACACTTGGACCGTCTTGACGCAACACCACACCCTGATCGCCCACGAGCCATATGTCCCCAGTTAAAAACTGTTTTGTCTCTGGGCGAATCGCCCGTACACCCGGCTCATTCGCTGGAATAACAACGCTGCTTACAAACTCAGTTTGGTCGATGTCGAACGGGTACGAGCCGTTGCCCCAGCCAGAAAACCTCGCGAGCGCCGTCGGGGATGACAGCAGCATCCCGGCCGGGCGGCCGTACTGATCTGCAAATAACAGCAACCCGTCGGCCGGCGGGCTCAGCGGGTTATACGTCGACGTAACGCGGACGCTTAATTCTTCGTCGCCCACGTTGATTGTGACGCTTTGCGGCGCTATTACGATGGACGAAATGTATACGCGCTGATAACCACCAATAATAAAAAACGACGCGTCAATAAACGTGTCAGGCGCAATTTGAATATTTTCTGCTGCGTCGCTTTGAAGCCCAGCGGAGTCGGCAAACGGGTAACGCGACGCCTCTTGCTCGTCACGAAACTCTGGAAATAGGATACGTGTGCCGGCCATTACTGCACCACAAATTTGTTAAAGAATGTTGATGCTTGGTTTGTAAACAGACCAATTGTTCCGGTGACGTCGCCGGGATTGTTGAGGCTAGCTGTTCCGCTTACTGGGTGCGCGCCGTCAAGTTCTGCAACGGAAAACGACACCGCAAGATTGCTACCGTCTAACGAAAGACTGGCATACATGCGATACCACGTGTTTACCTTTGCGTTGTAATTAACTGACAGTTCGTCAACAAAAACACTGCCGTTGTATCGAAGCACGCGTACTTTTCCGCGCGTGCTGTCAATGAGCACCACAACGTATCGTGTTACAACTTGCCCAAGCTCTAGCGTTTGCACATAGTTCAGTACGAGCCCGCCGTTTCGCGCAGCGCCATTTGTGCCAAGTTTAAATTCCCCCATGACCGACTTGTTGAGCGCCCAGTCGGTGGCGCAATTTTTTAACACGGCGACATTGGTGCCGCCGATACCCGTTGCGACGTATGTGCCGTGGTTTGTCAGCGTGGCTCCAATCTCCGGCGAGAATTCGCCCGGCGAGCAGTTACCGCAGATAGGCGGCGCCATCGTCTCTTGCGGCGCAAACGCACCTGTTTTGGTAACAAAATGCGCGCTGGGCTGGCACGACCCGAAATCAATACACAGCGGTAGCGGCATGCACGCGTATTCTGGCGGATCCAATGTTTCGTCAACGACGATGTCTATCGCGTCAGTTGGGTCTGGCCAGCAGTACTCATCAAGAACGATATCGGTGTCGGCGTAGTTGGAGCCATCCCACCTATAGACGTTGTTTGTGTCAAACGCCAGATAAAGTTGATTGAGTTCGCCGGCCGGCGGAAACGAGGCGCGGTTTGCGTACACAGTAATGTTTTCGCCGGTTAGCTCGCAGCAAAGGTCTTTAAACTCTTGTGGCGGCTTTGGTTTGTTTGCGTCACATACCGCGTCAAGCTCAGTAGTTGTGACAATGTTTGCGCCGCCGCAGTTCTCAAAGTTGAGCGCGGTGAACCCGTCAAAAATAATATTGATGTTGCCGTCACAGTTTGGTGCGACACCGTTGATTGTTTCAATCGGTGTTTTCGGGCACGTTCCGCTTTCGGGCCGCTGCGCGCACGAGCCGAGAAACGTTGACAGCGGGTTGTAATCACCTGTAACCAGTGCGCTATCAAGCCGGAAAACAATTGCGGGATACTCAACCGAGTCATACTGAATGGTTTCGTATTTAGCGGTTACAGGCGACGTGCCGATAACGTTGACCACGCCCTGCAACGACGTGCCAAGATTGATCTTGCCGATTGTCGGGATCGGAAGCGGGCGGTATGGGCGCGCGCTGCGCGGCTGTACAAGTGTTTGGCGCGCCGTGCTGTACCTGCCGACAAAAGGAGTGTCTACGCCGGGCCCGAATACCACCCAGCCCGACACAGCCTCAGCAAGCGGCGTGATCGGGTAGTTCACATATGGCGCCGCGGGCTGCGGAACAGAAACTGCGCATACGGTTTGTCCGGCGTCGTCAATGTTGTTTACAGCGCCAAACACCACAGTGACAATTCCAGCAGAGACCGTGATTCCTTGCACGTATAAATATTCGCCCAAGCTGCGTGGAAAACGAATATGGCAATCAACAATGATATCTTCACGGATAAACGCACCGCGGTCGTCAACACCCGTTGAAATATCATCAAGCGGGTATCGTCGCGTGGATTGGAGGTTGTACCAGTTCTGGTTGCGAATAGACATTGTTTAACACGGCGCCTCTGTTTTACCTTCCGCGTTGCAGTGCAGCGTTTGAACCGTTTCTGTGATAGCGGGGAGCGGCGGTAAGTCGTCGTCTAAGTTGTTTCCGCAGTTTGTCAGGATGGGTTGAGTAGTACCCAAGTATGTGCCAGTTAGCGTGCCAGTCACGACATACGGTCCGCGCGCGCGTGTGTTTACGGCGGTAAGCGCCGCGGGATCGTATTGGTTAAATTTCACGCGAAATTGTACGTAGGCTGAGTCGCCGGGTTTTAACTGAGGAAACACGGCCGAATACTGAAAACCATCGCCAGCTACGGCGATACCCACAGCGCTGCCGCGAATACCCGGCGCGTACATTGCCGTGTATCCGCACTCTAATTCTGGTCGAATTGCCACCGACGTCTGTGTTTCTGGATCGGCGACTACGAGATCGCCGCTAATAGACAGGTTTAGCGTCAAGCGCGTCGGCTCTACGCACGTTTGGCAGGGGTTGCACAACATCATAACGATGTCAAGATACGGGCAACGTTGCGGCACCATAAGCAGCCGCAACGGTCGCTGTACGCTACATGAGCGCTGGTCTAACCACCGCGCAATATTGTTTTCGTGCTCTGTGCGTACCTTCTCTGCGCGCTGCCCGATAAGTTTGTACCGGTAACTCGTCTCGTTCATGTATTTCGCGGTACTGGCATAATCATCGCAACCGCAGCACGGATCGCAATCCGCGCCGATTTGTTGATGCGCAGTTGTGGACGGGTTTACAGGGTATGGCGCAGCAATGCCGACAGTCACGGGCCGGCGGACCCACAAGCAATCCGTCGCGCTGAGCCTAAAGTCTCCGCCGGTACCAGCTACGCCATTAATTTTTGTGATCGGTACGGCTGCGCCTTCCGGGCACGCGCCGTACCGGCCCAGACCAGTCCCGGCTACAGCGCTAAAATTAACTTTTGTGATGTTACGAAAATTGTTTGTTTCAGCCGGCGTGTTTGTAATTTGTGTGCTGTAACCGTTTTCAAACGTAAACGCGCCTGAATACCGCGGCGATGTTGTCTGCCCGTTACGCACGCGCATCGACAATAGGCGCCGCGGCATTTTGTACACGGCGCGCTCATCTAATCGCGCGTTGGTCGGCGCAAGAAATTTGTCGTAGTTGCGCCGCGTGTCATCGTCTGTTTCTCCGCTGTCGTCGTCTGGCCATGTCGTGTGCGTGACGAGGCGGCATACCACGCGCGCGGTCTTCCACTCATAAATGCGATAATCGCTGCTCCACGCTTGGGCGTTAAACGCAGTCGGCTGTGTCGTGGTGTCTAGGATGACGCGATTATTTGCATCGACAACGACAATGTCAGCCGTATGAACAGGCGTAGGAAACCCGGTCGGCGGCGTGTTTTCAACGCATCCAACGCCGTATAGATATTTAATCCGCAACGGGTGGGCGGCCGGCGTTAACGCTGTGTTGTATTCGCCGTCATCGTCGTAGGCTAGATGCAGGTCGGCCAACAAGTATCGAATGTCGGCAGACGGCGCGACGAGCGGATAATCTAAGCCGCTCTGCGGTTGAACTACGCCGATGCCGGCGCGGCCGTTTTTTGATGTCTGAAAGTCGGGGCATGTCATACGTCACCCCGTTGAGCAGCCGGAGTCGCCGAGCTGGCTGCCCAACACGACCAGACTCATCTGGGTTACTTCAGACCCGAGACGTGTAATGAAATTTTGTAATGTCATAACGCCGTCACCAAAACGATTAATCTGATCGACAATGGCGTCAAGCTCAGTACACCCGCAGCACGGCTGCGCGCACGTATCAGCAAACTTTAAACCGTTACTCATCGGCGTAATTTGCACGCAGTCATCGGGCGCAAGAATAAAGTTGCCGTCCGTGCTACACACCCCGTTAATGCAGCGAATGCAGTCGCCGATTTCGGGCGTTTCGCAATAGCACTCTTCGTTGAGGTTTGTGCCGGAGATTGCGTCAAAAATGATTTCTGTTTCTGTGGCGAACGCTACTGCCGTGATCCGCACATTGTTGCCGGCGACCAGCGTCACATCTCCGTAAATCGGCGCGCTCAGTTCACCGTTGTTCGACACGCGGAGCCGTGTTACGGCGCGCAGCATCGGCCGGATAGTGTCGGGCTCTAACTCGCCGTCGGTAAAAGTAAATTCATACTGGCCGGGCGGCAGCTGATCGACCTCGTCAAGATTGCCGAGTACAACGCGGCCAACACAGTCGTCAAAGTTATCTACGCCGCCAAGCGCATATGACCGGTTTGGCTGATAATTGCTGCGAATAACGTTTGCTGACGCGACGTCGACCGCGGTGCCGTTGTCGTCGTACCCAATAGTGATGTTAAACCCGGTCGGGGCAATTAGCAGGCTTTTGATAAAAAAACGGTTCGGCGCAAAAGCCAGACCAGAATGAATCGGCAGGTAGAGCGCGACAATAAAGCTGTCGGGCAGCCGAATAGTTCCAGTCGTATCTGTTTTGGTGGCGCGCTCTGTCAGCGGATATGACCGCTGAGAGTTATGGTTGAGCCACTGTAGATTCCAATTTCCGATGGGCATGGCGGCTCACCTAGTTTTATGTCGCGCTATAAACGATTCCCGTAACGCGCAATACGCCGATTTCGCCGTAGACGTTATCCTCGTTTCGACCGATGGTTACCAACACTGTGTCGCCCTCTTCAACGACAATTGGCGCACTCTCGCGCGTGATGACGTGATCAATAAACAAATTGGCGCTGGAATTAAACGTTAGCGGATTGTCTGCTGTTATAAGCTGTTCTCCGTCAATCGCCGTCAGCGCGGGCGCAGTTAAAACGCGCCGCGTCATATACAACGACGGCATTACCTTTCGATTTCCGTTTGGAAAAGCTCCGCCGTCGCGCCCGAACAGCTGCACACGAATTTTCATTTCAAGATTGTCGCCAAGGTTGCTTCCGGGGACATTAAAACGCATACGTAGTAGCGCCGCCTGCCCGCCCGGAAAACCAAGGTAAGGAATATCCATGTACAACCGCTCGACGGTATCGCTTAGCCGAATGATTTGCGGCGCGATCTCGCGTTCGACGAGCTGATCGGTGTAGTCAATTTTCAGGATACCCTGATGCAGCGTAATTGGGCTTGTCGTGGTGAGATTGAACTGTTGTTTTTCTTGTGTCGTCAGCGTACGCGGGCTGGCACGCGAGCCAGTGATCGCTAGTTGGTTAGACGTTGTAAACGCGCCTTCTGCCAACCAGCCTCTCGTTAACTGGTGGCGGTTAATTACGCTTTTAAACGCCTGCCCGCCCATAGCCTCAGCCGCTGCAATCTGCAGGTCTAGATTAAGCTGAAGATCGCCCGTAGACGCCGGGTCATCAGCGCAGTTCGATATCGCGATCGGGCTGTTGATGGTCTGAGCCGCTGGCGTGGGTTGTGTTTCGGCCGCCGTGCCGTCTACGTCTTTTACAAGACTCGTGACGACGTTGCGGTCATTGCCGACGAGCATACGCAAATACACAACTGATACGCGCATGTTCTCGTAGCGGGGACACTCGCCTGTCTCGCTCGGGTGTTCTGTCGGAGCTGCAAACGGAACGTCGTCTTCGCAGTCACTCATCCACCAAATGCCGTTTGTGTCGCAGACCGCCAAGCCAGTAGAACCGAGCGGGATTTCTGTAGCGCCGACATGATCGACGCCCTTGTCCCACAGCATTGCGACAGACTGAATCGGTAGCGGGGGCCACACGTTCGAGAGCGCCGAATGCTGACTTAAGTTGTAGCCAAACGCTGCGCCTGTCGGCGCTTTGCCGTTAAAGGTTGGATGACTTGCGGGCAGCCAGCCGGGATCATTTGCGGTCGCAGCCTGTAGCGGAACAAGATCAAAGCGGTAGTGCGTGTGCTCGTCGATAAAGTCGCGAATGTGCGGCATGACTACCACACGCGGTACAGTCGTGCAGCTATCCTTCGGGCCCTGTACGTGGCACACTGTTACTGTGACAGGCGGCTTTTGTTTAACAAGTTTGCCGGCGTCGGTAGCTGATAAGTAATAGCGGCCCGGCGTGATCGACCCCGCGATCGCGTTTGCTAAGTCAGGAATCTCGACGATGCCGCGCAGCACAATGTCGCCAAGCGTCTCGGAGCGCTTTCGCAAACAGATGCCAACGCAATCTGACGACGGCTGCACAAGCAGCACTTGCGTTTCAGGATCAGACGCAACAGCGGCAAGCGCGGGCTCGTAGCGCTTTTCTACCCAGTTCCAGTACACAGGCTGACCGGGCAGCACTGAGCTGCAGATCGTCGCGTCGCTGTCGACAAGTACGCGGCCGAGGGCAGCAGCGTCAAGTCGGTCTTTTAGATAGTCAGTGCGGTCTTCGAGCGTGCGGTCAGGGCGTGAAACGACCCCGGCCTGTACAGGCTCTCCCGGATTGACATGTTTAAGGTTATGCAGCCAGTTACCGGACATCCTTGTCCTCCGGCAGTTAGTTGATTACAGGAATGCGACATCCCACGTGATGCCGATCTGAGATGACGCTTCCTTGGTCACCTGATGCTCGCTATCAAATACTGTGCGCGCAAATACAACGTCCTTAGACCGGTCGTTAATCGCCGGCGCAGCCACGAGGGCGGCGGCATATACGCGGCTGTTCGTCACGTTGCTGAAACGCCGCTCCTCGCCGCCATAGACCACTCGCGCTTCTGCGGTCTGCGCAAAAAATGTTAATTGATTGCCCGACTGATTGACGGGCAGATTTGCTTCATACCCCGACGACACGCTTAGCGCCGGTTCAATAGTGAGCGGCACCCGAATGAAATTACGCGACGACGAATCGGCGAGCGAGTTGTAGTACGTGATGTCTACGTTGCGACTAAACGTCGGCGTGGAAATTTGAATCCCCGGGTCGACATTCTCGTATTCGATGTACATGGCTGAGATGTGGTAATCCAGCCGGTCGGGCTGGCGGCGGTACCCGAGTTGTTTCGCGGCGATAAAACCCCAGCCGTACTGGATCTGGTTGGACTGCGAAAACAGCGGCAACTTCAAACCAGTCTTCTCGTCGACGCGCCACACCGACACGTGTCCGCGTACGCCAAAAGCTGGGGTAATGTTATCGGCAGCCATGTGTTGTCCTTATTGGCATGTTCCAGATACAAGTCGCGCCGTCGCGCCCAGATCACTGACTAATGATACCGGCACGGTGTCGGTTTGGGGGTCCATACCGGTGAAACGCTGCACGGTCTCCGCCGTCAAGTGTTCGGGGTTTATGCTATCTTTATCGGCCGTCAGCTCAAAAATCGCAATCATGGCCGTGTGTGGCGGCAATAATTGACGTAGATGCCTAATATTGTACAGTCCCAGCTGATTTAACCCTAGCGCGTTCACATAAATTCGTACTACAAACACGTTGTTTCGTAGCACGTTTTCCACGAGAAAACGCAGCGGATTAATAGTCTTCGGCAACTGCGACGCGGTCGGTTCCGTGCCGGCGTTTACGCGCTTGTCTAGCAGGTGCGCAAGCGTGCCGATTTTTAACTTTGGCGCGCAATCGGGCTGCGATTTGCGTAGCTCCGCTGCCTGCACGCCCCGGGCATGTACCTCGTCAAAAAACTGCTCAATGTCCGCCGGGTACCCGCCGAGCCGAAATTTTACATACGTGTAACCACTTGGATGTGTCGTGTTTACTTCGAGCGGAACGAGTTTGTTTTCAAACACGATGTCGCCATAAAAGCACGACGCCAAAAATCCGCTATCGACAGCAATGGCGGCGATTGTTTTTCTAACCGGTTGACACTGCTCGTCGTTTGGATCTACAAGCAGCTCTTCTTCGCTTTCGGTTGTGAGCGCGTCCCACGCGTTGCTCGACAAGATGTTATTCGGCGGAGGGCAGCACAATACGCTTTGCTCTGGCGCCCGCGCATAAGAGTTACCGACAAAAAACTCGTGCACGTCGACGCCGTACACAAGAGGCGTGCCGGCCGTTACGCGCTGTTCGACCGCTACGCGCGGTACCGCGGTCTCTGGAAAGCGATAGACCGCTTTGTCGGTAACTATTAATAATCCTCGTGCGTCGTTGTCTACGCGCTCGACAACCTCTTCTGGTTCGACGCTAATTGGGACGCCGCAGATAGCTGCAATAGCGGCGTCAAGAATTGCCGCCGTCGCGCCGCCTTCTACCAGACCAGAGATGACAGCGTTGGTGAGATCCTTGTAGCCCTGACTTGTTCGGAGCTTTATACCGACGGCGTATGCAAATTGGTTGAAAATGTTGTTGTAGTCAAACTTACCGCAGAACGCCCACAACGTAAGTTCTTCGTCGTCCGCCGTGTCTGCAGCCGGTCGTTTCGTGAACACCGGGTTTTCAAACGGGTCTTTGGCAAAAATCAAAGCGCCGCGCTCGACGTCGATAAGAAAGTCGAGGTTTTTGCTGAGGACGCCTGTCGGAAACGTGATGCGATTAAACAGTTGCGCGGCGTCTACAAGCCCGGCCGGCAGCGGGAAAGAAAAGAACGGGGCGTTTACATTCGCGGCGTCAAACTGTAAGCCGCCATCAAACACAGCGGACGGGTCGCGATCAAACCGCGCGATTGTTGTCCGCGCGGAGTTGCGCTCGGATTTTTTCAAAACAACAGGGGTAAGCTTCTCCGTGTGAAATAACGGAATATCAAATCGGCTTAGCGCTTCGATGGTCTCGATCAGGTTTTGATACGTCTGGTTTACGACGTGTGCTGTCGCGTCGGCATACGAATGCACTTGATCAACGCCGGTGTAGAGGCGTGACCAGAAGCTACCAAGCGCCGCAATTAAATTGCGACTGCGGTCAAAGTCTGATCCGGGATATACAAACTCAGGCTTTTTCATAATCAGCGCGTCCAGCCGGCGGAGACTACGGATACCGATACATCTTGCGGGCTTGTTAAGAACGCGGTGGTGCGTCCGGTGACGAGCCGCGCAACGTCGTCGGGGATTTGCAGAATCGTGTTATCACGCACAAAAGCCGTGCTGCCGTCTGGCCGGCGAATACGGCCAAACATATCAATACCCCCGAGCGCTTGCTGCGCTGTGAGGTACTGGTGCGCTGCCGTACCGATAAGCGACGCGTGCAGCTGGCCAGAGAAACCAACACCGGCGACAGCCTTACTTACGGCCGCCTTGATCGCTTCAATATCTGGCGTCGGGTCAGCCGCGTTCTTACGAATTTCAAACGCAATTTTTGTAAAGCACGGGATCGGAGCTTTGACCAGTACGTCTGCGGCGCGGGAGCGCGTTTCGCGGGACGCCATGTAATCTTGAAGCTCCGCGATCAGCGGGAGCCCGGCCGTAGTGATTGAGTACAGCCGTTTTGTTTGTCCCGGCGTCAGCGTCGGGTTTGGCTGGATGTCCGTGTTTACAAACCGGATCGTGGCTGTCTGGTAGCGTGTATATGCGCTTTCAGTTAGATACAGGATGTCAGGAATGAAGTCGAAATCAGAGAAGTCAACATTCCGCTCGTCGCTTAGCACAGAGTAATTGACTGGTAATGCCGCCGCGGGATTTACGATGCCGACAACTTCATAAAAACCGGGCGCAAGGTCACGACCGATTGATACCTGCCAGATGGTTCCTGTCGGTGTGCCGCCCACCAAGTCGCGCTCGTCGCACGGACCGGTCGCGTTTTGCTGGGGCGAATACGGCCCGATATACGTCGCTTCTAACAGGTGCTCGCGTTCTTGCGCATACGCGTTGGTGTGCGCATAGATATCCACTTTGCCGCCACCGGAGATCGGAAAGAGGGAGTGCTGATCGCGCTGCTGCTCCGCGTCTCCGCAGCCGAGCACAGACAGGTGCAGCGTATTAGCAAAAACGGGTTGCGTTTTAATGGCCGCCATGTAGCTCTGCCGGCTGCCGATCGTTTTTGCGGCTAAACCGGTAGACAGGCGCGTAAGGTATTCGGCGTTGGTCGCCGGGTCGCGCCCGTCGATAAAGTCGGCACTGGCATAAAGATCTACAACGTTGCTGATCGAGCCGCGGCTGTTTAGCCGTGTGCGGCGGCGGATGTTACCGGCATCACCCACGACGCTAGCAATGACAGTAATTGTCGCGGCGTACGTGCCGTCACCGACAGCCACCATTTTGCGCTGATCTGGTTCCGTGGCCGGCAGCAGCGGGTCTGTTGGGAACACCACAAAGTTTTGTGTCGGACTAAAAGTAATGTCGCCGTCCTCGATACCAAAAATCGCCGCGGTTGTGATCTCCGTGCGAATGTCAGAGTTGAAGACAACTGTGACATAACCCACCGCGGGGGAACCGTTGTCGCGCGCTACATTGAAATTAGACAGTACCTGATCGACGATATCGGTGTCGGCGAGATCTGGATTCTGTGTGATGCTCAGCAAGCTCTGACTCTGCAGCACGCGATCAACGTTTTCTTGAATTGCCGCGTTTAACAGTCCGTCAAAGTACAGTACGAGATCGTGGAACACACCACGCGACAGCTCGACCTCGGGATGACGTTCGGCCATCAGCTGCGATAACGTCGCAACCATCGCCTGTACTTTTTCAGGGTTAAGCTGTTTGAGGCTGGAAATGGCAATCGGCATGCTACACCTACGGTAAAGTTGCGATGGGGACTAGTATTTCGCGGGAATCACCGGCGCGGCTAGTGATAGCGATGCTGAGATTCATGTAACCCGGCAGCAAGCCGACAGATATAAGTTCCGCGTCATCAAGCCGTTCGTCGTCTGGCATTCCTTCGTATTCTTCGTTTTGCAAAGTAACGCGAATACGCATGTTCGAGGCGTGAAATGTTTGCGTCACGTTTAGCTGCGTTTTAATGCTGCCCTGTCGGACAAACGTCATGAAATCGCAGCCGCGTTCTGGCAAGCCGGGCATTGACCCCTTTTCAGTCAAAAACTCTAACAGCCACCGTTGGGCGAGCTTTTGCGGCCCGGCGCATATTTTTCCCGGGTTGTCTTCGGAGTATAGAACGAGATCGAGCCGGCTGTTGCGTGCGTCACCGCTTCGCTGCAGCGCGAGAAAGTCGTACTTTCGATTTGCAAAATCGGCGATGCTCATAACGCTCACTTACCGGCATTGATGTGCGATTGCACGCCGTCTTTCAAAAATGAAAACACGCTTTTCTTCGGAAGCCCGTGGCCGTCGAGGCGCCCGTGCATAAAGCAGGCGCAGCGAATCATACTGGCGTGCCGCAGCCGCCAGCCCCGTTCTTCAGTCGCCATAAAGTCAGCCTGCCATTTCATAGCTACAAGATCGCCAGTGGTGCCGCCTTGGCTGCCCGGCCCGGCCAGTACGCTCATTGAGTACGTCTGATTAATGCCGTCCCGGTTCCAGCTCGGCTCGTGGAGGTTTGGTACGTCGAGCAGTTCTTTTTGCTTCATTTCGTCGGGGGTGTGCCACGGCCGCCAGTTGTTTTGCTGACGAAACGTTTCTGACATCTTTTTTGCGCGCTCTTCCAACTGGTTAATGCGCGCTTCAAACTTGCCGTCGACCTGCCCTTTAGTTGTGCCAATTCCTTGCGGTTTATCCATGTGTCACCTAAAAAGTGCTTTGTGTGTATTGCTTGTCTAACATCGCTTGAATTTTTGCTGCGCGTTGGCTTACGGCGCCGGGCGTAATGTTTAATCGGCGAGCAATCTCTTGCGTGCTCGTTTTGCGCCGGCCGTTGCGCCCCAGCGTCATGTCAGCAACAAGCTTGTCGATCGGACTCAGATCTTCGTAGACAAACTTAAACCACGCGTCCGCCGCTCGCGTGCTGTTCGGAATTGTGCTCGCGACGTCGCCGCCGTAGCTTTCTTCGTCCATAACTTCGCGTGTTGTCATGCCTTCAGATACAGGCTGATTGAACGCACGAATCTTTTGAATACGGCGCGTAGACAACCCGGTGGCGTCCGCGACTTCATCGTCGGTCGGCTCGCGGCCAAGCTGGTCACGCAGTTCGTTTTCGCTCTCGTTGAGTCGCGTGTAATCTAACCCTACTTGTTCCGGGATAGCGATAATGTTTTGATTCTGGGCCGATACCCGCCGGAGACTCTGCAGCTGCGACAGAAGATGTGTGCGCACATTCCCGCGGTTGGGGTCGTACGTGTCGAGCGCTTTTAACGCCATAAGCTTGGCTCGCGACCGGATTGTCGGGCTGGCGGCTTGCCCGGCGTAACTCATCACCGCGGTGTCGATTACAGGCTGAAGTGTCTGCAGCAGCGCCGAGCTGGTCTCGGGGGTTTTGTGGGCGGCCCACTGCGGGTACAGACTGTCAAACTCCGGGCTGACGCCGGCTGGTTTTTTAGCTGAAAACGGTGGCGGGGTGTCGCCCAGTATGGACGGCATGCCTTGCTGCTTTTTGTTATTTATATCGGTCATTTCAGCGTATATCCCGACCATTTTTGGCCTTTGTACAGCGGCGCAGTTTCTTGCGTAATTTTATTGGTTCTGAGATCTTCTAACTCGGTGCGAATGTACGACAAATCAAGCGACGTGCCGGCGAGGGCGCGTTCGGCGTTAATCGCGTAAGACACCTTCGTGACTGCCGCAATTAAATGCCCGCCGCCCTTACCAACGTCGCCGTCAGGGAGTTTAATTTTAACGATACTGCCCGGCGCAATATCAAAACGCAGTTTACCAGACAGTTCGCCGTATCTTTGGCTTAAAAACTCGGTGTGGTAAAAGTGTTTTGCAAAACGTGTGCATACCTCGTTGTACATGGCATCGGCGAGTTCGGCTGGCTTTTTCCAGCCGGCCGGTAACGACGATTCACCTGTCTGTGGCGCAAGGCAGTCGCCCGGCCGTTTGCCGCCCTCGCCGGTCGTCGGCCCGCACATGATCGGCCACGGCGACGTGTTCGCCAACCACGATGGTAAGTCTTTAAATAGCTTTAAACCTTGCTGCGGTTTTTGCGCCGTAGCAGCGTCGGGCCACTGACCGGACGGCGTCGAAAACTTATCGCTGCTCTGCATGTCACCGCCGAGATGCAGCATAGGATCCATTTGCGCCGGCCAGAACACCGTCACGTTCTCGATCAGCTGGTGCATGGTCGAGTTAAAGTTGGCGTAGCTATAGTCGTCCGCGTGGATAGTGAGTTTGTCGCTACCGCTAAATTTAAGCCCGCCAAAAAAAGGAATGACGTACGCTTTGTCGATACACGGCGACACGGCAAAGAAAAACTGCGACGCATAATCACCGACGAGCGTGCTCCAAAATGTTGTATACGCAAACGATTCAACCGCGTCTTTGGTGAGCGCCTGCCGGACAGACATCTCGGCATTCAAACCGACGCCACTAATATCTAAACTCAATTTTGCCGGACCACTAAAACTAGGCGCTTCGTCGGGCATGCGCGCGAGGGCTTTGAGCGCGGCGTCATTTGGATCGTTTGACGACGTCTTCCACCCGGCCATGGTTTTAAAAATTGGTTTAATAACGTCGCCCCACAAATTCTGACTGATATTTGACTCAGTGATAATTTTTTCGTTGGCGTCGATAATCGGGACAGGTGACCAAACGTTTCCGTCGCTCGTTTGCAGCGCTTCGAAAGCTGCGTTCTGCGCCATCAAAAACGGCGCGTTTGGCGCCCACTTGCCATTAAGCGCAGACGAGTTATTCAGGTCGTCGAGCCAGTGCACGACGTTGATGACGTAATTGGCGCTATTGTGCGAACGCTGATACCCGACGCTGACCAAAAAACCTTCAAATATCTTTATCTCGCCGCTTTCCATTTTGTCTGTCTTACCGGCTGACGGTGTAATGGTTAAAAACACTTCAACCGGCGCGCGGGGCTGCAGCGCCACTTTTGCCATATGAATAGTCGCCGGTGCTCCGCCGCGGGCGTTTTGACCAACGGCGACAGTGATACTCGCGGTCGGTATTGTGTTCAGCGGAAACGACGCCGAAATCGCAACAATCTCATTACTAAAATCAAACCCAGCTATCTTTGCGCGGAGTTTAAATTTTGTGTGTACGTAATTCGGGTTCAGCTCGGTCATCGATGTAATCTCACTTGTTCTGTGCGGTAGATAAGCGCCATGACGAGTCCGGCCAGTCTATAGGCTGGTAACGGGTGGTCAAACCACACATTTTTAAACGTTGCGTACGGTTCTTCAGGCGCAACGCCAAATAGATCAAGAAACAGCGGCTCACCGAGAATTTCAAGCGTCGGCAGCAATGACGTGATTGCGGGCACTGGATTAGCGAGCAAGTTGATGTACCAACGCCCTTCGTACGTTGACGGGTCGGTGCTGAGTGCGCTGAGCTTTACGCGTACCTCAGTTTCAGGCAGTACGAGCGTCGGGAGCCCGTCTGCAACGGTCTGGCGTGTTTCTTGACGCTGGTCGTTAAGCGTCTCGGCACTGACTGTAAGAAACTCAGACTTTAACTCTTGCAGCATCAGTCCTTCGCCGGATTCCAGCGTCAACACGGAACCTTCTTGTTCGCTAAGCACTGGGGTGTCGAGCGGGTCAACAAACGTGAGCGTGTATTGCCGATGCGCCCGCCCGGAGCCGTTGGCCGCGATAAACTCGCCCCCAACCGCGACGGCGCGCGACGGCCCGCGAATTTGTTTAATCCAGATACCTGTCGGAAACTGAAAAGACGTCGCCGACGCTTCGGGCCAGTATGTCACCCGGGGGTCGAGCTTGTATATGTATTCCGATAGTTCAGTTTGGTGTACGTAGCTCAGTAGTTCGCGGGCGCGCAGATTTAAAAACCGTTGGTCCGGCAGCGAGCCAAATAACACGCGGCGCAACGTCTTCAAAGTCTGCGGCAACACAAGCGGCCGGTATTCTACAGGAATGTACTCGTATCCGGCCAGCTGCTTGTCGGCGCTCTGGGCGAAGATATTCAACAAAAGTGTGCGGGCGTGATTAATCATGACGTCTACTTCTTTGGCAACACGTTAAACCGAAGAGACCACTGCGCAATTGCTGTTTGCGGGTCTTGCACCTCGACGCGCATACCGGTGAGGAACGCCCAGAAATTTGCGTTTGCGCACTCCCCGATATGGACCGAAAGATTGCCTTTTTCTTTAATGCGGTTTTGCGTATAGAAATCAAACAGGTTGCAGATCTTAGCTGACGAAGCGTTACCACATGTCTGCGAGAACCCGAAGCCCGACACCGTCAGCTCGCCGATTCGGTCACCGAACGCGTACACGTAAATAAAATCGTTTACGGTATGTAGAAACTGGTAATTGCCGTTTAGCTCTAGCGCGAAGCCAGATATCGGCATGGTGAACTCGCCGCCGCTGATATCAACTTTAAATACGGCATCGCCAGAGCAGCCGGGAATTTTAGCGACGGCGCCAACGCAGGGACTAAAGACAGCAGCCATATATCACCTATCTGTGGTAAGAACCGGTTCCGCCCGCCATGTCGACTGGCGTACCGTCTGGCGTCTGTTCCATGTGGCGCCCGCTGGCCTGCATTACGGCCTCTGACAGGCCCTTTAATACAAGTGTGCCGGTAAGCTGCATGTCTCTCCCGCGCTCGTTGTCTTGAACGCCGCGCTGGGCACGCAACGCTTGCTCGGCGTTTTGCTGCGCAACACTCGTCGCCTCGCGACCAGATGACACAAACGCTGCTTGTGTCTGCCGGATCGCTGTTACACCGGTAGACGCGCCGCTAGCCCACGGCGGCTCGCCGCCAGCGCTTGGAGCGTCGCCGCCTATGCTCGCCATCGGATCAATTTGTTGCTGCGCCGGATCAAGCGTTTTGATTTCGTCGCGCCGCTGGCGCAAGAAATCGTATTGCTTTTTGTCGTCACTAGACAGTTGCAGTTCGCTTGTAAACCAACCGGACTTTCCGCGCGATGCAATCTCTTCCATCTGCTTGGTAACAGTTCCAAGCGGATCGCCTGATTCGAGTTCTTTGCGTCGCTGACTCAGCGCGTCATATTTTTTGCGGTCTTCTTTTCCTAGCTGCAGTTCGCTAGTAAACCAGCCAGACTTACCGCGAGACGCAATCTCTTCCATCTGCTTGGTAACAGTTCCAAGCGGATCGCCGGATGTAATCTCGTCTTTGCGGCGCTGCAACGACGTGTATTTTTCTTTGTCTTCGTCGGATAGCTGTATTTCGCTGGTGAACCACCCCGGTTTGCCGCGCGACGCAATATCCTCCATCTGCTGCGTAACAAGCTGCAGCTGCTCTTGCTGCGACGGTTGACCCTGCGCACCGCCGCCGCCAGATAGCAAATCCATCATCTGCTGCAGCCCGCTCGAATGCAGGGCTGCAGCTTGTTTAGGATCAAGATTTTGTGAAGTAAGTCCGCCGGCCGCGGGCGCTGGCGCGCCAGACTTTACGCGTTCCATTACTTTGGTCGCTTGATGTTCGGCCAACGTTTTGTGCAGGCGCGAGACGTTCGCGCGCTCTTCTTTCGACAAGAACATGCTGGTGCGCGCGCCGTCCAGCCCGTCTAAGCCCTTTTGCTGATCTTCTGGCGAGAACTTATCAAATAGCTTGCGCGCTTCGCCGCCGGGGAGCGACAGCAGCTGCTTTCGCTTATCCGTGTCGTACATCGCCGACGTAAAGTTATCCGCGGTTGGATCTTTACTAATTTCGTCGACAACTTTTTGCTGCGCGTCTGTTAGTTTAGCGTCATCTGCGGCAGACGGTGTTGCCAGCTCTTTCTTTCTTTTCTGGAGTTCTTCCCACCGCTGCTGGTCCTCGTCGTTGCTGAATCGCATGTCAGTAGCCATCCAGCCGCGGTCTGTACCGCGTTTGCGCAGCGCCTCAATTTGAGCGTCGACGCTAGCGGGGTCGTCCATGTTGGTCTGCTTGGAACGAAACGTTTCCAACCCCTGCTCTTTGGCCGTTTCACGTGCTTTTGCGTAAACGTTGTTAAGCTGCTGCACGCCACGGTCGCCAGAGCCAAATACTGCTTCCAAGTGTTTTTTGGCTTTCTCTTCGGCGCGGGCTGGGACCGAACCCTCGCTTTCAAAGTGCTTGATCATTTCTTCCTTCAAGCGCTTTGACATAAACTGCGCGCGATCTTCCGGTGTGTCGTCAACTTGGTTACCCATTTCGTTGATTGCAACGCCGGCGGCGACATCGGCCGTTTTGCGCATAAGATCTTTACGTCGGGCGTCGAACTGTTCGGCAGTTACGTTTTCCGGTTTAAGCGCAGCATACGCACGCTTATCGTAATTTTGTTCGAGCTGGTCGAACGTCTGCTTGCTAACGTCACGCGTAACCTCGTTGGTCTTGGCTAACGGTCGTTCTTGCGCCTCTGTGACTGTTTGCGCCGTTTGATTTAATCCGGCCGCAGCTAGCCCGCCGAACTCTTGCGACGCGCGTAATGCTTTTGACATAGCGCGGGCTTCTTCTTGTTTTGCGTCACTGAGTTTGCCGCCGAAGAAACCGCCCTGCATTTTCTTTTCAAATGCCGTTGTATCTTTATCCAGCGCAGCTTGAGCGAAAGCATCGATTTGCTTCTGGTCAGCTTTCGGACCCAACACAGACTCGGCCATAGCGCGCGCGCCAGCCGTGACGTCTTCTTTTTTGCCGGTGTTATACGCTTTGATGACCGCTGTAGACCGCCGGCGTTGCGCTTCGTTTTGTTCTTTTTGCGCAGGCGTATCACCCGCAGCCGTGTTACCGACCGCCATTTGAGCGCGGGCGTAGAGCGTCTGCTGCTGCTCGGCAGTCAATTCTTCGTCCGGCTTGAACCCTGCCATTGTCTTTAGTTTTTTCGCTTCCGGGCCAGTCGGATTTTTTTGCGCCTCTTCGTGCAGCTTTTGAATCTGCTCGGGTGTGATAGTAGCAGACGTATACATCTTGGCGGCTGCTACTAAACCTTCCTGCATGTCGGGCGCATACTTCTGCAGCATCTCGTCTTCCGACATGACGTTTAAGACGTGCTTTAATGATTCCGCGCGCGTACGCGTATTGTCCGACGAAATGTTATTTAATTCGTCGCCGACCCGTTGCGAGAACGTAGACTCGGTTCCCAGCGCGGCCTTATTGAAACGCTCGGCGCGACGCTCGTCGACCTTTTGCTTCGCATCAGCGTTCGCGAGTGCGCCGCGATCGCGGATTTGCTTCTGCCCCTCAATATTAACGCCCGTGCGCTCTTGCAGGATCGCGCTGGATTCCGTGTAGAGTGCGCGCATGTTTTCTTTGCGCGTTTCCGGGTCGGCGCCGTAAAGGGCGTTGAAGTATTTTTCAGCCCGGGCGTCGGCTGCGCGTTTGCCGAGATTACCACCGTCTTTACTCTGGAAGTAATTCGACAGCTCTTCTTTGCCGCGCTTTTCGAGCGTCGCGTCAACCTCTTCGCTGCTCATGTCTTTCGTCTCGTTCATCACGACATCGAGCATGCGATTAGCGAGGTTAGGCGCAATCGTCTTTTTCTGTTCGGCAAACTCCTCGTCTGACATACCAGCCGGCTTAATCTTGTTGAAGTCTTCGCTGGCCATGGTGCCTTGCATAACCGCAGATTGGCGCTGCGCCAGCCGGCGCTGGTGCATGTAGGTTTGACCCTTGTAGGCATAGCCCTCCTGCACGAACGGCTGTAACCCCTGCCGATCCATCTGGTACGCGCGGAAGAGGCGGTCCGACGCGCCGGATTCTTTTGCGAGTTGGTACATAGAGCCTACGCCGCCCTCGCCAACCATTTGCGCAAGATTAAATTTTTGTCCCTTATACTCGAACTCTTCTTGATTGTTTCGGTATGCCTGTACGGCGGCTTCCATTTTGGTGCCGCGGTACTTGTCCGGGTTTTCTGTCACGAGCCTATTCAGCACAGCAATACTCTGCCCGCCGGCGCTCGCATCACCGCGGCGAGAGAAGTTAGCCATCACTTCATCGGCTTCTGCTTTTTGGAGCTTACCCGGGAGCATCTTGTTATACGCCCCGGAGTCGTGCATTGCTTGGCTACGCAGCATGTTTGTGTGCGCGCGCTCCAAACCGCTTTCGCGCGAGAGGCCCATCTGCACGCCCATCTCCTGCTCGTCACGCACGATCTTGTTTAATTCGGTCAGGCTGGTGTTAGAGTCTCGGGCCGCCATGCGCACTTGCCGCACCAGCTTTTCGAGTTTGCCCGGGGCTAGCGACGACGCGCCACCAGTTAAATGCTCAAGGCTTTTAATAAGCGCTTGAACCGGCGCGTTCTCTTGGCCATTGTCGCCAAAGATCTCGCGAATCGCGGCGATACTGCCCGTGTAGTCTTTAAGCGCTTTCGTGGTTCGCTGGGCGTCAACGGCGTTCGCGGCGGTGCTAAAACCGTCCATCTGCTCAATTTCAGAGACCGACTTGGCGCGCGGATCTTTGGCGGTGTGCCTGTCGATTTCTTGGAACGTCGAGCTGATGCGCTTCTTGTAGTCGCCCATCTTGTCGGCGAGCATGATCTTTTGTTCTTCTTCGGTGGCGTTCGCATAGTCGAAATTGCGCGACATTAAATCGTCATGCCCAAACTGCTCGGCAAGTCGGGTGATTGTCTTGTCGTCGCGCTTCGACGCGCTCATGGCTTTAACGCGCTCTGCCGGCGTGAGCGCGCCCAGCGCTTGCGGCAGCTGCCCCTTCTGGAACAGGTGCTCCATCATTTCGCCGCTCGCTACGGCACCAAACCCGCGCATCTCGTTGAGGTTGGCGTCGGGGCCGTACATGTTTTGATATACATTCTGCGAAAACTGCCGCGTCGAGTTTTCGGACATCCGGCTGTCGCCTGTCGCGGCGTCGGCCCGGTAAAAGCCGATCCTGTTCGCGGCTGCGGCAGTAGCTGACGGGTCGCCGCGACGGCCGAACATAAGTCCTTCGTATGTTTCGGCGCCGATCTGGCTGGCGGCAAATTGTTTAAAAATTGGATTGTTTAATACGCGCGCCCCTGTGTTAGCCTGCTCGCGATCAAGCTGTGTGATTGGTTTGCCGCCGTTTGCGATCTGCTGCGCGGCTAGTATTTTTTTGGCGACCTCTTCGTTGCCGGCCATGTGCGCGGCGTTAATAACCTGCGCGCCACCGCGCTGATACTGCGCAGCCGTGTGTTGGTCCATCACGTTCTGGCCGGGCATCTGGTGCATTAAAAACGCATCTGGGCCGAAGGCGCCCTGCACCAGCTGCGGGCCGTACATGTTGGCCAGATAGCCAAACGCGTCGTCTACGTTTCTAGGATTCGTAAACGGCGAATAGGTCGGCGGGGCGTAGCGCAGAGCGTCTATAGACTGCGCCGCCGCCATGTCGTACTCGGACGGCGCGTTGCCAAAAAAGCCCGGATGAATGTACTGCGAAGCCTGCATGTGCCGCCGCCGTGTTTATTTTTCGTTGTTTAGCGTTTTATATCGCTCCAACATGTCGCTCAGGTCTTTGCTTAACATTGTATCTTTTTTGGGCTCTTCGCCGCGCGGCTCTGACGGTTTTACGTCTTCCGGGGTGATCCACGGAAAAACAGTTTTTTGGATATCGCTTAGCAGTGCGTTTGAGCGCTTTTTGATATCAGCAAAACTCTCTTCTGTCAGATTGCCGTGAGCCAACAGCGCCAACCAGTGCCGCTGCGCCGTAACTAGTAATTCGTAATCTTCTCGGCGCTCTACCTCGTTTAGTAACAACCGGTGCTTAATTCTCCACTGACGATTTCTGGGATCGGCGCCGGCGTAGTTTATTGCGCCGGACACGGCAGCCCGCACCATTAGGGCTGCTACCCGATCCCGTTCCAAAAACTTGGTTCGAGCGCCATGGCCTCTAGCGCCTCCACCAGCCGCTGAAACCTCCGTAAGTGCGTACTGATCAGGCGGCGAGTAACTTCGTGCGCCAGCGCCTTTGTGTTAATGAACTGGCGCGCTGTTGGAAGAGCCGTCTGGTTCGGCTGATCCTCCGGCGGTGTAAACTTCACGTCGGCGAGGACGGGGTTTAACATCGTCGGCTTGCCGCTACTGTCGATGATGGCTTCAAGCGAGCACACCAACCGATATTCCGCAAGCCGCAGAAACCACTCCGCCTCCGAGAAAATCTCCCCGGCGTTCTGGTCAAGAAGCAGCTGCCGCTGAATTAAAAAGTTCTCGTCGGCAAGCAGGCTGCGGAGCCGCACAACCATACGGCCGCCGGCCAGCTCGTAGTCGCGCGTGAAGCGGTTGCCACCAAGCAGCGTGGCCAAAAAATCTTCTTTATCTGCGTCAGATACATCAACGTCAAATTTCTGCTGCATGTTCCACCCGCACCGCGGGCAGAACGGCAGAATCGCCATCGGGCCTTCAACGTCGCCTGCTGGCGGTGGCAGCACTTCGTCAGCGGGCGCGGTCGGCGACTCGGCGGGCTTGTCGGCGTCGGCCGTTTGCACAATAACAACGTCGGGCTGGGTCGCTGGCGGCGTCTGCGGCACAAACTCAGCCGCGTCTGCGCGATCGTCTACGATTTGCGTCTCCATCATCTTCTTGTACGCCTCGGCCACGCTAGGCGCCATGTCTGCCGTCGCTTCTTTAAGCTTTTCGGCTGCTTCTTTCTTTTTACCTGCGTCCTTCGCGACCTTGAGGCTGTTCTTTACTTTTTCAACGTCCTCTTCCGTCATCAGCTCGGCGTCGATAAGTACGTCGATGCGCTTAGACGGCGGCAGCTTATCGCGAATTTGCAGCAGCAGCTCGCCAAGATCGGCCGGGATCGGGTCGTTTACTTTCCAACCAAACTGCTCCAGCGTGGCTTTGGTAAAGTCCGACACGTAGGGGTTTTCAACTAGCTCCATGACCAACTCCTTTAGGTACGCGGAATGACGGGGTAGTTACCGTTGATAATCTTTGGCGTATTGGGTTTAAACTCTGGCTCTTTGTATTCGCCGGCCAAACCGGGGGCCGGGTTGCGTTTCTTGTCGATATAGCCGCCCTCGTTTTGCACGATCTTGAAATCTTGCTCGACGTACGCGGGTTCGGAGTTGAGCCATTTATCGCCGGGGAACGGGAACGTCTTTCCGCACGCGGCAGCCGTGACTGGCCGCTCTGTCCACTTGTCGGGGCTCTTGCCGCCGATACGGGCCATCTGCTGCCAACGGTCCTCGTAAAGCATGAAGTCGGGAATCTTGTAGTCCTCGTCACGTCGGAACGAAAACTCCATAATCGTCATCACGCGGTCGTTGCCGGCGCGTTTTTCCTCGTACCACATCTGTTGAATTTTTTGCGTATCAATCAGGTCGCCGACTTTTGGAATTTCAACGTCGATGAGTTCTTTAAACAGCTCCACTGCCGCCCGTACTTGCGCCTGACAATCACCGTCACACGGACCTACGAAAATAGCGCCGCGAGCCGCCATCTCGGTAAGAATATGGCCCTTTGATACGAGCACGCTTCCGTCGCACAGAACGTTGCCGTCAACAAAAAGATCCTTGTCTGTGCCGACCGGGCCGCAAAGCAATGTTAACGACTGTTTAAATAGGTTGGCCTTGTTTGTGCCGCCGACCTTTTGACCGCCAAAGAAGTGATAAACTGAACCCGATTCTTTGAGGTAGTTATACAGGTTCTCAGACTTGGTAATGATATCTTTGCTGCCCTGTGCGGCGTCGAGCATGATGTCGCCCGGCTTTATGTTGCCGCCGCCTGTGCGCATGTAAATCTGATGCGCCAGCCCCACCACGTTCGAGTAAGGGGCGCGCGCAACGACACCGGCAAACTTAATCTGGTCGCCGCACTGCTCGAAGTCGTACTCGATGGTCTTTCCGCGCGACTCCAACAGAATGCCGCCTTCACGGTCAGACGTCTCGTTACCGGCAAACACCAAGACGTTGCGCTCGGCTTTAATGCGGACGTTCTTTTCGGTGGCGGAGATATCGACTGTCTTGTTGCCGCGCAGAATGACGTCGTTACCACCCCACGCTTGAACGTCGCGGCCGCCTTTGAGCCACACGTCACCCGGCGCCGAGATAATCACGCACCCAGCCACCATTCGGATCTCGCCGCCGTATCCGTCACCAATGACTACGCCGCCATCCTCCAGCAACGAGATATACGATTCTTGCTCATAGAACTTTTGCTGGTTGTAGCGGTGGTCGATTTTCCACTCTTTTGGCGTCGGCTCTTTGAGATACATCGAGCCCTTGAGCTGGCTGAACTCAGGAATCTTTTGGTTAACGTCAGCGTAGCCTTCGGTTTTTAGATCCTGTTCTTCCCACGTCTTGTAGTCTTTCTCGTGCCAGTAGAACGGGTGCAGGCCGGCGTAGTTAAACAGATAACCGTGGAGATCGAGGACAGCCGTGGCGCGCTGCATGTTTGGCCACTTGGAGTCTGTCGTCTTGATGTCGCCTGTAATCTTGTGATCGGGGCCGCTACCGTACTTGCTGGCGGCCTTGTAGTTCCGCTCGGTGTCGTCGCCCTTGCCGGACTCAGGGCGCTTTAGGCGCTGCGGGAAGGGCAGCAGAATGCGTTTAGATAACACAATGCCCTTGGACGACGTGATAAACCGCCGACCGTCCATGGCCACGTTATCTTCTTGCAGGCCATATACGGGCTTTTCTTCGTGATCGGGGCTTTTGCTCCCGCCACCACAGTCCGGGGGGAAACTGTGTTTGCTGACGAGCGGCGATTCGAACGGCGGGCCCGGCTGGCCTTCTGGGTCGGGCTTGTACGTCCATTTCTGCTGGCCCGGTGGCGGCGCGTGGACAATCGTCCTCGTTCCCTGCCCGAGATAGCCGTAGAACTTCTGTGTGCGGTGGTACGGCTGCGCAAAGTCGTCTTTGTTTTCCCAGTGCGAGTAATACGGCACGCCCTTGGGGCACTGATAGTCTTTCGGCTGGAAGTCTTTAACAATATCCTGCCCGGGCTGCAGTAACCCCATCGCTTCCCACGGGTACGGCGCATAACCGTTGGTGTCGTTGCACTCGGCCTGATCCATGTAGGCGTCGCGCTCGCTGCCGGCCGTCCAGACCTGCATGTTGTAACCGGCCACGCGGAGCATCTGGTCGTGATAGAAGCCGTATACGCCGCAGAACTCGTTTACGGACGCGCGGAACATGAAGTCATCGACCGTGACGCCAATGCCGGTTGTCGAGATCGCGCCCCACTCGCTGGCTAGCGTGGCGTCCCATGGCCGCCAACCGCTCCAGTCGACCATCTGGCCGTTGAGCTTTTCTTTGATGTACTTCTTGTGGCAGTCGTCTACGCGCTTGCGGCTAGCCTGCGAAATGTAGTCGTGATAGGCCCGCGTACCGATATCTAAAACACCCGGGGCGGCGCCAAGAATGAAACCCTGCCCGAGCCGGTCGTGCACCATGACGATGACAGGCGTACCGGGGGCGTACGTATTGATAGCAGAAGCGCCAAAGCACACCTGACTCGTATGACTCAGGGCCGACGCGATAATTGGCGCACGCGACTTCTCGACAAACACTTTATAGCAATTTGCGATAGCCGTGCCGTCGGCGATCGTGCCCATACAGATCCGCCCAGTATCCTGAAACCCGGCTTTAAAGCCGTGTAACTTACTGTTGGGATCTGCTACTGCTTGTGTTTGTGCCCCCCACGCCGCGGTTGCTGTACGACTTGAAAACTGCGTATTACTTTGAACTCGTCGCGCAGTTTGAGTTGTGTCGTATGTGTGTTGCTGTCCGGTGGCTGGAGAAATACTAACTGGTTTGGGGAGCGGTTGCTCGCTCATTTTTAATCACCAAGTTGGCGTGTTACGGGCGCGAACGCCCCGGGCGGCTGCCCAATACAATAAACGGCGGCTGCGAAAACCGCAACCGCCGTTTATGTTTGTTCCATCACATCAACGTGCCGTATCAAGACACGTCAATATCACTGCAAATAAAGCTCAGATTCTCGTTGATTACGACGTCTTGCGCCGTGACGCTGGCGCCGATCGACGTCAGTGTCGCGTCTTTTACGTCGTAATTTACAGAGCCACCGCCCTTGCACGCGATGCCTTGCAGCATCATGTTCTTGGGTTGGCACATGTTGCCGTAGGTTTGAATCAACGTCTGGAAATCTCCGTTACCGGCCATCACGCGCGTAAGCTGGCACTGCCCCTGCCGACGGTTACCAACGTAATACACGTTGTTGCTGCCGATCTCGTACAGGAAGTTTACGGTACGGTTCACCGTAAACTGGAACTGCTGCACGAGTACGGCCTTAGATCCGAGCGTTAAAACAACATCTTCTGCGCGCACGGCGCCAGTATGTGTTTGCGCTGCACTCTGCCACGGTACTGCCATAATTCACCTGCTGTTGTTGGGTTGGTACTTACAATTACGCGATTAGACAACTAAGTGCAGCTCAATGTTGTTGAGCGGCGCCGGGACAGTCAGATCAAGCACAATCTCGATACGATCCTTAAGCAGCGGATGAATCTGCAGCTTACGAATCGCGCCGTCGATGAGTTGCGAACCCAGCTCCTCGGTATTACCGTTGCCCTTGAGGAAATCGATAATCGCCGTGACCTCGTAACGTAACCGACGTACCATGCCCGGCTGCGCGTTCGTGCGGCCGATGAACGGCTTCAGACGGCGGTAGAACAGGTACGACATGCTGTCGACGTTACGACGAATCATCTCTTCGCGGCGGTTCAGATCGAGGTTGTCGGTCGTCAAGGCGTGACGCGTGTGCGGCGTGCCGTCCTTGTCTTCCGTCACGATCCAGACGCCGGCCTCAGCCATGCGGTTAAGCTGGGTTTCGTTGAGGTACTTGTAGGAGCGCGAGAAGTCGTCGAACCCGGCGACCTCGACGTTCGTCAGCGGCTGGTGGGGCACCACACCGGAGACGAGACCGGCCAGAGCGGCCGCGAGGTAGTAACCGGGCTGAATCGTGCCGGCTTCGCCGACCTGATCCGGCCACACGGCGCACACGCGACGGTTCGAAAGCGAACCGCCTTGTTGTGCAACGTCTTCAACGATCTCGTTGCGGTTGCGGTTATGCCAGACCTCGACACGCTGCGGAACTGTAACAGCGGCGTCAGCGCCGGAGTACAGCAGCAGGGTCGATTCCGAGATAACCTGATCAACCACGTACTCTTCGTACTGCTCCTCGCCGAACCCGTCGACCGAGTAGTTGTAGCGCACGATATCGCCGGGACGTACGTCATTCGTGATGAAGTAGCCGTTGCCCGACGTGACCGTCAGCTTCGTGTACTGCGTGTTGGTGGCGTTCGGGTCGTCGGAGAGCGTGGCAAGAACCGGATCGTCGACCGTCTCGCCAAGCACACCTTCGATGTTAACGCCTTCACCAACAACCTTCACGACCGGAACCGCCTTGAGGGCGAAGAAGCCAGCCTTCCAGTTGTTTGCGTACTCGTTCGACTCGCCGCCAATGTGCGCAGCCCACAGGTTTTGAATCCTGCGGTCGAACGTCATCGGAACGAGGTTATACATGTCGTCGCGACCCTTGATGCGCTCAAGCACCTGCACCCACTTGTCCATGTCGACACCGAGCGAACGACCCTCTTGGTCGTACTTCTCGGGGTCGGCCACGGCGGTGTACTTCACTACGGTGCCGTTGCTGTTAGAGAGCGCCTTGTAAACGCCCCACTTCAGCGGGTTATCAGGATCGAGCTGGCCCTTGATTTGATCAAGGTCAGCCACGTCGCTGATCGAGTTGACCTGATCGGCCAGCTCAGACAGCCACTCGCGGTACTCGACGTACACCTTGCCGGAGATAACCGGCAGGGGCTGCTCGGCGCCAGCGCTTGTCCACTCGGGGTGGTAAGCGACGATGCCTTCCTGTACGCAGATCTGGGTGTCTTCGTACCAGAAGTTGGTCATCGGGGCGAATCCGATCCGATTCTTCGAGATCTGGATGTTGTCCTTGATGAACAGCTTAAGGTCCATGTCTTCGCCGCTGATCAGCTGGCAAGTTGCCGTAGCTGTCACCGCGCCGGGGCCGGACGGCGGCGCCGAAAGCGTGACAGTCGGGGCGCTGGTGTAGCCGGCGCCACGATCCGTCACAACAACGCCGACAACCATGTCGTCGTTTTCGCCTTGGATGCTGCCGAGCACGGCATAACCGACGGCAGTACGAGCCTGCACAAGGTTGCCTGTCGGAGCCGAGAACGTCACAGTCGGGGCGGCGCCGTAACCCGAGCCAGCATTCGTGATGCTGACCGGACCCACCTTGTCGACCGGCGCGCCGTCCTGCGTGAGCAGTACGGTCGGGAGGTCGTCGCGGAGGATAAGCTGGCGGACCGGGCCGGCCTTGCTGGAGTTAACAGTGATGTACCACTTGTCACCCTTGCGGAGACCAGCAACAGCGAAGTTGTCCTCTTGGTCGGTGGCGCCAAGGAAACGAACCTTTACGCCATTCGTGCCGATCGCTACGGAGATGGCGTTGCCGCCAGCGCCGTCGCCGACAACTTCGGTCGGGCCGGAGAAGTCGAGGCCCTTGACCGTGCGGACAGTGATCTCAGGAAGCTGAGCCCACGTGCCGCCCTTGGTGCACTCGATGACGTAGGTGTCGTTCTTGGTGCCAGCGTACTTGCCAAGGATGTCAACCGCACCCTGCACGCCGTTTACCGACTCTTCAGTCTGGTACACGCCGTCAGCGTCCGAAACAGCCTTGACCTTTTCGTACGTCTGCTTGACGTCGAACTTCCACTTCTGACCGACAACAAAGTTATCAAGACCAGTTGTCGTGAAGCGCACCGAGAGGCCGCGCGTGCCGATGAACGTCACGCCGTCGTTGTCGTCAAAGTCGTTCGGCTGAATTTCAGCCTGATCGTCTGTGCCGGTTCCCGACACAACGCGCAGACGCGCGGCGTTGCAGCCGGCAATCGTGCTCTTGATGACTTCGACGTAATACTCTTCTTCAACTGCACCGGAGACAAGACCGTCGTAATCATTGGCGCCTTCGTCTTGGGCGCCAAGAACGGTCACTGCAACTGCGTTATCAACACCCTCGATCTGCGTAACAGTTACGTCAACGCCGTTGGCGCTTTCGGCTGTGTAGCTGTCTTGGTTGTTAACGTCAGCAGTGGCGGGCAGAATGCGCGACGGAACAAGGTCGCTGGCAAAGCCGGTTACATATGTCTCAAGCACAGTCTCGATGCAGTCGTTGTCGGCGCTCACAGTGCGGAGCTGAACAACGTCGCCGAGCTGAACGTCACGATCGAAGAACACGCTCGAACGCGGGTACGCAGCGCCGTTCGACTTGAACGACAGTGTGCTGGACTGCACCCAGTTGGTCTTGCCGGGAACGGCTGTAATCGTCGTGTCGCTCTCGCCCATGTTGTGCTGGTAGTAGCGCAGCATGGCGTCGTCAACATAAAGCTTGACGTAAGGAAGATCGACAACAGAGCCGGGCAGACGTTGCGGCCACGTGTAGCACGTATCGTTAAGACGATCGTACTGACCGAGAAGGCTGAACCGCTTCTCGTCCGTGTTGCTATAGCGGTGAAGAATGCCGTGCGGACCAGCGATGTGGGCGCGCAGCGGTTCCGTGATCTCCGTGGGGACGATACGGAACTCTTGGAAAACGAGTACTTGTGGTTTTACGTAGCTCGACATACGTCTCGGCCTCCGTGCCTAAAATTTACGTGTGTGCGGTAGGGCGTTCAGGTCGTAGTATACACAACTACGCGTTTGCAAAAAAAACACCCCGTGAAAATTCTTAACAAGACAATAGATCCGATGCCTTGAAGACAATCCGCTTTAGGCGCGGCGCATACGGCTGGAGCAACCAAGCTTCCTCGGCAACGTATGCAACAGTCACAGGGACGGCATATCCCTGAGCGACCTCTTGAACTTCTCCTATGCCGCCAACCTCGGCGACGTAAAAACGAAACAAATCCATTTGATCTCGGATTAGGGGCGAGAAGTTGATTAAAAACTTCAGCACCTCGGTCGCGAGAAATTCGGTTTCTGCGCCGGCGGAACTAAGGCAGTATATCGTATGACTACCTTCCCACAGTCCGGCGTAACTTACTTCTCCAGTATAATCACTGGAGCTTGCAATGTCACCAATAGTTTGTTTTTGCCAGCGCCAGCCATTTCGCTTAATAAGTATAGCCGGCCGTTTATCTGCCGTATTGGGCGACCAGCGGGTAATACTTTCTATCAAAATGCCGCCTTTGTTATCGCCTGCGTCGGACGGGCGCCACGCGCCAAGCGTTTCAACGTGCCGGCGAATACGCGGTTCCTCTATATTTTCAGGGTCAGCAAAGTGGCCCATTAACAACTGCCGTAAAAAACCGGTCATTACGTGAGGGCGCGTGCCGTAAGAGCACAGCGCGCTCACCTTATCGACGCGGTTTTCTGGCGCACTGCCGGCCGGGAACTGCGCTTCAATTTCCGGCGGATTCGGATCGTCGCAGGTACTCACTGAATTGTTCCTTTAACTTTTGATCGTGCGCCGCGGTTGGCGCCAGCAGGCTTATTTTTTTGGGTAGGATGCGAATTTTGTCGAGGCGCGGTTCAGACGGGTTTTTGTTTGACATCAGATATCCCAAAAATCTTCTGGGGTGCTTTGCGGCGCCGGGTCATTTTCGCACAGTTTAAATTCGTCGGCTGTCGTTAATGTTTTGCCGTCCTCAGTCGTGAGCGGAAAAACGTCGCCGTCTTCTTCTGTGGCCGTAAGCGGCAGTGTTGGCACCCACGTGCATAATTGCGGCGCGCCAATATTGACTACGTTAACAAAGTCGACGTCGGGGCCGTATTCGCCAAGCTTTTCGTATACGATAGCATAATCGCCCGGGTCAAGCGCGATTGATTGCGCCCAGCGCCCGTTGGCGGTTGTCGAAGTTACACCCAACGCTAAGTTTTTTGGTGTTTCAAACCCGCTGACGTCAAATACGTCTTTAGCGTAGATATAAATAGCCGCGCCGTGAATCGGGCAGCCGGTTTCGGTTTTGTAAACAAATCGATCGTTACCGCCGTAATTCTGGTCGACCGGTACATCGCCGCAGCCCTCGACCGGTAGCGTGGGCCCAACCCGCTCCGCCGGCTCGCCGCCGATCTCGATGGCGTAGGCGGTATTGCTGAACGGCAGTAAGCCCATCTTGATTTGATAGATAATTGGGACGTTGCGGATGGCAGCCTCGATTTTGATGGTTTCTACTAACCACCGTTCGTCGCTGGAGCCGTTGACCCAGATGTCGCTTTTGTTAATCGCGGGAAAGCCGATGACCCGCGCTGTGATATACGGATTGTGGCGCGTCATACCCTTAAACTGCGCGTCGACGTCTTCCTGAATAGTCTGGGTCGATAAGTCCCAACATTGCAAAGACAGCGGCGGGTGATAACCAACCTCGAAGCCGGTGCCGTTGCAAACCGGGCAGTCCGAGTCCAGTACTTCTTGCGTCAGCTGATCGCGGCACCTACGGCAGGGCTTCCCGAACCGAAACGGCTTTAACAGGTAGCCCGGCACGGCGACATATTTAAACCGCAGCTGCTCTTTACGGATAATCTCGCGCGCAATTAGCCAATCTTTCTCGGGTAAGTCGCCGTAGCAGTTGGCCGCCTGCGAAACGTAAACACTGGTCGGCGTGGTCAGTACGACGCGGTAATGGTCGAGCAGGTCGTAACCGGCTTTGCGCCATGCCGGGTCATACGCGTTATAGCCGTTTAATACCGGCTGGCCGATATTTACCCAGTCGGTTGCGTCGCGTAAGCCGGTCTTACCCAGCTGCAATTGAAAAACGTACGGCCCGGGCTCGTTAAACGTCTGCTCTAGCTGCCACCAAACACGGGTAGTTCCGCGGACCATGTGATCTACGGAAACCCGGCGGAACGGAAAGATGCGCGACTGTGGCATTGAGCTTTTGAGCGGTTAAGCCTAAAAAACTTGTGTAATTCCCAACATATTATCAATAACGAATCCGAATCGCGTCGGTGTAGGCCGAGTACTTATATGTCGAAGAAACCTCGCCGTAGCCGCCCTCTAAGTTGATGCTGGCTTTCGTCGCGCGCACCCATTCGCGATACGCCTGCCACCGAGCCTGACCCGCACGCTCATAGCTAGCTTCTTTATTCTGGTCGTTTACCGCCAGTCCCGCAGCCGAGTAGTCAAACTGATTGCGCCGGAACTGCTCCGCCACCATCATGAACAGGTTGGCGCAGATACCTTCCAGCCAGTGATATCTAAATGGAAACGACTGTGTGTTGTATACGGCGTCGATCGGCGGAGGCACTTCATTCCAGTACATAACTGGGCGCGCAATAGCTAGGGCAATCTCCGCGTCGTCAAACATTAAGCTATCGAGCAGAAAGCTTTCGCCCGGGGCCGAGTCGCGCAGGTGTAAGCGGATCTCAGCGATACTCGGAGGCCCGCCCGGCTGATTTACGCTCGAAAACGTGCTGCGGGCGATTACCACCGAGAACGTGTTCGAGAAGATCACGCAGGGTTGATTGCTGGTCTGCGCCGGGATGCTCACTAGCGCCATCTCGCCGTAGTACACGCCGGGAACACTGGTGGCGTTACTGGAAAGCGCGACAGACACCTTGCCGGTTTCTGGCTCGACAATTGTGGCCTGAACCTCGACCGGCTCGTTCTGGTTGCCTAGCGACAGCTGCTCTTTTAACCGCAGCACGACTTTAAAATCTTGCGCATTGGTGCAGGCGGTCAGGCTCACTGGGCGGCCTTCGCGGTCGTGCATCGTCCACTCAATCGTGGCGCAGTGACCCTGCGTGAGCGTAATGGCGCGCATGCGTGTTAACAGCGGCTGGCCGTTAACACCGGAAATCGGCGCGCTGATGACGTTCTGCCCGATACACGAAACCGGCGTAATGGCTTGGCCGTTTGTGTTGCCGTTGCAGCACGGAACAATGGGATGCTCAGCGGGTGTGGCGATAACGACCATGCGAACCTCCGTGTTACACCGTAAGTATACAAATAAAAACGGCTGGCCGCTTACGCAGCCAGCCGTTTAGAAGAGATTGACTAGATCGACGCTCAGTTGCTGTCCCAACCTTCGGGGGTTGTGGTGCCCAGCGTGTCTTCGTCGAGGTTAACCTGATCGACGCTTCCGTCGTCCGCGTCGGTGAGGTAAACGGCCGGCGACTTGGTGATCTGCAGCGCGCCGTTCTCCAGCGCCTTTTCAAGCGCCTTGAACTGCCGCTGACCGCCGCGACCGCCCTTACCCACGGTCGAGACTAGATCGCCCGGGACCGTGTAGGTCTCGTTGTTGGCGAGCCGCTTGCCGTGCGCACCGAGGAAGCCGAACACGCGGGCAGCGCCCGACGTGTTCTTAACTGTCGTGTATAAACCGGGAACTGCCATTGTTATTTACTCCATTTCTTCAGGATGCGCTTTGCAGAGCCGCGGCGGCGGCAGCCTGCAGCGTCAGAACAGCCTGCGCAATCGCAGGTTGCTCCGCCGCTACGCTCGCCACGTCGCCGTAAGCAGCCGCCTTTTCACCAGTGCCGCCAAGGCCCGCGGCGGCAAGCATCTCGTCCAGCTGCTGGTTGGCAGCCGAGAGCGAGGAAGCTTGCGCAGCCGCGACCTTTTCTTGCTCCGCCGTGTAGAGCACATGAAGCTTGGAGGCAGCAGCCCACATCTCTGCGGCTTCGCCTTCCGTACGCGGCTGGATGCCGTGCGCGGCAAGCTTCTCGAAGAAATACGGTGCGGCAAGTTCCGACACGATTGTGGCGTATGCTTGCTCAGCCGCTTCTTTAACATTATCAGACATAACGTGCTCCTTTGGGTTTAATTCCTACACGGCATCACTTGAAGTCAACGCGAGCCAGACCGTTGGTGTGGCCGAACGAGCCACCCGAAGTCTGGTAAGCGAAGTACTCAAGCATGTAAGCCTCACGACGGATGTACATCGTGGTGGGCTCCAGCTCGTAGTTCTTGCCGATGAACTTCGGCGAGGCGAACATGAACATGGCGTCATCGGGGACAAGATCGCGCTTGATCGTAACGATCCAGCGGCAGTTGAGGAAGTTAGTCTCCGCCCAACCGTTCTTGATGATGTCCTGCGAGAAGTCGCCACCCATCTCGTCACGGCCGAACTTGAGGAGTTCCTTGATCGTGATGTTATTCACGAGGCAGGTTTCAACCTCAAAGTGCGACGGCGTCCGGGGCATGACCTTCAGCGCGTCGACAAGGGTCTCACGCGTGATGCCGCCCGAGATCTCTTCGTACTGCACAGCGCCGCTGGCGACGTTGGCAACACCCGGAGTCGGGAGCACGGCGTTGAAGGCGGCAATAAACTTGCCGTCCTCTTCAGCCAGCATGTCCTTGATCATGTTGTCGCTGAGGACCTGACGGATGTCGATCACGTACGTACGCAGCTCGTCGACGTCCTTCACAGCGCGGGGCGACACGATCCGGTCAAACATGACGCGGTAGCGCGGGCCACGGATGTAGAAGTTAATCGGGAGCGTCGCAAACGGGAGCGACACAGCCGCCGGGGAATCGGGCTCCTTGTCCACCACCTTGACGGGCTTGTCAGTGTCAACCTGACGGTCAAGCTCGTCGTTGGTGATGGTCAGCGGCGGCATAATCCGCCGGTAGAACCCGTCTTCACGCATCTTGGTGCGCGTGAAGTCGTTAACCGCGTCGATGGCCTGCTTCTGCATGCCGGGGGTATCGAGCTGCTCAAAAAGCGTTTCGTTGAGCAGTTGGATCTCTTGCTGAGTGGGCATTTTGGGAACCTCCATGTTCCTTAATTAGTTAGGGATAGGTCAGTCGATTGTGGCCGCAGTACCCGCCGGGAGGTACACGCACCAGAAGGAAAGCGTGTCCACACCGTTGTGGTTCTTCGACGCACCACTCGAAACAACACCGCAAACCGGGTTTACGTACTGCACGGCGTTGGCCTTCGTCAGCACACCCTCAACGGCAGCGCCGCCAGTGGTGGGAGCAGTCAGAAGGTCACCCGGAGCATACGTCACCGCGCTACCGCCGGACGTCTTCACGTACTCGGTGGTGGCGATTTCATAACCACCGGTCGCAACAAGACCCGACAGCTTGCCCGAGGGCGACACTGCTTGGTGCATGAAGTTACCGGCCGCTGTGGTACCCGGATTGCTGACGTCAGCATCCGTCGAACCGTTCAGCAAGAAAATCGCGACGCCCGTAGCGCTGACACCCGGAACGAACACGTCCTTGCCGCCCTCTTTCGAGAGATGCACGACGCGACCGCGCGGGACGTCATAAGCGACCGTGCTCAGCAGCTTGGCCGAGTAGTCGAGGGACGCCATATCGAACCAGCCCTTTTTGACGTCAAGGCCGTGTTCAAACATAAGATCAGGAGCAGGCATTGTTAGACCTCCGTGTCTTTCTCAATTGGAAACGTGTTCCGTAAAGGGGACGAACTCAGGTAGTGGGCGGGTTAAGACCAAGGCCCGTAAACAGCTTTACGTCGGAAGCCTTGAGGCGACCATCGCGGGCACCCACATACCCGCTCGTCAGGCTGGCCGTCGGGTCGTAGCTGGCGGACTTTGTGGCCACCGGCGTACCAAGACGAGCCAGTTCAGCCGCGTTTTTGTGCGCGGCTAATTTGATAACAAGTTCCATCGCGCGCACCGGATCTTGAAGGGCGGCGGCAAGCGCTTCCTTCTGGTGGGCCTCGATCCGCTCGTTCTCCACGCACGCCTTGACGGCTTCGGGGATCAGGTGAGCCAGCTTTTCGCTGGTTTCAACCTGCGCCTTTTCGGCGGCGGCGGCTTTGGTCATCGCAGCATCGGAGTAACCGATGTAGTCGATGATCTTCTGTACGAGCGCGTTATTTTCGGTAGACATTAAAACCTCCGTGTGATCAACGATTCACGAGTTCGAGAACGTGCTGCTTCATCATGTCCCGCAGCTGGCGCGAACGCTTTGTGCGAGCTTCTTTGACTTGAAACCGACCAGCACGCTTAAAGTTTACAACAGCGCGACCGATGGCGTCTAAATCTTTAGCAGCAGCCATCTTCGGTTCTTCCATCGGCGGCATACCCGCGTCAGGCGCAGCGCCAGCTTCGGGCGGCATACCGCCTTCTGCGCCAGCACCACCGGCCCCGGACAGAGCTTGCAGCAACGCTTCCGGCGGAATGCCGAGTTCTTCAAGCGCCATAGCCAGCTCTTGAACAGCCTCGTCTTCCGACGGCTCGCCGCCGGCAGCTTCAGGAGCCGGGCCACCCTCAGCGCCCATCATGGCTTCAAGACCAGCGGGTGCGCCGCCAGCAGCAGCGTCATCAGCCGGGGCGTCGCTCATACCAGAAGCAGCGTCTTCCGGCGCGGAGTGATCCTCGCCTTCAGCCGCCTCTTCGGTCGGATCGGCGGCCGCGGCCTTGGAGTTTACAAAACCGATAAACAGGTCGGCCATTTCGTCGGCTTCGCGGATCGTGTTAGCGCACACTTCGCGAACGGAAGCTTCGGCAGCAGCCTTGTCCATACCGAGATGCGCGGCAAGCTCGTAACCCGCTTTGAACGCGGCAGCTTTGTCGCTGCGAAGCGCGGCAAGATCAGAACCTTCAATCTTGCCATCGTTGTCGGTGTCGAGTTTGTGCTGGTCGCCTTTTAGCTCGCCGGTCGACTCGCTTTTTTCTTCGGACTTCTCTTCAGTCTTTTTCTTTAAAAAAGCCGGCATCTCGGCCGCCTTCTCGTTGGTCAGCTTACTGGCGCCAAAGTTGATAAGGTTGGCAAGAATGTCGTTACCAAGTGTGCCGGCACGATCGCGAGCTTCCTTGAACGTAACCGAGCTGTACTTCTCGCCGTCGTTAGCCTTGACCGGCGACGAAGTGCCCGGGTCATCCTTATCGCCCTTGAAATCTTTCTCGTTGGACGGATCTTCGCCAGTGGCCTTGGCCGAGACGCCGATGTTCGTTTGAACTTCGTCTTGGCGACCTTCTTGCGACATCTCCGGTGTGTTGTCTACAGCAAGAGCACCCTGCTGCTTCTTGACGTCAGCTTCGTACTCGCTGGCGCGCGCACCAGTGCTGGCGTTTTGCACGCCGTTGTCAGCGCTGGTCGTCGGATGCGATGAGGCACCCTGATAGCCACCCGGATCAGCGGGCACGGGACCGGCCGACTTTTCAGCCGCAGTCTTAACCGGGCTCTGCGCAATCTCAGCGGCGAGAGCGTTAAGTTGATCGAACAGTGAACGTTGCATCCGTGCCATGACTTTCTCCTTTGGGGTCTAACCGTTACCGATTAGCTTCCGTTCATGTGACATAATTTTGCATTACACAGTGGTTTGCTGTCAACCAATTGTTTCCATATTTCTCGCAGATGGCGGCGTAAGCAGCGATCTTATACAACGCGTAATGTTGCGCAAGAGCTGTTTCTGCTTTTCCACTCGCTTGCTTGTCGGACGGAAACTCAACTGCCCGGGCGTTACGAAGCGCGGCTAAGTAAGCACGCTTCTCAACACTGACGGGTAATACGCTATGTGTGTGTGCTACCTTTTCAGCCCACACGCGCACGTTTTGCGGCGCCGCGTCAGCTGGAAAGTATACGTTATTCTCAAGCAACGTGACGACATCTGCGTCGTTCGCTAACTTTGAAAACACGTTAGGCAGCGCATACGCAACTGCACTAACAAGTGTGGCGTTAGCTGACTTAACTGTCAACGCTAAAAAATCTCGCAGCGGCAAGATTACTCCAGCGTCGGCTAGTCCGCGTAACACCTCAGACATTTTAACAGAAGGAGCGTTATTTGCATCAATAGCCGGTTGTACTTCGCCGGCGCTGGCAAGTGCTGTCTGCGCCCAGTTACCACCCGCGCCTGCATCCTTCTCCGCCTGCGCAAGCTGTGTTAACGCCTCTAGCTGCAGCTGAACACGGGCGGCAGGTGTGCGCCCTAAGTCGAACCCAAGCGGCGCGGTAATACCCAGCTGTTCGGCTAGTTCGGCGCCGGAAACACAGCTATTTGACGCGGCTTTCTGCAGCTGGCCGGATACGTAAGCAATGCGGTCTGCCGGGCGAAACACGTGGCTGATATCAAAAAACGTCGGGTTGGGGTTGTCGGCGTGGAGTACGTGGCCGTCTTCCAGTACCCGCCCCATATTGTGCTTTAACCCGCCCGCCTTGCAGTGGCCGCCGTTTTCTACAGAGTCGCAGTACTCGGCGCGGGTCTTGGCCGTGTTACCGCAGGACGAGCACTTGTCGAACGGGATCTTACATGCCATCGACACGGCGATCTCTTTGTCGTTGGCCAGCTTTTCCAGCTCTTTGTCTGCAATCAGGCCGCCGTTCCGGTCAGCCGCCTCTTTCGAGCCGTTTAGCGCCACGACCAGCTCGATACGTTTCATGGGCTCGTGGTAGGCGCTGGCCTTTACGATGCCGAAACTTTTAGCGGGGTTCTTGTTGGCGTGGTCGCGATAGAAGCGGGCAAACTTCTCGAACGTCTGATGGTAGTTCCGACAGCAGTCGCGAGTAAAGCCGTCGCCGTTACGGTTCGGGCCGTAATCTTCTGTGGCGCCGATCGCGATCATGTGAACCGGCACTTCGTCTTTGGCAAACTTGATATTTTCAAGCTTGTGTGCAAACTCGGCACCGGCGCGCTTTACAAGTTCCTGCTTGTCTACGCCGATGATCCCGCGGCTAGATACTTTGATAAGCGCAGCGACTGGCTCACTAAAGTCTTGAGCGTGCGGCTGGATGACCTTAATCATGCTCATGTTTACTCTCCCGCGGACGAGCCGCCCAAGCTGTTAAGAAGCGCCGGGACGCTAAGTGCGCCAAGGACCGGAAGACCAATACCAGCCATCCGTCCGCCAAAACGCGGTAACCGACGCAGCGCCTGTTGCAGCTGCGCGCCAGTCAAACGGCGGCCAGCCTTACCAACACCAGACGCCGGCTCTGACGCAACTGCGGCAAGGACGTTAGCTGTGTCGTCAGCGCCGTGGCCAAATAAGCCGCCTAAGAAGTTACCGCGCGCGGCGTTCGTCGCGCCGCGTACACGCGGGCCGACCGATGACGGCGTCGTCATACCAGCAGATTCAAGCGGCAGGCTAACGTCACGCGGCACGTAATCCGCGCCGCGGAGTCGGCGGATGCTGTTGAGCATTTGCTGTGTGAACGACGGGTCGTGTGTGGCGTCGGGAAGGCCGCGTACATGCTTTGTGAGGTTTTCTGTAACACGTGACGGACCGGTATTTGCGCGCAGCTGTTCGATAGTGGGGCGAAGTTGCTTGGCGACGTCGTCACCGGACGCAAGAAACCGATCCATCTTGCCGTACGCGTCAATGGAGTTTGCTATTTGCCGCCCGCCGTAGCCGCCGACGCCAGCGCCCGCCAGATTAAGCAACGCGCCGCCAGAAGAGCCATCTTGGCCTTTTGCGGCAGCGATGGCGGGCGGCGGGTCAGTCTTGGTCAGCAGCATGTTCTTAGCCGCTGTCGCGCCAAGGCCGCCGATGCCGCCCATCAGCGCATAGTCGAGCATGGCGCGCCGTTTCTTTTTCCCCTGCAGCGCGCCGATTAAACCACCGGCGCCGGCACCGAGGGCGGCGTTCTGCAGATACGGGTTGCTCAGGATCTGAGACAGGTCAGCTTGCTTGCCGAGTGCCGCAGTTACTGTGGCTACTTTTTCAATTGCCGGATCGGGCGTGCGTGTAGCAATCGCCGACAAACCGCGGGCAAGCTCTTGTACGTCTGTTGTTTTCATAATTACAGTAACTCGCGGGCCTTCTGCTGCGCTTCGAGATTACTCTTCAAACTCTCAGCGCGGATCTTCTCCATTTCAATCAGCTGTTTGATATCAAAATCAGCGAGCTGACCGGCCTCTAGCCGTTTGCGCAAAAGAGCCTGCATAGCTGCACCTGAACCAGTAAAGTTAGGAGCAATTTCGGCAATTTGGTTGTACGCGGAAGCTACCTCGTGCGGGTCATAACCGGAGATAACCGGATCGTTCAGGATAAGGTCGTTTAGTACGCCGCGCGATTTGATTTGCTGCAGTTTGTTTTCGTGCTCGGCGTCGGACATCTGCGCAAACGCTTTTTGCTTTTGTTTGGTCGGGTCGGTCGATTTCCCGGCGTTGGCGTCCATTTCCGCTGCAAAACCAGACGGGCTCATGATCTTACCGAGATAACCCATCGTTCCGCTGTATGATGTCAGCGGGGGTGTTGTATCTGGTTTTTTTTTAACGGCTGCCACCTTAAGGGCGAGCGGGGCCGTTCTCGGATCGTGCAGAATTGAGCCCGTAACGGGGGTCGGCGTCACTTTCTGCGCCACGGCGGGCTGCGTTAACGCCGCGAGCTTGCTCGCTGCATTGTTGTGCAACTCCACCGCTTTGATCACGTTCTCGACCAGCGTTACCACCGGAAGCGCGCCGAAAAAGTTTTCGCTGCTAGCGGCCTGCTTTGTGAAGTGCGGGTAAACAGCCGCAACCTTGTTTAGCGTCGAAACACCGAGGTCGCCGAGCCGCAGACCAACTTCGCGCAGCGCGTCCGGGAACGCCATGTTGCCGGGTACACGAAAATACTGCGCCAACTCTTCCATAGCTGACGCCGCTTTGTGATGCGTCAGTGTGGCTAGCCGGCGGACTTCGTCGGCGTGGCGGGCGGCGGCCTGTTTTTCGCTATAGGCGCGTCGCGCGGCGGAGTGCTCGTCACGCGGCGGCGGTACATATGTGGGCGCCGGGAGCACGCTCTTGGCGGCGGCTGCTTTATTCAAGCTCGCGTTGCGCCGATTAATGAAACCTGTCGGCGCAACAGCGTACTCTGTCGAGATGATGCTGTTGTTTGTTAACTCAGCCGATGTTTTAACGTGCTTGGGATATAGCGCGTCCATAACCACGTTTACGTCGGCAAGCTGGAAGTCTGCCGCTTTCTCTAACGTGTTTGCGCCAAGTTCGCGTTGCTTGTTGGTGCGTCCAGTGTTGTACGCATGCACCATAAGATTAATATGCCCGGACGGGATGCCCGCATCACTCGCGCTTTTAATAATCGCGTTGTTCGGGGTGGCGCCTTCGTTGACCAACGTGGCCGCACGCTCAATTGCGCTCAGCAATTTTTGCTCAGCTTCTTTACTTAATGCCCGCATCGGTTTTCTCCGGGTAGTGCAGTTCTTGGATCAGACCTTGATTCTGTAAAGAACCGCCAGCCGCAATAATCATCATTTCATCGTTGCGTAATTCTGCAGCGCCGTCATCAAAGGGTAACATTTTTATAGCTGCGGAATCCAGTTTAGTCCCCACTTTGAACGGCAGCGTGGCCAGCATCGCGCCAATATTCTCGACGATTGTGGCCTGCGATTTCGTGGCGTTGTCGCTGTTTTTCTCGATCTCTACATATTTTACAAAAGAATCGATCAGCGGTAACTGGGTATGGCTATTTACCGGCACCGTGAGGCTGGCAATCGCGGCCTTGTACTTCATCGAGTGAATAGCGAAGTCTTGGAAAAACGCCGAAACACCCCCCGCGCCATCCGGTTTGGGAATCTCTAGACAACGATTAATTGCGGCGTCCAGTACGTATTGCCCGCCGCGAAAACCAAGTAGTTTCCACAGAAGGTCGTAGTGGCGCTCTTGGAGCCCGCGGGTCACAGCGTCAGCCATCACAACGTTTACGATATAGTCGGTGTTGGGCAGCTTATTCCGAACGTCAAAAAAGGTATTGGCATACGCCTCAATTGTTTCGACTTCGGTGCCCAGTTTGTCGGCGATTTCTTGATCTGACTCGCCAGCCAGAATGCGCGCTTCAATAGCCCAGCGCGTCGGTTGCTTATCGGCGGCCCAGAGCGAGTGGGCCCAGAACATCGCGCCGTCCCGCAGCATGGCGCCGTACGTGGCTGTTGGGTCGTTGTTAGCTTGCTCGAAGTGCCGCTTGAGCCGCAGTGCCCGCCTGATCCACACAAAGCCTTCTGGGCCGTCTAACGCGCGGGACGCATTTCGACCGCCGCTGTCGATTTGGACAGCCCGCAGCCAACGCCAGTTTGGCGGGCGCAACGGGTTGGTGCGGAACGCATTTAACATTAGCGCAACGTCGGCGTATCGACGGTAACAGAAAAGACCAGCGTCTTGTTGGCCGACGGCGTGATCTTGAGATAAAGATATCTTTGCGGGTTTGACGGCGAACCGTCGCGATTAAGATACGACACGTTTAAGTCGTTTTTAAACGCGGTTGTCTGATCAAACGCCAGCACTTTAAACGTGTCTGCAGGCAGCGTGTTATTTGGCGCTTTGTCCTGTTTGCTTGAGTACAGGGTCGCCGTAAAGTTACCAGTCGCGCCGCCAGCGGCTTCAGCAAGGCTGTAGCCCTTTAAAACGCCGCGGTGCGGCATGGGAACGGCGACCGTAGTCGCTTCGCCGCTGTTGGCTGTAAACGTGACGCTACCGGACCATACTGTGCTGGGCATATTTCACCTTTACGCGTTAGCGATGGCGCCAAGATCAATATCCTGCGCGGCTTCTTCGGGATACGGCTCGATGGTCTTTTGCTTGAGGAACAGAATGACGTCGCCAAGCATTTCAAATGCGTTGCGCAGCGAGTCTTCCAGTTCCGGCATGTCGGCTTTACCGTAACGTTCGGCAAACCGGTCACCGTGCCAGTAGAACATGAACAGGATGCGGCCCAACTTGTCGAGGCCCTTGGTTAGTTCGCCCATGTACCGGTCGACGAGCGAGTCGTCGCGCACGGCGCGCAGCATGGCGCCCACCATCGCGGTGTCGAACACTTCGCGCTGGCCGCTTTGCGCGGCGTCGATCACGGAGCGCACGTCCCGCTGGTCGAGGAGCGTGTTCGGGTTGTAAACGCTGCGGTCGGTTTGACTGGCACTCATACCCGGTACTTGCACCGCGGTATCAATGCCGAGCTGCGTTGGGATACTTGTACCCATGATACTCTCACCGCCCATCACGGGGCCCGGATCGGTCGGAGCGGAGGGTGCGCCGTTGATCATCATCGGGCCGCCGTACGGATCAGCATACTTAACGCGGCACTCAAACTTGCGCTTGGCGGCCGCTTGTTTCAGGATCTCGCGAGCAGCTTGCTCGCGCAGACCGTGGTGCTCCACCAGCGTAACGAGCGCCTTGATGGGGCTCAGGTTAGCCTCTTTGTTAATCGTTACCGACGAGCCGTTGTGATAAACAGTCAGAGCAGCGGTCTTTTGCATGAGCGCCAACTGGGCGTCAACAAGGTTGCCGGGCATCAGGGCCGGCGGATCACTCTCACCACAACCACATGCGCCCTGATCTTCCGCGATCTCGTCATCATCTTCGCCTTTGCTCACCTTGAGCAGCTTGAAACCTTCCGGCACAAAGATGTCGCCCATGCTCGCGCGCAGGCTGGCACCTTTCTTACCGTTGAGGTGAATACGGACACCGTCGCGCCACTTGTCGTAGTTCAGCGGGTCGGTATAGCAGCTGCCGCAAATGCTGCCCTTGGGCGGATACTTCGAGTGATCCTCAAGGTGCACTTCATAAACAGTGCTGCCGTTGCTGTCGCCGTATTCTTTGATCACGCGGAACGGCGCTGTTGTGTCGCCGCGCTTGCTGAGCGCAATGTAGCGGGCGTCTTTACTCGGGACGCTGTTGGCTTCCGGCAGGCCGTTAAACCACGTATCAAACTCTTCGCCCTCGATCCGGGCCAGCGCAAAGACTTGGTCGGCGCGTGTATTGAGCCAGTTGCGCGCACCGTCAACGCGCACGACCGTGATGAAGTTTTCACGCTTAGCGGCGCCTTGCGGATGTACAGCCACGTAGCAGCGCTCAATGTTGCCCGGCTTGACCAAAATTTCATACAAACCGCTTTCGGTCGGATTGAACAGCTTCTTTTCGACCTGAATGTGATACGGGATCGAGACGTTGTCGCGGTCACGCTCGTCTTGAATCAGCACGCCGTCGCGCAGCAGCTTTTCTTGATCGTCTTCGCTGTAACCAACGGGCGCCTTGGTCTGCACCGTGACGTCGTATGTGATAATTGTCAGGCCCTTAGCGGCGGCCGGCTCTTTGGGAGCCTCAGACAGCACACTGGCAATCTTTGTGTTTGCGGCAACTTCGCGCGCAGAGGCTTCAGCAATAGCCTGCTTGACGATATCTAAACCGTGAAACTCGTCGACGGCGGCGGCTAGTTGCGGCGCGTGTTTGCACGTGTTAATAAGCGTGCCAATCACTTCGCGCCCGGCCTGCTTCAAAAACGTCTGCAGGTCTAGCGCTTCGCCCATCTCCTTAAACGCCTGCGCTGTGTTTAACGTAGCGCTCTTGGCGAGAGCCGGCATCGCAGCCGTCATCATCTCTTTGAGTGTGGGCTGCGCAGAGCCAAACTTAGCCGGGCTGCGCGAAAGCTGCGTAAAGTCGGGCTGACGTTGGCCCATGCCCGACAGGTTGCGCTGTACGCCGCTACCCAGAATGTTGGGCTTGCGGTTGATCAGGTAGTTAATCCAGTTTTCCTTAAGCGGTACGAACATGTCCTGATTTTTGATATACAGGAGTTCGTGGCCTTTGAGGTCGCCGTTGAGGAAGAACACCGGCGCATACAGCCAGTTAGAGCCGACCTTGAACGCAAAAACACCAACCGCCTTGGTGTTTTCCCGGTTGCGGTCGAGCAGCTGGAAACCAATTTCGTGGTCGAGTAGCTTGGGCGCTGAATCGCGCAGGTAGGCGTGAGCCAGATTGCTGAACGACTGCTCGAAGGAGGTGTCGTCGCCTTTACCGCCTAAATCGGCGTACTTGGTCTGGGTGCGGTCATACGACTGCATCACCTTCAGCCAATGCTTAACAGACGACTCTTTCGCTTTTTTGTTATACACGGCCAGCCTCCATGCTGCGCTCAAAATTAGACACAGTATTAATTTACTGCGTCGAAGTCTCTATATCCTACAAAAACAGGCTCACGGCTTCCACCCGCTTGTTGTGCCTGTTACGCCGAACTGCTCGCCTTGGGCTAGAGCGGGCACATAACTGCTGCCCGCGGTATCGCTACTTAGGCCGCGTTGCACGCTATTCATAAGCCCTTTTTCTTGATACGAGCCCAGCATGCGGGTCATCCAGTCGGGGTCATTTGAGATATTCGCCATACCTCGCACCATTTCGGGCTGGAACGGCGGTGGTTCTTTGTGGGCTTGAATTGTCTTCACGCCGTATTTATTCAAATTGGTCAGCACGTTTTTACCGATCTTTGTGCCAATTGAATAGTGCAATACCGGTTTTTCAAGGTAATGCCCGGTTAATGTGTTAGGCGCGGCTGATACGCTACCTTCACGCGGCGTCCAATTACGTTCAATTGCTGAGTAGGGCACTACATCGTCTGGCGCATAATCGCCGTACTCGTCATTCAAACGCACGTGATTAACAAGACCGCGCGCAAGTAGCTCGATGTTCCGTCGGTGGGCTGTAATGCCGCTATTGCCCATGACCTGCCGCATCGCCTGCACAAAGTAACGGCGGCCTTCTCCTACCCCTTTGTGCCGGACAATTTCAGCTGGATTTGGCATACCGTCGGATATGACGTCGCCGGCTTCAAGCTCGTCGCCTTTTTTAACAGCAAGCTTTCGCTCGGTCGGAACGTAGTGATCCTGCCCGTTAATCTGCACGTAATAACCGCCCTGCGGCGCTGGCCGAACTTCTTGTACTCGCCCGTCAAGCTGCGAATGCGCTGCGCCGTCTGGATATTTTTTCGGGACCTGTACCAGCGCGTTAAGCGCTTTAAAGCCAGAAATCGCGCCCGCGCCACCAACGCCGCCCGAGTGCTTCGAGCTGATCTGGCTTTGCGTAACCGGCTCGGACAGCGCCTGTGCGGCGGTAATGCCTACGTAATCGCCGATGGGCGGTAGGCGCCCCTTCTCCCGGTAACCAACGTCTTTGGCGTAAACGCCGCCATCGCCCGGGCCGCCGACAATCGGACTGCGGACTAAGATATCTTTAGCGCCGCTTTCTTTCAGGTCTCGCAAGATCTTGGGCGTCAGAATTGTATTGCGTTTATACGGCCCGACAGCGCGAGCGAGTAACGCACCTTCGTTGTCTGGATCGTCTACGTCGGTGGGGTAGCCGCGCTCTTCCGCGGTCATGCGCCGCTCTTCATCGTCGTTATCATCGTCATCTGCCGTAACGAGCAGTCGGTGCGTCATCTGCGCAAGCTGTTTACCGTAGAACCCCGCGTCGGCGGTGGCCGTCTTCAGATCGATAACGCCCTTGCGGGTACCGAACGCGCCGGCAAAGTATTCAACCGGGCGCAAACCTTGGCTGTAGCCGCGCAACACCGGAATTGGAATCGGGTCGCCGCGGTGGTCGAGATACTGCATGTCAGCGCCAAGAATCGAGTTTAACTGAAACTTGTTACCGACGCCGGCGCCAGCAATTTGATGCACCAGCGGATTATCTTGACCTTCCGCTTCTTTGTACACTTTTTCGAGAAGTTCTTGCTGCGCTGCTTGCGCAAGTTCGAGGAGCTTGATGTTGCGCTGTTTTTCGTCAAGCCGGCGATCGGCAAAGATGTCGCGCATCTGATTTTGCACACGCAGTTGCACGTGACGTGCCGCAAGCGTCGGGCGAATGTCTTTAAGCCCGAACGATAAGCCGTTTGTCGTATACCCGGCGTCGCGGCCGATGTCGTGAAGCCGCTTCATGACTTCGCGGTATTTTTCTGGATGCGTTTTGGCTAGCTCAGTCGCGACACCGGACATTGTCTTTTTCGTCAACACACGATCGTAGTCGCGCATCTCGGGCGGCAACGCTTCGTTAATCAGGAGTTGGCCGAGCGTTGTCTTCAGCATGTCACGGCGTCCAGACGATGTTTTGCAACGATTTCGGCTTGAAGTCGGTTACAACAACTGTTTTATTGATACCCAGCGCGCGTAACATTGGATGAAAATCTTTTTCACCCACGGTTGAATAAACAACCGCCTCGTCGACTTGAATGGCGACGAATAGCGGGTTACCTAGATCGTCCTCGACAACGACGCTGTGCGATTTCTGCTCAGCGGGTTGAAGATTGTGCTGCGTTTTAACCAGCATTGTCCGCAATACTCCGAATCATGGCGGCGATAGCATTTGCTTTGATCTGCATTGCCGTGGGCGCATTCGGATTCGAGTAGCTGGGGCCGAACGGCCGGCCGATTGACGACGCAGACTTTTCAGCGCGGTCCCACCACGCCGCCTTAGACGGATCACCCTCTGGCGGTGCGGCGTTCGGCGGCATCGGGCCGCCCGGGGGCATCGGACCACCCGGCGGTTGCATACCGGCCTGCGCGTTGGGATCTTGCGCGGGAGGCGCCATCGGGCCGCCGGGCAGCGCGGTTTCAGCCGGCGGGGCGCCGGTTGTTCCGGGCGGGAGCACAAGTGACTCTGGCGGAACTTGCACACCCATCGCGTTCATAATGGCCGTGAGCTGCTGCTGCATGTTGTACAAGCGATAGTCGAGCATCTGCATCATCTGCTCGGGCTTTAGTTTTTGCTGCGTGCCTGCAGGGGCTGCGCCCGGAGCGGCGGGTGCGGCGGGCGCTGCGGGAGGAGCAGCGGGCGGCGCCATACCCATAGCCGCAGGATCCACTGGCGGTGCAGCTGCTGCAGCAACAGCAGACGGATCGGCCGGCGGTACAGCCCCCATGGCGGCTGGGTCAACCGGCGGAGCACCACCAGCAGCAGCGGGATCCACCGCCGCTCCGGGCACTAATGCGGATTTTTCAAAGCGCGCCTTCGCCAGCGCAATGAGTTCGGGGTTTACCGTGAACATACAGCCTCCATGTTTAACGATTACGTATTATCTTCCACAATATGAACCGGGGTGTCCACCTCTATTTCGCCGCGCCGGTACGCCTGCATGGCATCCTGCTTGCTGCGAAACACGCGTGGTTTAGCTTTTTTACTGATTCGACTGGACGCTAAGTATAACCCAGTCTGGTAGTCTTTGTTTGGGACGTAGTGCGCCTTGAACGTCGAAGCTGCAAACAGGTTCTTACTCGGCAGCATCTTTTCCACGGCTTCTTTAGCGGCGTCTTCGGTACTTGGGACGTGATACTGCATCGCGTCGCCGTCGAAGTCAGCGCCGAACCCCTTCGTGATTACGGGGTTTACTTCCATGACTTTGTTCTTAGTTAACTTGGGGTAAAACGCCATCATGCCGTAACGGTGAAGCACGGGCGCGCGGTTAATAACAATAGGCCGCGACGACATCTGCCGATCTAGCTCGGCGCCAGCTTCTTTCGTCTTGTCTTCCACGGCCTGCATCGCCTGCATGCGCGGAAGACCCCTGCGAACAAGACCGCGCACAACGAACGGCTTGTAAATATCCCACGCTTTCTCTTCCGGCAACGCAACCTCGTCCATGTCGAGATCGGGATTCGGTGTAATGACCGCGCGCCCCACGAGGTCGACCGTGGAGCTAAGAAGCTTACGCTGCACGGTGCCGTACTTTGGCGAGTTACCGAACACGTGCCGCAGAAAACCTTTCACATTGCGCTCAACGTTTTTCGGCTGCTGCGGCTCACCCAGTCCAGTGACAGCCTTCATCGAGTCATACACGCTCAGGCGTTCGTCGCCGTAATCGGCCAGCGCGCCAGACGCCTCTTTCAGTGTGTCGTTCGCATCAAGCAGTTCTTTGTACAGATAGTTTGCGTCAGCGACGAGCGGCAGCTTCTTACTGCCCATCGTGCTCACGGGGCGGAAGAGTGGCGGCAAGACGGGGACTTTACTAATCATCCAGTCTTTGGGGTGCACGCCGGTTGTTTCCGCGCTCTTTAAGAACCCCAACCGGCGCACGGCAGCGTCGCGAAGCGTCTTGCGCCCGGATTTAATATCTAAACGCGCCTGCTCGATAGCCTTTGGTAGGTTAATTCGTTCAAGCGCGGCCTTGATCGCCGTGGGCCCTGTTTTGTCGCCCAGCTGTTCGCGACCAGCCAGCACGCCGCGGAACTGCTTTTCCGTCATCCCCAGTACGCGTCGAATCGGGTCTTCCATGACCGGATTCGGCAGCGGCTCGTGCAGCGTGATCTTGCTCCACCTGTTACCGCCGTGGCCGCCCGTCAAAGCCTCATCAAATAAACCGCCGGCAATAGGCTTGAGGCGCCCCTTCCAGTCAACGGTCTCAGAGCTTTTCAATTCACGCGGACCGGCCAGCTCGTCGATGTCTTTGTCGGTCATGGCCATGAGGTTCGACCGCGTGCCTTTGCGCACAACGTTAATACCAGACGCCCTAAGCTGCCCGACGAACTTCTCGTATACGTGTGGCACCTTGGGTAGCGGCGGAGTGTAGCCGGCCATGAACTGCGACCAGTATTCGGGATTTGCTTGGCCGCGCACCATCTTGGCGTCGCGAATAACCTTACCGGCGCCGTGCGAAAGCAGCGCGCCAAGATCCAGCATGCCGACGCGCTTGGCGCCTTCGCTGCCGCCCTTCGCCGGAGTGCCTTCGGCTGTATATGCACCCATCGACCGGCCCTGCGCTTTTGATTCGCTGGTATGGTGCAGCTTCATGAAAAACCGGCTGCCGGTCAGCACACCGCCGATTTTCCGCCCGGTTTCTGCGTCGATGACGTCTTCGGTATCGGACAGCCCGTGCTTTGCCAGTTCTTTCTGCGCAAACTCAATGAGGTCGTTTTTGTTATCAAAGTCCTTGAGCTTGTACGGCGAGCCGGTCTTTGCTGCGACCTTGCCTAGTGCGGCTTCAATCACCTGCGCCGGGTTAATACGGCTGATCAGACCCAGCGGCGAGACGAGCACTTCAAAAGGATTGCCGTCGCGGTCTTTGGGCATCTGGTCGTCAGGTACGATCTCTGCGACGACGCCCTTGTCGCCAAAGCGCCCGGTGAGCTTGTCGCCAACGTCCATGGGCGCTTGGTTTTTAACGACAACGCTCACACCCTTCTTGGTGTGCATAACGTCGGTCACGATACCCGGCGCATGATGCTCCCACGTGATTGTGTCGTTTGTAAAGTTACCAGCACGCCCACGATGCACTTTGCCGTACACCGTGTCTTTCTTTTTGGCCACGAGCACGAGCGGGTCACCAAACTTGACCTCAGTACCTTTTTTAATCGCGCCGTCGTCGTCAAAGTTGTCAAGATACTTTTTGTCGTACTCAGTCGGGAACAAACTCACGAACGCCTTCTTGCCAACGTGAGTGTTGTCGTCCCACTCGGCTTCGTGCTGATACATGTGCTCAGACGTTAGCCGCTTGGATGCGGATTCAGAGATAACTACCGCATCTTCGTAGTTCTTGCCGCGGAACGGCAGATAGGCTGTACGCAGATTCAAGCCGAGCGCTGCGCTGCCGTTTTGATCTGTAAAGTTCGACCGGGCGAGCAGTTGTCCGGGCTCTACCGTGTCGCCGGGCTTCACAATCGGCGTCTGGTGTAAGAACGTCTTACGGTTGTACGGCATTTCGTTATACAAATCGATCGTCTTCTTATTACCATCTTTGTCGCGCAGTACGATGCCGTCAGGTGTGACATCGACGACTTGCGCGCGTTCGGTAGCCCGGGTGGCGCCAAGCTTTTCGCCCATCTCGTCTTCGTGCGACATGCTCTCGTCATCGGCCTTGGCGGATTGCAGCAACGGCGCCTCGGCGTTTACTAGCGGGAGCGCTTGCGTAAACATACGGCTACCCATGATCACGCGGTGGCCTTTGATCATGGACTTAATCGGCACCATGTTGGATAACGTCGAAAACGTTGAATCCATGTTCGGCAGGCTGAACTGCGCCTCTTTACGCGGAACATACTTGAGCTTGCCGTTGACGAGCGCTGCCACCACGGGAAGTCCGTTATCTTCTTCGCCGGGAAACACGAGCGGCGTATCGGCCAGCTCTTGCGGCGTCTTGTACACCTTATCGCCGGTTTTCATATCAACAACCGGCGTATACACCTTGCCGTCGGAGCCCTTCATAGCGCCGCGGGCAAAGCGCATGTCAACACCCACCTTGCCGGATTCTGGCGTGCGAAGATAGTCGATAAACCCAAGGTGGCTGGGCTGCACAGAACGTGACTCGGCAGGCACGGCGTCCAGCGAGCCAATGCCGCCTTCGCCCATACGGGTCACACGCGTCTGGTGGTCAAAGATCTCCGCAGGATTAATTTCTTCTAAACTCGACCCCAGACCGCTGCCAATAAGCGCAGCTGAGATTGCCTTGTCGAATACGCCCGACGGAATGTGATCAATTGACTTCTTCGCCGTAGCTTTCCAGAGCAGCTTGTTAAGCGATTGGCGGTCTTTGGTAAAACGCTCGGCAATGAGGTCCTCCGGGCCGACGACGGACTGATACACCATGTTGTCTCGGTCGTCGCTCTCGGCCTCGCGGCGATTCACTGCGATTAATTTCTTAGTGATCGCCAGAATCGTCTCCGGCGTCATGTTCTTGTATTCAGAACCCAGTGTGCGCCGGGTGACTTCCGGGTCGAGTTCGGTCTTGGCAAACTCGGCCGCGATCGCCTGCGCTTTGGCAATAGCGTCTGCGCCGGCAACTGGTTTGTTTACAAGGCGGGCGTAGATCTTGTCCATCGTGCCAGCATCGCCCTTCTCCATGTTGACGGCGGTGATCTCATTGCCCCACGCTTTGCGGATGTCCTGATCTGACACGCCCATGGACTTGAGCAGCGGCATGAGCGGGATCTGCGCCTGACCAATGCTGATTTTGAACACGCCGGTTTTGGGGTCGAGGAAGTACCGGTGCGAACGGCCCTTACCCGGTAGCGTGTTTACGTGCGCCTCAATCTCGCCGTTGTCTTTCTCGCGGGTAAACACGCCGGGGCGCAACCGCATCTGGTGCGCAAGGGTGTACTCGACGCCGCCGTTAACGAACGTGCCCGAGTCGGTGAGATACGGCACGTGGGCGATCGTGGCGCGGCGCTGGCCGACAGGCTGCCCGGTTTTGTTATCTGTAAGCGTCCACGTACCTTGCAGCCGGCGGGCAAGTGTCCCTCTGGAAAGGACAGCTTTCTTCTGATCTGACCTTGTGAAGCGCTCAGGTCCCGAATACCCGACGTCTTGCAGCTGCAACGTATACAGGTCATTCTGCAGCGGCTTGAGCCCCTGCGCGCTCGTAAGCGCCTGATTAAAAATGTTATCCCGCATCACGCCAACGTCGCCGAACGTGCGCATCGTGGGCGCGACCGGCGCGGGTGTCATCGGCGATTTTAAGTCGGGCAGTTCAGGGGTCGGCATGAATCACCCCGCCTGCGATTGCTCAACTTGCTGCTTCAGCGCGATGATCTCGTCGGGATCGACGTACGTCGGCAAAATGCCGGAGATGCGCGCTTTCGACTTCGCGGCTTCTTCAACCGCTTTGGCGCGGGAACGCTCGCGCGCACGATCGTACATTAACTTGGCAGCCAGACCGCCGAGTCCCAAACCACCAGCAACGTATGTGCCGCCGAGCGCCGCCGGCACCCGTTTCGCTGTGTCGTACGCGCTGGTGAGCCAGTCGAGCAGCGCCTTCTTCTCCGCAGCTGCTTTTTCGCTCGCGGTGTCGTATGCGCTGTCGAGCGCTTTGGCCGGGCCGCCGGTCAGCGCGTCGTAGTACTCTTTTTCAGCAGCCGCGATTTGCTCCTGCTGATCGCGCTTCTTTTTGCGCTTGTGCAGCGTCTCGATCAGTTTGTAACCGCCGAGTCCGCCCAAAGCCGCGGCGCCAAACGTCGCGCCCGTACCAAATGACGAACGAATCACGTTCGGGTCGTACGAGTTCTGGCTTTTGCTTGTGGCGGGCGTGAACGGCCGTAAAAAACTGAGCACTGAATCTGGCAGCATTTTGCCAACGCCTTCAGTGACGTTGTCGTATATGCCAGCGGCTTTTGTCTCGGTAATCTTGGGCGTTTCTTCTTCGTCTTCTTCGTACTTCGGCTTGTTTAGCGCCTGAGAAAGCCCGCGGGCCAGATAATACAAACTAGCAGCAGTAGCACCAGCGCCAAGCCCGCCAACACCAGTACGGATAATACGATTGCCCCAGAAACGCTGGTAATCTTGGGCGGTAGGTTGGCCAACAGGGGCTGCGGGTGGGATGGCATTGTTTGCTAGTTTTTCCATTGGTCGCGCTCACTAGTGTTTGGGCGGAATCATGCCATAAACCTGTGCCCATTCAAGCCAGACACGAAAATGTTTATGTTCATCGTCCCAGTTGTCGGTTCGTTTTAATAGCCGATACCAGCCGTTGACTATCTTATCATTTATATCGTCAAATTCTGATTTTTGCGCCGTATCCCACAGCTCAAACATATGCGATTTAAAGTCGTACTGGATATCAATGTTTTCCAGTTCGTCTTGCTTTAAATCTGCCCGCTGCCCGCCATTCAGCACAGGAAACCCGTCGAGAGTTCCCGGCCAATTTAGCTGAGCGTTGTTGTGCTGCGGACCGCCGATTTCGCCGTGATATTTGCGCAGGCTCACAAATTACCTTTCTGGCCGGTAGAGGCGTAACTTCCTGTTTGTCTTGGCCCGTGCCGCATATGCCTTGTAGGCCGCGGCGAGTTCGCGCGCTTTCAGGTCTTCTTCGTCAACATCGGGCTCCGTCATCTTGCCCGCGACGTGCCCGGCTAGTCCGCCACCAACTGTGGCCAACATGAGCGGCGTATACGCAATGTTTCCAAGCGCCTGAAACGAGTCAGACATTGTCGGCAGCTGAATAGCCGCACTTTTTACAAACGCCTCGGCGGCTTTGATGCGCGTCTCAAGCGCGGCGCCTGTTAACTGCTCTTCTGCGCAGCGGCGAAGAAACCCGAGTTTAAAAGCTTCTTTTTCGTTGACATCCATGTCAAAACTCTCCGGGCAAAATAAGTTTTTTGGTTGGCGCCCCGACGGCAAAGTCGGGTGTTACGTGCTTGCCGGTATCCTTACCAAGCGGTAACGCGCCCGGCAGCGCTGATGTAAAATTAGCGCCGCTGGCCAAAGATATCTTACTCTTTCTGCCCGGTCGGTGTCGCATAAACCACGCATCAACGGCCGGGTCGTTCCGGTCGCCCTGTTCTTTTGCTTCGTGCGCGACAGCCACCATATTCTCGATTGCCTGCTGCAGTTCGGCGCGGTCGGCGGATAACCACGCGGCTTTTCCGGGGTTTTCGGCCGCCATGTGCCGCAGCCGCTTCGCTTCGTCGCTGATCGCCTGCGCCCGCTGTAAAAACTCTTTACGGGTCAGTACAAAAAACTCGCCGGTCTGTTCGTCGTGAAGGCAGACGAAGCCATTTTTGGCGTAAAACTTTAACCCGCGATATGAATAGCATTTACCTGTTGAACCAGCAGCAGCAGACATTCAACACCTTACTTACGGGGGAGCGGGCAACCGTTTTCGTCGCAGTCGTTGGGCTTTACGGGCGGCAGCGGATTGGCCTGTAAACGCATCGACGGCTTGGGGCCGGTATTTTTCATTTCGCCAGCCGGGGCGCCGGTTTTAGGTTCGCAGTCCGGGCAGTCAGTCCATGGGTGATTACTGTCGCCCGTGGGGATCTTGCCGGTACGATTACACCGCGCGCAATCTTTGGTGTCAATAAGAGGTTTTACTACCGGCGTATCAGGAAGCAGAGCAGCGTAAGCAACCTCTGCAGCGACCACCCCGACAAAGTCTTTTTTGGGCGGTTCGACATGGGTCACCGGGGCTAGTGCTAAAAGCCATTCGAACATGATGTCACCTATTAAAGTTTACCAATTAGATCCGGCCGAGCGCGCCATAGCTGCGCAGCTTCTTCGGCGGCCAACCGTTAACACCGGAGATCGCCACCATGTATCGATTTTTGATATCGGACCATTTAGCCCAAAAAGCGCCAACTGGAATGTCTACAACCGTACCAAAAATACGGCGACTTCCGGCATTCCACGCGCCCCAGCTATTTTGAATTAACACAAGCGGTTCACCATAAAGTTTTTTAATCTCGTCGCGATCGTCTACGCCAAGATAGGCGAGAGCGTGCGCCCAAGAGCCTCTACGTTTACTTACGCCGTTTAAATCGCGCTCGGATGAAAAGCCCTCACTCCCGCAGCTACTTACGCAATACCCATTGGCAAGTAAATCGCGGAGCGCTTCAAACTCTTCGATTTCAGTAATCGTCTGGACAAGATGTAACTTACCGACCTCGCGCCACGAATCGGGCGGCGTGCGAGAGCCGTAGATGCCGGCGTTACGCGCCGAGTACTGCGTGAAGTCAACCTCGATCTCGTCGTACTTCTTGCGCAGCCACAGGCCGCTATCGTTCAGCATGACTTGCGCAGCAGACGCGCAGCTCCAGCCGTCCCCGCCGTGCCGACGCCAATTGTAAATCGCTTCGGTCGACAACACGCCGTTGAGCCGCGCCGTGTCGCTAACTTCCGGCGCGCCTTCTAGCCGCCCGCTGTTTACGTCCGGGAGGCCGCTGGTGATTTCGCAGCACATTGTGCCGAGCGCGGCGTTTCGGCTCGACCAACTGACGCAGTCACCGCGACCTTGTGCTCCACCCGGCAAGCAGTCCGGGTAGAGCTTCAAGATCTCTAGCACAGGAAGACTTAACTTTCCCTTGCCTGTTTCTTCCAGTGCGTAGGCCGAGCAGGCCATAGCGCCATCGGGAATACCGCCCGCAGCTTTAATCTGATCGCGGAGCGCTTCAGCGGCTTCGGGGTCGCCGTAGGCGCCCACAAAGCCCTTTTCATACGCTGCCACGACGTCATAAACGTCGGTAAAAAAATGTTCGGTATCGGCCATGGCATCTCTCCTGCGGTTATCAAGCAGTCGGCTCTTCGCCCTTGGTCTCGCTGACAAGAGTGACGCCGAACGAACCCGGCTGCGCAGGCGGCAGGGTGTCTTCAGCCACAAACTCCAACACGGCCGGTTCCGACCGGTTACCGGCGTCGTCTACGTCGACGAGCGTCAGCAGTACCGACGAACCCTGCGGCACGGTCACTTCACCAAGATCGGTGGTGTCGGCCGGGAACGTCTTAAACTCGTCGACCGGCACAACGCCGTCGACGGCCACGACCAGCTGGCGCTCGACAACGTCGGCGTCAACGACCGGGCCTACAGAAACACGATACGTTAAAAGATCAGCCATAGTGAGCTTGCTCCTAATTTGTAAAACACTAAACCCCTCTGGCGATGACGGGGCAGCTAAAAACTGCGCCATCACCACCAACAACCACACCACCAAACACAACAAAACGGCGGCGGTTATAGCGCCCATGTTACTTAGCGGCCGCGACTGAATTCGCAATGATGTCGCACGCCTCCGTAAGTTTTTTCAGCGTCTCAGGTGTGCCGGGCAGTACGTCATCGGTACCGGCGGTGGTCTTAAACACCCGCTCAATCGCTGCGTCGAGCCCCGGATACTTGTTCACCTGCTCAATGGCGAGATCCAACGTGTTCCCGTGCACTTCTTCCCACTTCTCGGTCGTGGTGATACGCGCAGGGGCCGTCGGACGCTGCAGCACCTTCTTGAGCGATGTGTATACGTCGTAGACACGCGCCCGGTCAGCAATGTCGCTGCCGGTCATAAGCTTGACAATCTCGGCGTCTGTCGGCACTGACTCCACGACCGGCCGTGTCACTTCGGGCTGCACGCTAGGAAAGCGCGGGCCGTTCGGAAACACGATCGATGTAATGAGCAGCAGACCGGCAACTAACACCAGCTTTTTCATACAGCACCCTTTGACGGCTGTTCATACTCCACAATCACACGCAACAGAGCGGTGCACGCATCTACGCCTTCTTTGCAGCCTTCCCCGGCGAGCTTATCGCGCAGCTTGGTCACGGCAATAATGTCGTCCACCAGCGGCACGGCGATCGACTCGTGTACGGTCTGCGTCGTAGCCGTCACGAGCGGGCGCGCAAGCTTCAGACGCGCCAGAATTTCTTTGCGATACGCGATAACAACGAGCACCGCGAAGGCGGCGGCGCTGAATAACTGAAACGGTGTCATAAACCCTCCAATGTGAATTGCGCTGAACTATTTTATCAGGTTTGCGGCACAAGTACATACGGACGACCGTTAATTACAAGTGTGCCGTTTATCTGCAGCCCGGCATCTTTCGTAATAGGATATGCCGTAGTGCGCTTGCCATATAACTTAATTATTTCGGCAATGTCGCCGTTTTGCGGCTTGGTGACGTTCGGGTCGTAATACGGGGCCATGAGGTTGCCGTTGGCGAGGTGCGGAAGACCGAGCGCATGACCCAGCTCGTGGCAAATCACGGCCACAGCCATGTTGAAGCTCCAGTCTTCCGCTTCATCAAACATCTGATCGAGCTGGATATTCTCAGCGACACCGCACGGCAGTTCGCTCCACGCGAGAGTGCCGCCTTTGTTATCTAAACCGTTTTTCTTGCCGACACCCGAGCGCGCATAAATGTTGGCTTTCTTGTGCGTGTCGACTCGCGTCGGATCAATCGCGCACACTTCGGCCCACTGCGAGAAGGCGATGTCGTACGCTTCGGCAACCTGTGAGTTCGATAGGCCGGGCAACCGGATCTCGTGGTAGTACGAGATGTTCGGCATCGGCCACTTGCACGGGTCGCCGCCGGGAGCCGTGATATTAAAATCAGGCAGCCCGCAGCGGCGGCGATTAATCCGGTGTGCGGTCGTGGGGCCAACGGTGCCAGTCGGATTCAGGCCGTTGAACTCTTGAAACGCCCGGACTGCCTTCTGCAGTTCGGCACCCTTGATCTTCTTGACCTGCGCCAGTGTTTTATCGCCGAAATACCCCAGCGCGTGAAGGCGCCGAAGAATTTCACTGACGGGGAGAACGTGCGGTTCAGGCGGGTGGTGGGCTGGCTTCCGTGCCATAAATGCGCATCCTTGTAGGTTTATTGCGCGGCAGCCAACTCCATAAGACCGGCGGCTGCGGCGTCATCGATTGTATCACTCAGTGTATAGACGGCGCCAACCACTGGATTATCTCGCGTATATTCAACACCTGTCTTCGCGCAGTGCTCCCGCCACACGTTATTTAAACGCCGGCGGAGCCGCATCAGTTTACGCGGCGGAAGCGTGCGCAGTTCTCGCATGCTCTGCTGGATCGCGTCTTCCGCGTTCTTTTCTTTGCAGTGAATAATCACCTGCACAATGATCGAGATGATCATGATGATGGTGATCGGATCAAACTGATACGAGTTGTTACCCTGAGCGACAAGCTCATCCGTGAGCCTGTCTCTCAGGGCTGCCAGCGCAGGCGACTCGTTCACACGGCGCTGCAGTTCTTCTGTGGTCATCAGTTTGCCGTCCGTTCAGCACGCATCTTCTCGACCGCGACCGCTTCCATATAGCGATACCGCGCGTCGATCATCTGCGCCCGAATCTCGGTCCTGCCGGCAATGTACTTCCAGATCAGCGCGCTATTGAGCACCACAATCTGCGACGCGCCGATGATGGCAGTAACTGCCTTCGTCAGCGTCTCGGCCTGCGACTGATCCACCCAGCCGATGAGCACGGCGACAGCGACCAGATTCGTCAGCGCGCCAACCGCCATGGTCCAAAATTCGGGTGTCAGCCAGTTGCCGGAATCGACGTTAGCGTCGTCAGCCGCGGCGTTTAAAACACGAAGCTCTTCGCGAACAGTTTCAACACTTTTTTTGGTAGCCATAACTTCTCCTAGAAAAAAGACGTGTGTGTATTGTACTAACCTCGAAATAGCGCGCAAGACACATTATCGCCCGAATAGGCTGGGCACAACTGCGTGCATCATTCCGCCCCACAGCCCCATGTCTTGTAACTTAGCCTGCCCGGCCGGAGTTAATCCAGCCATCGCCGAGAGGGCTTTTCCGGCGATCGTAGCGGTGGCCAGACCGACACCGGCAGAGGCAATACCGTTAATAACGTCCACGGGCCGAATGATCGGCGACCGCATGTTCGTGCTGATGCCGCTCATGAGTCCCGTAGTCGCCGCGGCAAACTGCGGCGGTGTGTGGTTTTGAAACCCGCGGTACATGCCCATGTTTACGTCTTGCCACGCCGCGCTGTTGAACTGCGGCACGGATACCGTCGGCGCAAATAACGGATTATTGGCGAACGACTTTTTTGTCATCTTTTCTTGATACGGATACACAACGGGCGTTTTGTTATTTGTAAGCAGCCCGCGCAGCATGCTCGTGCGCAGGGCTTTCGCGTTGGCGTAGGAGTTCAACCCGGCCACACCGACGCCGCTCAACGCACCCATGAGACCAAGTGTGCGCCGTAGTTTGCCGCGCTCTAGATAACGCTCTGGAAAAAACTGCTCGGCAAGGGTGCCGGCGCCATAGCCAAGCCCGCCGGCCAGCAAGCCTGTCATCAATCCGTTCGACAGCGGCGTGGGTCCGCCCAGCATTGCGTTCCCTGTGTTCCAGACTGTCGGCAGTCCGGGCACCAACGAACCGACCTTGACTAAGATCTCCTCGTTCCAGTCTGGCTGAATCTGGTTATATGACACGCTTGCCAAACACCGGTCGCCGTCATAGATCTCGTGCTCGTAGATGTCGTACGCCTGCTTGTCGAGCTGTTGCGCCGAATACAGCGTGATGGCGTTAAGTTCCGGCGACCATGTAGCGGCAGTAATCGCGAGAATGCCGGCTTTAAGTGCCGCCTGCTCGTGTGCCACCTTTACCTGCACCGCGAGCGGCAGGAGCGCCGCAACGCGCTCCGGGACCGCCTGCCACTCATAGATAGTCGCTGTGGATTTCATGAATTACCGGTTGAGCGTCAGAATAAATTTTACAAACACCAGCCCCCACGCGAGCACGCCGCTGATAGCAAAAAAAACAATCACGGCGCTCAGGCTGACGAGTTTGCCGAGCTTTTGAATCTGAATGTCTTTCAACAAGCGCCACGCCTTGAGGTAATCGATCGCGCCCGGTTGGTGCGGCGGTTCCGGCGTGGGTTCCGGGGTCGGCTCTGGCGTCGCGGGCTTCTTCTTGCGCCCCAGTAGCTCATTCAGCCTGTCGAGCAGCGGATTAGCCATGTTTTTTGCCCCAGTTCTGGATGGTGTCAAAGACATCATTGCCGTACAGCTGCGTAGCCTTGTCGAACATATTCATCTGTGGCAGTGTTCCGGTCGCGGCTGCTTGCGCCATTTGATATCTATACTGCGGATCAAGCATCGAGCGGTACAGATGTGACTTCTGCCGCGCGGCCAAGATGAAGTCACCGCGTTGCTTTGCTTTTAACAGATGGTCAGTGACGTTAGCGAACACCGGTTTGTTGTGGTCGTACACGATCGGCGTGCGAAAGTTCAGCAGGTTACGAAACTGCTGCGCGTACACACTGTTCTCGGCCGCTTTGATCTGCGAACCGACAACGGCTGCCGGCGCATGAAACCGAAACTTCGTCGGCGTGTGCGTGACGCCCTTGTACTTCGGCTTCGGATCGTCGACGTGCCAGTCTTGCGGTGATTGCGCGATTAATCGCCGCAGGATCTCGTGCTTGCGGTCGTATTCGCGGCGATCTGAGTGCGTTTTCGCCGCACGTAGCTCGTCGAGAATGTTGGGCTTCTTGGGTGCGGGCTCTTTTTCGGCGTCTTTTTCGATTACTTTGACTTTTTCGTAATAGGCGGGGTCTTCGGACAGATGATCTTTGGCAATTTCTTTGGCGACTTGATCATTGTTCGTGTGTTCGTGCTCATGCTGCGCTCCTTCGGCTAATGCTTTCTGAGAAATTTCCCGATCGGGAACATTGTCGGCTTTTCCACCCTGTAATAGGTCGTTCTTTCCCGAGCGGGAAAGATTTTCTTCCCGATCGGGTGTGTTGTCCCGTGCAGGCATATCGCTGGCGGCTGTTTTATGCGTTGCGGCGCAATAGCCGCTTTTTTTACACACGCACGTCGGCGGGCAAGTGCGGGCGCCGGAGCAGTTACAGTCGTAAGTCGTGTCGTCAGCCGGTGCGCTGGCGGCTTTGAGTTCTCCCCGACTGATGGGGTTACTGAACCTATGCTCTTCCGTCGTTTCGGCAGGGGTTTCGTAACCCTTTGACTTACCGTTGTCGAGCAGGACGCCTTTACGTCTGGCAGCGACCGTAATGTGAAACGGGTGGTCGTCATTGGGGAGCGCCGACAGCCCGTAGCTTTTGCGCAGCGCCGAAAGTCCCGGGCTGCTGACCTGAATAGCCCAGACCTTGCTTACGCCGTCGACATTCTTGACGTCTATCTCTTTCAGGCCGCCCAGCGTGTAGCCGAACATGTGCCCGCGCTCGTTGATCTTGTCAGCGCCGATAGATGCTACTTCAGCCGCGGTAAGGACCGATATATGCGCATTTACAAGATCGCCCTTAACGTTTGGAACGTTAAACACACCAGCCGTCGGTAATTCAGCACCGGGCTCGGTTAGGGCGTCAAACACGCCCCGAACCAGCGCGTTCGGTACAGATAACAAAAGCCAGCCCGATTTGGCGAGATACAGCCGGCCGGCGAGCGGATAACTTGTGGCCGCTTGCTTGTTGCCGCCGCGATAAAGCCAGCCGAGAGCGTTACCAGCGGCGTAGGCGGGGTGCTCGCGGAAGTACTGCTGGTCCCAAGCGAGCGGGTCGAGTGCTGAGAGGCTGTCCATAGCGCGCTTTCAAACTGCCTGAGTAGGACTCGAACCTACAACCCCAGCATTAACAGTGCCGTGCACTACCATTGTGCTATCAGGCAAGATATGTCACGGGGTCGCGCTAATACTTGGCGTGGTCATACCTCCGACCGCGTGATGTGAAACAGCCGCATAGGCCGACACGAGCAGCAAGAGGCAAAAAACGGCGGAAGCGCCCCACGCGGCTACGCTCAATTGTTTACGGACGGTCATTGTCATGCTCGTGCTCCAGTTCGCGATCACGTTCGTGCACAATAGTTACTTTGATGCCCGCTCCCGCCAACAACGAGATGGCGAGATCGGTTAAAGTTGACCCGCCCATGCCTGCCAGCACGCAAATGCCGATCAGGCCGTAGACGTTTTCGGCTTTCCGATAGTTTTGATACCAAATCAGCGCAATGGCGAGGCCGAGAAACCCGGCGTTCAGCATGGCGCTGACCACCGCTAGTTTAGACAGTTTCTTGGCAAACCGCAAAAGCGTTGCCAGCCCGGCAAACGCAGCCGCGCCAAATGCGCTTAAAAGCACCGACAACGAATGTAATGTTTCGTCGCCCATGATTTGTAACCGCCTGTCATTACTCGTGTTATAAATGTGTCAAAAGCCCCTGCGATCCCCTGTCCGCAGGACCTACCACGGCCGAAGCCGCGGTTCTGCAGCAACTTTCAAGGACATAATTTCGTCCCGTGTGGCATTTGCTGCTCCTCCGCCCGTGAGCCCGACAAAATCTGACCACGGAACCTGTAACCCCCGCGGCATCCCTGCCTTGGAAGATACGCCTAACCAGCCGACCACCACGGCTAACTTTTGACACACCCTCAGTTTAACATGTTCTATCCGGCGCAAGATAATGCCAGATAAAACCGCAGCGACAAATTGTCAAAGAGCGCGCTGCTAAATGTACCGTGCCGGAGAATTGCTGCACAGGCCAGCTGGCTCAAACTGTTCAATCCAGCCGGGCGAAGTTTCGGGGAGAAAAGCGATCGAACGCGCTGCCAGCTCCCGCGGCGCCGGCGTCCAAATAAATTGCGCACTCGTCAGTGTTGGGGTGTCGCTGTCGAAAAACGCGTGGGCGCCGATGTTGCACAAGGCGTCGAGCGTTTCGCCGTCAAAGCAACGCGACCAGACCCGCTGCTTGGAGAAAAACCCGGGCGGCGCAATGTTAAAGCCGCCGTCAAAGGGCAGCAGAAAACTACCCTGATAAAACACGACGTTGACGCACACGTGCCAGCCTGCGCTCAGCGTCGCCTGCAAATACGCCAGCCGGTTTTCTTTCTCCGGTTGCGCGCCGTTAATGTTGCCGAGATTGGCAATTAAAATACCGTCAAACCGCGTGTTGCGCGCCATACCGACTTCCTTGACTTGTTAACGACGGCCACGTGTGTGTATGTGGCGTATCCTACTCGCGACCACAGAGTGTGTCCACGAGTTATGTCAAAGAATCTTGGCGGCGATCAGGCATCCGCGGGCAACAGCGTGCAGCGGATCTTTTGCGTGGCGAACTTCTTTCACCGGCAACGGAAAGCCATTCTCTTCAAGCTTCTTTGTGAACATTTCCACAAAGCCTTTGGCCCGCGTCGTACCGCCGGCTACAGATATCAAAATCGGTTCTTTGAATTTGGGCAGCGCCTTGTGGTCGCGCAGTGCGGCAGCGAGCTGCTTGGTCGTGTAATCAATCAGGCGCTCGTAGTACACGCTCACAGCAGCAAGAATCGCGTTGTCGCCGCCGCCCTCGCCGATAACAAACGTGCCATGTTCTTTTTCAGCCTGAACGACCGAGTCGGGCTCGTTCGTCGCAACAGCCGTCATACGGTCGATCCAGTCGCCAGACTTTGTCGTCGAGAACAGCACCGTAGGCTCGCCGTTGAGCATCACGCACACGTTCACCATGCCGGCGCCCCACGACAGGCCAATACCCGTATAGTCGTCGTGCTCTAACTCCGAGTAGCACAGTGCCTCGGCCTCGTTGATGGCGCGGGCGGCGTAGCCCTGTTCGGCCAGCACGGTGCGTACTACGTCTTCGTGGTACGCAACGTCAAAATCATCGTCTTCTTGGTCGACGGGCTGCGCCGGCACGCAGAAGATCAGCTTCTCGTGGGGCGTGTTAGCTGTGCCGACCACTTCTTTGAGAATGAACGCCAGCACGCGCTTGGCCTCTTTTTCCTTGGGGCTGACAACGCCGCGGTACATTGGGCGCTTGGCAGAATCATTGCGCTCGACGGCTTTCTCGATGGCGTCTTGGCCGAGAATGATAAAACTCCCGTCGGCGTCCTTGACGAACACTTTGCCCTGCAGGCCCTTTTCGATCATCTTTGTGGCCACGGGCGTCGTCGGCTTGATGACATAGAACGCGTCGCGAAAGTCTTTGTACTGCACGTTGCCGACCGTGTGCGGCTCGGTGGTGGAGTTGGCGGCGGCGTCTTGGGCCAGCACGATAAACGATGTTCCAACGTCGAGTCCCTTGGCCATGATTATTTGCCTTTCTTCTTGAGTTTCTTTTCCAACTGCTTGATGTACTTTGTTTGCTTATACAGCTTCTCGCACTGCTTTTTAACCTTTTTTTTCGTCCACTTGTCCCAAAAGCTCATCACTTCCCCTTTAGCTGCGCGAGCTTGGACACGGACGAATTAATATCATCCTGTGTCTGCGTGGTTTTGCCAAGTTCGAGTTGTTGCGTTTTTTGCAACGTCTCGGTGTTAATTGCGCCCACGTATTTACCTGTGTCGATTTCAATCTTGCCTTTGCCGGGCGCGCTCTCTTTCATGGCTGCGCGCAGAGTATTTGTCGCGGGAAGTACGGATGTTGTCGGCGCGTATGTCGGCACAATACCGGCCATGCGCGCCACTAGCCAGTCCAGCCGGCCGATTGCGTAACCCAGCGCCACGCTTCCGGCGACAATTAACGCTACAACAGAGTACGGCAGAATTAGCATGTTTCCGGCTTGCGCCATCCCCGGTGTGATTTGATGCGCCCGGCGTTCACGCTGCGCATATGGCAGGCGCTAAGTCCGTTGTGGCGACAGAAGTCTTTAAGATTGTGAATGATAACTACGTCGCCGTCAGGATTGAGAAAGTTGTACGTCTTGGCATACTTCTCGCGAATGACGTTGCGGCCTCGTTCCCGCAGCTCTTGCATACGCTGTTCGGGTATCGCGTGCACGCCGGTTTTCATCTCCGCTGATTTCGTGCCGCCGATGCTGGCCCATTTTTGCCGTGTCTCTGCGTCCATGCCAGCAAACCCCGAGCCGTTGTCGTGCGAGCGCTGGTTGGCCAGTTTGCGCTGCGCGGGCGTGAGCAGGAACCGCCCGGCTGCGTTGCGATTTAAACAGACCTCTGGGCCCAAATGCTCGGTGTCGGCGTGCGCGGTTTTAATCAGAACTGTCTCTGCCTTGGATAGCTCCGTCGCGGCTTTCTTCGATTCGCGACGATAGTCCGCGCGCAAAATAACTTTAATAGCGTCGGCCTGAAAGTCAGCATGCGTCGGGTCGTTGTACGTTGCAAACGTAACCGGCGAACCGAAGTACTGTTGGTCTTCTTCGGGGGCGCGGTCGGTAATGCGCGAGCCGTAGTAGAACTTATACCCCAGCGACGGGTACAGGATCACGTACAGGTAGTACCAGCGTTTGCGCATACACTGAATCCATTCAGTGCTGGTTTTCAGCCAAATCCGTTTGGCTGCCGATAACTTACGTTACCGGGTTGCGGCTATTGTAACAATTTACGGATGAGAATCGGAACCGTTGTGTATGTAATGACAGCCGCAAATAACCACAAAATAGAAAACACCACGCGGCGAATGCGCATGTTGGTGTGCCAGTAGCGCGCCCGGATTTCGTCCGGGTCGTGCAGCTGTAAACACCGCGCGTCATGCTCAATGCGCGCTTCAGGCGTCATCGGCGGGGCGGGTTCCCACGGCATGCTCTAACTCCTCGATACGGGCTTTTAACAGCGCAACCTGCCGTTTGTGCTCGCTGTAACTCGTCGAGGCTTGGGTCGTCGTGGAGATAATCAAGGTGTTGAGCCGGTCGAGTTCATCCGCCGCTTCGTCGAGCACTTTTCGATTCACCAGCCCCGACATGGTGCGGAGCGCAAAACTCAATGGATGACGCATTTCTTCGCTCATACTTCAATTTGCTTTCCGTCACGTAACACAAGAACGCCCAGTTTTTCTTCCAGCCGGCGATACACAACGCCCGCCTCGCGAAACATTTCGTCGCCGCGGTCGCAGCTCTCCTGCCACGAGCCGTGCGCCGGTGGATGCGCGAGCCCCACCACTTCGGTAATCCCGGCGCAGATGATGGCCCGCGCACAGTCGGCACAGGCAAACCACGGGCAGTACAGCGTGGCGCGCTTGGTCGGCAGCCCCTGTCGTGCCGCCGTATAAATAGCATTGCGCTCGGCGTGCTCGACATACATGTACTTCGTGGGTCGATCAAGTCGACCGGGCGCAATCACGACACCGCGTGGCAGTTGGTTCGCCGCCGAGACGACGATGCCTTGCTCTGTGACTAGCACGGCGCCGTTTTGTGTGTGCGGGTCGTCTGACTGTGTCTGCGCGACACGGGCGGCAATGCGTAAATAAAACGAATCAAGTTCTGGGTGCATAGCTCAAAAACGCGGGCTGGATACTGGCAGCAGGACCGCTCGTGTCCCGCTTGTGCTCGTGTGACGTTGGGGCGAAGGAGGCGCTTGGAAACGTTTGAAACCCAGCAACCAGTATCCGGCACCACGGCTAACCAAGTGTGGTGCAAACGTCGGGAGGACAACCGACGTTTTGCGGCGTCACGTCCGGGCTGGCGCAGAACGGACGGGAGTGATCCGTTCGCAGCGCAGTCCGGCCACCATGCCGCAACTCTCCCGCATGTTCAACTCCGTGAATCAAGGGTGTTTAACTTCCGTGCCTGCCGCTTATCGACGTCAGCCAAAATGCGCTGAATATGCCGCGCATCTTCGAAGCTATCCTGCAGCTGGTCTTCGTAGAACACTTCGAGATACGCCGCGGCAACTTTATCATCCAGCGATTTAAGCTGTTCAAGCCGCTTGGCATACGTTGTGACCACTTGGCGCTCCAACGTGTGCGCCTCGATTAAGATATCTTCGACGCGCGTATAGGCCGTGAACGGATGCCCGCCGGCGCAGGGTTGGACGAAGTCAAAGCCGTACAGGCAGTCCAGAAACTGCTGCACGTGATTCAATTCACCCTTGGCTGCGTCGGTGAGGAATTCTTTGTACTCTTCGGCATGGAGGCCCGTGACAGCGCTCGCGTGATACAGATAGAACTGCAGGTGCGTCCATTCGTTCTGCAGGTCTTCGTTGATTAGCGTCACGAACTCAGCCAGCGTGTATTTCCCCGGTTCGCCTTCAGGGCCGGGTTCGCCGGGATGACTGGTCACTCCCTCGTCGGACATAGCAACTGCTCCTTCAGGTAAGCCGCAAGGCGTTGGGCCTGCGGTGTTTCTTCACGAATGATTTGTTCAAAGCAGACCGCGCCGTACTGCCGAAAGATCTGCACATTATTAACGAACCAGCCCATATGGTAACCAGCGCGCATAAAGTTGACCAGCTTCGTTGTCGCCTCTTCGTCATACACGTAGTTCTGGCAGCCGAACTTATGCACCCAGTATTCTTTGGGCTGGCAGTTAATGTGTCCGTGTCCGCCCTGTCCCGGAAGTGCTGCGCTGAAGATAATCGTCGGCGCAGTCTGCACTAACTTCTGCACAAACAGATCCGCGAGTTCCGGGTTAATATGCTCGGCAACTTCGAGGCACAGGCAGATGTCGTAGGCGCCGGTGCACATCTCAAACTGCGGGTCAAACACGCTGAACTTGTCGTGCGGGCAGCGCGGATCTGGGTCAATACCGTCGACGATAAAGCCAGCCGCGCGGAGGGCGTCGACATAGATTCCGGGGCCACAGCCGACATCAAGAATTTTCATTTACGTGCGTCTCCGCGAGCATGTGTAACCCGGCCAGATCAACGGGCGGCCGAAGCACCTTGGACACCGGCACGTTCCAGCAGTCCCACTTGTACTTCCAGCCGTTGTGGCTCGTGGGGTCAACCTCGCCTTTGCGGCCGAACGTGGCGATATCGAAAAAAGCCTTTTTAGGCATGAATCCCAGCAACCACGCGCGCTCGCAGTCTTTGTGGATCCGCGCAAAACAATACCAGTCACAGAGCTGCCGGACATTCGCGTCGCAGACCGTGCAGTTGTAGAAGTCGCGCGGAACTTCGTCGTAGTTCTGCAGCTTAGTTTTGACGTCAATGCGCCCCAAGATCGCATCGCGCAGATCCCAGTGGTATATGTCGTCTCCAATCGACCGATCCCACTGTTGCGCGTAGAAGTCATGCACAACTTCTTCACCCAAGAGCCCCGTAAACACGCCATAGCCAGCGCGAATCGAGTCGTTTAGATGCGCGCGGCCGTACTTTTTTAGCAACCGCGCTTCCATCTCGTCCACCCGCGCTAGTGCCCGCGCTAGCTGCTCGGATGTAATAAACACTTCAATAACATGCTGCGTGAATACAGCAGAAGTCATACGCGTCCTTTCACTTCGGGGTGGGCGAAGTGTAGCGCGTATATTCACAGCGTGCAATACGTTACAGCTTTTTTAGAATCGCGCCGACGAGCGGATGACGCACGACGTCACTGTGGGCAAACTGCACAGTATCAATGCCCGAGATTCCTTTAAGCTTCGCCACGACTTCGTTCATGGGTGGCGGCGAGATCGGTAAATCAGTCTGCTGCGGGTCGCCCGTCACGATGATCTTCGAGTTCTGCCCGAAGCGGGATAAAAATAACTTAAACTGCGTGTACGTCGCGTTCTGCGCCTCGTCGAATACGCAGATCGAGTCATTGAACGTCCGGCCGCGTAGATAACATAACGGCGCCAACACCACGGCCCGATTGACAAACTCCCGCTTGGGGCCGAACTTCCCTAAGAGCGTGTCCATGGTGTCGTACAGCGGCTGCATGTACGGATTGACCTTTTCGCCAAACGAGCCCGGGAGATAGCCGAGCTTTTCCCCGGCGTCGACGATCGGCCGGGTGAGCACGATCGAACCGGCACGCTTGGCCAGTATTTCATTGATCGCAAAGGCCATGGCCAGAAACGTCTTGCCCGAACCAGCAGAGCCGAGCAAGAACGTGATGTCGTTATCGTGCAGCGTCTTCCACGCGCGCCGCTGAGTTTCCGTGCGCCATTCGATATCGCACGGCGTCAGTAATGCTTTGGCTTTTTCCTGCTGGTCATTGCGTTTCTTCTCTTTCTTCTCGGCGCGGCGCGAGGGCCGTGATTTGGGCGCCATAAAGAGAGCCCTCCGTGGTGTAAAACGAGTGTGTTAAAACGCGCTGCGGCTCCTGCGGTGTTGCGTGGGCTGGCCAGCGCCTTGTGCCGCCTGCGGCGCAAACGGCGAACGGAACTGCATCTGCATCTGCACGGGCGACTGCAGCTTCGGCTGGCCGGCACCGTAGTACGCAGCTGCGCCTACGGCCGGAAGCGCTAACGCCGAATGTCGTCCGGCAAGTTGACCCGCCTGACCGACAGCGCTTGTTGCCGCACCAGCAGCCGCGCCGGCTGTGCCCATCATATTGCCAACAGCGTTCAACGTCGGCCGGTTTGGCGCGGCGTTAATAAGGCGAGTGCTTTGCTGCGCCACAGTGTCACCCACAGCCGTAGCCGCTCGACCGGCGCCGCCTACCAGCCCACGCGCACCAGCAGCCAATCCGCGCGCGCCAGCAGCAAGCCCGCGCGCAGCGAGGCCGCCAAACGCCTGTAACGCGTTTGCGTTTTTGCTGGCGCACGCTGAGCCGGCAGCCGCAGCTAGCATTGGTAGTTTTTTCTTTACAACCGGTTTTGGCGCCGACTTTGGCAGCGGTTGCTGAGCCTGAAACGGAACAGCAGCTGACTTTGCCGCCGACTGTTGACTGTTTGTGGCGTCCGTCGGAACCGGACTTGTAGCCTCGCGCTGCTTGTCGTCGATTGGCTTGCTGTTGCCGCGCGAACTCGGTGGGCAGCTCATTTCAGTCTTGCCGCGGGGCGCACTGGAGACAGCTTTCTTTTCTTTCTTGTCTGTCTTCTTCTTGCTACCGACCGGGCGGCACGAATCATTGCTGTACGGCTTTTTGCCCGGCACTGGCTCGTAGCCGGTCCAGCATCGGCCGGCTACCTTCATGCCAAACTCCAGTGCCGAGCCCTGCTTCACACCGGTCAGGCTAGCGTTCTGCAACTGCGGCATGAGCTGTTCAATGATATTTTTATTGTGGGTCAAGAAGTCGTACATTTGTCGCCCCTGATCGCTAGACATATTAGGATCTCGGCCCATCAACATCGTGGTGCCGAACTCCGGGCTGAGCTGCCCGAGCGCATTAATTTGATCCATAGGGTTGCCGCCCTTGCCGCCGCCCATCATGCCGTAAAGAGCATTCGCGCCTTGGCCAACCATGCGGCGTGGGCCGTCGCCGAACATGCCGGCGCCAGCTGCGCCCAGACCAGCCGCGCCCAAGCCCAGCGCGCCCATCGCTCCGCCCATACCGTAGTTGCCGCGCCCACCCATGAACGCGCCAGCTAACGCCAGCGGCACACCGGCGCCAATGGCATAGCGCGCTTCGGTCGGCATGCTGTTCCACATGCCCATCAGGCCGTCATTATTCGGCTGCTTCGCGTTCGCGGGATTTAACGGATGGTTGGGGTCTTGTGCGGCGGCCTCAAACAAATTTGGCACCGCGTTATTTTCGCCGGCTCCGCCGCCGCCGACCATGCCTGTGGCGCGCCCAGCGCCGTACATCGCGCCGGCGCCTGTAGCCACGTTCAGCGGGTTAAGCTTGTCGCCGACCGGGCTCGTGCCGAACACTTGCCCAGCCGCAGTCTGGACGGGGCGCACCACGCGGTCGCCGAGCTTGGCGCCGGTTGCCGCAGCAGCTTGGCCCGGCCCGTTCATCGCGTACCGCGCCGCGTCATCGGCATAGTTCAGACCATGGCGGACCGCGTCTTGCGAGACTTGGCCGACGCTGCCGACAAATTTTGCGCCCTGCGTCGCCTTGTTCGCGATTGCTTGCCCGGCGCCGCTGATCCGATTCCCGACCGCGTCGTCCACTTTGTTAAAGCCTTTTGATACCGCCGAGCCAGTATTGGCGACCGTATCTTTGACCGCTTTACGTGCAGCGACGGGAATCTGCCGCCGCACACCGGCCATGGCGCCCCGGACACTCTTTACCGCGCCGTCGGCCAGTCCGCGAAAATCCACCGCGGCTTCTTTGTCTGCGCCGCCAAGTTGTGTACCAAATTCATACGGAGTCATGGGGTCGTTCCTGTTTTGTTATTTCTGGTTGCGGCGCGTAATCGCACCGGCCGCCTTCGCAGCAGGTTTCTAAAATAATGTGACAAAAAGGGCAGACTAACTTGCCGCGGATCTCAATCGGCGGGCTTTCGCACTGCGGGCACATTACCACTCCAGCTCCACCGGGCGCTGCGTCTTGTAATTAAAGTCAACGTCAATCGGCGAGCGGAACTTCACGCCGGGAAGCGGAAGCTTCGGCGCCACAGAAGCCGTACCACCAAGGAGCCCAGCCGCAACCAGCGACGGCACGCCATACGATGTGTCCGCCAGCTGCGATAAGCCGCGGCCACCAGCCTGCAGCGCCTTGCCGGCAAAATCTGTGACGTGGCCGACACCACGAGTTGCCCGACCAGCAGCCCGGCCGCCAAAGCCCAGCGCCGACATGACGTCGCCGTACATGCCGGTGTTACCCGCGCCGTGATCGATCACCGTCTTGCCGCCCTTCATGGCTTCGCGGCCGACGCCTTTGGCTAACCCAGCTGCGCCACTCGTGGCCTGCCCGAGCCCTTCGATCCCGCCGCCAAAGCCGCGCACCAGATGCTTGGCACCCTGATTGATCGTCTTGGCGCCTGTGGCAACCCCGCGGCCAGCTTGCGCCAGCCGAGCGAAAATCGAACCCATGTTAATGCTCGGGGCTGCAGATTTTTCTTGCTGCCCAACGCTGTAGCCAAACTCAAACGGCGTCATGTGTCGGTCCTTTGTTATGAGAACGAGTGTCTTACCACTTGAAAGGTCGCGGTGGTCGTGGCATAGTCGGCGCCGGAACAGGGGGCGCATTAAGCTGCTGCGCACTAATTTGCGCCGTGCTGTTTTCCAGCGGTTGCGAGCCCATCGTCATGCGCACGGTGTTAATCGGATTGCGAATCATGGCGTTCATGGTCGACTTCACCGGATTCATCGGCAGCGACATCGGGCCCACAGACTTCCAGCTGGTCTGCGCCAACGGAATATGCCTCTGAATACCCTGCGACATCGCCGTATTAATGCCGGTAGCCGTGCGATTCGCGTTCACCATGCCGCGACTGAGCGATGCTGCGCCGTCCGCAGCGGCACCTAAGCCTTTGCCCACGGTCTGCGCCACGCGTCCGCCGCCAGCTAGTGCGCGGCTTCCACGCAGCAGGCCCTTAGCAGCGCCGCTGACAAGCCCAGCGCCCGGAATGAGACCCAGCGCCATCATGCCCGCAGAACCCAGCGAGCCGAGCACATTGCCCTGACTGACGTTGTGATACAGGTCTTGGCCGGCTTGAATCGAGCTTAAGCCCGGCGTGAAGTAACCGAGCGTGCGGGCCATTGTGTTTTCTTGATGCAGCGGATTAAACCCGCCCCAGCTACCGCCGAGCGCTTGCTTCTCCAGCCGCGCGCCGACACTGTAGCCAAACTCGTACGGGCGCATATGTAACTCCAGCAGTTAACAATAGTTTAGTTTATTGCTTTGTCGCGCATTCCCGACTGCACCGAAATACCAGCGAGTAACGTGTATCAGCGACCGGGAGGATTTCATGGTTCCAATTGTAGCGAATTTCGTCGCGCAGTTGTACAAGACTTCGCGGCGGCAACTCGACGGAAAACGCGCGCTTCTGCAGCGTAAACACCATGGTGGCCGGCGTAAGTAAGCTTAATACCGTGATTACCGCGCCGCCTTCGGGCAGATCCACGTGAGGTTTGATCACCTGTTTTTCCAGATATTGATTCAACGTAATAGAGTCTGGGCGGTGGTCTACGAGGTTTTGCGCCACAAGCCGGTCCAGCAAAAACTGAAAATGTTCTGGAATTGTGTCCGACAAAATATTATTGGGATACGGCACGGATGATCCCCAGCGCTGAATCACATTTCGGGTCTTCACGTGCCGGCGGGTGTGCCCCGTGGGAATACCGGCCTCGATGTGCGCGAGTAGTGTCTGCTCTTCCGCGGGCGACAAAAACTCGTCTTGTAGTGCAAGTGTGCTGACATCGAGTGGAATCATGTCGGGCTCTGCCGTTTATTTATTCGGCTTGCGCGGGCACCGACGATGGGTGCGCATTTCCCGGCGAAACGCGGCCGCCATTTTGCGCACATCGCGGTTGTAGCAATGATAATTAAAGAAGTGCCCAAACATGAAATGGCACGATGTTTCACAGAGCGTGATGAGATTGCTTTCGGTGAGTTCCAGATCTGGTGCGACGCTGACGGGAAAAATATGATGCACAGCGAGATTCTTCGTCCGGCCGCAGACTTCACAGGCCGGATGCTTGGCTAAGTGTTCTGCCCGGACTCGTCGCCACTCTCCTGCGCGCTGTCGCTGGTCGAGGATGTATCTGGGGCGCAGCCAGAGCGGCAGCCAACTGACGACGAGGGCGCACAGTTTTGTAAACATGGCCGGACTTTCGTGCTGCCGCGAACATACGGCGGGTCATACGGACAGTTTTTACATTTTTTGCCGCAACACTTTTGCTGCGCCAGTAGGACGTCACGGGACAAAGGCGGATACTTACTCACACTCGTTGTACTTCACGACTAAATACGTCCCGATAAAGGCGCCAATAGCCAGCGGGACCACATATAGTGGATTCTTGGAGTACGAGATCACGCCATACGCGCCCAAGCTATACAAGAACGAACTCACGATCGCGGCGTTGATCGGCTGGCGCTTGCTGACGCAGATCACATACATGGCGTACAAGATATCAATGACCACATAGGTCACGAAGATGACGCCGGCCGTGCCCCAATGAAAGTCCTGCCACATGGGTCACCTCACAGAACCGTCGAGGCTTGCGTAAACTTCTTCTCGTAATGCGAATAGATCTCCGCAAACGCCACACCCCACGCGGCGTCATGGGCGAGCTTGTTAAACGCGGCATCGTCCACTGCTGTATCCAGACGGTGGTTCCACGCCCGCGCATGCGCCCACTCGTGGATCAAGACGTCCATGGCGCGCGATTCATCCAGACTCTTGTCAATCTGAATGTGGAACTTCTTGCCCTGTTTCCAGCAGCGGCCCTCTAATTTAGATAGCTTTACCCGGCGTACGCTCACGGGAAAAGCCGCAGGACACTCGTCTTTGAGCATCCGCAGGAGGGCTTGGTAATACTTAAAACGAGCCGCCATGCTCCGTCCTCCTGAAGGGCGTCCTTGCCACAACAGGGTGATTATACTTGAGCTGGCGGAGTTTGGCGGCAGTGATTTATTAAGCGTTTTTCTGCAGCTGCGCTAACACGGCCGCGGCGCTTTTCTTAACTTCCTCGTCACCCGAATCTTCCGACTTTTCCTCGGACTTCTCTTCTTTTTCTTCGCTTTCGGGCGCTTCTTTCTTTTTGCTAAAGCTCCGCCCGATGTCGGCGCCGATGTTGCCGCCCATGTGAGCGCCAGCGCCAAGACCAGCAGCACCGCCAGCCAGTAAGCCCAATCCAGCGCCCGGGCCGCCACCGAGAGCACCACCGCCCAGCGCGCCCAGAATCCCGCCGCCTGCGCCGCCAGCAAGGCCGCCTAAACCACCGCCGGTCAGGCCGCCGAGCACCGACAGCACAGACGCTTCTTTCTTTTCCCACGACGGCGCACCAAGAGCCGATTCAGTAAGCGCGCCGCCGCCGAGCCCGCCACCGATCAGGCCGGCAACACCGCCGCGCGTCGTAGCATTACGCAGCATGGCATCTGTATACGGCGATATGTGCCCACTACCGCGAATCGGAACTTTTTTGCCGCTGCGCATCATGGTTCGACCGCCGCGCGCAAGAAACCGTTTCATCGCCTCAACGAGCTGCGCCTTATTCGGTCCGAACAGCGCTTTGCCCGCACGAGGATTTAACAGTCCCAGCGCCGCAGCACCAACAGCGCCCAGCGCCCCGCCAACGCCCATGCCGGCGCTGGTACCCGCACCGATCGTGGCGCCACGGCCGGCGCCTTCCATGCGATGACCAGACGGCGACGTAATCGCGCCAAAGCCTGCGCCAAGCCCGGCTGTGGCAGGAAGTGTAACAAACGCTTTCTTCGCTTGCTGACCGATTTGCATACCGAATTGTGCGGGCGTAACACTCATGCGATCACCTGTGGCTGTAATGTGGTTTTGAATCTTCCGTGTGGCAACGTGCTGCATGATCTTTTCAAACAGCTTGCGCCGGGATAGCGCCAACTCCATCAATTTATTTGGCGGAATCGGCGGCATCGTCTTCGTCCAGAATGCTTTTGCTGGGCTGGGGCTTGGCGTCTGGATATTTTAACAGCCGGCGCTTCTTCTTTGAAAGCGGTCGTTTCGGTGTGCTGGTGGTGAGCGTGAGCGGCTGAAACACGCTGCTTTTTTCCTGCGGCGCTTCTTTTGTTAACTCTCCGCGCCGGCGCTTGAGATACTTCTGTAACTCCTGCTCCTGATACGCTTCCAGCATGGTCTTTACTCTGTCCGACTTGGCCGGCGAGACTAACTTTGTCGGATCAATCGCCCAGTTGCGCAGCGCCCAGCCACGACGAGGTGTCGGTTTGGCCATGAACGGCCCACCATGACGCGCCTTGAAGCTCGCCCAGCGCTTGATCTGGCGCGTGTCTTCCTCGGGAATTCTGCGGCCAGAGTTATAGTTCTGATACCACTCCAGCCAGCCCTTTGGGTCATGCTCAGTCACCCATTCAGGCTTCCATTCGCCCAAGCTGGCTAATCTCGGCCCTTCTTTCTCATAAAGCGATTTATACACACCCATGCGATGCAGCTGGCCGGGCGTAAAGTCAGGCTGGAACTCAGGAAGCTCCGCGCTCTGCTTCTCTTGCTCGCGCTGCTTGCGGTATTTATCTCCCTCGTCTTTGAGTATCTTGCGGAAGATCTCATTGAGCTGCTCTTTCTCAGCGGTGAGGTGTTCGAGCACTTCGTCACCTGTACGCTCGCGCTTGTACCCCATGAGCTTGCCCAAGAAGCTCGGGTCTTGGCTGGCGCTTAGATATCTTTGGACTTGGACGTTCTTGAGTTCTTCAGGGAGATCTCTGTGCGAGTCAAAACGTAAGCCACGGCCACGAGCTTGCTGGCTGCGCGACTCATGCCAGTGCGGATCTAAGAGCTGGATGAGACTGGTGCCCTTAGTCGACAAGCCCTCAGCGCCAGCAGGGCCAATTAAGAGCGCGCGCAGCTTGCCTGTGTTGTATGCGTCCACAGCGGCTTGGCGCGCCTTTGAGCTGACGCCGCCATGGAAAAACGCATGCGGGATCTTGGCTTTCTCTAGGCCAGCCGCGTAGGGCGCCAAGCCAGAGTCAATAAAGTTGGAGTAGATAATCGCCTTCTTGCGCTTGTCTTCGCCCAGTGTTTTCTGCAGGTTCTGGAACGCTGTCTGGAGCTTGGCGCTCTGCTGAAAAGCTTTGCCGGGATCTTTGTCAGCACGGAACGGCTGTGTACTGAGACTTACTTGGCGCAGGCCCGTCAAGAAGCTATTTAACTTGGCCAGCTCGTCTTTACTTAGCGGAAACTCTTGGTCGAGCTTCCAGAGAAATCCCGGCGGAATCTTCGTGCGGATAGCCTTCTGAATCTTGTCCTGCGCTGGCGATAACGGCACACGCACGACTTCTTCTTTGACGTCGACGCCTTCAGGAGTCTTGCTGGGCTGATAGTCAACTTTGCCCTGCAGTAACTGGCGTAGCTCTTGCTCGTTCTTGACGACTGGTTTGACGCCGGGCTTCACGCCACGCAGCCAGCCAAACAAACCCGGGCGCACAGTCTTGTAATCTATGTAGCGCTTTTCAAACTCTTCGGGCGTGATCTGTTTATTGTTCAGCATCGACAACAAGTTCGCCAAGTCCGTGGGCGAGTTTGTGATCGGCGAGCCTGTGAGCAGCATCAGCCGTTTGGCTTGGGCAGCAGCTTCAGCAGCGCCTGTCGAGCTTGCGCTGCCGGGATTCCGTAATCTATGCGCCTCGTCCATGATGAGTGTCTTAGGCGGCGTCTGGAACTTCTTGCCCAGCGCCAGCCCCGTGTAGCTCATGATCTCAGGATTCGAGTTGCGCGTGAACTTCTTGACTTCTTTGTCGAAGTTTCCCCTGAGACTAGCCGGGACCACCACGCCATACTCTTCGCCGTCTTGTTCTTTGGCAGCTTCGGCGGCAGCGAGCGATGAGAGCGACTTGCCCGACCCTAAGCCGTGATAGACCAGCAATCTGGGGTCAGGGCCGGCAATGCGATCGGCGATGCGTTGCTGATGCTCTTGCAGCTGGATCTCGGGCAAAAGCTCAGCGATTTTGTGCCACAGCCCAGCCGGCAACGCAGATTTTTTCATCGGCTGGTCATCGTCGAGAATGCTGTTCATAGCGGACCGGTGACCTATTTTGACGCATTAATATCTAAATCAGCCACGGGATTCGGTCCCAATGTGGCCTGCGCCGCCAACTCACGCTCGTGCTTCTGAATTTCAGATTCTACCCAATCTTTGTACAAACTCACACGGGTAAACGCGCTGTCGTCGCCGTACGTGCCGTCTGGTTTCCCGTCGGAGTGCGCTAGAAATGAGTTAATTCCCGCTAATTGATTGCCAATGAACATTCCGCCGCCAGAATCTCCGGGGGCGATCATGAACTCTAACGGCAGCCGCCCTTCTTTTCTGGGCGAGCACAAAACTGTTGCCAGATGCGCGGACAAAAGCTTGTTGTGTCCCGCCCGGCGTTGATTATCTGTTTTTGTGGCGCCCGTAATAAAGTTTCCAGTTGAGCCCCAGCCCGCAATCGTCACGGCTTGGCCTATTTCATCTGTGTTGCTGTACAGCGGCACATAGAAAGCTAGTTTGAAGTCTTCGGCTACGTAGCACAGCGCAATATCGTGCAGCCCAATTTTGTCTGCGTTGTAATCTTTGTGCTGCACTTTGTAGACAACGCGATGTTTCTTCTCGCCCACATGAATCACGTTGTTATTCGATTCGTTGATGACGTGCGCGGCGGTTAACGCCCAGTGCGGCCGGATGATCACAGCCGAGGCAAGCTGTTCGTGGTGTTCGTTGCACTTCGTGCAGTCAATGTCGTTGGTGATCCGCACGACAAAGGGAAACTGCTTGCCAAACTCGACATACTTGGCGTCTGGTGTGCTGGGGTCGATCGTGCCGGCCATCGCTGCGCGCGCGGCCAAGAGAATAATCACGAAGCGTAGCAGGCGGGCAAAGAATTCTTGCGCGTTCATGGCAAGCCCCCAATGGAAATATGTGTGTGTGTTGTGCTATCTCATGCTCGTTGTTGTGGCTGTAAGAGTTTCATCGCGTTGGCAAACATGTGCGGATCGAGTTTGGGCGGTAATGGTTTCGCGGGCGGCGCTTTCAGTGTGTTCCCCAGTGCGCCGGCGCCGTAGCCAGCCGCGCCCATTAAACCTGTGGCCCCCAGTCCCAAGAGCGTGCGGTTGCGGGCCATGAGCTTCAGGCCCTTCTGCACGATTGGTTTATTCGTAATACCTAATATCTTAGCGCCCGGGCGTGTGAGCAGCGTACTGGGCAGCACGTCCATGTGGGAAAGTTGCGGTTTTACGGCGCCGATATCGCTCAGTACGGCAGACGGCATCGAACCGCAATGATTGCCCCAGCATCGCGTTCCGATGCCGCGGCCGCCAATAAACGGGATCTTCTGCAGCCACGGAAACCGCCGGCGCAGCATGTTCAGGCCCATCACCTCTTTCGTGCCGGCACCGATGGCGGCTGAACTGGCGTAACCCTTGTTGGTTTCTACATTGAGCGACTTGGCCAGCTGCGACTCGTCGATATTGTCAGCCATGCGGGCGTAAATCGTGCCGCGCGGCTGCTCTGCGTAATAACCCTTGGGGAAGAGCTGCGACCTGTCTTTCATCGCGTCGTCGTACACATTGTCGATGCCCATGTGGGGATCGCCAGAATTAAACTTCCACGGGCGCTTCTTGGCGTCGAGCCGGCCTGCAGCCATGGCTTTTTGATTCTCACGCACACGCTGCCGCAAGATATTTAAACTCACGCCGTTGCGCCCAGCGATTTCGCGCTGGGCGGCTTCCGGCAGCGTTTCAAACAGATGGAACAGCGGATCATGCACCTGATCGAGCATCGCGCCGCCGTGATGCAGCGTGGGAATCAACCGCTCGAATGCTTTGGGTTTAAATAACTTTGAGCGGGCCAGATGTCCCTGCGGCATGCCCACTTCGTCAACGGCTTTGGTGATCGCGTCAGCCAGTGCGGGCGAGGATTTGGTCCCTCTGCGCCGAAATAAATCAGCCAGCGCTTTGAGTCTTTCTTTCTTGGCTAGGCTCTCGGGCGAGGCTGGATTGTCTGCCAGTGCGCGCACATTCGTCTCGACTCGGCGCATCTTGGCCTGCGGTGTCCCCTCGAAGAACTCGCGCAGGCCGCCTTTCGCTGCATATGTCCCGCCCGTCGGTGTCGTGCGCTCAGTGGTCAGAAAGTTCTTAAAGTTCTTGACTAACTTATCGCGCCGGGCAACTAACTTACTGGCATCTGCACCCGTGGTCTTGGCCTCTTGAATCTGCCGAGACAGCGCGTTCAGCCGGGCTTTCATCAGGCCGTATTTATCACCGCCGCCTTCGAACGCCATGTAGCGCTCGGCGTTCGGCGCATTGCTGATGAATCCCTTGCGGTTCGTGGCCAGACCCGGGCTGTAGACTTCGCCGGCGTCGTTTACCAAGAACGATAGCGGCGGTGGTTTGCCGCCTTCGGGTGTGTTTGTGAGTGCGTGCGGCGCTTGAATATACGGCCCGACCATCTGGCCGTGCATGCCCGGACCGCCAGACGCTGCACCCGAGCCCTGAATCAGAAAGTTAACGAGATTACCGTCGCGACTCTGCTGTAGCCCAGACAAACCGAGGTCGCCGGGCTTGAGGGTCTTGAGCGCCTGCGCGACGTCCACGTTCCCGTTGGCCAGCGTCCAGTCCGGGGCGTCGTTGATGAGCTTTTTATATTTGGGCAGCGTGACGAGGAGATATTCGAGCAGGCTGGCTGCTGGAAGCGCTGCGCCCGCGGTTGCACCAATGGGGCGTAAATCTACGCCATTGTCTTCAGGTGCGGGCATAGTCTGTCTACCGGTTTTGATAACAATGGCGCAATTTTACCTGCTCTCATTCTAATACAAAAGCGAGGCCGGCCGAAAAACTAGTTACCAGAGCGCTGATAGTTAAAAAAACGCTTACGCGTGCGGAGCCGTCGCCTCCGCTGCCGATAAGTTTTACTCGCCGTCGTACACCTCAAACCGCTCCCAGACACCGTTGCGGCAGCAATCGACCACCCAGTACGACCGGTCTACTTCGACCGTATCGTCACTAAGGACGCAGGCGTGCCGCTCGGTGTGGTAGCAGTAATCCGCGGAGAGCGTATCCGTACCGTCGCCGATGTCCACAACGTGCGCCGTGCAGTAGTTGGGGTTGGTGATCCGGTCGCGGCGGGCCGCAAACAGCGCCGCCCGGAGATCGCACTGATTGTTGAACAGCTTGTCCACATAGCGCTCCGCATCGCCCATGTGCTCAAAGAACGTAACAGTATTCGGGGTCATGACAAACTCCTTCGGAAAACCAGAACCCGCAACCACGCAACACACGCAGTGCTATAGGCCCTCAATAGATATGACCGCTTTTTGCCCGATATTTAGCTCGGGTTCTGATAGCTAAAAAAAGGCGCCCAAGACAACGAGTCAGGGGCGCCTTCAAACCGTTCCGAGGAGGACGGTTTAAGACAACGTTAGGCGGCAGCGACCGCGGCCTTGTTGGCGCGCATCGCCTTCACCTTCGCCTCGACGGCGGGCAGGATCTTGGCCAGCGTGCTCTCCTGCACGCCGCCCTCGAACAGCCCGAACAGCGCGGCCGACGTGCAGCCACCGGAGACCGCAGCGAACAGGATCGCCGTGACCTTGGTGATCGTCACGCCCGCGCCAGCCGCGGCAGCAAGGCCGCCGGTCGTGACGCCGACAGCGACACCGACCGTGGTGCCCACGCCAATCGCCGCGGCTGCCGCGACCAGCTTGAGCATGCCGGCGTTCACGTCCGAGATGTTCATGGAGCTGACCAGCGCATGAACTGCGGTCAGAGCCTTCTTGGCCTGACCGTAGGCGTTGTTCGCCATCTCCTTGATCCACGCCACCACCGCCGCCGTGGCCTCCTCGATCGCGCTGTACACGCGGCCGAGGAAGGACCAGACGCCCGAGGCGATCTTCTTGATCGCATCGGCGATGGTCTCGCAGACCGTCAACACGGCGCCACCGAGGGCGGAGACCGTGTCGACGACGAGACTGCCGGTGCGGGCCAGCAGGCTCTGCTCGGCCAGCGTCTGCTGCACGAGCTGGTCGATCTGCTCGTCGGTCAGCTCCGGCTTCGTGGCCGTGCGCGTGACCTTGCCGACCTTGACCTTCGCCTTGACGCCGCGGGTCTTCACGGGGATCTTCTTCGTTGCAGCCATCTGAACAGTTCCTTAAACATGAGGACATCGATTGCGCAGAAGCCCATGCAATCCGTCTGGGGACGCCAATAACACATTGGCATCATTAGATATACCCGGCTTTTCGGCTTTATTTAGCTATCAGCCGTTATTCCGGGTTTTCACCGCCATCTGCTCCCGCGCAGGCCACAACACCATCTGTTGCATTGTGTCCTCGTCGGTTGCGTCGCCGAGTAACTGCAGAGCTGTTACTGGACGCTGCGCAATGCTTTCTTTACGCTCGTCGGTCAAGCTGTCGCGCAGCACAGCCTTGAGCGCGTCATACCGGGGATACGTCACCCATCCTTCAGCTTTGTCCGGGTTGTACTTTTCGTACTTCCTGTGGACATAGTGATTGGTTTGCACCAGTCCGTTGCGTCTGGTGCGAATGGCGTCGTCATCTCCGACATGCGTCACAACAGTGTGTTCATGGGCTTTGGTGCCAACCACGTGCGCAAAGAACGGCACGATGGTTTCATAGCTCCGTAGCCCGAGAACCAGACTGTTGTAACTCTTTGGCAGTAGGTCGCAGGCGGCTCGGACCCGCTGTAACACGGGCCACTTAAAGAGCAGCTTAGGCGCCGACAGCCAGCCAAACAAGCTATTCAGTTTATTTACAACTGGAGCTTGATTGACAGTGACAGCCCATGAATCACCCATGGCAGAGATCACGCCCACCATGCCCGCCACGCCTACAGATGTATAAGCTTGGCGACCACGATGAAAGCGAAAGATCCGCGTGTGCCGGCCAGTACTGCGCGGCACCACCCAGTCCATGTTACGGACCAGCACGGGGGACTTCTCAACATCAAAGCTGATACTGGAGCACCCACAACCGTACATCTCGGCTAAAGATGTGAAGTCGTAGATGAGGTTTCCCAGCATGAGCTTCCCCACAGGAACGTCGGCGTGCCGGGCAATGCACGCTAGTTCCTGTGTGTAATCTTCGCCAAACATGTCCACGATTTGGCGAAGTAACCAGCCGCCACCATTGGCCAGCGTATGCACAGCCGCCATGAGCGGACCGGGCAGGCTAGGCGCCACTGTCTCCTCGATTTCTGTTTCCACATCAGCGAGGAGCGACTGAATAGCATCTCCGTTTTGGATAGCAAAATCAGTCCAGCGCTCGTCAGCGGGGGCGTCCAGATCGATGTCCCAGACCTTGCCCGTGTAGAGCTTCATGACGGGTCACGCCCTTTCTTCCGTTTAAACAAGCACACCAGCAGCGGCAATTCGTTGTGAATTGGCACGGCTGGCTGTGCAGGGCGTTTAAATAGAAAAACCGCCGGTACCGAATAGTGGAAGCTATTCGCGGGTACGGTGCCGCAGGAACGACGATCAGCCCGGCTACGCGTTTGCATAATCGGCATGACTAGTTCCCTCCCTTCTTCGGCTTTGGCGCCAAGCCAAAGTCGCTGTTTTGGCCCGGGAACGGCACCGGGATGTTGAGCTTGTCGCAGCACTTGGTGACCAGATCTTCCAGTCGCTCGATGTACGCCAGCTGCAGGGCAGCCCGTGCGTCCACGATCTCTTGGAATCGCTTTTCCGTCAACTGTCTCGCAATCGCCAGCTCTTGGGCTGAGACGAGGTTGAGACGCAGCCGGTTGGTGGCTTCTTCAGCCTGCTCAATTCGCTCGAAGGCTTTGTTCAGCGTGACGGTCAAGAATCCGACCACCCTGCCCAGCTCTTCAACCCTGTCTTCCGCTGGCTTCGAAACATCGTCAGGAAGCCACTTGTTGATGTCCGTTTCAAACATCTGGCTCATCGGTCATTCTCCTTAGCCGCGCAGAAGCGGCAGGACACAGATCCGCCCAATACACTACTGGGCGTCACTGAATATGACCGGAATCGGGCTTTTATTTAGCTATCAGCGGCTGGCTCTGCGTCGCCCGAAAGTTGCGCAACGCGGCGGCTAAAAACTTCTGATAGCTCGCGCCGACGCCGCCACGATTAGGAAGTCGGGCGCCGGTATTGAGCGCGCCGGACGTAATTCTGGGTGGGACAAAGTTGCTTAAACCGCTCACCTGCAAGCGCGGCAGGAGTTTTAATAACATGTCTCCGCGGCCCGCTTCTTTCCCAAACGCATACGCGCTGGAGCACTTGCAGTTCCATTTGCGCAGGGATTTGTTAATACGCGAGTCAGGGTCGGACTTGGTTTTACTACCTGTGTTTACACGCTTCATGCCGCACATCCGCGAGCAGAAAGAGTCCTGACGCTTCTTGGCTTTTCCCTTGGGATTCTTCTCAGTGACCGGGGCTTTTAAGTTCCCGCCCGTCTCCCGTTCGTAGCTTTTGCGCCCCTTTTCATTGAGCCCGCCTTCAGGATTCTTACCCGAAGAGCGCTGCCACGCCGGCGTACTGCCCAACTTCTCACCCCCTACCGAATTAGCCGTCCCAAACGCTGCGTTCCCTGTGATATCGCCCGTGGAAGACAGCGCGCCGTAAGAGTTAATGGGGTTGGCATTGGGAGAAGAGCCGCCGCCAACAGGGGGAAGCTGGCCAGACGGCGCCGGGGAGCCCATGTTCGCCGGTTGGGCGGCGGGAGCCTGTGGTTGAGCCTGCGGCGCCTGTGGTTGCATCCCCATCGGCAGGGGAGTACCGGCTGCAGGCATGGCGTAGCGCTTTATACCGGCGTTTGCAGGCATGCGGGCAGCCTCTCGGGCCTCTAGCTCAGCCCTTTCGTTCTCTATCGCCTGCATTATGGGCTGCGACAAGACAGCAGAAATCTTCGCCATCAGCTTGTTTACACCATAATTTGGCTTTATTTCTGAATTACACCGTTCGCCCTTGGTCTTCACTACCTTGGGTGGATTTTCACCTGCAACCGTGGGCTTAGCACTGGCCGGCTGCTCGATATAGACCTCTTTGGTGTCCGCTTTCTTGGATAATTTTCTGTAAATATCGAGGGCTACAGAGTTTACAGCCGATTGTTTATGAGTTGTCTCTTTATTAGCGTACATAGGGAGTTTCTTTTTGGTTGGATACTCGTGTGCCCAGCGTTTGGCGATGTCTGGATGCGCTGCCCAGAGAAATCTACGCTGTTTTTCAGACTTAAACGGCATGGCGTAGCTCGAAAGATAGTGAACTCAGAGGGATTCCCGGAGTTAGGGTGCGAACTAGTCGGAAAAACCTATAAGTTGGTCGGCGCGGCTGTTCCCAAGCTGAATACGCCTCATTTTGGCATACGGGGGCTGAGAAGAAAAGGGCGAAGAGGCGTCTGGTACACTGGAAAGATAGTTGGGGAATGGATTCAGGCGTTTCGACAAGGAGGCCGCCATGAGATCTCTAAGAATTCTAGTGTTTAGCCTGCTGTGCGTGATGGGAATGGGAAAAGTGTGCGCCGATACGGTATTAATGTTCTCCGCTGACTGGTGTAAGTACTGCAAGATCGCTAAGGCGGACTTATTGGAGAACAAAGACGAGGTGAATGGCTGGGGGTTAGAGGTAGTGGACACCGATGTGAGCCGGGAACTGGTCAAGCAGTACGGAGTGAAGAGCCTGCCGACGTTTATCTATCTAAATGACGCCGGGGAAGAGCTGGATAGAGTGGCAGGCTATAAGGGATATAACCGGCTACGGCGTTGGGTCGAAAAGAGCGCGCGCTGATAGCTAAAAAAAGGGGCCGAAGCCCCGAGAAACAACACGAGAGAGGCGGCGTAGTTTACGCGCCACAGGCCGATAGCCCGCGGCAGCCGCAAGGCTGGCCCTTCTCGTCGCGCACCAGTTCGCCCGGAGCGAACACGTCAGTACGGTTGATGCGCGCAGCAACCATACCCGACACCACATACACCGTGTCGGCGGCGGGAGCCGGGAGGTCTTCCACCTCGCCAAACTCCACAGCAAATGTGTCGATGCCGTCGACACTCGGGCCGGGAACCCGGCGGGTGGCCACGCGCGCCACCTTGCCCGACGGGGGCACTTCCCGAACAGAGCCATTGGAAGCATGGATGTTCAGCGCGTGGGGGGTGAGGTTAACAATGGTCATGGTTGCTCTCCTTGAGGCAAAGTCCGCTACCCTTGGACTCTGGGGAGTAATGCCGGATTGACGTACAACACGCACGTCAATAACACCGGGGTTCTCACTAGATATGCCCGGATTTTGATAGATATTTAGCCGGGCGCTGATAGCTAAAAAAAGCGCCCGCACGGTTTAGATGCGGGCGCTTCTGCCTACGGGGCCGAGAGGGTTGTCCACTCGCCGGCGTAGGTCTGTTCCAGCGGATTGATGATCCGTGGCTTTTGCTCTGGAGCGGGGCGTGGAGCCGGGAGAGTTACGCCGGTTGGTTGCTGCCAACGCGCCGTGAACTCGTCCCAGCCTTTCGGGGCCTGAGCTTTATCCGAAACCCACCCAATGAGCGCCAGACCACCGACAATCATAAGCAGCGTGGTCATAAGGCTATTTCCTTTCTATACATCGTGCCGGGCAAAGCGTAATTTTTGGCTTACGCCTATCCGTCACTAAATATGACCGGAAATAATGGGTTATTTAGCCCGTAGCCAGACCATGATATCTAAACCCATGTCCTCGTCTTCGTCGTCGTCTGTGGTAAAGATATCCATACTGTGCGCGCGCATATGTACCTCCAGACGACGGGTGGGTAAAACGTGGCGCAATTATACGGTTTTGATAACATGTCCCGAAGCATAAAGAAGTCCGTATGCGTTTTTCTTACAGCTATTTGACGTAACATGTTGATATACAAAGACTTAGCGCGTGCGGGTTTTTCCTGCTTGGCGTAAGTCTTTGCGCGACAATATGTTACGTCTAATAGCTAAGAAAAAGCGCGGTCAGGGTCCGAAGACCACTGCCGCGCGTAGGGGTTAGACAGTCTCGAACTCGGCGTCGATCACCGTGTAGCTGTCGAACTCGTCGTTCAGGATCGCTGCTTCCGCCGGGATGCACTCGCAGACGCCCAGTTCAAGGCCGCAGTGCAGGCAGTGCTCGATGTCGACGTCCGCTGGGGCGATTGCCACGGCGAACACGAACAGCATGTCCCGGTAGTCGTCCACATTGACCTTCACCGCCGGGTTGTTGCGAAGCTGAGCCATTATCTCGTCCTCCTTGAAGAGAAAATAAAACAACCGCCGTCTCGTGGCGGCACAACGCTAATGGTCTCTCGCCATTAGACGGCCCCACCTATCACCGGGCAGGGGGTACGGCGAGGAAGTGCTATAGCTTCATGCGTAAGGCCAGTGCAATACACACTGCCGCGGCAAGAGATATAGGTCCTCAATAGATATGCCGTGTTTTTGGCAGATATTTAGCTAGGCCCGAATAGCTAAAAAAAAGCCGGCAGGGAAGCGCATCCCCACCGGCTTTTACGGAGTTAACGAGATCCGCGCTCGTGCCGAAGCGACCAATCGGTCGCCAAAAGAATCGTTAGCACAAGAAACGCTCGTGAGGACAGGTATCACTACCCGCCTACGCCCTGCAGCCGTTTGTTAGGTCACGGACAGTCTCGCGTTGTACGGACGCAAAACTATGTTATTTAAAACTAGTCCGGCAGGTCTTTCACCTGCACCACCCGCTCCCCTAGCCATAATGTAGTGTAGTCGAGTGGAGTCACTTGGAATAGCCAACGAGGCCCGGGCGGGGCATGCCCGCTATTCCGCCATCTACCCTAACGGTTCCTGCAAAACATTTCACGAAAGCTGCTCGCCCAGCCCTCTGCATGCACCTAGAGATAGGTTCATAACACATGCTTCTCACGAGCGCTTCTTGTGCCAACGTACGGATTCTAGCGGCCGTGTTGGCTACGTCAACGTGTCAATATAGTGCTGTGTAGAGCACACATAACGCGTGACGATATCTTCGGCTTCGCTCCCGGGGCAGCGCTGGTCTAACTCTTGGACCAGCGCGCCCATCGACCTGCGGATGTTTCCCAGAGCGCGGCGGAGCTGCTTTACTTCAACCTCCGCGTCTGTTTTATATCTCGTCCCGCTTTTCGTGTTCACTGTCGGAGCCAACGCTGCCTTCTCCTTGTGTACTACTTCGGTCCACCACTGGTTGTTCCACTTCGTCGCCGTCCTCGTCGCTGGCATCTTGACTCACTACTATTAGTAGCGCTTCCTTGAGGGTGTCGATCAGGGTGTTGGCACAATCATCCACGACTTTACGCAGATGATCCATTCTGTCAATCGTTTCGCGCATCTCGTCTCTGGTTTTCACCAACGTTTCTGCAAGCTTGAGCAAAGCCTGCGCCATCGCTATCGACAAGTTATCCACGGGTTCTCCTTTTTTAGATATCAGGACGCCACCTTTTCAGCGGGCTTAGCGCTATCAGCAATCTGATCGCGCAGCTGGCCCTCAGCCTCGGCCCACTTGTCGAGGATGAGGTTAGCGAGTGGGCTGTTGACCTTCAGCAAAAACTCCTCGATCTCCGGGGCCAACGCCGCCAGCGCCAGCAGCTTCGGCTCGCACTCACAGGTGTTGCCGATCTCCAGCACGAAGTGCCCAGCCTCGTCCGCGATGGAGCCGCGGATATGGTGATGCGAGGGCATTGAGCCCAGCGCGCGCAGTGCAGCAAAAAGCATACTGTTCTCCTTTTCGTTAGTCCCACAGGGCTTGGTAGTACTTACCGAAGAGCGTCGTACCACGGCAGATACGCTCCTCGTGCGCTTTCAACCCATCAAAGTCACACTTCACCCGCTTCATGTGCTCGGTGATGTTATCAATATCGGCCAAATCATCCCGTCCCTGCCAGAACTGATCGTCGTGATCCGGGTCGTTCAACTGCTCGAACGCCCAGATCATCTCGTTCATGATCCATTCCCAGCGCTTTTCGTGGAGCTGGTCAGGCGCGCCACAATTCTTTTCTTCTTCGGTCAACGCCGGCGCAGCGCTGGACCGAAGCTCTTCCGGGACGTCTTCGTCGTCGGTGAAGGGATACCCGTGCTGGGTTTCCTTCAACTGTTTGAGCAGCGGAAGAATAATTGGCGCGAGCGTGTCGTCCACGCTCCACGTGTCGTAATAATGAATCTTGACCGATACTTTCCGCGTACGTAACCGGCTGTGAAACCACTCGCAGAACGGGCCGAACCACGTCTTGTTCAGCCATTCTCCAATCTTCTGGCAGCGATCTTCAGATACACCAACCCATTGCAGCAGGTCGGCGATCTGATACGGACCCCACCACTTCGGCGCCTTGCCAATGTAAACCTTCATAGAATCCTTTCTAGTCGTTAAACCTCTGCCACTGATGCTGACAATCCGGGCACTCCCAATACGACACGCCGTCGTAGTGCTTGGGGTGGCTGTACGGCAGCTGGACGCCGATCAGCCTACTGAACTTGTACGGCGGCGAATAGCACTGCGCAATATATTCACGCAGGTCTTCGTCGCTCTTGTCTTTACACCAGTCCTGCCCGCGCAAGACCGTAAAAATATCTCCAGCACACCAATCAGCCTCACACTCCGGGCAATGCCCAAAGTGATCAAGCGTGGCTGTTTTTTCATTCAGCAACATTGGTCAACTCCTGTGGCTTACAGACGACAAATTTATCAACGCCGGGCAGAATGTTTAATGTTCTGCCGTTGTCCCACTTGACGCCAATTTGGTGCCATTCTGCCGGACCCTCCAGCGAGAGATATACGATTGTCCCTTTCAATCCTGCCGGCATACCCTCTTCAACCGGAATTATTTTCGAGTCCGGGTTTGTCATGGGCGCCAGCAATTCGATTCGATCGCCGATTTTCAACGGATGTGCCTTTCAAAAAAAAGAAAAACCGGGCGGGTCGATTTACGCCCCCGACCCTATAGCCCAAGACTAGCTGCAGCTCTTCTTGGAACTCCCCCACGTCGGCAGCACGCCACGAGATTCCCCGCAGCGGTATCCGAAGGCAAGGAGTACCCGGTTAGACAACGGCGCGCTCAGGTATGCTAGCTGGCGCTGGATATAGGACTTTGGGCTCGGGCATACCAATCCACCCTAGTTTCCCGGAGTTCTTGGCCGGCAAGTGACGGCTGTTACTCCTTCGTCCCCGTTGTTGTTCGAGACCCGGCTGTTAATTCAGCAATCTTACCCGTTGAAAGATAAGACGCGGACGCAATGCCGCGGTGTTAATTCACTTCACTACCCGATGAAGGATAGTTCCGGGCTATGGAGGCGGCGGGAGTCGAACCCGCGTCCAGAGATATCTCCAGAAAGAACGTCTACGTGTGTAGGCAGTTGTTGTTTACACTCCTGCCAAAGTTAGCCGATTATCGGCGTCAGGTGGGCTACCACCATCTTGCCCTTTCTCGCCGGGCCAGATCAGCCGATTATCGGCGTCAACCTGATTGGGCAATAAGGCTCAGGTCGCCTCACCCACTGGCCTATTAACTAGGCAGCGAGGGCCGGAGCAAAAGCGCCAGCTAGAAACGTAATCGGCTTTTAACGTGGCCAACCGATCAACCACGACACGCAGTCCTAACCTTCCTTATCCTGTCGAAACCAGTACGCCCCCGAACTCTCGCCGCAAGGATGTGGTGATCACACGTAATATACGCTCCCACGCACATTAAGGCTCATAACTTCCCCTTGCATTTCGCAACGCTGTACACACGCTGCCGAGAGAATAACCCGGGTGGGAGTCGAACCCACAACAAGTAGATCCTAAGTCTACCGCCTCTGCCAGTTGGGCTACCGAGTTGCGCATTGACCCCACGGGGATTCGAACCCCGGTAAACGGAACGAAAATCCGTTGTCCTAGGCCACTAGACGATGGGGCCATTGTCGTCTCAGTCTACCTTCTCGACGTTTAGCGCGATAAGAAAACCACACATCTGGGCAAATGTGATCAGCTGCTTCTCTTTGAGTTTGAAGAAATCTGCAAAGTGAGTAAACAGATCACAAGGCGACAGATCTGTCGGGTTTTGCGTTTCACGCAATTTAGATATCAATTCGGCTGCTCGTTCTAGAGTCATCTTGCTATTCCTTCGTGTAAAGATAACAGAACTCATTGGGCCGCCAAGGAGTCGAATCTTGCGTTTTTGTTGTCTTCCAACTACACTGCGTTATTCCAAACGGAGGTTTTATGCGCTGCGTCAATTGCAACATAGAGACAACAAATCCGCGTTTTTGTGGTCGCTCGTGTTCGGTTAGTTACAACAATCGCCGCGCGCCAAAAAGAAAAAAACAAACACAAGCGTGTCCAAATTGTTTAACCCAATTTTTTAAACGCGTAAACAGCAATCAAACGTTCTGCAGCGTTCAATGCCGCAAAACAAATTACTGCGCAAAAATTACTGCGGCTGGTCGTTTTGATATTAACGGCCAACCCAGCAGCGTAACTGTGCGCAAGTTTTTAATTGTTACGTCCGGCAATATCTGCACTGTTTGCGGTCAAACCGGTAACAACTGGCGCGGTCAGCCATTGACGCTAATTGTTGACCACATGGACGGAAACGCCCGCAACTGGAAAATTGAAAACATTCGACTTGTGTGTCCAAATTGCGACAGCCAGCTACCCACGTTTAAAGGTAGAAACAAAGGTAAAAGCACACGCAAATACACAATCATTCAACGCTAGTACGCCCGCAGGGAATCGAACCCCGACCTACAGGTAATCAGCCTGTATCCTTTCGGACCGAGAATATAAGTCTCGTGTGCTAACCGTTACACCACGGGCGCATATCTCGCGTGGGCGGGGCGCCAGCAGCTTGGGCTACTGCCAGCGCCCCGCCGTCAGCGAGTCTACGCTTCAGCGGTAGCGTTTGCACGCGTACCACCGGCCATCCCTGCCACGCGCGACCCCTTGGTCTACAACCGCTCTGCCGCTATTGCTATAGCAGCAGTTTCCCAGCGCCTGCTCGGGCGTTGAGCCCATGCCGACGCCTTCGTAACCGGCGTTGCCGCCGTGATGTCCCATGCGGCCATTGCTAGCCTGCAGCTCAGCTACGCCCTGTGCCGTAGACGTATGCCCGGCGTAAGAACTAGCGTAGGAATAGGACTTCACTGGAACCTGCGCCTGAGACGGCGTGTAAGACCGACGGTGCCGCGGGGCAGCATGCGCAACGCTGACCAGCGAAAGAGCGACGGCTACACACATGAGAAAACGGAACATAACGATCCTCCGTGACCCCGCTGCTGGTGTGCGCAGCGTGAAAACAAACAAGCCCCACACCGGGCAGTAGGCGCAAAGGGACTCGAACCCCTAACCCCCTGCGTGTAAAACAGGTGCTCTGACCAATTGAGCTATGCGCCTGCGAGACTACGCCGCGCGCTCTCGCTCGCGGCGTTGACGCCGACGAGCCCACGGAGACCGGTTCCAGTACCAGCCCCGCCAGCGATTGCAATACGCACGCCAGCGCCGACGCAACTTGTGATACCACTTGTTGCGGCCGATGCCGGTGAGGTAATGCTGCGTCCAGAATTCCATCGACTCGTCTGACGTACCATCCACGTAGCTTTCGCTGCAGTCGAAGCAACGGTTTGCCGGCACACGATACATAGGAACTTTGTGCATTGTTCCATCAATGCGCATCGTCACGACGTCGTTGAACTCAACCGCTTCGATACGACCGCCGCAGTGAATGCACTTTAACGACTTGTAAACCGGATTACCCATACAGCCCTCCAATGGCCAAGGCGGGACTCGAACCCGCACGGGAAATTACTCCCAGCGGATTTTAAGTCCGCTGCGTCTGCCAATTTCGCCACTTAGCCAGCCGCCCGCTAGACCAGTGCGGGCTCTTGCGGAGCCGGATACTGCTCGGGATGCGCTATGTGACGAAAACGATCCTTTCCCGTCTTACTGTGCGTCCCGAACATGTCACGGCGGTGCATCGTCTGTTCAACCGCCTCAAACGCTTGCTTCAATCGCAGAAACTGCGAGTAAGTCATTGAAAAAGCGTCTGGTTTTTGCGGACTCTCCATATTCCACGGCATACTGTTGAGCACTTCGGCCAGCTTTCGCAGCTCAATTGGCAACCGGTCGTTGTAGTACTCCGCCATGCTCTCGAATTCATCGCGTTCTTGTGTCGCCATTCCAGACGTACCTCTTGTCACCAATTTGACACCACCACCGCTGCCCATCGTTCCAGTAGACGGGAGTCACAGACGGAGATGGGGGCTGCAGCGTTGTCGGCGCGGGATGCGCCTTCTGATACTCTTCATAGCTCTGCCAAGCGATCCCCGCAAGCATCAGCAACGCCGTCACCAAACCAATCACGTTTCCCTTGATCTCGATACCCTTCATTTCAAAACCTCCTTGTTTGGAAATGACCTTTGAACAACCAATCGAACAATGGGCCCTGTGGGACTCGAACCCACGACCAAAGGATTAAAAGTCCCTTGCTCTACCAACTGAGCTAAAGGCCCGCTGCGTTTTTACCGTACGCTAACGGGGACCACTTACTTTTTCATCGGGGTCATACGCGGCCGAACATGTGGCGTGGCCGGCCACTGGTTTGGGCAGGTGCCGTCCGGGCAGTCGCCCTTGGCGTTGCTTGCCTGCGCTTCTGGTGCGGGCTTTGCTGCCCGCGCTTCCTGCCGCACCTCCTGCCGCTTTGCTGGCGCACGGCCTGCCGGCCAGAACGCCTCAGACATTCCGCCGTTGATGACGTGAGCTTTCCACTGCCCCTTTTCAACACGGGCATACAGCTGGTACTCGCACAGCTCCCACTTGGGCAGCAGGCCAGACCGGTGGCGGTACTCTGTGTAATCCACGTCATCATCTTTGGCCATGGTCCACTGTGTGATTTGCACAGCAGCCCACAAGCCCTTCGTATCGCGCCAGCTCGTAATCCACCGGCAGTCTACGAGCCGGATGTAAACGTCCGTATCGTCGAACATCTTCTGGCATTCCACCATGAAGTTCTCGCGATCCGGGCAGTTTGACGTCATGGTAGTCATCACAGCCTTGAGGTCTTCAGTCGTGCACGCCCTGAAGTTTTCTTCCATGACTTCCCGAATCGCCGCGGTAGCCGCATCGACATACTCGTGGTTGTAGGGATCGGTGACGCGATCCCATTTACCACTGCGTGCGTTTTGCTGCGCTTCGGCGGCAGTACACACAAACAACACAAAAAGAACCGAGGTCATGAACTTAATCATCTCGCTGACTCCTTTAAGCATGCCTCAGCAAGGCCGCCTAAAACGACCCAGCCAAGAAATGCGCCTATTAGGTTTACTGCTTCTCCCATCTGGAAGGACCGCGCCGCAAATAGCCCAAGTGCGGTGCCGGCCACAGTACACATAACAACCAAGATCTCACGCATAATCGGGTATGGCATGGCATCCTCCTTGCGTAGCCCGAATGTGTGCGCCCAAATCCGCAAACACGTATTTGCGGGGCACACGAAATATGCCCGGATATTGCCAAAAATTTAGGCAATCAGGCGGGGGCACAAACAGGCCCGTCACAGCGTTTTTGCTCTACCCATTCTGGCGGCAAAGTGTACCAGCCCTTGTCGTACAGCTGGTAGATCTTCTGAAACGCTTCATCGTACAGCGCGCCGCACGCTTCAAGGCTGTACGTGCGCCGGGCGGCCTGCGCAATAGCTACGCGGTCGAGATCATGGACTTTGCTGAGCGCCTGCATCCAGTCAGCCAGCGTCTTGCAGCGGAAACCGTTGAAACCCTGCTGCACGGTCTCGGTAAACGCGCCGTAGTCTGTTGAGATGAGCGGCGTGCCACACAGCAGACCTTCGACACCAGATCCGCCGAACGGCTCAATGAAGTTTGTGGGCATGAGCGAGCAGATCGCATTGCGCATAAATTCGCTGCGCTCTCGACCGGCAATCGGGCCGCGGTACACGATGTTCGGGTGCGCCCAGCGTGTGTGATCGCCCTGCCCGCACAGCACGATCTTGGCGCTGCGATCTATGTTGGGTAAAAACTTGGCAATTTCATATAGCGTGTCGAGCCCTTTGCAGGCGTCGATGCGGCCGAGAAACGCATAGTACGCACCGGGCGCAAAACGAGGTTGCCAGTCCTCGATATCAAAATAGTTCGGGATCACGAACTCGTAGTGCGCGCCTTGCCGCCCGTCTTTACCGGCGTGATAGTGCCGCCACGCGTAGCTCTCAAATATCTTAATCGTGCCGTCTACCAGCGTCGGGTAACCAATGCCGGTTTCGACGTGGCTGTTTTCAGGGAAGTCGTGCAGCAGCCGCGAGTGCGCGTGCCCGAACGGGTGACAGATAATGTCGCGCGGCTTAACCCGCTGCTTCATCGCCGGGACAAGGCGCTCTTCAAACAAATTATGATGGGGCGCGCCGACTGTGGCGTTGTCTCCATGAAACGCTTTCTTGTCACGATTGCCCAGCATGTTTTCAAATTCGTCATGCGTGAGCATTTCTACTTTCTCGTCAGCCAGACTTTCACTGCCGGCGTTCGCGTACTCAATGACGCGATACCCGTACATGCGCAGCATTTTGGAGAAGCGCAGAGCTTTTCCGGTGAACGCGCAATGGGAGTATGCTGCCGTATGCTTGGTGTGAAAGATACCAACGAGATGCAGTGTCGGCCGTGACATGTGTGTTCCTTACTGGTCGAACGAGAATTCTTGCTGACGCGGATCTGGCGTAGCCTTTTTCTGCTTTAATTGCATCGCGGTGGCGGTGAGACTGGCCGCGATTTTTTGCCGTGCGTCGTCAGTCACAGCCGGAATAAATAATGTGTACGCGTTGCCCGGCCCAAACATAATCGTGACGCCATTTTCGTTTACTTGTGTTTTGCTGGGGTGAAAAATACCTAGCAAACCTTTAAGATAATTATTCTCCGCCACAATCGCTGAAATCGTAGCGGCCAGCTCATTCACCCGATCGTTTTTGAAGCCGACAAAGCGAATGCCGCTCTTTGCGATTTCGAGCAGCTTTGTAACCGCCCATGAGCTGTCTTCGAGTAACGAGATCACGGCTTCCGGGCTCAGCATCTCTTCTTTCGGCCGATCGCATTTTTTGTTGGCGCAGCAACCCATGTCGTTTCCTTTGGTGGTAGCGGGTATCACGATACGCGACGTACAAAATCAAACTGCCCCATATCAGCATGACGCTGATAAAAATAACCCATTTAGCAAGCATGTCAATTCAACCGCATGATTCGGCGTGACGAGCTAAACTCGGCACGACAGGGGCAGCGGTCAGTAAAAACTTCTTCTGAAACTGGTACGTAAACAACTTTTGTTTTATACGCACACCGCCGTTCTGTTTCCCTAGGCGACCAGCCGCGCCGTATTTCTCGTGCGCGTTGAGCAATTTCTTCTTCTGTCGGCGGCGGCACACGGGCGGCCATATTTTCTCCTTAGCCGTAAAGTTTGAAAATCTTGCGCTGCTTCGGTGTCGCGTCAACTGGTGTTTTGGTAACTGCGGGAGCTGTTGCAGACGGAATAACGCGCGTTACGTGCGCCGCCAACCGCTCGCGAAACTGCAGACTCACTAGCTCGTCGTGACGCCTGCGAGCCTCCGCGCGAAAATACTCCATGCGCGTTTTTCGTTCGGCCAACCACACACGTTCACGCATGAAATCAAATCGCAACCAGAGCAAAAACAATACGCCAATGACAAGCGCACCAATAGCTCCGGTTGGATCAGATTTGAACGCGCGACCCGTGACAGGTTGCTCAACACGTACGACTGTTGTTGAGTCCGTGTTTAGTTGCATAACACGCGGCACAAGCCGGGAGATACTTTTCTTCACAGCCGAGTTCTACAGATGGGCCGTCCAGCGTGGGGCAGCCGTCGCACAGCTTAAGGTTAAACACAGCTTTGCGCAAGCAGAATGTGCACGTTGTTTTGACTTCTTCAATCGAGTCCGCAAGTTCGAGCAGGCGCTGTGAAGCTGGGAAGAGTTGCCGACGAAAATCTGTCCGCAGGCCGTAACAAATCACCGGAACACCAGCATCCGCGGCAGAACGAAATTGGTCAATATCAGCTGCACATAAAAACTGCGCTTCATCGACGAGGATGCACGCGACATCTGTAAGCGCCGGAAGAACAAGCTGGTCAGATGCTGGTACGACAATGTCTGCCGGCATTTCAAGCCCGGCGCGCGTTTTTATGATATCTGCGCCAAACCTAGTATCGACGGCGGGTTTGACGAGTACGACTTTTTTGCCCTGCTGCCGGTAGTTGTGCGCGACAGCAAGAAGATTTAGTGTTTTAGCGCTGCCGACAGTACCGTACCGAAAATAAAGTTTAGCCATTTTTATGCGGGTCACTGGCAGAAACGAATCTTAAAGTCAGCGCTCATACCGAAACCGTAATTGTCTTTAGTGGCCAGCGTAAACGTGCGGCTTTCGGCTGTAAAGCAATATTCCATGTCGTGTGCGCCGTTGCACGGATTACCACCAAACGGGAATTCGTTTGGCCGCACGACCTCGCCGTTCAAAACAAGATCGTCGTTGACCGAGCCTTGCAGGTGCACGGTAACCGGCAGCGGAATACTAGACGGAATGGTAAATGTTTCCTCGCCGCGGATGTACGTAAACGAACAAAACGGCCCAAGATAGTCGGTCGATTCTTGGTATTTGTACTCCAGCTCTTCTGAATAAAATGCGGAGCACTCGCAGGGCGGGCAACAACACGGCTCCGAGCTAGAAACGACGAGTGGGCCGCCACAACCCGCGACGCGCAAGAGGCCGTTGATAACCGTGAGTTCTGGCGCCACAGCAAATTACGCGTGTTCAAGGAGAATAGCGTCAACTAACGCCGCACCGTGCCCGCACAAAATGTAGCCAATAACGGTCGTGCCGCTGGTTAAACGCTGCCCTAATTGCGCGTCAGAGAACGCGTAAATATCACGCAACCGCCCGATAATGTTATCGGACGATAAACTACGGTACAGAATTGGTACACGAGCAAACTGCCCAGACCGCGTTTTTAGAGTTGTAGCCGTCGGCGTGACGGCAAATTGAAACGTGGTATTCAAAAGCATAACTGTTGATGTGTTCGGCGCGAACACGGCTGCGCATGCGTTTTCGTCGTACGTGGTCGAGACGCCGTTCCAGTTACTGGATAAAAAGCGATTACAGCCGTTCACGTTATTGCATGTCGGATTGTAACCGTCGGTCCAAAACGTGTGGCTGATCGTTCGCGACCTGCCGGAGCGAATAACGCCGTACAACTTACCGTCGGATTCTGAGTCTACAACCGTGTCGGTCGACTCCGAGTCAAGGATCGCACCGGCGATAAACCCATACGTTGTAGTACTGGTAGCGTTTGTTGCGACGACTGCGATCGCGTCTTTTGCTTCCCATAGATATACAACGCCGCTACCGTTTGCGGTCAACCACCATTTACCCCAGCCAAACACTTGCCCGCCGGCAAAAGGATCAACACTGTTCCATGTTGTACCCGTCGGTGTGCCGGCGCCAGCGTTTTTCACGAGATTTACCATCATCGTGTTTGTTGTATAGCTTTCGCCGCCTTGCATAGTAATTGACGGCGTTGAATCAGTGCCCGCAATCATAATGCGCTGATTGAGCGTGTTTGTCGGCGTTGCGCAATACAAGCACTCTGTTTGGCCGCGCGTAACTTTCGTCCATGTACCTGCCGACGCAGAGCCTGCGGTGCGTATTGTGCCGTCGTTGTATGTTGTACGCGTGGCCAGATCAAAAATAGCGTCGAGCAACTGCGCACATGTCGCCGTGCTACCGGAACCAAATCCGACAGAACCAACATAACGCCAATTGATATGTTCTACACTCATGAGAGACTTCCTCCGCTTAGTTTGTACGAATTAAATTTTATACTTGTCCGATTAAGTTCTAGTGTAGTACCTGTTGTTGGTATTTTTACTGCCGGTTCAAATTTGATGTAATTACACGCGTGTATCGTATGCGCACCAAACCGAATATGCGCGCCGTTTATTTCAATAATCGTGTCGGCCGGCATCAAGTTTAACGTAGATTGTCCGCCATTCAATTCCAGCGGCCATAACCGAAAACGCCGCGCGTCATACAACTCACTTAGCCGCCAAATACCGGCAGCTTTACCTTCTGTAGGGTATAGGTCTGAGCCAATCCGGCCGCCAGTTCTGCCAAGCATTAGCCGACCTCTTCAAAACTACAGACGGCGTCGAGCGCCGAATTTGCAGAAGCCGTTAATCTTAGCGCGTCGCCCTCGACGATGTAGAAGGGGTTTTCTTTCGCGATAACTACAAGTGAAGATTGCGGCGGGACTGGAATCAACCGCGCGATGTGCGCCGCCGTGCCAGAGCGAAAAATATCCGCCGTGATGTTCGCCACGTTATTTGACACGTTTGTGACGATTAGTGCGTTGATTTTTAAAACTTTGTTGCTGTTAGCGGCGTTACTGGCAATCGCGGTAGGCGTGGTTGTCACTTGTTGCAACGTTGTGCGACCGTAAACAGACGCTGCGGTAACAATATTTGGGTTAGCCATATGACACCTACAAGTCGCTCATAATAATCGGTAATGTTGAGTTACGCAATACGCGATATTTGACTAATGCCGCGCATTAACTAAATAAAATTGACGGCCAAATAGCCACTGGGCCTGTGGGGCCTGTAGGGCCAGATGGGCCGCCGGATGGCCCTGTTGGACCAACCGGTCCGGTTGCGCCTGTTTCACCAAACGGACCTGTTGGCCCGCTCGCGCCTGTCGGACCGGTGACGCCAGTCGGTCCAGTTGTTCCCTGCGGACCTGTTGGTCCAGTTGGGCCTTCAACACCTGTCGCGCCATCTGGTCCAATGGGCCCAGTCGCGCCCTCGGGGCCGTCTGGTCCGGTTGCGCCTTGTGCCGCTAACACCGGCACGCCACCGATTAAAATAACATCTTGGTACTCAGTCGATTCAACGGTTGGCGCTGGACCTGTCGGGCCTGTTGGGCCATCCGGGCCAGAGGCGCCCGTCGGTCCTGTTGCGCCCTGTGCCGCAGCAACAGGAACGCCGCCGATTAAAATAACATCAGGTTCTTCTGTTGCTTCTACAGTAGGCGCGGGGCCGGTAGGTCCGCTTGGCCCGCGCGGGCCAACTTGTCCGCGAAGTCCTGTAGGTCCTTCTGGTCCTGACGGCCCGGACGGACCGACGGGCCCCGTTGGTCCGGTCGCGCCTTGTGCAGCAACAACAGGGACGCCGCCGATTAACAAAACGTCCGGCTCTTCAGTCGCTTCAACCAGCGGAGCCGGCCCTGTCGGGCCAGTTGCGCCGTCCGCGCCAGTTGGACCATCGGCACCCGTTGCGCCGGCTTCGCCGTTTGGTCCTTGTACGCCGTTTAAACCGCGCTGGCCTGTTAAACCTCTGGGGCCAGTCGAACCAGTCGCGCCCTGTACAGCGACAATCGGCACGCCGCCAATTAAAACAACTTCAGGAAACTCTGTCGGCTCTACAAGCGGCGGCGGACCGGCCGGGCCGGTTGGACCTGACGGCCCGGATGGCCCGCTCGGGCCGAGAGGGCCTTGTATACCCTGCGGGCCTTGCAACCCAATAACACCCTGTATACCGGTCGCGCCTTGTGGTCCGGGCGTGCCTTGTATGCCTTGTATACCTGTCGCGCCCGTCGCGCCAAGCGAGCCAGTAACACCTGTCGCACCTTGCGGGCCGCTTGCGCCTGTTGGACCCTGAATACCGGTTGGGCCGGTGGGGCCTTCTGGTCCAGTAGGCCCTATTACACCAGTTGCGCCAATCTCTCCTTGCGGTCCCGTTGGTCCGGTAGCACCCGGCGGGCCGACAACACGACCAATGTTTTGCCACGTTGTTCCGGTCCACGTATACGCAACGCCTTCAGCGGCGTTCACAGGGAGATCTTCGTCTGTTAACGCGTCTACGCCGATGATCCACGTATCGCCGATCACGGGCGTCCCAGCAGGCGGCCAGCTTTGCGTCGTTCCGTAAAACCGAACACCTACACCTGTTGCGCCGGTTGTACCAACCGGACCCGTCGCGCCCGTTGCGCCCGGATCGCCTTGCGGCCCGTCGTCGCCAACGTCGCCCTGCGGCCCTTGCGGTCCAGTCGCGCCCTGCGGACCAGTTGCGCCGTCAATACCGTTTATTCCGTTTGTGCCGGCGACGCCCGTCGCACCTTGCGGCCCGCTCGCGCCTGTAGGGCCGGCAATGCCTGTGGCGCCAAGTTCGCCTTGTGGTCCTGTCGGACCTTGCGTGCCTGTGGCACCAGTCGGGCCTGCGTCTCCAGTTAGACCGACGTTACCCTGCGGGCCAGTGGCACCTTGTATTCCTGTAGCGCCAGTCGGCCCCTCGACACCAGTCGCTCCGACGGTGCCTTGTAAACCCTGCGGCCCTGACAGACCTTGTATACCTTGTGGCCCTTGCGGACCCGATAAACCTTGTAAGCCCTGTGGGCCTGTCGGACCCGGCAAACCCGTCGCACCAGTCGCGCCAGCGGGTCCTGTTAAACCCTGTGTGCCTGTCGGGCCGGGCTCGCCAGTCAAACCAGTCGCACCAGTCGCACCGAGCGATCCAGTCGCACCAGTAGCTCCGAAAGCGCCCGTCGGGCCTTGTATACCAGCTGAGCCGGCGAACCCGCGCGGGCCTGTCTCACCTTGCGGCCCCGTCGCGCCTGTTGCACCGCTGCTGCCTTGTGCGCCGCTAGCGCCAGTCGCGCCGGCCGGACCTGTGGCGCCAGTCGGGCCGCGAATACCAGTTGCGCCCGTCGCGCCACTGATGCCAGAGACACCAGCAGCGCCTTGCAGGCCAGTAGCGCCTGTGGGGCCTGCCGCGCCGGCTAGACCCGGCACACCAGTGGCGCCGGATTCGCCGGCAGGGCCAGCGACACCCGTTGCGCCGCGAGCCCCAGTTGGACCCATGGCGCCCACCATACCCGCGGAACCTTGCGGGCCGGTAGCGCCCGCAGGGCCGGTCACGCCGGTAGCGCCCCGAACACCAGTTGCACCTTGCGAGACGAGATTCAGCGCGGCCAGCAGATTGCCGACCGTTGTCTTTTTAGTGGTAGGAAGATCTGCCTGCTGATCAACGATTGCTATTAAATCGTCGGGGCCCGGTATTGGTTTACTGGGCAGGTCAGATATGCGCTTTTTAGCCATCGTGCTATCCCTGCAGACAGAATGCCTGCCCTATAAAATAGCATATTTCGGCTAATCAGTCGTTGTCCCGCGACTCAATCTTTTCGAACAATTTGTTTAGCCGATAATCGCTGGAATAACCCGAGTAAGTGCCGCGTAAAACACGCGACAGACTCGGGCTGCGCCGCGGATGAAACCGATAGCGACGAAACCGCAGGATCGATTTGTGCCGATAGGGCATTTTCGGAAGTTTGTTATACCAGTAGATTTTCCGCGCCGCCCAATAACCAATAGCGCCGACAACGCAACCAGATAAAAAACAGGCAATCAGCGGAGTCATGGTTTCCCTCGACGGTTTAGTTATTTAGCCGATAACTGGTACATAGCCACATTGCTGACGGCGTAACAGAAGAACGCCAACCCGAGCCACGGATTATTTTTCCAACACTGCTCGGCGGCGGCATATGCGTAAATCGCCGACACCACTAGAAGCAACCAGCCGCTCATATCACCACTTAAAAAAAGACCCGCCGAGTGAGCATCGTTGAGAGGCCCGGCGGGTTTGCTGCGTTAAATTCAAAGCAACTCAGGCAGTCGGCGGTGTCGGCTGTACGGACGGGGGAATAGCCGGGGCCGGAGGCGGTGTGATTGTCACAGTACCGTCAGCGTTGTACGTGAACTGCCCAACCATAGCTGCGCCTTCTTGAATCGCTTCGGGCCGAACTTCAGCGATTAAGGCGCCGAGCTTTGCGTGCAACTGAAACACTTCAACCGCGTCTGTACCAAGCGCGGCCGCGATTTGCGAGGGGGACGCCTGCGGGTTACGCCAAAACTGCTTGGCGCCCTGATTAAACGCCGTCACCATGCTTTGAAACGTGGTGCGCGCTTGCTGCTTGATCTGGTTCGCTTGGCGTTGAGCCGGCGTGAGTTCGTTGACGACTGGGGTATCGAGAATGCTCATGAGTTTGCTCCATTAGGTGTTATCAGTATACCTGCCAACACAAGTTTGCTCAACCGCTACACAATGGTTGGGACGCGCCCGGCAGTAGTGCGCAAATAATTGAGATTGAAGAAATCTGGTCGAACCTTTATGGCGCGATACCACACGTTTGGTAGTTGCATTTCAAATACAACACCCTGATTCACGCCAGTCGTCGAAAAGTTAAATTCTACGGTATTTGGGTTGTCCCCGTGTAAAAGCAACGTACCTGAATACGTTGTGTCATTCGCTTTCAAAAACGTATACGACCCGCAACAATCAGTGTTGCCGTACGGCGATGCTCCGTGCGCCCGAACAATCGCCAGAGAATTCGCAAGATCTATTTCGTATACAACGCCCCGGTGCGGCCTACCAGAGCACGATTGGTTGTCTGAAATAGAGACAATATCGTTGCCGGGTGTCAGCGGCGGGAAATCTACGTGCCAGCGGGCGTCGTGTTGGGAATCTGTACCGTTATACGGACTACCGGAAACACTAGGCTCACCTTGCGGTGTCAGCCACTTCGTGTTCTGCGTCATATTCGCTTTGATAACTGGCGCGAGTTCGCCGCCGTAGCAATAGCCGGAACCAGATATAATCCAAATAATATCTTTTGTCTCGTAGTCAATAGCGAACACTGCGCCGTTGTGCCGGCAGCTGACCACGATATTGCCGGTCACAGGATTGACGTCTACAGAGTTGAGGTGGAAGTAGTCCGAATAAGTGGTGTTAAAGTAATCGTCGCTCCACCATTCCCATACGATCTGGCCCTGCGGGCTTTGCTCTTGGATATAAAAACCCGTGCTGTCGTAAGACTCATATATGACATTACCTTTGCGCGTGCCGGGTCCTTTTACGGCGTGAGACTCGTGAATTTCCCACGTGTGATAGCCGCCACGCGTGTCGGGATTAATCATCGTATAAGGCTTGGCCGTTAAATCGTTCAAGCCAATATTAATGTCCCAGCGTGGTGCGCTGTTTGTAGTGCCGTTGGTCATCAGTTTGTTTTTGTCCCACCCGGCGTGCAAACTGACGACCTCTTCCAGTGAACTGTCGTTGTATGTATACCAAACAGGCACGGCGTTTGAATCGTAAACTGCCATATACGCACCAACTGGCGCCGCAATGTAGTAGCCCGGAACATGCGCGTTTGTTTTTGTGGAGATGACGGGCAAATCCGGAAAGTCGCTCGGGAGAATGCGTACGAAATAACTCTGCGCGCCAGCTTTAATCCGCAGGGCTTTGTTAACATTAGCAGAACCCGTCACCGCAGTTCCGCCGTTGATAGTCACGGAGTAATCGCGCAGTGAGGAACTGTAAAAATCTGTATCCGACCAGACCACGTAATCGCGAATTGCGGGATTGAACGCCGGCTGCATGCTATTGCCATCTACTGTCACGGCAAGGTTCGTGACGGCGGCGTTCGACAGAATTTCAACAAACATGTCAGAAAACAGCGGCTCTTCAGAAATAAGCTCTGTCGAAAGAACGGTGGCCGCCCACTGCACCTGATGCGCAGCTGGACCCGTCACGGTAACGGCCAGTGCTTTGTTTACACTGTCGGCGGTAACTTCGACACCCGAATCTTCCGGCCAATCCGCCGAGATCACTTCGACAACTGGCACGCCCGAAAGGCTAATGTTGTTCGCATAGTCACGATAGATACTGCCGCGAATTGTCCACGCGCCCGACATCGTGGCGGAGATGTCATAAGCCGAAACTTTGACTTCAAACGCCCACGCCGCTCCGGGCGCTAACGTCAAATGGCTCGTCATGCCGTTAATAAACATGCGTGTCGGTGTATCAGTCTCGGTTGAGGCGCGCAGGGTGTACACAGAAAACTGCGCGTCGCCCGGAACGAAAAAACTACCAGACGCCAGCGCCAGCTGCGATTCTTTAGCCGCAACAGCGTGCTTCCCGCCAGCAACGCTATTTAAACCGCTGGCTGTGTTGTTCGTACCGCCCAGCACAACAGAATTGACGCCGCTAGCTGTGTTGTCTTGTCCGCCCACAACCGCTGACTTCGCGCCAGACGCCGTATTATCGCCGCCGCCAAGAGTAGCCGCGTTTACGGCGCTAACGGTGTTGTTCGCGCCGCCACCAGCAAAACCGTCTGTGCCGGTGACATCGTTATTGGTGCCGGGGAGTTCGGCGCCGGTCGCGGAGTAGGCCAGTTGGTTCCACGGCGTGATACCGTCGCCATACTTGATCTTGCCCGTGTCGATCTCAAGACACGGTTCGCCCGCCGCAAGAACTTCGTTTTGACCAGCAAGATAACTTGCCGTTCCTCTTTTAATCCTTATTTCTATCATGTTTTATTATGTGTTAAAGGGTGTTGTTGGGGGTGTGAAATTTGCGGTATAGGCAGCATAACCCTTAATAATGCGCAGCTCGTCTATGTACATTTCGGATGTGAAACCGATGTTGTTGGGTTGCATGGCCCCAATCAGCAATCGGTACGGGCCTGCCTGCGGCGCAACCGCGGACGAACCAACGCTCGTGCCGTTCACGTAAATCGTGACGGTGCCGTTCGCTCTTGCCGCCGCGACATGAACCCACTGCTCTCGCGGAACCACGCCGCCTATGGCGCATTGCTGTGTCCCTTCGTCCCACCTTAAGGCATCGTCAGATCCGATCCAAAAATGTAATCCGAAAGGAACATTGATGGCATTAGAAAGATTCAAGACCGTAGCGTTGTCAATGGATGACGGACGCCAAACCCACGCTTCAAGCGTCCAATCCCCTTCGGACATGTCCTCGAAGTCCGAAAAATCTCCGCTGTCCAGATAGCCGTTGCCCAAAGACAACGAGGAGCCGCCGAACTTGCTCTGTGCGGTTGAAATAGCAGCACTACCGTTTGAGGCTACAGTCACCGCGTTCGGGCCGCTGTCGGTGAACGTCGTACTACCGTTAGCGCCGTCCATGTGAAGAAGCAGCGCCGGGGTCACACCAAACGGCAGCGACGGCGGAGTGAAATTACCCGTATAAACCGCCGCGCCCTTCGTGATGCGGAGTTCGTCGATGTAGCCGTTAAACGCGTACGTGTCTGTGTGCGAGTAACCGCCGATCGTCGGCAAGTATGTGAGATTGTTGAAATCAAAATCGCTATTTACAGGGTCTCCGCCAACACCGTCCAGATACAACCGCATGACGCCGTTGTGCCGACACAGCGCAAAGTGCTGCCAAGTATTATTCGATACGGCCGGTCCCCACACATATGTGCCGGGATTTGTCAGACCGTGATCGAGAAACAGATTGCCGTCAGAGATTTGCAACGCCAGATAGTTAAAACCGCTTTCGGTTTGGCTGTAAATTGTGGTGCCCGGGTCTGGAGCAGTAGGGTAAATCCAACCCTCGATTGTAAAATCTCCCGTACCATACGCGAACATTTCAGGATCTGTCGGTGTCACTTGAACGTTGTCGCCGTAACCCGTGAAATCGCCGCTTGCGCCGCCAAACTTGCTTTCCGTCGTGCTGATGGCTGCGTTGCCGTTTGACGTTACCGTGTGCTCGTTCGCGCTGCTGTCGGTAAACGTAGTACTACCGTTCGCGCCATCCATGTGAAGAAGCAGCACTGTGTCGCCGGCCGGTACGGGTGAAAGCCCGGCGCCACTGTTATACAGCGCTGAAATTTCCGCGCCTGTAAGCGCGCGACTCCAAATACCGGCCTCGTCGATCGTACCGTAGAACGGCGAGTTCCAAAGACCTTCGCGGTACCCGACAGTCATCTTGGCGTACTGGCCGCCAACGTCAGAAAACGCAATTTCGCCCTTTTTCACTCCGTCGACCCAGAGCGCGCTCGTATTGTTATCTTTGTCAATAACGAGCGTGACCATATGCCACTGCCCGTCGGTATAGTTATTGTTTGAAGAAATCCACAGACCGTTCGAGGCGCCGCGAACATCTGCGTAAAGGCAGCCGGGGTTCTCTGGCGGCCAACCACCGTCAGCCCAACAAATAGTCCAGCCGTAATATGGGCCAACTTCGGGTGTGGTGCTCATCAGGTGCGGACGGCCGGTGACAGGGCCGTACGCGGCGTCAGTCTTAAACCATAGATTTACCGTGACCGAGTAATCGTTTCCGGCCGGGTTAAACGCGGAGTTGCTCGGATAATAGTAACCGCCGCCAGAACACACGAGGCCGCCGCTGATTTTGCCCGCGTCAAAACTCGACGAGCCTTCGGCGGTCAGGTCGTAGTTGTTGGCAGTAAAATCATTTGAGTTACCGTTGAGTGTCCAGTAACCCAACAGGCCGTCGAGCAGGTTGAATGGCGGCGGCGGCAAGCAGCGATTGATCAGACCACGCTCTAACGCAATTAGCGCAGCATCGCCGAGCGCGTGGTCAAAGATAACTATTTCTGCGATGTCGCCGCGAAGCGCTGACGCTTGAGTAAAATCGCCGCCAAAACCAAGTAAAAGTTCGGCGCCGGCTTTGTTTGCCAGCGACGAGAACGTTGCGGTTTCTTCGTCGACGCCATTGCGCCGAAACCGAACGTTACCGGCGCCGTCAATTACATAACTAAATACGGTCCACTCCATCGGGCAGTTGACGCTGTACGGCACGGACGTTCCGGTGTTGTACAAATCAACGGCGTGCAAACCGGAGCCGGCGTTGTTCTGGTTATGGTGAAAAACCATGGCGTCGTTTTGCTGCCAGTCGAAACCGTTTGCAGGCTGGAACGACAGTATGCGCTCAGGGCGAGACGTGCTGCAATCTTCTGGCGCCACCGTCTGGCCGACGACGACAAACCCAGAAGAGTTCTTGAGGTTGAACTGATAACCCACGTCCAGCACGTTCGGGTCGCCACTGAAGCGCACGACGTTCTGCCCCTTTGGCCCTTCGCCGGCAGCCACAAACGGAGCCGGCGCGTAGTCAGCCGGAGTCGCGGTACGGCCGTTTCCGCTCTTGTCAGCCCACGTGACAATCGTGCCGTTAACCTCGCCGATGTCGCCGGTCGAATCGAGCCACAGATCACAACCAAGAACGTCAGTCGGTGTGACGTCGGAAACAGCCCTGAACGGTGCGGTAGGCGGTGTGAAGTCCGCGGTGTAAAGCGCGACGCCCCTGACGACACGAAATTCGTCGACGTAGCCGGGGAAATACTGCCCGGCAAATCCTCCAGCGCCGATCGTGCAGTCTGAGTTAATTTCTAATAAAGGCGCACTGTAATCGAAATTAGAAACTAATACGCCGTTTATGAAAACTCGCCATGTCGCCATTTCTCGCGTTATTGCAACATGCTGCCACACATTTTCCAGTATTGATGCGTTATTGTTTTGAACTTCAGTGATATTCCAAGCATTTCCAGCCGAAGAAATTAACAGGCGCAGCTGACCGGAAAAAAGATCAATAACAAAACCGTAATTTCCTTCAAAATTAATACGCTGCCCAAAAAGGCCCGCTGTGCCGGCTAAAGCTCCCGCTGTCGGATAGATCCAAAACTCTATTGTAAAATCGTCAGCGCCAAGCTGCCCAACTGTCGCCGGTGTACGCAACAATGACTGGCCGTCAAAATAAACGCTCGCCCCGCCGAACTTGCTCTGCGCCGTAGAGATAGCTGCACTACCATTTGCCGTTACGGTCAGCGCGTTCACTGACGAATCCGTAAACGTCGTGCTGCCGTTTGCGCCATCAAAATGAAGGAGCAGGTCAGCGGTCGGCCCGGGAACAAACGGATTCGGGAACGGAACCGTGGGCGGCGTGAAGTTGGCGGTGTAGCGCGCGACGCCCTTCGTAATGCGAAGATCGTCGATATAACCGAACCATGTAGACCCGTTTCCGCCGAACGAGTGCCGCCCGATCGTCAACGGTTCGTTAGTGGTGCTTTCGATGACCGCCGAATCGTTCGCCGAAGCCTCCTGTACGCCGTTCACGAACAAACGAATGACGCCCGCATTCCTAGAAACGGCGACGTGAGACCACTGATTCGGTTGAATCTGTGATGTGCTTGTTATGGATGAAGACCCGTTCCACCAAAAACGAACGCGGTTGTCGCCGTAAACAAAACTAATCAAAAGCGGGTATGAACCATTTCCGTAGACGCCCACAATAGCCATTCCATCGGCAACAGAGGACGGGTTTACCCACGCCTCCATCGTGAAATCCCCGTCGAAAGAAAAGCCGTCGTTGTACGGGACAGACAAGTAAGAACCCGAAACCGACTGATAAAGACTTGCCCCGCCGAACTTGCTTTGCGCCGTTGAAATAGCGGCATTACCTTCCGCCGTCACGGTGTTCTGCAAGTACGAGTTGTCTGTAAACGTCGTGCTGCCGTCGGATCCGTTCATGTGGAGTAGCAGCGTGACATATTCCGCGTACGGATCGCCCGTTGGTTGCGTAGACGGCGGGATGGCCGGATCAGGGAGCGCCTTGGTCGGCGGATTGAACTCGGCGATGTAACGCGCCACACCCTTCGTGATCCTGAAGTCGTCGATCAGGCCGTCGAGGTAGTAGTCATCTTCATTCGTCCAACGCCGGCCAATCACGGCGGTTGTCTGCGTGCCGCCGTCCAGATTGATATTTGTATTCGCGGTCGCAACTTCGGCGCCGTTGATGTACATCTTCAACACGCCGGAAGCGCGCACGAATGCGTAGTGCGCCCACGTGTTGTAGTACTCTGCGATGTTAGCCGACACGAATGTGAAATTATCCATGTCGTAGCAGAAGCCAAACATGTTGGTGTCGTCGCTGAAACCGATCAGATATGTGCCGGCCTCCTCTGCTGTCGACGCCGTGGAGAACACTGCAGAGTACTGCACGTAGCTTAGCTTGCCCCAGAACTCGACGGTAAAGTCGCCGTCGTCGAACGCGAACTCAGGTGACATCGCGATTTCGCAGTGTCCGCCCGCAAACTCGCCGCTGGCGTTGCCGTACTTGATATCTTCAAGATTCAGGTAGGCGCTGCCCGTCGCCGTGACCTCGTGGTTGTGTTTGGACGTGTCGATGAACGTCGTGATCGGGCCGGTCCCGCCACCACCACCGCCGCCTGCGGGATCTGGAAAGGCCGCCGTGGGGGGCGTAAAGTTATCAGTGTAGCGCGCGACGCCTACCGTGAGCCGCAGGTCGTCCAGATAGTAGTTAGTTCCGTCAAAACTGTTGTCGTACTGCTGGCCGATCTGCACGGCATCGCGCTGTACCATAGGCGGAATGGCGACGCGCGAGAAAACGCGTACGCCGTCGACGTACATTGAAAAGTTGTTCGTTTCAGCGTTGTTCACAAATGCCAGATGAGCCCAAGTGCCGGGCACGTACGGGGCGTGAGTGGGAATTGGCATCAGATTTGAGTTGTCAGCCGGGTACAGGCTGGTGGAGTGGACAACATTATTTTCCGTTAAAATGCGCGGATAAATGCTTCCATCATCTACTATAAAATCTATCGTAAGACGGCTGGGGAACTGGTTGTTGTTAGTCGTCAAAATATTGAACGAGAGGTCGCAGCAGGTCGGCGCTGCGTTTACCCAACACTCCAACGTCCAACTGTCAGACGCCAAGTTGAAGTCGCACGGCACATCCAGATAATTGCCCGGCGTGTGAACAACCTGAAGACTTGCGCTACCAAACTTGCTTTCTGTCGTGCTGATCTGGACGTCGTAATTCGGCGTTGCTGTTAACGCGTTAGTCGACGAGTCAGTAAAGACATCACTGCCGTCTGCACCATCAAAATGGAACAGCATAAAAACGTTGTTGAAGTACGGATCGTCGCCCGGCGGCGGAATGAGCGTGATCGTCGGGTTTAAGAACGGCGCGGCCGGCGGATTGAAGTTCTCCGTGTACAGCGCTGTGCCTTTGATGATGCGGAGTTCGTCGATGTAGCCGCCGAACGAATTAACGGGTGCGCCGTTTAGGCTGGCACCAATTTGAATACTATTGTCAGGCGGATTAAACGAAACGATACGATTTTCCGCAGAACCGATAACACCGTTGACAAAAATCTTGAAAGCGTTTCCAGCCCGTGTAAACGCTAAATGAGTCCACTGCCCCGGCGTAATTGTTTCGGAGGTAATTGGGAAAGCACCGTTGCCGCCGTCGGGGCCGAACCAAGCCCAAGAAATCCAGTTTCCGTTGCGCTCACCGACCGCAAAAAGTAAACCGCCACTACCCAAACCGGAGTGCGAACCAATTTCACACACGCACCCACTGTCAGGATTGCACGTGGTTGCGTCAATCCAAACCCACGCCTCAATCGTAAAATCCTCTGTGTCGAAATTGGTGTTTGCAGGAATTACTAGTTTGCTCGCGCTTTGCCCGTCAAAATATCCACTCGCCCCGCCGAACCTGCTTTGTGCCGTACTAATTACCACGGCGCCATTTGCCGTCACCGACAACTGATTCTTGCCGCTGTCCGTAAACGTCGTGCTGCCGTTTGCGCCGTCAAAGTGCAGGAGAAGATCGGGCGCCGGGTTAGTAGATGTCGAGAAGGGCGTCGTCGGCGGCGTGAAATTCGCCGTGTACAACGCTTGGCCCTTGACGATGCGGAGTTCGTCGAGATAACCGTCAATCGAAACGCCGTATTGCGCGCCATAGATCTGCGTAGACAGCAACGGATCACAAATTCGCATGCCATATGTTTGCTGCGTGAGGTAGTTCTGCGTCGACGTGCCGGTGCCCATCAGCACGCCGTTTTGGAAGAAATAAACAGTGCTACCTTGCCGAGTCACCGCCAGATGATGCCACTCGTTAGTCGTTAGGGCAATTGTGGCAGCAGCATCAAAAGGATTGCAGTTGCGCCCGAGACCAAATGTTGTGCCGTAATCGTTAATACCGACAAAGAGCGTGTTTACTGGAGTACACCAATCGCCGCCGGGATCGTCGGGGTTACCGCCGCCCTGAATGACGCTAGAACCGAGCGCGAAAAGCGATAGCGGGTAATACCAGAACTCAATCGTGAAATCCCCTGTGCCGAGATCCAAATCAGGGCTGTAAGGAATCATTACGCTGCCGCCAGATTGCGGTTGGTACAGTGCTGCGCCACCAAACTTGCTGAACGCCGTGCTGATTTCTACGTCGCCCTCGTAAGTCAACGTTTGAGCTGGCTTGGCGTTGTTTTTAAACGTCGTGCTGCCATTTGCGCCATCAAAGTGCATGAGCAGTGACGCGTTAGTCGTCGGGGCAAACGACGCAGACGGAGGCGCAAAGTTGGCCGTGTACAGCGCGTAGCCTGTGACAATTCGCAGATCGTCGATGTAGCCGTTGAAGAATGCGCCAACACTTGAGCCGTCTTGCCGCCCGCCGATAGCGAGCGTGTCGGCAATCGTGTATGACGCCGTGTTGCTCAGCGTGTCGGCAACCAACGTACCGTCGACAAATAAACGCAGCGCAGCGCCCTGCCGTGTTACAGCGACGTGATACCACTGGTTGGCGTTGAAGGAGAACGCGCCAAGCAAATCCCACGAAAGACCGCTTTGACCAAAACCAATGCCGACAAAATTGGGATTGATTGCGAACATCCAATCCCCAGTCGTTCGCCCGCCAGCAATAGACTGGTCAGCGCTGCCGTTGCTAGTGTAAACCCACGCTTCAATAGTGAAATCTAAGTTTCCAAAAGACAGCGCAGAATTCGCGGTTAGCTCTAAGTGACTGCTGCCGTCAAAAGAACCGCTTGATGTGCCGAACTTACTTTGCGCTGTAGAAATTGTGGGCGTACCAACAGGCGTCAACGCAAAGTTGTTCGCCGACAAATCAGTAAAAGCTGCGCTGCCGTTTGCGCCTTCAAAAGGCAACAGAAGTGACGCGTTTAGTGGCGGATGCGGAAATGCTGGTGGCGTGAAGTCGGCGGTGTAGAGGGCCGCGCCTTTGACGATGCGGAGTTCGTCTATGTAGCCGTCGAATGAATTGTGACGCGAGGATCCGTTTTCAAACAGAGTTCCAACGGCTACAGTGTCTCCGACAATCAGATTGATGCCCGAATTGGCTTCGTAGTCGATAACTCCGTTCAAGAAAACCCTAATCTGACCGGCAGATCTGGCAACAGCCACATGAACCCACGCATCGCGAGGCACTGGCGTGGGGCACTGCATTATCAATGACCAAGTGAATGGCGTTGTGCTTTCAGCAAGGAACCACAATGTAGTTGGGTTCAATCCAAACGCCCATTTCGCAAATGGGCTTGCAGAGCCGGCCTCGTCATATGACGATACAACCCATCGTGGAGCATCGCCGTTGTTTGGGACATAAATCCACGCCTCAATCGTAAAATCTTCGGTGCCGAAGGCAAAGTTGTTGCTGCCATCCAGTGAAACCCAATCATTTTCACTATTATCAAGCAACAGGCTGCTTCCGCCGAACTTGCTTTGTGTAGTGCTGATCTGCGCGGCGCCATGAACCGTCACAGTCAGCCCGTTCTCGCCACTGTCCGTGAACGTCGTGCTGCCGTTCGCGCCGTCGAAGTGAAGAAGCAACACAGTCTCGCCCGCAGGCGGCATCGTGACGACTTTGGTGTAGCCGAGCGGAAACGATGCTGTCGGCGGCGTGAAGTTGGCGGTGTAGCGGGCGAGACCTTTCGTGATGCGTAGGTCGTCGATGTAGCCGTTCATGTACGACGCAAAAGCGCCGCCGGCACCGCCGTCAAAACCTATAGCCGTTACGCCGGTATAAGCTGCTAACGAGCCGCCATAAGAAAATGACAAAATTTGTACACCATCAATAAACAACGTAAAAGTATTGCCGGCGCGTGTTGCCGCAACATGATACCACTGCCCGATTGAATATGTGCCCGCCAGAGTTGTATTAATCCAACCAGAGCCGGCATCGCACAATAACCGAAACGCGCTAGCTGAAGGATAGGCAGACACGCGCACCTGAGCCCCGCCTACGTTATCTGTTCCGACAGCAAACAGCGTATGATCACCGCTGTCGTCTTCCGCTCTCCACCATGTTTCCACAGTCCAGTCGCCGTCTTTAAGATCCAGCACTGACGTGTATTCAAGTGTGGCTGTGCCGCCTGAAAAATAACCGCTCGCACCTCCGAACTTGCTCTGCGCGGTACTGATCACAGCATCACCTTCCACCGTCACCGTCAGCGCGTTAGGACTGCTGTCGGTAAACGTCGTGCTGCCGTTCGCGCCATCCATCTTGAGGAGCAGCGAGACCTTGTCGAAGTCGGGGTCGAGGAGCGACTGGCCGGCTTGATCAGGAAACTCGGCTGTCGGTGGCGTGAAGTTTGCTGTGTAGCGCGCGACGCCTTTGGTGATGCGGAGGTCGTCGATGTAGCCGTTGAAGCCCGCGTCTAAAGACCCGTTTGAACCGCAGTATCTGCCGCCGATAGTAATGTCAGTGACGCCAACCAGCGGATTTATGGGAACACTGGATTCCGCCGTCGCCCCAATTTGAACCCCGTTCCAGAAGCAGCGAACAGAGTTTCCTTCGCGTGTCACGGCTAAATGCGTCCATTTATTCGTCACATCGGCGTCCGGTACCGGGAAAAGTCCGTTCAAGTGACCCGGACCGTAGCCTATGCCCGGGCCGTCACCAAAAAACACGCGTACATTCCGGCCGGGAAACGCGCCGTCGAGATCTAGGGCAATTTCATAGCCGAATTGCGGCGTGCTGCAAATTTGATGCGCGAATAAACTTTTGTAACCGCTGTTAGCGAGCGGATACAACCACATTTCAACAGTCCAGTTTGTTGCGGCGAGCGTAAGATTTTCGGGTATTGTAGTCAGACAAGAACTGCCGTCGAAGTACCCACTTGCACCGCCAAACTTACTCTGCGTCGTACTGATTTCTGGATTGCCGTTTGCCGTAACAGTCAGCCCGCCCGCCGACGAATCCGTAAAGCCCGGGCCGTTCATGTGAAGAAGCAGCGACACGTCGTTGAAATACGGGTCACCATTACCACCATCAGTGCCGACCACTGCGTTCGCGGGTTTGTCCATATGGAGCAAGAGCGAGACGTTGTCGCCGTACAGATCGGCCGTAAAGTCTTCCTTGCCGAGTTCGTAGTTGTAGAGCATCTGGACGTCCTGCAACGACAAGACGCGATCCCAGATACCTAGCTGGTCTACCACACACGCAAGGTCGTTCTGCGTCGCCGTCTGGTCGCCAATACCGACGCGCAGCGGAATGTTTCCCGCACTGAACGACCCGAGCGTGGCGACCTGCGCGGCCTGTAAACCGTTGAGATACAACGTAAGCGTGTTGGCGGTGGCGCTGTATACCAGCACAACGTGATGCCAGAGGTTGGCTTCTAGATCCGGCACGACAACGGTGTAAATATCGTCGTCTGTGGCGATACGACCAAACACGGCGTTGGTGTCAGACCCGTCGTCGCCGAAGCCAAGTTCGACCTGCCCGGAAGCGTTGCCGGCTGCCCAGTTCTGCACGAGCACAGACCGGCCCCCAGCCATGGACGCTGCTTTAAACCACGCCGAGATAGCGAACGAACCGTCGAGCGCAAAATCGCTGGGCGCCTGTAGGTAGTTGTTTCCGCCAGTAAACTCCGCGGCGTTTTCAATGACACCCGAGTCAAAACCAACGGTGCCGGTCTGGGTCAGCGGGACTTCTGCGTCAGTGATATCTAAACGATTGCCGCTTTCTTCGTTCAGCGGCCAGAACGCTTTCATGCCCTCACGCAGCGGATGCACAGCGCTTACAACAGACCAGCGCTCCATCATGTAATTTTCCGCGTCCAACAAATCAGCCGCGGACAAGACGCTGTCGTACAAGACAATCTCTGCAATGTCGCCGCTGTAGTTGTCATCGGCAAAGTCACTGCGCGAGCCGCCGAGCGAAAGGTGCGTCATCGGCGGGACGGTAAACCCCTCGACTGACACCGTGTTTAAACCATTTAACCGCGTAGACAAACCGGCCAGACTAAACTGCAATGTGTAGACAACCGGTACAAGATTATCGACTGCCTGTGTTGCGCTATATTCACCGTCAAAAAATACGCCAAACTCTCCGCCTGTTTCTGTACCGCACAACACAAGCTCTGTGTTGTTGTTAGCCGTATATGCCGCAATAACTTTACCGTCGGCGCTCGCGCCGCGGCGGCGTAGCGCAACGAGCAGCGTAAACTCCTCGGGCAGGTCCAGCTTGCCGATCATCGCGTCGTTCTCGCCGTCGAACGTCACGACATCTTGATTTGCAAGTTGATTGGCGACAGACGGGCGATTCACTTTGTTAGATTGCACAAACTTTGCGTCAGAGTCGGAAGCGTCCTCCCACAGCGACACGCGGTTGGCAACGCGATGTACGTAGTCCGCATTGTCGGCGTCGAGCCACAGCTTCAGGCCGGGTAACGTAGGTGGACTGAACGTACCGGGTACGGCCGGAATGGCGCCGGCAGTGAATTCGCCGCCGTCAACAACTTCCAGCGCAGGATTCGAATATGGTAGGTCGCGCCACGGAGTTACACCGTTGCCGTACTTCACCTTATTTGTGTCAATCTCAAGACCCGGCTCGCCGCGGAGCAGAACGGGGTTGAGAGCGTACAGAGCCGCAGCAGTACCGCGCTTAAATTGAATATTTGATGGCATGATGTGCTACTGAGTTAGGATACGACTGTTATGGGCAAACCAGCGGTGGCACGCAGGTAATTGATATCAAAATAGTTTTTTGAGACTTTCGTGATCCTATAGAGATCGCCGGGAAAGTCTACCGCAAAAATGACACCTGTGGGAGAGGCACCGTCGCCTTCGTCACCATATTCGACAAGCGGCGGGTGTTGCTGCGTGAAATTTAACACGTGGCTGTAAGACCCGTTATCGTGCAGCGCGATTTGATAGCTACCGAGATAGCCAGACGTCCCGTTTGGCGCAAAGACGCTCGCGCGATGAATCGCCGTATTGTTGACTAAATCAATTTCGTAAATTACGCCACGTGCGGCAGGCGAGTTTGCGCTATGGGGCCAGTAAGTCAACGCGCGGACGGCCGTAATTGCCGTACCAGTCGCTGTCGCCGTACCGCTCTCCGCAACGGTGTAGGTGAACGTGCTGGAGTTAACAACAGTGACCTGAAAAATACCATTAAACACCGCCTCGTTAGCGCCGACAACTTTAACGTACGACCCGGTTGTAAAGCCGTGCGCTGTCGCTGTACCGGTAACAGTCGTGCCATCTTGTACAAGTGCCGTTACAGTTTTTGGCGAGTTTGTGCTTCCCGGAAAGAAACCGGCTTGATTATCGAAAATCGCCACGACGGCATTTCCGGGCGTCAACGGATCTACATTCACAGCCCAGCGCGCATGATGTTGACCTTCTGGGCCGAGATACTGGTAACCCTCTAATTCGGGTTCGCCCTCAAGTGTCAACCATTTCGCGTTATCTAGTGTGTATTGGTTCGCGGTCTGTTGAATACCGCCCCACGGTTGCGATTCGCCTTGAATAACCCACTTGACATCTTTCGTAGCGCGATCGACGCACACAATAGCGGAGCACTGCCGACAACTCAGTAACATGTCGCCGGTCACAGGGTGAATGTCCACAGAATTCATGTGAAAGAAAGAGGCGTTGCGCGCAAGCGTCGTTTGATCGAAGCGGTCGCTCGTCCACCACTCCCAGCCGATAGTATTTTGGGGTGTTTGCTCTTGGATATACACGCCGTACGCTTTGTCGGTAAGAGCCTGCGAGCCGTTCGCGGGTTGTGCCACGAATGTGTTGTAAATAACATTTCCCCGCGCGCTTGGCGGACTTTTAACTTCTAAAAATTCGTGGTTGCCGAAGTTGTATTGATATGTATTGCCATTGCGTTGGGTCGGCAGAAAACTGAATTCTTTTGTTTCGATCGCGTCTTCGGTGAGCGTCATCGAGAAACGAGTGCCGGTACCGTTGCGGCTGACGCCAATCTTGTTGCGGTCATTGCCGTGTTGCGCTAAATGCGGTGTGCCGGCATTTTGCACATACCACACCGGAACGCCGTTTTCGTCGTACACAATGTTGTAGTTATTGACATTGATATCGCGGCGGCTCGTGGTGATGTAATACCCGGGCACGTAACCAGCTTGCGGCGCCGTGGTCACGGTACCCAACGGCATGTCAGACGGGAGCAAGCGAACGTAGTAATTCTCGGTGCCGTTGGTGATGCGAATTAGCTTGCCGACCACGCTGGCGCCCGGATACGCAACGCCGTTAATCGTCACTGTGTATGTGACAGCCGTCCCCGCAGATACAGAAGACGTCAGAATACCGTAGTCGCGAATCGCGGAATTAAACGCGGGGTATAATGTGTTTGTATTACCGGAGATCGTCGCCGTAATTGTGTTGATGGCACCGGCGATATTCAGCGTCACAAACTCTTCGTAATTAATGTCAGCCGGCGGAATAGCTGGAATCACGTACGCGTTTGAACCGCCGCCATAAAGAGTTTGCACTTCGGCTGCGCTTAACGCACGGCTCCAGACGCCAAAGCAGTCAATATCAACAGCCACAACGTTTGACCACCCAAGCATAAACTTAGCCGCCGCGTCACTTGGCGCCGCGCCGCTGACACTAACCGCAACGGTCTGCGCGCCGTTTTCATATACGCGTAGATAGTTTTGCGCGGCGTCATACACAAACGCAACGTGACGCCACGCGGCGTACGGCAGCTCTGTAGCAGTCGCGGCCGTGACATTCGTCGTGCCGATTTTCGGCAACCACGTGAGTTTGCCGTCGGGCGCAAAGTAAATGCGCGCCTGATTTGCTGCGCCAAAGTTCGCCACGCTGAGTAGCGGATACTCACTTGCCGCCGCGCCAAGCAGTGTCCAGTGCGCCGGTTCTGGCATGTACCCAGCTGCGCCAATAAACGTGTGCATCCGCCACAGTTGCCCGCTAATCGCGACCATGTCACCCGGATTGTATGTAATACCCTCGTTGTACGCGCCCTTGAAGCGCGTATCAGTTTTCACCCAAAACGCCAATGTTTTATGGCCAACAAACGCGTTATTAGCGTAATAAAAATTTCGCTTTGCTAGACGCAGCGCGCCGTCGAAGCCGGACACCGTTTGTTCCGAAAAACCCTCATACAGTGTGACATTATTACCTGACACGTCGTCAACACGCATGCTGTTCTGATCAAACAACCAGAACGCCATTAAACCTTGGCGTAATTGATCGTACTGTAGCTCTCCGCCGTCAACACCGCCGGTTGTAGTAAGGTCGACCACAGACCCGTCTGTTTTTTTCGTGAATAGCCGACCGTCGGTTGTGTTAATCGCTAGCTCACCTAGCGCTAAATCCGCCGGTGTGGGAACGGCGCCAGTTGCGCTGCTGCGCTTATGTTTAATGATATTTGCCATGTGCTGCTCGCTAGTATGCGCCGCCGTCGATAATAGAGTTGTTGTAAATAACGGTACCGCCGCCACCAAAATTAATTGGGGCATCATCGGCGGCCGAAAAAGTCATCGTGTTAGATACGGTTAATGTTTTTGTCGCGGCAACAACTACGCCGGTTGCGTTTTCACCGGCAGGACCTTGCGGACCGGTCGGGCCTTGTGCGCCAGTTGCACCAATCGCCCCTGTTTGCCCGTCGTTCCCCGCTGGGCCCGCAGGGCCTTGTGGCCCAGTCGCACCTTCTACGCCGGCCGGACCTGTGCTGCCCTGCGGTCCGCGAATCGGGCCGACGTTGACCCAACTTGTGCCTGTCCAAACAACGCCGTCGCCGGGTAACGTGCCGACTGGCGCGTCGTTTGGCGCCGGATCGGCGATCAGCCACATATCACCTACATCTGGATTTTGCGCTGGCGGCCACGTAAGCGCCGTACCTTCAATCGTCACACCGGAACCGGCAGGACCTTGCGGGCCGGTGGCGCCAACAAGTCCTTGCGCACCAGTCGCGCCGGCGTCTCCAGCAGGTCCTTGCGGTCCCGTTGCCCCCTGTGCGCCAGCAGCGCCCTGTGCGCCGGGCTCGCCTTGAGGACCAGTAGCGCCCGTGTCGCCAGCAGGGCCTTGCGGGCCTGTAGCGCCGCGCGGGCCAGTCGGCCCTGTGGCGCCAGCTCCGCCCCCGCCACCGCCGTCTGTCAAACCGAGAATGGCCCCAATCGTTGTGCGCTTTGTCGCCAGATTGTTTGGGTTTTGCGTATCAACAATTGGGACAATGTCGTTCAGCGTTGGTGTTTGTTTTTCAGGTAACGCTGAAATACGTTTATTCGACATTGTGCACCTGCGTCAGTAAGGGTCGTCGTCTTCTTCTGGCCGCTGGCGGTGCTTGCGTTTTTTCTCGTGCTTTACGCCTTCGAGATCATCTGCCGCGCGCACCAGCCATTTGGCTAGTTTGCGGGCATCGACAGGCGATAAAAGAGGTAGCTGTGCGCCAAAAACATCGATAACAATTCCTGCTTCGGTGTAGTTTTCAGCGTCCCATTCGCCAGCTTGAAACCGCGCGGTCGGCGTGTCTTCTTGCGATTTGGCCGCGTTTACGTTTCTAAATTCTATGTGATCGGGGTTGTTAACAACAACTGTGGCCACGAAATTATTCCTCCTGAAGATCATCAACAATTACAGGCGTCAAATCACCAGCGCGAACGGCCACAAATTTGCCGGCGTAATATTCGTCGGCATCTTCGCGAGAAAAACCATCCGATAAAAGTTTGGCATACATTTTTGCGCGACTGTACACAGCAACCGGTTCTTTGTCGGCGATGTACCCAACACCAATAAGCGCGGCGTCCATATTGTCAAACAATACGGCTTCGGGGTTCAGATCCGATAATTCGGCAAGAATGCGGTGTACTTGTGCTGTCATTTCCTAACTCCGATCTGGAGATCTTCTAGAAATAAGATAGCAATATCGCTCGCGCGGCGGTAGCCTTCGCGCACACCTTTTTGATATTCAGGGTGCCCCGGCGGCGTATTTTTTTCGGGCATGTCGGCGATTGTGGCAAGAGCGGCCACAAACCGATTTTGTAACCGACGATATTCTGGCGAGTTTAATACCACTGATGTTTCAACCGCAGCGGCGGGCGCAGCTACTTCTGCCGCCACCATTGGTTTAAGCCCCATCTTTTGCATAGCCCGTGTAGCGCGCGTAAGTGAGTCAAAATCGCGAAATGTCTGCGCGGACTTCGGCACGTACTTTTGCGCCAGCTGATGTAGCGTTAAGCACAGGTGCGTCAACTCTTCTCTGGCAGTTTTTTGCTGCTGTTTGATTTCACGCCGGGCAGCCGTTTCCCGCGTAATACGAACAAACTTTTCGCGATCGGCTTTTTTCTGCGCAACTTCCGGCGACAAAACTAGCATGTGAATCCTTTCATGTATGCAGAGCTGTCTTACGCGAAACGGAAGAAAACAACCGATAAATTTCGGCGTGCGTTGCGTCGGCGGGCGAGTCAGCATTGATGTGATGCACAATGCTGGCGTGCGGTCTATGCGCCGCGTGTGTCTTATACGCCGCACGCATCCTATGCTGATCCTCGATACACCGGCGCTCGTACCGGTCGGGTTGTGTGTGACCGACTGGGCGCCGCTTCCTGACGTTCTCCGGCGCTATGTCCATGAGAAACAGAATGTCGGGGCAAATATATGACGTCTCGCGAAAAATGTTAACGATCAGGTCAGTCGATATGTTATTTATTTCGCCCTGATACACAAGCGTCGACAACAACCACCGGTCACAAATAACTACCTGCTCTTGCGCGAGTAGTTCGCGAATATGCTCGGATAGCTCTGCGCGGGCGGCAGAGAAAAGCAGCATTTGCGCCGCGGGCGTAATAGGCGCGTCATTGTGCAAAAGGATTTGCCGAATAGCAGTACCAATGCGCGTTGTTCCCGGATCTGCTACCTGCGTTGCGGCTACGCCTTCTTTATGCAACCGCTGCAACAACATGCGCGCCTGCGTAGTTTTACCGGCGCCATCGATTCCTTCGAAACAAACGAACACGAGGTTCCTTTCGCTTAGCGACCTGTGATCTGAAAACTGGGAGACTCGCCGGCAATTGGCTTGGTAATTTTGCTCTGACTACCTGTGATTCCGACATCACCGGGAACAGCAATCACAAGCTCAGCAATTGGTTCAAATAACAATAACTCACGCCCGTCGGCAAACCGCAAAGCGAGCCCGTTTGGCGTATGCCCGACCCCGACAACGCTATTTGTGGCAAGCCATGTGGCCGCATACTCACAAAACGCTTTGAGCTGGTCGCTAACGAGTTCTGGTTTGTTAGACGTAAAATCAGCAAGGATGTTATTCAACACTTCGCTTGCGGGCATATCGAACCTCTCTTTTCTTTTTAACGGGCGCTGGTTTCGCTATTTCTGCTTCGGCTGACTTGGCGCGTATCCCGGTTGTATGTTGTGCAACCATTTTGTCAAGTTTGGCTTTTTGACGACACTCTTTAATTGCCCGGCTGACGTCACTCAAAAGGTTACGCGCGGCGTGAGAGAACAAGCGAAGCACATAAAACCGCTCGGCGGCGCGCAACGCTAATAGATCGCCGTCAAGCTGGGTAAGAATCTTCTTTGCTTTTGGCGCGGCCGCTGTGCCATTCGCCGCGACCAGCGCTAGCAAATCTTTAGCGGTACAAATAATGTCGGAAAGCACGATGATTTGCGCGCCTACCGGACTGCCGCTGACGCGACCACGAAACTCCATATCACGCTTTGTCTCGACCATGCGAAAATCGCGGCTGATGTCCGCAACCATGGCGGCCACCTGTACCGTCGAGATCTCAGCTATGTTCTCAAACGCGCAAGCACTTATGTTTAGAACATCGTGCAGCAGTGCGCCCTGAATAATCGCCGCAATACTGTCTTTCGTATCGTCGGGTAGATAATCGGCGCGGACGTCTTGATACAGTTTATGCGCAATTGTCTCCGCCTGTCGGGCTACCTGTTTGCTGTGCTCTACAAGACTAATTCCGGCGGTTGTACGTAAATCTCGATAGTGCTGCTCGGCGAAAGCCAGTATTTGCCGTAACGGCACTACTGGGCTGTCAGATTTTTTCATGGCATCTCCATATGCCGTCACACAAGTTTGAGCAGCGTTTGCCAGCCTAACTCAAACGATTTGCGGCGCGTTGATAAGTTGTAATTCACCCGGCGATTCAAGTTGTCGATGTGCATTGGTTCTGCAATAAGCGTTTGCAAGCCAGTGATCAACCGTTCATAGTCTGGCGCTGCGTGAGGAACGCCATTTTCGTCGTAGTCTACTCGTGTTTTTACAAGTACGCCATTCGCATCTTGATATACAAAGTCAATCTGCGGGGACAGCGCAAAAGACAACACCGGCGTCCCGCAATTAATCGACGTCAGGCTGCAAAAGCCGTAGTTGTCGCACTCAGCAGGGAAAAGCGTCAGGTCGTGCGCCGTGTACATGGCTGGGCGTTTTGCAAGCGGCGTGTTCCGCACGAGCTTGACGCGCCCGTTTGTTTTGCGCCCCAGTGTTTGAAAAAACTTGGCCACAGAGGGTGCAAACCGACACGACGTAATAGCGACTGTTAGCTGCGCGTCTGGCATGCGTTCGAGAAGGTAGCCCAGCAGCCCTAGAAATTGGCTGTTGGCGCAGCGGGCGTTGCGGTCGAACCACGGTAAAAATATCTTTACCTGCCGCCCGTTCGCCGGTTTCGTTTTCTTTGTCGCGGGCAAGCCAACGTCGAACGGGATGTACGTGACGTTCTTGAATTTATAGACCTTGGCGAACAGCTCGCGCGCCTCTGAATTCATCGCGACAACATGATCAGCACGCTGCATCACCTTACGAAACGGCCTGATGAGTTCTTGCCACATGGGCACAATAATTGTCCGCACCTCAAAACGCCGCGTAAAATTTAGCGTATCAAGCTTGGGCGGCTGGGTGTAAATGATTGTGTGACATGTTTTTGCCCAGTGGGTAAACGGACATTTCTTTTTATGCACTACCGCGCGGTCGTGGTGCGTGCACAATTTGGCCGGCGTGGCGTCTGAGTAGATTGTGTACTCTACGCCCTGTGTGCGTAAAAAATCAGCAAGCCGCACAGCAAAGTACGCTTCGTCGCAGTGGGCGTAGTGTGTATAGATACCAATACGCATGGGTTATTGAGCTGGAGCGCCTTGGCCAAACTGCTGCGCCATAACCATCGCGCCGCCCTGAGAACGCGCCTGCTGCCGAATGTCGTCGATAATGCTGGTTACAAGCGCGTGCATCGTTGAATCCGAGCGCTTGAGTTTAATCAGCTCAGAATCCTTTAGAGATTCAGGCATAGATAGTAATTGATTCGCAATAAGCTGCGCTTGTTGTTGCAGCTCTTCGGGCGTCCGCGGCACGTTCGGCGAGTTTTGCCGCTGCATAAGAAACTGATCGACGGGGCTGGGCGCCTGCCCCGGCATTGCGCCGGCGGGAGCTGGCGCTGGCGCGGCGCCGGCTTGCGGCATACCAGTCGCGCCGGCACCAGTGTTGCCGACACCTGCCATCATGTCGGGCGCCTGACTCATGTCCTTCATTTGCTGCGCTTGCTGCATCTCGGCCTGCATGCGCTCCTGCTCTTCCGCGTAGATCTTCTCTTCTTCGAGCATCTGTTTGATCTCGTCGCGGTAGTCCAGACCCACGCTCGACAGGCCAGTGCTCTTGCTGATCTGCTGCCCTTGCATGAGCTGGAGCTTGGCCATCTGCCTATTGAGATCGTCGGCATGCGTGACGCGCGTCAGCTTGGCGTTAACCGGCTCCCACGACATAACACGGGAAATAGACGACACAAGCTCGTTTAAGAACAAGTTCATGTTGTGCGGTAAGTGGCTCCAGTTCGCCTCAAATAGCCGCAGCGCTGCCGGGGCAGCCTGCAGGGTAAGCGTGCCGTTAAACAGCTCGACCGGCATGCCGATGCACTTCAGCAGCGTCTCTAGGCCCTGATCTAGCAAGTCTCGTGGTGCAAGTTGAGACGCGTCGCCGCCGAGTGCCTGATACTGCACCGGGAACGGAAGAATGTTCCAGCGGGCCGGGTCGGTGCGGCGAGCACGAATCATCGAATTTACACGCGCCGTAAAGCTTGACAGGTTAATCGTGTGAACAGGATCGGACGACTGCGCGTCGCCGCCGCGGGGCATCGGCGTGATCACGCGGAACGGGATAACATAATCGAGCGCCACGGCTTCGTTGTAGCGCTTGAGGATCTGGTAATACCAAGCCTCGCGAAAATTCGACAGCACGCGCGAAATACCCCAACCGCGATTTCGCATGCCAGAAAGTGCGTCTTCTTTCAAATGAAAAATCACACCCTTATCAAACATCAAATTCTGGCCGCTCTTGATCGCCTGAATAACTTCCCAGCTGGCGCGCTCAAGATGATGTAAATGTCCCTGTTTGATTAGCGTTCGATAGTCTTCTGGGATCTTCCAAACATATGAGCATTCGCCGGTGTACGGATCCCATAAGATATCAATTTCGTGCGGACTCCAGCGCTTGACCGTGATATGACTTGTATCGCCGCTGCGCCGATCCACGTGTTTCCACGCGCCGACATATTTGCATTTTGGGCAGCTGGCGTGAAACTGGAAGTTCTGCCACGAAAACGCGCACTGGTCTGAGTTCATTACCCGATCAAGCGGCATTTCAAGTCCGCATTTTGGGCAGAACAGATAGCGCCGAAAAGGTACCAGCAGGCTAGTAAATGAATTTCCGTAGGTCATGTAATCCATGCCTACAGAGTGCAATACGTTTTTAATGCTTAGCGTGTCGGCTAAAAACGTTTCGTATTTTTCTTTCTCTTCGCGGCCCGTCTTGTTTTCGCCGACGTCCCGAATTTCAACGTCAGTAATAAAATAGGATACGACGCGGTCAATGGCCTGCCTGTACGGGCCATTCGCGTTCATGATGTATTCCGTCCACCGAAGTGCCGTCTGGATGCTCTCAGGCATCGACAGGCTGGCTACGTCGCAAAACGGATCTGGAAAGCGCTCGTCGGCCTGTACGCCGCGGCCGAGCGAGTTATATCCCATAGAAGCAGTTGGTTGGAGCGACACAGGCGCCTCGCGCTATTTAGACGTGTTATGCACAGTGTCCGCAGCTCTCTTGCGGAAATCACTATCAAGCGCCTGAACTTGCGCTTTCTTCTCTGTGGGCTGCGCCGCGTCTTCATGTTCCGGGGGCGTGACGCCGGCTTTTATCACTCCGCACTTTTCCATGATTTAAACCTCGTCGTAATTTGCCCGCAGGGCGCGCTCAACGAGTAAAACACAGTACTCGCGGTTATCATAAACATACTGAAATCCCGTCGTATGGACAAGGTATAACCGCCGATCGTCGTTAATTTGCACGGCCCACGGACGCTGATACGGATCGTTTGACGGCGGAAACCAACGGGCGGCGTTTTGCTCAAAACGTAAGTCGTAAATTAATACGATAAAGCCGTGCTCTTCAACACTCTCGGGCGATACCTGCGCAACGGACACAATTACGTCGTGAAAAAACGCGGGCACTGTGCCAATGCCCTCTTTTTCAAAATACAGCAGTTTCTGCGGCGGGCCTGCTTTGTGCGCTGTAGCTGTTGCCGTCGGGACGGGATTGTTTGATTGTTTCTTCAAACCAAACGCGGCCATTGGACTGTAGTTTCGATCAATTTTTTCAAGCGGCGGCATCGCTGGCGCGGGCTGGTCTAACTCAGCCACCAAATTTGCTTCTAACTCTTCTTCAGTATCTACAGGTTGCGGGACTGGCGGTGGTACGGGTTTTTTCGCGCGCACACTCGGTACCCGCTGTACACCGGCTTTTTCCATTTTTGCCAACTCTTCAAAAACCATAGCCGCGCGCTCCCTGATCGAGTCGATATCATTACCCGGAATAGCTGCCTGCGCAGACGACAACGCCTGCTCAACCGCCGGACCGGTCATCTGGTCAAGCGTCAACCCACCGACATTTGAACCGTTGGGGTCGACGACGTTAATTTTGATCTTTGTCCGATCGTGCGGATTGAAGTTGATCGGGATCCCGCCCGGTGTTGCGGGGGCGACGATTACACCTTTGAGGCCCTTGCTGCCGCGCATAACGTCGAGCATAGTGCGGCCGTTTTCCATACGCTCGCTTGCCGGGTCTCGGTAGTCGGCCATAAAAGCTCCAATAGCTAAAAAAAGGGGGCAACGAGTGGCCGAAGCCTAAACGTTGCCCCCGAAAGATTCTGAACTCAACTCAGGGCACACTGAATACAGCCGCGTTTTCGGAACATGAAAATACAGCCGACCCAGCGGAACCCCACCACCACAAACCAGTTTGACGTGCTCTTCTGTCGGCAGTACCTCAGCGAGGACTTTGCCGGAGATGAGCTGCGCAACCACCAAACCCGTTCCATTATCGTCTGGAAAGAACGGTAACGTACTCGGCGCGGCGTCGATGTTTAACAACCACGCTAACGTCGAGTCGTCGGGTTTGATGAAATAACGCATGTCAGTAATTACACACCAGCAATGCGCATACGAACACTTTCTGCGCACTCAACTGCTTCTGCGGAACTAACGTGTTCCGAAGGCTGGTAACTAGACCGCTTCGGAACAAACTCGACCGGCGCTAGCAACTCGCCGCGATACGGAAATGGCGTGTTCTGCCATTCCGCCGCCCAGTTAACCTGAATAGCGCTGAGGCGACTCAACACTAAAGGTTTAGCCGGAAACATCGCGGCTGTAAATAGCTCCTCGTCGGTCGCTTCCCGCTGCGCCCGCTTAGGAGCGCAGAGCCGCAAATAATTTGCGGCCGCAGACGGCATCTGCTCGATAGCCGTTTTGATATCAATCGTTACTTCCAGCGGCTGATCGGGCGACAACAACGCGTCACACATTTCGCTTTCGGTGGGCTTGATATCGCCTACCTCGGCATACATTCCGCGCAGAATGTCGTCCAAAATCCACTGGGGCATCCCTTCAGCCGTCTCCAGCCCGTGCCGAGCCAGAATCTTACCGGCCGGGTTCGGTAACGACACGGTCATGTCGCTCACCGAACCAAAAGGATTTCGATCCATATCGCCTAACACAGGCGAAAAATCTTCGAGCGCAGCGTCGTGCTTAATCGCCTTGGTGACATCCTTAGCCGACTCTTCAGTGAGCGCAGCAACGTTAATGTACGGCTTATTGCCGAACTCACGAATCATGCTGTCGCGCAGCTTGCGCCGGTAAGTCTCTACCAACTCCGACGGAGCATTCTGGATGGCCAATGCGGTCAACTTATCCTCGTCAATCCGCATGTGGTCACGAACCGGAATATACACCGTCGGCCAACGGCAGGGCTCAAACGTTACCGTCTCGCCCCGTTTATCGGCATATCCGTAGTTGCAGATGTTATGAAGCATGTCACAGCCACGCTTTGCGTTGAGCCTGTGCTTCTGCTTATTCATATTCAACTGCGATCCGAAACCCTTGGGCGAGATCGGGGCTCGAAAGTCCCACTTGCCAAGCGTCTCTAGAAATACGTTGCCAGACCGATCTGCCAGCGCCATCGCCGGGGACAGAGTCAGACCAGCATGCCGAGTTACTTCAAGCACTAACGCTGACGGCCGAACTTTATCGCCGAAACGCCGCGTGGGCGAGTCGAACTTTTTACCTTCGCCGGCCAGCCAGCTGACCGCTACGAACTCTTCGCAGCGCGCCGCTACCCGATCGAAAGCCGCGATAATCGTTGCCTGTGTCTTCGCGATATCCACTATCTACTCCTTTATTCAAGTTACCATCCTTGACGGATTGAGTTCCAAAGTGTTTCGACGAATATAAGGCCCACTCATTCGGAGTTACGACAATCTCTTCATAGTCTCCACTAGAAGTCTTGTCGTAAAACTGAACAAGCGTCCGAGTTACATCGAGAACTTCCTGTCTTCGCACAGGACGTCCTTGGAATCTCACAACATCACGCAAACACGAGTCCCCCCTTACAGCAATAGAGCTGCGGTTATTGATGCTGCCCGCGCTCAACGATAAAGCGCAGTACAATAAATATGCCAGCTTATGCTGAAAAATTTAGTTCAGCTGTCTGGGTCGGGCAGCACGCCGTCGAAGACGTTTAGAGCGCCGTCGTCTTCGTCAGAAAAGAAGTCACCTGAGTTTACAGATGATTTTGGCGCATTAGGCGCCTTGATTGCGGGGGGCGCTTCAAGGTGCACAGGGTCGACGCCAAGGTAACCGGTTTCATCTGGTTCAAGGTTGTCTGTCGCCATATCAAACAGAGGCATGTTTCCCCACGGCGTCAGCAAATACCGCAACGGCGGTTTAGATATGTTTAACCGCACACCAGCAAAGCTAAACACGCTGACGTCACGATTAACCAACTCTTTCAGGCGCGCGGTCAGTTTCTCTAGCGCGTCAAACTCCTCGACTTTGAAATCGCCTTCCGGGCTAAGAATAACAGCATAGTAGTGCCCGGGAGCTTCAGCGCCTTCGGGTGTGATTTTGACTTCGGGGTTCGGTGCGTCGTCCATGTTACTCTCTCATGTCTAGCGGATCTTTGCCGTTAAACCCGGCCATCAGCCCAGCTTTGTAAATGCTTGGCGGGATAAGGTGTGGTTGGGTTGTGCTCACGCATCGCACAATCGCGGGCCCGTTAAACTGCGGGTCAACATACGCGACAAATTTGTTTGACATCACGCCAACCACGTTTACTTCAAGCGTCTGGCCTGTGCGCGACGTCGGGTCGAGGATGATCGCCGTCTGCATAAACGAACTGGCAAACAAGTTAGTGTTTTGATTCGAGTATGCGATGCCGCCAAGAAATTCAAAGCATTCTTCTTTGCGCCGATGGTCGATGCAGTAAAGCCGTTTATCCCAGTTGACTGCTCTCGACCGGCCGGGTGCGGGCGTGACACCAAACCCAGAAAAAAACCGCTCACGATCACGCGCTAAGTCGATAAAAAACGGCCGCAGCTCTTTCGACTCCGCGGGGAAGCGGGCGTCAAACTCAATCACCGGGTCTCGGTCAAAGCCGCCGCGCGTAAAGAGCAGCGCGGCTGTAAACAACACCAACGGGTGCTCACGCTGGCTGAACGCGTCGGCGCACGAGAGCGGCGCGATGGCGTCAGCGCCCGTGACTTCATCAATTTTAACAAACGTGTCCGGCCGATTCATTCCGCATCACTGTTTTTTTGCGTTCGTTAATCCTGCATTTGTTGTCTGTATCAGCAGCAGCAAAACAAACGCTGCGTCCACAACGTTATCGATGCCGGTTGATTTGTACTTTGCCGAATCAAAAGCCGCTCCCAGAGATTTGTTTGCCGCGGCGATCATATCTTCTTTACTTGCTTTGCCGTTACCAGTTGCGAACTTTTTAATTGTACTAATCGCAAAGCCGGTGGAGATCAAATCAGCTTCTTCAGCCCACGTGGCGACAGTGACCTTCATGCCGCCCAAAACCTCAGATGCTGTCGCGACCCGGGAAAGCACGGCCGGAATGCCGAACTTTTTGTTGACAAAGAACTCGCGCGGCGGCGTGTACTTGACGTCTTCGTAGCCAACGACGTCCGGCGCTACAGTGTTTAGAAAAGCACGCAGGCGTACAAACCGGGAAGCGCCGGATTCGAGGCCCTGTACCGACAGGTCCCACTGAAAAAGCTGCAGTTTTTCCTGCAGCATTTTCTTGCCGGGAATGAAGTCGTAAACCGCGACACCGCAGTTACTACCCAAATCGAGCCCAAGGAACCGAATCGCGTCCGCCGGCTTTTTATCCAGCTTTGCCCCAAATTGCTTGGGGTCTTTGTACATCCTGTACTTGGGCACGAAACGCTCCTGACTATTTTGGGCCGGGGTAATCGGTTTGCTGAGACGACCAAGCAACGAACCGCTGCCACAACGACGGTTTAGTTTGTTTAGCCGCAGCAAACGCCGCGGAGCACTCGCTGAGTTTTGCTTGCGTGTCTTGCAGCTCCTTATACACCACGTTGAGCCGAGTCTGCAATACGTCGTTCATCATTTTCAGATGCTCAGCCATGAAGTTGGCATTGTAAGTCGGCGTGCCGTTGCGTGCGGCAAATTCAACAACCGTCGCCGCGAAGCGCGCCATACCGCTAGCGGCCGGCGACTCTTCACCAATCACAGATACTTCGCGCACACCCTTGAACCACGCGGCACAAAACACTTCGCCAATCGCCGCGAACAGCGCCAACCGTACTGGATATCTAAACGCGAAAAAGTCGCGCCTGTTCAACGCCTGATCAAACGTGCGCACCGGGTCAGCGCCGTTGACAAAATCGCGCTGCGCCGCCGCCAGCGCCTCGGCAATTTTTACAATCTCGTCCTGCGATATGTTGTGCTCGATATACCAGTTTGCCGCCTCATCTGTGCGGGCCGCGGCGTCGAGATTTTCAATAGCGCGAACCATGAGCGTCGGAGTGATGTACGCGTAGTCGCGTTCCGGGTTATACAGCGGTCCGCTGTCACCTTTCTGCCTGTAACCAATGCTGCTCATAAAATCCTTTCTATGATGCGGACTCAACCTGCCGCGCTGCGCTTTGCCGGCACCGTACGCACAACAAACTAGAATCCTTGGGATCAAAAAACGCGTCTGTCCGACACGCGTCGCAATAACGCGTTTCGTATGTACGCTGGTGCGTCGCAAACATGCACTGGTCGGCACCAAGCCAACAATGCAGGCACGAGTGCTCGTACCCGTCAGGGCACGGGCGGGCGCGAGTTCGGACCTCGATAAGTCCGCGGTTGTCGCGCTGCATGCTGCTGCTTACGCTCACTTTTGAAAACGCCGGCTGCTCTCGACTGCGCTCGGCTTCAACGTGGGCGAAGAACAACAGGTTTAAAAAGTGCGCCGCTGTTGTATACGGATACGCACCCCACGGCGCAGAGAAACCCAGCGTCTGCGAAATCGCTCTACAGCTGTTCTGCGAGAAAAACTGCGTAACTAACATTGCCGCAGGAGAACCGCCGACAGCGCGACATTCAAGCATATAACCTGAAACAGTTTTACGCTTATATGGCCGCACGCCTTCTACGCACACGGGCACCAGCTCATCCTCCAGTTGCCGCGTCCACGGCAACACCGGGAGCCCGGCTTTGAGTGTTTCAACGTTGCCCGCGAGGCGCCACGCCAGCTCGTAAGCGGCGCGCTTCGACAGCCGCGTGCCAGCCAGCGCGCGTACAGAATCAAACACCGCCGGCTGCGAAACTGCGGCCGGCAACTCCGCAAGTACGTCACGACAAATGTCGCGCAACGTCTCTCCGGCTACATTCGCATCTATGTATGGCCGAAGCGCGCGTTCCGCAAGTTTGTCGCGATACTGGCGCAGACGCACATAACTAAACGGAGGGCGTTTCATCAGCGCCCCGCAACGTTACGTCTGATGGAGTTGGCAGCTGGCCGGGATCTACAGCAACAGTGTTTTGAGACGTGACACCCCGTACAGCGTCGCCGCTACGCGCCACGACCTTACGATCGGGGTTATTGGCCTCCCACTGTTGCCGCGCTTTGTTACACGTTTCTTCGGCGCTCGTGGCCGTTTCTTTGACCGCCAGCGCTTCTTGCTCTAGCGCCAGAATAATCGTGCCCAGCTCGCTCGACAGCAGGTTGGCAATGTCGCCGACGCAAATAACGTTCTTGACGTGAGCAGTAACGGGCTCCGATTCCTTACCGTCTTTAACCGACCGAAACGTAATTGCAATGTCTTCGAGCTTGATGGTTTCAGGCAGCGGGTCGCTGAGCGTCTTGCCGTGCAATTCTGCGCCAATCTGCCGCAGGGCATTAAACCGCGTATACATCTCTTCCATGCGCGTGGCGGCGTCCTTGATCAACGTAGACGGATTCACTTTTACCGTCTGCGGCTGCGAGGCCGCCGTCTGCAGGGCCTTTGCCAGCGCCGACGCGTCCATCTTAATCGGCACCGTAACGTTGGTAGTTCCGCCGGTGCTCTGGGCTGCGGGAGTTTCAGACTTGACTGCGTCTACAATCGTCGTTTTTGCCATTGTTTCGTCCTTAAATTGTTTTAACTGCAAACCCAAACCAATAACGTAACCCGCTATTCAATCCTGTGTCGGGATCATACAACAACTCCACCGGATTTCCAGTCGCCACATAAAAGTGGCTGACGGGCCGTGGTAGGTAAGCTGCGCAAGATAACCCGCACTGCAACAGAAACGCCATCGCGAGATCTGCCGCCGGATTTAGATCGTACGAAAAAAGCGGAATTCGTAAATACTCGTCGTGCTCGGAAAAAGCCCATACTGGCTGCTCGCCGGGAGTATGCGCGGCATCCAGAATATGCCACTTAGACCCGCCTACCTCGTCAATCGGCTTTATCAACGCTGGCTCAAAAGGCACGCCCTCCGGCCAGCGCTCCCGAGTCTTTTTCATATCTAAACGGGCGACGGAAACTTTCATGTCGTCATCGTCCTCGGTTCTGCGGTCTCGACCCCTGAGTCGTTGACGTTGATTTTCACGCCCTCTCGAAAATGGCAGAAGCGAATGTCTTGGTGTTTAAACGCCGCGCCAAGCACACGCTCACCATATTTCTGCTGGAACCCGGAAGGAGGAAAATCGAATTGGTACAGCAGCTCCGTTTTAATCGCCCACCATCCGCCGATAACGTACGGCAAATATATTTTTTCATATTCAGGGTTAAACCACGGCTGCTGCTTCATCCACCACAGCTGCTCTTCGGGTAGTTTAGCGCGCTCGACTGATCCCACAAGATTACAGCCGTTCACATTTGTTGTTACGCGTGCAAACCAGTTGTGCACGTCGTCCATCGGCTCTAAATACGAGTCGTGGTCAAACCACATAGTGATTGGCGCCGTAATCGGCGGCTCGTAGAACATGCGCCGCATCATCGGATACTTCATCAAATTTTCAGCGCTGTGAAAAATCGTCGCCGAATGAAAATGATCGGCAATCTGCTGTACAAGAAACTGAGTCGTGTCTGGTCCCACAGCGTTACAACCAAAACGAAAAGAAACGTTCTGGGTGGCCAACTCGCGCATCGGGCCATTGAGCACACGCTGCGCCAGCTTGAAGTGCTTGTCTTCTGCGCCGTAAAACAACACGCAGATACAAACAGATGCGGCTCCATCCGCCATACACGACTCCATTCAATTAACGTGTTACAGCTTAATCGGTGCCATTGCGGCCCGGGCCACGGCAACCGGCATAACTACCGGCGGAACACGCGACCTGCCCAGAATCTTCAGCACACGCATCACGTCTTGTGGCGCGGGGTCCGAACCCTTCTTGGCGTCTTTGACCATCTTATCGACCAACTCAAGAAACGTCGTGCGCTCTTTTACTGTCGGGAAGTTAAACCTGACAGAAAACTGCGTCACCGTTTTACCGGCATGCTCATCGGCAACGTCGCACCGATCCCACGCCGACTTCTCGTCGCCTCGTGTATACACGCAGGCAATCCGGCCAAGAAAGTCATAGACCACAATCACAGCCGACTTATCAACATCCCCGAGTAAAGAGAAAGCGTGAGGAAATTGAGTTGCCGGAATAAACGGCAACTTCTCCACCATGCTCTCGTTTAGTTCGAGGCGCTGTAGCTGCAGCGGAAATGTGCGATGTCCGCGGGCATCGTCTTTGATAAAGAATTCAGCCTCAAGCGCACCAACGCCGGGCTCAATCACAACTGGAACATTACGTACAGAAAACATAAAACCTCCTAACGCGTCATATCGGACCGGCGACGCGGCGAGGCTTCCTGCTCTTCCGTATCGTCATCAACCTCTTCGCGCTTGTCCAGTTCTTCCCGAACCTTAGCGCACATCGCACGGTGATCCGCTACAATGTCAGACATCTTCTCAAAGTTTTCGACGATCTCGGCGAAGTAGCCTTGAACAGTTGCGTCAAACTTTGACGGTGCAGCATTTACGATATCGTCGTAAATGTTGTCACGCTTTTCGCTCAACCAGAGCGAATCAGATCGCGAAATCCAGCGCCGCTGGTGTTGCAGCAAATCGTGCAGCTGCTGCTTGAGCCCCTTGGGCGACTGATGCGTGCGCCCACTGGTCTTCTGCTTGCCGCGCATCTCCTGCAACTCGGTAGCCAACGTGCGTGCCGTGTACGCTTCCTCGACGCACTTCTCCTCGACGGCAGCGCGCTGCTGATCGTCGGGAATCTGCGTGAGCAGCTGCACGTGCGAAGTCGTCAGCCGCCACCGCGGGCGGTCGGGACAACGCAGGCTGAGCAACCGAATAATCTCGGCCTCGCTCGGGTACTTCTCAAAGAAGTTCACGGCACCACGCATCTGCTCGACGGTATAAACGGGCGCAAAAATCGCCATGAGCAACGAGGCTCCGTCGACGTGCTGCGTCTGCTGTTCCGGCGTCAGATAGCGTTCTGGATCTCCCTTTACCTCCGAAATAAGCTTTCCGATCCGCCAGTACGCACGCAGACTAGCTTCCTGCGCGTCACTGAACAGACCGTCGATTTCGGAAACGACGTCCTGCAACTCAGGCGTCAAATTCTCCATTGCTACTAAGAGCGGCGAATTACGAGAATCAACCATGTCGGCCTGAATCATCGCTGCCGCCTTAGACTTCCTACCCATTGAATCTCTCCCTATATGTGAGGTTAACTATTTTCGCTTTCTGCCTTTGGGGGCAGGAAGCAGCAATTCAAGCGCGGTTGTTTGCAGTAGATCGCGCAGGGTGTGGTAGTGCCCGCGCGAACACCGCAACATAGAACAAAATAAGTCATAGGCGTTGCGCTGCCTAAGCACTTCTTTTGTGTAAACGTCAATGGCGTCGCGCGGCTCGATATCCGCGCCAACCATTGCTGTGTTTCGAATAATCTGTTTAGCGTCTTCGCGCGTAATCTTGAACTTCATCAAATACGAAGTCCATTTATCGTTCGCGGCGTCCATGGTTGTCTTGTCTGGTGAAAACTCCAGCGACAATCCCATCATCGCCGAAACCCGCGCTGCAACGGCCGTCATATCAATGCCGCGCTCGGCAACATTAGACGCCAGAATCGCCGTGCGCCCGACAAGGTCTGCGCCCGTGTGGTTTAACCGCCCGCCTTTGCCTGCCGGAGACAACGCAGCGCCAAACTTCGTATACAGACAGGTAGACGCCCGGATAGCGTTTCCAGTGTCTTCGCGATTCGAGAAATACCAGCCGGCCGCAAATGTGTGTCGCGGATCGGTATAGATATCTGTACGCCGCGATTTGGGATCTATGAAATACAGCCGCAGCTCTCGCCCCAAAAGCTCCGCCCGAAAAAACTCGGCTTGCGGTTGCTTGTCGTACAGCTCGTTGCTGACGGTTTCCATGAACAAACTGTTGTCCAGCATGCGGTGATCGAGGCCCAGAAATCCTTCGACTGCCCGCTCGCGATGGTTCACCAGCAACGTGCGCTCGCGCAACGCATCAAACCTAACACGAAGCGTCGTGTTGTAAATACTAACCGCCGCGGCAATGTCGTTTGCGCGAGTGGTCGTACGAACCTGCCGAACGTTCTCGCCCGACAACTCGTTAAACAGTTGCGCCAGTCCCGCAGACAAAACTGACGACAGCGCTCGGAAACCGATGGCGTTAAACCGATAACCGTTTTCGACAATGCTGCCGTTGGGTCCCATAATTAACTGGGACTCCTCAACGACAGGGACCGACTCCGTGCTGGCGGAGCGCATCTCCAGAAACTTTCGGCACTCCTCTAGCTGGCTTGCCGAGAACGAGAACGCCGGCACGGGCGCAAACACACTGCGCACAGTTGTTGTTGCCGACAACATTCGGGCCTCCATGCCACACTAGTCGTAATACCAGTCTGAGCCGATCGCGTTAAAGAGCGTGGTGGTGTGCTCAACTATAAAGATATTCTTGACAGTTGGCGGAAAACTGCAGATCCACTGAACACGAGGAATGCCGGTGTCGTCTGTTATATGGTTGTGGGCGCACAGCATCGTCCGCACCACAGGAAAACACATGATGAACCGGCGCTCTGTGTTTACTTCCATTTTGTGCAGGTTCTTGGCCACCGCGGCGCACAACCTGTTTTTACCGTCTTTCGGCAGTTTGAACAGATCAGCCATCGTCAATTCGTGGAGCCGCGGAATGCGCCGGCCGCACAATACGCCGGGAAAGCGGTGAAACTCAGAGTTAAACCAGCTAAAGTTCAGCTTGTCGTGGCCGGTCATGTCACGGCACTCGTTCGCCATCTTGCCCCAGCCAGATATCTTAATACCGCACTCTTTGAAGACGCGCTTGATAATGCGCTCCTCAAAAGCGAGTTGGCGCTGAAACCGAATGGCCTCAGCGCCGTCACTGTCTTGATTGAACAGTTCGTTGAAGAACTGGTCGCGCGGGTCGGACATAGTCAGGACGCCGTATTGTTATCAAAGTAACCGGCAATAGATGACGCCGGCGGCAGCGGCATCCACAGTAGCAACGCTTGTTGGGTCGCCAGCTCGCCACCCGTCACCATGAACTGGTCGTGCGTGATGGGGTCAGCGGCGAGCACCTTTTCGTCGCGCCCGGGGAGCCTGTCGTTTACGTGAGTCCACCTTCCGAACTTTGGTTCCTTCATGAAGCACCTTTTCTACGTCTTTGAGTAATCCTTCGGCGTTAATGATTTTGTCGCACGCCGATTCGCCCGCTGGCACGCATTGATGCGTTTCCAGCACGTCTCGCACCACCCAAGCCAGCCAGTCTACTTCTTCTCGCGTAAACGAGATCGAGATGCTGACCGGCTTGATCATTTCTTTAGCTGTCTTCTTCTTCGTCTTCTTCGTCATATTTGTCCGCATTGTGTTCCTCGTCATACTCGTCAACGGCTTCCATAAATTCATTGAAGCTCATGCCCGGCGAGTTAACGCACTCCATAAATTGATAAATAAACCGGCTCTCTCCCGTCTCTTTGTCGACGCGCTCCGTTAGCCGGTAGTGCATCATGTCGCCGGTTTCGTGGTCGTAACCGCTGATGATGGTATCGGCTTCGGGAATAGGCACGGGCAACTTAGATCCGTCTACAGGGCCGCCAAAACACTCGGCAACCTGAAACAGTTCTTTTTGCATGCCCATAAGTTCGTGCTCAAAAGGCGTATCATCGTCGTCGTTGTCGTCGTCCATTAGTCTCGATCCCAGTTGTACCAGTCCGGCTCCAGATCGGGGTCGTAATTGTTCGCAGGGCATCCGGGGTGGCCGATAATGATATTGTCTATTATGGTTTTGCTATCCGTCCCGGCGTAAGCGTAAAACGTTTTCTCGTCCTCAAGACAACCTTTTTCGGCGTTGTATTTTTTCGCAGTCAGCAGCACGTAATAGTGCGGTTTTCCGTCGGCATCTGGAAACGATATCGTGGCGCTGCCGGACTGACTTACGGCGCCAGTGCTGCACCACGTCCCGTCTCTCGGCCCGCCGTACACTTCGCACCACAGATAATCAAGATGCGCGCGCGACTTGTCAGCCATATACCCTCCGTAAGGTTTAAAACTCTTTGTCGGGAAACGTCAATTCAATCACCGGATTCGTGTCTCGAATCTCTCCGAGCGTTGCATCCTCTGCGTGCACACCGCGGTACGCGTAAAAATTCCACCACCGGTTAGCGCGCTTTGGGTCAGCCTGCTGCCACGCTAAGTACCAATGGCACACATCGGCGCCATTCTCGTCTTTCACTTTTTGATAGAAAAAACCCGGTGATTCGTAATAAATATCGGGATACACATCCTCGATGTTGTCTGGCGCGAAAACGGGCAGATCGCGGCCGTCGAGCGGGCCGCCGACACAGGTCATGAGCGACCCGCAACGCATATCTTCAGCACGTATCATCAGTCAACCTGTCCAAGGGGATCCAGATCCGCTCCGACAACTTCGCCGACCGTGCTTGACGCTGCCATAAGCTCAGGCACGTCGGTCATCTGATTATTCTTTAACTCTTCCATCACCTGCTCGCGATACTTACGCGCCGGGTCGCAGATGGTGTAGTCGTTCACGCCAAGTAAGCCGTGCAACATGCCGAGGACTTTAGGGTTGTCTTCAAGCATGATGGACGCCTCAACTTCAGACACGGCGTCTTGCTTGGAAATACCAAGCGCCTTAGAAAATACCAGCGGTGTTTCAGCGTTCTTGGTGCCGTGCTTGTATTCCAAATCGCAGACCTGCTTGAGCAAGCCCGGCAGCTTGGGGTCCATACCCGGAACCGGCTTACCGTCGCCCGACTGTAGCTCCATGAGCAACCGAATGGACGCAGTGTGCCAGTCCCAGAAATGGAACTGCTGGTTCTTGTAAGTCTCGTTGCCGTTCTTGTCGACGGCCGGGACGATCTCGTTGTACCAGAGCAGATTAACAACGATCTTGCGCCCGGGAGCGCCGAGATTGTTCTTAGTCGCTGCAATACGAATCGATGCGCCCTCGTAGCGTGGCGGGATGTTCTTCTGCGACGCCTTCGACATGTCGAGGATCAACGTCGGGTAGTAATCCAGACTAGCGCCACCGGGAGCGTACTTCTTGGGCGGGCCAAATCCCATGGAGTTAATTTCCTCCTTGAGATGGTTCGTCGCAACAAGCGCAATCGGGTAATGCCGCAGAGTGGGCACCAGCGCCGTCCGCATGAAGTCAGACAGGTTGCGGGCGAGATACGGGTGGCCGGCCGCGGCGTGACCCTCGTCGGCTACCTTCTCGACGCGACGATCGACTTCGACAGCCGAGATGGAGTCGATGCCAATACAGATAGGAATAACTCTGTCCGGCGCGTTGGCTGCGTCGACCTGCTTGTGAATCGCCTGACAGAACTCCATGTAGTGCTTCTGCCACTCTTCCACGCTCGCCGCCGTCTTGATGCGGGTCCGAGCGATGTACTGCTGGTTGTGGCTGAACAAGCCCGACATCATCGTCGGCGAGCCCTTGTTCTCAGTGTCGATCATGATGGCGCCGCCGCCATACATGTGAAACCAGCGCATGATCTCGATGAGCAACGCGGACTTACCCGCGCTGAACTCGCCGCGAAGCTGCGTAAAGCGCGACAGCGGGAAAATGTTCGCCTGCAGCAGATAACGCGCTGCAAGCGTCGGAAGCGGCAAGCCGATCAGCGGATCTTGATCTTCCGCCGTCGCCTTGAGCACTTCCGTGATAACCGGATGCTCGCCATTGCGGGCGAACACATCAACCTCGTCGTGATCTTCTTTACGTTTCCTGCCCATAAATTCCCTTCTTGATATAAATACCCCGACCCCGGCGCGCACGCACTGAGGAAAACGTGACGCCGGGGTCGGAGCGAAATAATTACTTCTGCGATGCGCGAGCACGAGCCCGCGCCAGAATGTCCGCAGAGTCCCGCTTCGCGGGGCCAGCCTGCGCCATAGACGGCGGAGCTGGCGGCGCGGGCGGAGCCGAGGCAAAGATATCAGCAACGCTGGCATCTACCTCCGGCGAAACTTCAGCCTCCGGCTGCGGGTCCCACGGAGCCACGGGATCGGGCTGTGGCGCCGGGCGGCGGGCTGCCGCGCGAGGAGCTGGCGCCGGCGGGGCTTCCAGCTCTTCCACAGGCGTCTCTACGCCCTGAAACGTCGACGTACCCTTCGGCAGCGCCCGGAGGTACTGCGGGAAGTCACGCCAAGCGAAATCGAGCGCTTCTCGCGGGAACACAGGAGCCAGCATTTCAGCCTGCTCCTCGTACGACGGCAATCGCAGGAAGTCTTCCCACGTGCCGGCTTCCGCAACGATGCGATCGGCATACGGCTCCAACGAAATCTCCTGACCGTTAAACGTGTCATGGAGAATGCCGAAGTGCGTGTAATCACTTCGCGAGTGCGGGTAACCAACGATGTACTGAGCGCCCTGCGGCCCGCGAGCGAACTTGGGGCACTGGAACGTCGTGGGACCCTCGATGCCGGTTGCGATTAGATTGGCGGCGCCACTCTTGAACGCTTCCGGCAAAATCGTAAACAACTTCGCCGGACCAAGCGACAACATATCGTTGATTAAAAACTCGCCGGTGTTTTCGTCACGAACGTTTAACGCCGAGTGCAAAGCTTCAGCCGCGCTGGTCTTCAACCCGATGATGCGCGCATTGCGCTTGTTATCATCTGAAAACGCGCCCAGCTGAATCTTGCCGTGTTCATCAACGTAAACGGCGGTTGCCGAAATAAACATTGTCTTTTCGGGCTTCTTGAGCGACCCGATGTGCGAGTTACGCACAAACTCCTTCGACAGCAGCTCAGCGAATAACCGACCCAGCGTCGGGTGCGGGTTGTCCTTAGAGCTGTCGTAGGCAACCTTGCGCAGAACGTGCAGCGGGCTTTCGTACAGGTTCACTTCGGGGTTACCGTCGTGAACGATGAAGCAGATGCCCGGGTTACCTACCCAGTGCGCGCAGGTCAGCAACCGGCTCCAGTCACCCATAGCGACGTTGTCATTCCCTTCGCGGAAGCTGGCAAACGTTTCACCGTTTTTGCCCTCCTCGTAGATGGGAAGCAGCCGCAGGCAGAGGCCGTTTCCAAGGAGTTCACCACCCGCCGCAATCAGAATGTTGTTCTGCTTGCCGTAGGCGTAACGACTCTTGCTGTTAGAGCCGCCAGTACCGATGTTGTTGGCCTTACGGTACTCAGGATCAATCGCCGCAAAATTAGCCGCGTTATAGCGTGGCATACGAACCTTTCTATGTAAATTGAGGGCCCTATTGCCCTTTGTGGATGTCTGCAACTATAGCAGACAAAACCATTCTGTCTAGCCCTTCTCGTCACAAAACCAATCGACTCCCAAACCCCTAGATTTCTCGGGTTTTAGGTTCTCTCCCCAGTGGAAAAACACGTCACGACTCATACCAAAGTGGTAAGGTTCGGCCACGTCGATTTTGGTGCCGTCGAGCCTGTGCGGCCAAAACGGAACACCGTCAATCATGCACGCCGGAATAACTTCTTTGTACAAACGCTCAGCGTGCTCTAGCGGCACAATTAACACAATCGCGTCGTGAATCTGCAGCGCGATTTTGTAATCAATATCCGAGTGTTCTTCGCGGTACTTGTAGAAGTTGTAAAGCGCGATAGACACGGCGTCAGCTACTCCACCTTGAATCGGGAAGTTCTGTGCCTGCCGCTCTTGCTCGCCACGTACGGCTCGGTCCTTCGTCGGCATGAACCGGCGAAACCGACCGTACGGACCTACCAGCCACCCCGGATCTTGCGACCGCATACGGCATTCTGCAAGAAACGTCTTAGTACCGGGATAAGATTGGAAGTAGGCGTCGATCATCGCTTGGCACTGATCGGCTGTAACGTCGTGGCCTTCCTCTTTGCATTGACGCGCAAGAGCTTCTGAACCGCGGCCGTACGGAATACCGAAATTCACGTTCTTGGCTGCGACACGAAGACCCTTTACGCCAGCGTCCACCATACCTTGTTTTGTAGGCGTGACGCCGCTAAGCCGGAATGTCTTAACCGCCTGCTGGCTGTGGATGTCGTAGTGGTCCGGGTGATCCTCTGGCAGAAGATTACGCCGGACGTGCTCAATCATATTTTTATCTTGACTCAACCACGCGAGGACCGCCAATTCCGCACCAGTGAGGTCCGTTTCGATCCCGATGCAACCTTTGGGTACACGAAGGATTGAGCGGACGGGATGCTGGTATTTATCTTTTCCGAGGATACGCTTGTAGTCGTCTTCCCGCCGCGAACTAAGGTTTTGTAGCGGCGGACGACTGCTGCTTGCCCGACCTGTTTCCTTGGTCTGAAACATGTGAGTACGGACTTTACCGTCAGAGTGGACGCACCCAACAAGACCTTTTTCATACGTGTAATTACCGTTCTCATCGAGTTCGTATTCTCCGTCTTCTGTTTCAGCGGGTTTGCGCAAGACCGACTGCAGCACCTGACTAATGAATTTATAGTCACGGATTTTCGCTGCCGTCGAGTTCATGTGACCAAGAATGCCCAGACTCTCCTTGTCCGTACTGGGCGTGGCTGTCTCTGGGTTGATGCCGCGATACGACATTTCATTCCACAGCACAGGACGCTTACCGGTTGTCTTCACCGGGCGCAGGTCAAGCGTTTGCGCGTCTTCCGGGATTGGCGGTGAGTTCGTGTACCGGTCGGCAAAGTCGCGGCCGAAAAGCGCTATCGCCAATTGGGGCTGCGACTTTGGATTAAACGCCGGCCACTGCAGCTCCTCGCGGATTTCAGCCAGCAGTCGTTCCTGCGTGTTCATAAACAACGTGGTCAGCTCATCCGCGCGATTGCGGTCGATTTCAAGGCCAGTCATTTCCATCTCTAGAAACGCCAGCGATGAGTTGTGTGCTGTCCAGTACGGCAGCCAGCAGTCATGGCCTGTGCTGGACCGAGCGATGAGGCCGTCTTTGCCGTTGGTGCCGTAGAACCGCATCATGATTCGACGCGTGACGTCGACGTCATACGAGGCGTACGGGTGAAGAATATGCGCAGGGCACTCGCCGTAACCACCAACCTCGCTCGCCTTCAATTTGTTATCAGAGCGGTACTTTTTCTTCCAGTGATCAAGTGGCTCCCAGTAAGTTGGCGCCGCTGTGAATCTCATGGAGCACTCGTCGAGACCGTACCGCGCGCACTCGTTAACGGCGTGGTACATGAGACTTGTATCCCAACCGCCGTGCGTGCGGTCGTCGGGATCTTCGGCGGGAGCGTACTCCGGGCGTACATCCACGCCAAAATCAAAAAGCCATGGCAAGTCAGCACGGAAAAAGTGCCCACCCACACGGACGTTTCTTTCGGGCGTGCTTTTGAGCAGCCGCGTGAGCTGCCGGCGAGCTGCGTCCAGATTTGGCTGAAACGCTTCTGCGCCACCCTGATGCCGCAGAACAATCGTGCGCGCCCACTTGTCTTTATTTGATATCTGAACCGTCCGCAGATACGCGCCTTCTTCCGTCGGATACTCGCCGTGCCACTCACAGTCGATCGCGATGATGTTGGCGTTCGGGTCAGGATCGCTAACCATTTCGTCCACAATTTCCGCCAACGCTGCTTCGGTGTACACGTCGGCATGATCAACGGCTTCCTCGTCTAAGATCTCATCGTGAATTAGGGCTTTAAATCGACGGATCTGTCCGACGAAATCTTCAGTCACTTCTGGCTTGCGCACCACAAATGCCGGGTGCATCACCGACAGCGCTTTCATCGTCCGGGGATTGCCGTCTGTGTCTACGGACGAGACGTCGAGGATGCGGCCGGCGAGGCCGGTGATGGCGCCCGTCGTACGCATGACTGCTTTTGTCGCCTCGTTGCCGAGGCACAGAATAAACTCCGGCTGGACGATGCGAATTTCTTGCTCCAGCAGAATTGCGCAGTTTTTGATCCACGCGGCCGGGACAGCCGTAATTTCCATCGGCGGCGCAAACTTGCACGCAAACGTAACGTACCAGTCCTCGTACGCTTCGGGACTGATGCCGCACTCCTCAAAGATATCAGCCATCATGTTCATGGCTGGACCGGCAGTCGCGTTCAAGCTCTCCATCTCGTAATAGCCGGGGAGCTTGCCGACGATCATCACCTTGGCTTTGCGCCACGGCCCGTACATCTCTACCGCCGCGCCCCGTTTCCCCCAGCGATGCCCGGGAAGAAACGGTACGGGAATAAGGTCTTTAGAGGACTTGTGCGAAATCGGCAGATGGAAGTCTGGCCGATACAGCGCGTTGCGGTAGAGATTCGTCAGGTGCGTACCTACAGGCACGGCCTTCTTTTTCTTGGCGCTCGCCTCGTCAATCTCGTCGCCCAACGCTACGGCGTGCGCGATAAAGTCTGGGCCGGCCGGCGGCATACCCGGTTCCGTAAGCGGAATGAACGGGTATGCCGCGGCCGTAAAATCTTCTGTGTTCGGGTCATACAGCGTCTGGGTTAGACGATGCGTGAGCGAAATACCCTGTGTCATAACGCCTCATAACAAAAACGAAAGATCAGCCGTCACGTCAACAGCGTCGGCGGCCGATGACAACATCTCAAACAACTCCGGCCGCGAGTAATCAGCCGGGTCACGATCGTCCGGGAGAATAACCGGAACGACATTAACGTTTCTCTGGCAAAGAGCTGCGACAACATGCTCAAGCTCGGTCTGCGCGTCGTGATCGAGGATGACGAACACGGGCTTGTTCGCCCATGTCGTCGCGATCGTGTTGCACTGCCACGCAGATAACGTCTTACCAAAAATACAGACGCCTGCAACTCCAAGCCGCCACACGCTCGGTACGCCCTCGACCACTACGGCGGCTGGCTGTTCCGCCGCGTTATCGTAGTTGTAGAGCACCTGACTCTTGCGCATGCCGTTGTAGTACTTGACAGTGTTTCGGCCCTCTCCAACGACGCGGCCTTGCCAGCCAACTAACTGCCCATGAAAATGAACAGGAATATAAATACGCCCGTGCATAATCCGGTGTTTGTCCAGCCGCGGATTTACACACACGCCGATTTTGAACACATCGGCGAGTTCGCGGATATTCGTAAACCCGCGAGAAGCCAAGTACTCGACAGCCGGGTGATACTCCGGCAGCGAATCAATCGGCAGGATCTCTCCGGGCGGTTCAATCGTTTCGTGTACCGTGTCGAGCGGTACTGACCTGATTGGCGTACGCGTCATGAATCGCCGGCCGGCGCCGAACACCATATCTTCAAACTGCTCCAGCCGGCCGGGCTTATCAAGACAGTTTTCGTTGTAGCACACGACCAAATGCGTGTTTGCCCGACGACCATTGCGAATGTCTGATCCGTACCGATGATTCACCCACAGACGATTTCGCTGGTCACGACAAAACGGACAACACACGCAGTAATACTCACCCCAGCTGCCGCGATAAGTAGACTTGCCGCGGCGAAGGGGATCATCAAATTGTTCGACCTGCGCGGGCACACCTTCGTTTGCGATAGTTACATCGCCGAATTTGTGCGCGAGCAGGCCATACAGTACGGGATTCAGGGGATTTGAACTTGGCGTTTTTGAGACCGCCATTTTCATACTGACTCCTCTCACGACAGCATGTCTTCAGCAAATGTGTCCACCGGCATAATCCGGCGGGGTGTGGAACGCGGACGCGTGAGCGCCTGCGCTTCTTCCGGCGTAACGGGCGCAATGTCGCCGCGCTGAATGATCCGCTTTGCCGCTTCAGACGCAGTGTACTCGTCATTCACGAGCCGAATCTCTGCAACCCTATCATCAATCTTGATTAGACCCTTGAGATTATCCGCGCGAAGATACCGCAACTTAGACCAGTAAATCGTCGACACATGACACGACTCGTCTCGCGCGTTGACGCAAAGGCACGCGTGAAGGTTCTCAGCGAATGACTTTGAACCAGACGCGTCGGCGTGCGAAACGTATCGATACGCCGGAATATTCTTGACCTCACCTTGTGCCAGCTGATGCGCCAGCATGATAACCGCACCTGTGGGCACAGCAATCCGCGCGCGCAACTGGTCAACAGCGTTTTTAATCGGTCGCGCTAGCGACTCTGCGTACTTCGTCTTGGCGTTTGCGTTCATTTCACGCTCCACCATGACGCCGCAATAGTCGATAGCGACAAAACCAATTTCCATTCCACGTTCACGCGCCAGTTGCTCAAGCGCGATAACAATCTCCGCCACACCGCCCGCGCCGCGGTTGCCTGTCTTTTCGTTTTGCGAAAAGTCCAGATACATGAAGTTATTATTGAACCACGAACTAGCGGCGACCCAGCGTTCACGCTCGCCGAACATTACTTCGCCGTTTCTGTTTACAGGCAACTCGCGATCGTAGTCTTTGAGATTTTCGGCTGTGGACAGTTCCGCCCAGAAGTCGCGGCCGACTGCAAATAACGAGCGATCGATCTGCGCGGCGGCAGACCAGAACGTCGGATTCATCTTTTCGGCAGGATCTTCGTAGCCGATAAACACGGACAGTTTATTGGGCGAGTTGGCGGCGTACTGCTGCGCCATACGGACAGCCGTAACTGCCAGAAGTGTCGTCTTACCGCCGCCATACGGCCCTAAGACGCCAATAATGTCGCCGGCCCGAAAGCCCTGCAAATACTCGTCAATAAACGGAAGCGTGGTCGGAACAGCAACCGGCGGGAGCGCGATAGGTTGCCCGATTTCGGGCATCATGGCCGCATTCTCGAAGCTCTTACCCAAAGCGTCGACCGACTGCGCTCTCCTTGTCCATTGCGCCAACTGCGCCTCTAGATTATCTGGCGCGCCGCCAAACGTATTTAATACCGCCTGCGCCTCACTTTTGATCATCCGCTCGCGAATAAACCGCCGAACAATATCTTCGATGTATGACTTTTCGGCGCGAGCTTCGACTTCAGGCAGCGGCGCGGCGTTAAAAGACTCATCGACAAATCGGACCAGCGCCTCAATCGCTTCGTTGCTTAAGGCAATAGCCGCTGTACCAGCAGCGGCGCTATCGCGCCACGCAAGCAGCCGGGTGGTGATCATATCAGCCGTCAGCGCGCCGAACTGCTCGTTCAATTCTTTCATCGACGCAAACAGGTAATAAAACGGCAGCTCGTCAGTCGAATGGCCGAAATGACTGGGCGACAGACCGACGCGCAACGAATCTCGCAGCAGCGCTGGATACCGTAAAAGACCCGAAATCATTGTGCCGATCTCGGGCGTTGTTACCGCGTCAACTGCTCTTGGCTTTTCATCCATGAATTCACTCGGCATCGTAATTTCTCCAATGCTGCCGTATCTCGACAACGCCTAATTTAATCTCGTTCTCTATCCACCATTTGTATTCTGGATGCGCGGTCATGACAGCGTCATATGACCGCTGCTGCGCTTCGTAATCGAGCGCGGCTTTCCACAGATAGCGCTCTACTGCTTTTTCACAGTTACGACGGGCCGCAAACGCGTTTCGAAAAAACGGTGTTGCGGTGACATAACTTTCGTCGCAGAGTACATATAGCTCCTGCGCGGCCTCTGGCATTTTGTATATCGCAGTTGTCGACATGCGTAAATGCAACGTCTCTGCCGCCACGTAAAAACGATCTTTGATTATCCGCGGCATGTGCGCCATGTAGTCGCGGTAAATCTCAGCCGATTTGGCGCTGTATAAAACAGACGGGCGCATTTCCGTCAGCCGCTGGTGGCCCGTTGAAATGCGTTCTGTGGCGAGCGCCGAGAAATGCGCATACACCCAGCCGCCAAGATCCGCGCCTGCGCGCTCTGCCGCGCGCAGAATTTTGCCCCAGACGGGCGTGTGCTTCACGCCAAAGTTATCTTTACCACCATCCCACGCCGGCCTACGTTTCAGATGGGCAGGCGCTTCCCAGTCAGCGACGCGCTCGTTGAGATGAATATATTGGTACCGGATATACGCAAGTTTTTGCGCGTCGGTGAGCGTGTGGTACCAGTCGACCGACAAAATATCTGAATCAATCTCCGCTGTCTGCGTCGCGGGTTCGCCAAGAGCGCTGCGCGTCATGCCAATTCTGCTCCCATCCGAGGAGTTTGTAGCTGTTTCGTCGACCCAGACTCTTCCGGTAGAAGGTCGGGTCGAACGTGTCCATGCAATCCAGTACTTCGCCAAATTCTTTCCGCGTGCCGTCTGGGGCTGTGTAAATTCGACTTACACGCCCCGGACCCTGCACGTCCACAATATCGCTATCACGGTCATCGGCGCGGACAAGAACGTTTAGTTGTTCAAAGTCAACGCCGGTGGCCCATACATCCGTGGCGATTACGCGCTTGAGTTGTCCAGACTCGAAATTAGAGCGCATGTCGTATTTCTGTATATCTGTGAGTGGTTTGTAATCGGCGGGCAGAAGACCCTTTTTCCGATAACCAGCACAGTCATACGGCGACATGTTTCCATATACGAGACTGAAATCAGGCAATTGCGCGCCGAGATGAACAGCGTGTTCAATCGTCTCTACGAGGATCAAAATCTGATGCGATTCTGGGTATCCCCGCACGGCTTCGGCGATGATACGGTTCCGCTCGTGGTTTGTCCAGATGCCGTATCGCTTTCGTGCCACGCGGTTGCCGTAGCGCTCTGCAGGGTTTGACCGCAGCCGCATGGGCAGCCAATTCACGCGCACCGGAACAACCAGCCCAAGCTCTACCGCGTTCTGATAAGTCAGCTCAAACACCATTGGACCGAACATAGGCTCAAGCACAGCATGAGCGTTATCCATCCGTGCATATGGCGTCGCGCTCAAACCGAAATTGCGGCTCGTGCGGTACCGCGCTGCCAACGCTGTTGAAAAGTTCAGCGTGGCAAGTTGGTGAACTTCGTCCGCGAACAGAAAATCTGCGTCACCATCGGAGTGCGCCAAGCTGCCGGCCGTAATCACGGTCACGCGCTCCCACTGTTTCCAACCGTCGCCTACGCGACCTACCTTCGGCAAAAGCCGTTTCAGGCTGCGCACGATGCGGTCGGCCACGTCGACTGACTTGGTGACAACGTGGATCTTGGCGGTCGGAAACAACAGCGCTGCCGCGCCAATCAGGGTTGTTTTGCCGAACCCCGTGACGGCTTTGATAATCCCGCACGGTACGCGAGAAATCGTACGTAGGCACTCTTCCTGTCTGGCGCGGAACGTGATCCGGCCGTCGAGGTTTTCCCACTGCGGCGTGAAGCAGTCTGGGCGTTTTCTTTGACCAGATCTGTCAACGAGCAACGTGGGGCAGCCAAGTTTCTTAAGCCTGTTCACCATGCGGGCTAAATATCCGCTGAGCACAATCACATGTCCGTGCTCAACCCGGTGCAGCTTATATTCTTTCGTTTGAAAGAACATTCGCTGCCCGGTAATCGGATCTCGGCGCGCGCCACCGTGAACCTGCTCGACATGCGAATACCGCAAGTCGTGCGTGAGCCGTTTAATCAGCTCGTCGTTCAGCGGTGCGTTATCGGCGCCGGTAAGCGTTAAAACGTTTCCAACGCGTGTAATTGTTACAGACTGGGCAATCATACTAGCCGTCGCTTCCCGGTCCTGAGACGGGCTCGACGGAAAGGACTTCAAATGTCCCATACTTTTCCTGCGCGTTGTTGAATGGGGAGAAGCCCCGGTACTTTCCAACTAAAGTGAGTAAATGCACAAAGTCTCCCAATGAAATCTCGTCTGGAAGCACCGCCGACAATATCACAATGTCGCCGGGGCGAAAAGCCTCGTGCAGCGCGTAGTGGCTACGCATCTGATTATCAGCTTGCGGCGTCAAAATCGTACGGCGCCAGTCGTTGCGCGGCTCGCCCATAACGATCGGGCACCAGTCGATTTTTTTGACGTCACTGTGGTGCCGGTTGGCGATCTTGGCTGCGTAGCGCATGCAAGCCAGCCACGCAGACGGCAAGAACATAACCCGCTGACTTGGGTCGCGGTCAAAGCAGAAAATAATTTGGCCGTGACGCCGCTTTTTTGCCGAGCCAAGGCAAACACGGTTGAACCGGATTTTGATAGTTATTTCTTGCATGTCACTGCTGCTTCGTGCTCATATGCTCCGCGTACGCTGCTCGCTCGGCCGGCGTTTTGAAAAACAAGTTGGGTGCGAACAAACCGTCTTTTGCGCCGCGCCGGTTTTCTAAACTGTCGAGCCAGTTGTAGCGTAAATAGCGCACAAATGCCTGCGACGCGCGTAGGTCGCCCTTAGCGCCGCCCCGCACAGCTTTGTGAATGCGATACAGAAAGTTTGCTGGGTCCTGCAGATCGACATCCGCGGGCTCAACAGTCTTCCACGCCCGCAAAACGTTCGCGCAGCGCAGTTCACGGCTTTTGTGTAACAACCGTTTTGGCGTCGATACGTGCTCTTGTACTTGCGGCGTTAAACCTAAAAACAACTCAAGCTTTGCGGCGCGATCAGGAGCTTTTCTGTCGACGTACCAGCGCGGGTCAACGATAGTCGCCAAAAGCTGTGCTGCGACCTCGCCGTCCAGCGTCGGTATGAACGCCAAAGCTTTGTGCGCAGGGTGCATACGAAAATAGGCTTTCGCCGCATCATCAAACACAAAGTTAGCGCGCTGGAGTCGCCCGATCATGGCGTACGTCGGATAATCATGGACTGAGAGCTTGTGCCACCCGCCTGCAGCCGGGGCTACGTCTACGCTGCGCATTCGCCGCAGTACGATCTGTGGGTCGGCAATCTCTTCTGCCGTGTGCAGCACGTTTGGCCCCGCCACCTCGACACGATTGATCTCGTTTTTGTAGTGCCGCAGATACAACGCAGAAATAAGCTCTGCATTCTGCGGTAGCCCCAGCACGCGCACCTGTAAGCCTATGCCGGTCAGCACCGGAGACAGTAAAAACGAATCAAGCAATTGATCTGAATTTGTCGCCGGACCAATGCCGACAGAAAACCAGATCCGCCCATCTGTGTGGGTGTGCAGTTTGATTACGTTTTCGTCAACTACGCTGTACATGCCGTAACTCCGGTGCCTCTAATTCAATTGCTGATTCAAACAGATGCGAAAGATTAATCGCGTGCGTGACGAGCAAACACTGCAAACCTTTTGCTGTGGATAGCTCGCGTAGCTTCTCTAGAACCGGCGCTAATGCCTGAATACGCGGCTGATCCAAAGACGCAGTCGGCTCGTCCAGCGCGAGTAAGCCGATTTCTTCGGCAAACATGGCGTTGACGGCGACTCGAAACGCAAGTGCCAAGACGGTTTTTTGCCCGACGGACAATCGCTGGGCGACTTGTCGGCGGCCGTCAAAGAATTCGGCAATAAATGTCGGTGTTCCATCAGTGGCCACCTTGATAACAAAATTAACGCGAAACACTTGCAGAAGTTCGTTAATTGCCGACTCTAGCCGCTGAAGGTTACGCTGGGCGACTAGGCGCGGAGCGTTCTTCAGGGCCTCTCGTGCTGTTTCGGCAACACCCGACCAACTGCGCAATTTCTTAGCCCGCTGTTCTTGCTGTCTAACCTCCGCTGCCTGCTCGTCAAAACGCTTCTTCTCAAACAAAATTTGCGCGCGCTGATCAGCCAGTCCGGTTCGCGTCTTCAACTGATCCTGCAACTGGTGCAGACGTGTCTGCGATAAATGGGCGTCGGCCTGTGTTACCGAGATCTCTGCTAACTCTTCCTCTAGCTGCTTTTTGCGCGACCGTAACGCTTCGATGGCCCCGTTGACCTGTGCGCGTTCTTCACGCGCTTTCTGCGCCAACGGTTCAATCTCTTTTTTGACGCGCTGAAATTCTTCGTAATCAACTACCGCCTGTTGCAGCGCGTCCTCGCTCAACTCCGGCGGCTTCACGGCCAGCAGGTCTTTTTCCGCCGCATTAAGCTGCTGTTCTTTTGCTTCCCGGGCTTTCTGTCTCTTTTCCCAGTCCTGCCACACACCTTCTTTAAATGTCTGCTGGCTCGCGGCCTGTTTCCACTCCGCTAACTCTTCTTCCATTTTAACAAGGTCGGCTTTGTACTGTTCAACCTGTGAGGCAAGCTGCGACGACGGCGTATGGCACGTCGGGCACTCGGCAATGCCGTCTGCCGAAAACATATCAATAAAACGCTTGGCCTCTTTGATGCGCTGCTCTTTTGCGTGCTGATCGCGGCGCATCTCTTCTGCTGTCGGTAGGCCGGGTTTTTCTGGCTGCTGGTCTTTCTCTCGCTCAGCGTCGAGTTGTGCCCGCGTAGCTTGAAAGTTTTCTTTCGCCTTTGCCACGCTCTTGTAGCTTGCCCAGTGACCCAGCGCGACTCTCGCGGCAGCGTGAGACTCTTCCTGCCCGTTAGCCGCCTCTGTCAGCGCAAGTAAGTCGGCGTCGTACTGCGCAGACGCGTTAACAAGGTCATCCAGCTTTTTTTGCTGCAGCTCCAGCTGCTGTTCGAGCTTCGACAGCTCGCCCGCACCGCGCTCCCGCGCGTCCCACTGCTGAATCGTCGCTTGATCAGCCCGCATGTGCGACAGGATGTCGTCGGGGTTGGGCAACTTCGCCATCTGCTCCGACAACGCCTGCGCCCGCTTGGCCGCGTCGCTGGCCTGCGCGTCTAACTCGTCAGCCGTCTGCACGATCTCGGGAATGTTTAGCTTTGTCAAAGACTTGCCGATCGCGTCCTGACACTTGTCAGCACGAGCGGTGTTAAACAACCGCTGAAAAAACTTATCTGTGTCGGTCTGATTATCGTCGATGAACGAGAAGATCTCGGTCTGCGACACAATAATGAACCGGCTGATGAATTTAGCGTCGACGCCCAGCAGCTTTTCGATGCCGGCGGTCACGCTCTTGTCGCCGCGGCCTATTTCTTTGCCGTCCACGAGCAGCGTGGCCTGCTCTTTCTCCGGGAGCAGGTGCCGCGTCACAACGGCGATATGCCCGTTGTGCTCGAACTCTAGCGTGGCGTACGCCGGTTCACCTTCGCGAGCATATTGCGAAATGTTGTCGGACTTTACGCCAAAATTTGGATTCTCGCCGGTGAGCAACCACCGAATCGCCCCGAACAAGCTGCTCTTGCCCGAACCGTTTTCGCCGAGAATCGCCACCAGCCCGCGCGTGAACTCACACACTCGATAGCGGTGGTGTACCCAGTTCTTCACTTCCAGTCTCAAGAGCTGCATCGTTGGGTTCTCCCGTCATGTATTTTGAAAACTGTACATCAAGCTCTTTGTTTGCGTCGTCGGCTGCGAGTAGTGCCGCGGCCAACTTGTATGCGTCTGTCCCGTCACCCAGCAAGTCGCCGAGCGCGGACAGCAAATCGTTCTTGGCGCCGTCTCTGGTGCCCGTGCGTTTATCGGTGTCGTACTTGTTGGTCAACGCCTCACAGAACACATGCGCTGCGTCGCCAACTGCCGTGACCAGCCGGATATAAGCGTCAGGCAGCCGCTTGTCGAACTTCATGCGCACAATTGGCTTCATAATCTCTGGCGGATACCCCGCTTGAGTCGCCTCGGAGCGCGCGTCATTGATATCTCTGATCAACCATTCGGCGCACAGGTTATCTAGCAGCGCCTGATCTTCGACGCGATAGTCGAGGAACCGGCGTGTCTTGAGCGGCACAGGACGGAACTCAAAGTTCCCTTTCTCGTCGCCATAGATAACAAAAAAGAACTTCGCCGCCTCTTCACCGCAGTCCTGCATACAGATTGAGCCCGGCGATAGCATCTGAATGGGCTGGCCCTGCGCGTTTGTGGCTGTCACTGTTTTGGTTACGTGAAAGTCGCCGGCCAGTACGGTTCGCACATGGTGCACGTCAAACAGGTCGCACTCAGTGCGGCCGACGTTGCCCATGAAATCTTTCCAAACCTGATGCACGATCAAGATATCAGTATCTTCCGGCACTTCTTTGAACGCCGTCTGGATCTCGCCGCGCGGCAGCCAGTCGAGGCCGTAAACGCGCACGCCGTTGATCGGCACAGTCTGCTTATGAATATGCCGCGACCATTTGTGCACGCTCAGCCACGGCGCGTTGCGGTCGTACTCGTGGTTGCCCTGAATATAGTGCACGTCAAGGTTAGCAGCCTGCATCCGGCTCAAACCGTTACACAGCTGCGCGATCGGGCGGGCTGAGTTGCTTTTCTTCTCAAGCACGTCGCCGCCCAGAATTAACTGCAGGCCGTGGTTAATGCAGTAGTCAATAATTTGATTGAAGCTGTAATACGCGTCGCCGTAGATGCCGGGACGCGTTGACCACGCACCGTCTTCAAGGTGCAGGTCGGCGGTAAACACAAAAAGGGGTCTCACGCACCGCTCCTAGTCTTCGTCGTCCTCGTCTTCATAATCAACGCCATCGTCATCTTCAAAATACTCTTCTTCGTCGTATTGCTTGCTGTTGTTTTTGGCGCCGTACGGCAATTGCCAGTACGGGTTAACCGGCACATCAGACATGCCCGGACCATAGTCAAACGGCTTGAACAGTTTCATCAGCGTTGCCATGTATGCGCCGATGATTTTGGGTAGTTTATTTACGTCAATAGACTGGATGGTGTGTGCCATCTCTTTCCACGACTCGGGCTCACCACTAAACCAACCGTCGTCTTTCTTTTTGCCTTTGGGCGTCGTGGTAACCACTTTGAAAAACGAAAGTGTGAACAGCTCGGCCAAATCTTCCATCGTTGGCTCGGGCTGACTGAACGCCTTGTGCTTCAGTCTGTGCTTTTGCTGCAGCGCCAACAACTCGCCGTCAAAATCTGCCTGCAACTGCTGCAAGTCTTTGGCTAGCCGGGCGGCAATCACGATCTCTTTGACGCCCAGATGCGTCGGGTTCATCAGATCGAGAACCGACCACAGCAGATGGTAGTCGCGCTTCATCGCCGCGACATACGTCCGAATAAAATGCTGTTCTGTTTTAGATATGTTATTCGGATTGAACATGCGGCAGCCTTGATTACACGCACGTAATTAATTAGTCGCTTTCGGGCGGCGGCTCGTCTGTCACTCTCGCAATAATACCATCTCGCTCAAGATCCTGCAGCAGCGGTTCAATTCGTCGTATGTATCCGCACAACATACTCATCCAGTTCACTAGCTCTTCCGGTGTACGCTGTAAAAACTTTTCTTTAAGCTCTTCTTCGGTGAGGTATTCGACCTCGATGTTCTCAAATTTATCGCCGCGCTTAGCGCGCAAATAAGCGCCGGTCATTCGCAAGCCTCCGTAGAAACACAGCCATCAAGGTGAAACACCGCCTTAAAAGTATCAAAAGCTTTTTCAACACGCATGCGGGTCATTACAGAAACGCCGAGCAGCGCGTTTGCAATTTCGTCGATGTTGACGTCGTCTTTTTCCAGTATGCGCTCTACCAGCAGGTCGAGATCGTCTGCTGTGTTGTAAATGTTTGTGATATCCGTCTCTAGTTGAAAACGATCAGCCATTTTTAGCTCCTAGTAAAAAAAACAATAAGTAGCTCAGCCGTCAGCCTCCGATTAGCCGGGGTGAGATTTGAACTCACGGTCTCTAGCTTATGAGGCTAGCGAGGACGACCTAACTCCTCTACCCGGCGATAAATGTGTTTTAAACGTCGCCGCCAACAACGCCGCCAAACTGCGTAATAATAGCGTGTGCGTCATCAACCGAAATATCAAAAAACTCGTTGTTTTGCCGTTTATCGGCATACTCTCTGTGTAAACGTGTTTCGAGCGCTACGCAGTCGCCCGTAACGATATACCCAACTAGTTTTAATCCACCCGGCACAAAAGTCTGACTTTCGCGTTGTCGCGCTTCTACAGCGCGCCGTGTGCGCCCAATTTTAATGTAACCGCGCGTCGGCTCCTGCAAAAAGTAGACGTGCTCGTCCGTTTTTACGGGCGCTGATTCGTTCAGCGTCTCCTCGCCTAAAAACCCGGTCGGCACACGCGACAGATGTTTCGGTACAACAACGGCGCCCGCGCGCAGAATAAGCTTTGGCTCTTTTCTGCCGACGCCGGTCCAGTACAGCGCCATGTGCGGATTTCTCCAATGCGGCGAGACAAGGCTTTGCGCGTTTAACTTCTTGCCAATAGAAAATCCGCGCCCCTGAATGTTTGCCGCTTTATCCTCCAGCCACTTCTTTGCCGCCTCGTCAGTTTCACGGTCGTAACGTTCCTGATGCTTTGCCAGCACAATCGGCGTGATCAGGTCGCTACCGCAGTGCAACATCGAGGCGAACGACGCGAGTTTGAAAACAAACTGATTGACCTCTAGTGATTGGTACCCCATGTACAGCGGCAGCCGCTGCCCGCGGCAATCGTCTGCTGCGTGCTGATGTTTAATCGTCTCTTCAATTGTTTTCAAACGAACGACTGAGTTCTGTGACACAGGAAACATGTTCGGACCGCGCGTAAACTGATACGAATCGCCCGCAGCAAGCTGCAAATCATCGGGCGCCTGCATCGCCTGATATTTAGTGGCTTCTAGCTGAAACGCCACAATGCTTTCGTGATCGTTGCCGGCAGCAAAGCTCGGTTCGTATGGGCGGTCGTTTGATTCAGGAATGTCTTCGTACACACCGCCGAGCAAATAAACCTCGTGGTGATGATGCTCGCCCGGAAGCGGCTTGGTGTACTCGACAAGCGCGCTGCCAATTACGCCAGCAAAAACGTCGACGTTTTTGTTAGTAAAATATTGCGTGTTCTCCGGCACAACGTGCGGCTGCCCCACCGTAATCAGAACAGATTTGATTCCATACGGTTCGTGCCCCTCGGCAAATCGGAACAGCATTGTGCGCTGCGGGAAGTTCAAAAACGCCGCAGACACGTCGAGCTTTGTATTACGAATCAGCTGCTCGACAATCGGGTAAACGTTATAGAACGGACGCTCCGTGTTGTACCACTCGTACTCGGATAGAACGCTGATGTGCGTCCGAACAATATCGCCAACAACTTTGTCTGTCCACTCGCCGGGAACGACGTTGCGGTCAAAAGGTTGCGTCGCCATCTGCTGTAAAAATTCTACATTCGACTGCTTCTTAAGCGCCTGCAACGCGCGGTCAACCGCGTTTAAATAAGCGTCACGCGATAAGCCAATTATTTCAGACTCGCCAGCTGCTAGTTGATGTTCAAAGTCAGTTATTGATCGTTGTTTTGCATTTACAAAATCGTGAAAACGCATACGTGCGTCCTTTGTGTTTGACTTACCAAACTACAGATGCCCGACTAGGATTCGAACCTAGACAAAGGGAACCAAAATCCCTTGTGCTACCGTTACACCATCGGGCAACCGCGCGTTGATTCCATTCATTTACGCTCTTCTGACGCCCACCTCGGATACCGTCATGTTAAGCGTCGTCAGCTCGTGGTTATAACCCACTCACGGTTTGGGTGCCGGGCCGTCGATGATTGCAACGGCTTTGTGGCGGAAACGGGACGCCGGCTCGCCCTCCCGTGTATTTATTCTTCTCCTGCCGCTACGTCGTTGAAGCTGACAAACTCGCCGCCATCGTCGTCAAACAGTACGCCCGGATCTCCGCCGTCTCCTGCCGCTTCCGCTGCGCGCTGAGCGTACTTTTTCAACAGTTTGTAGATTGCTGACCCGTGTTGATCGCCAAACTTGATGCACAGCAACGCCTCCACGGTCAGATACTCTTCATAGCCTTCTTCGACGTTGTCCTCTTCGTACGGGTTCTCGTCGTCGATAAACCCGCCGAAGTCAAAATTTTCGTTGTACATGGTGTTGCCTTAATAAATAACGGTCAATGAAACAGCGCAATCGGTGAGCGGGAACAGGTACACACCGCGCGCAGAAAATTGCCTTGGGCGTTCCAGCCGCATAACAACGCGACCAGAGTGCAAAAGTGTCGCTACAACATAGGGCCCGGTTGACGAAACCGAAGCGTCGAGCGAGATAACATAATCTGTACCGGGAACAGGCACCTGCACAGACGCGCCGTGCGGCCCTGTAGCGCCAGTGATTCCCAGCCTAGCGGCTTCTTTGCCGCCGTCAATAACGCGCTCCAGCGACGCCACATCTTCACGCGGCACAAAAGCCCAATGTACGGGCTTTGTAAACTCACCAAGGTATCCGGGTCGCTCAATTTGCTTGCGCTGCTCTTCGCTGATGACTGCCGCGATCTCAAGATGCCGCGCGGCGATGTTTATGTACGCCAGCAGCGCCGGAGAAATAGCCGCGTAGTCTTCAGCCGTGTTGGTGCCGGTGATTGCCGGCGAGTTGCGCGGCCTGACCGGAAAGAACTCGCCTGTCTCCAAAAAGACAAAATGTGTGTTGGTGCCGTTGTCGAACGAGATGCCACGATACGCCGGGCCTAGCTCGCCACTGGGCAGCTTGTCACGAAAGTTGACAAGGCTAGCCGACAACGCAGATGCCATTGTGTCGGTGAACTGGGCCGGAGCGAACACCCGAGACAGCATGCGCTCGTTGTAAATCTCAGGCGCAACCGGGTGCACAATTAGCGGATTTTTTGGAGACTCCGCGACCTCTGCGATTACGGCATCAAAGATATCTTGAGCCGGCACGTCCGCATCAGCCAGCCCGTTCTCGATCAGATCGGCGAACAGAACGAGCGCCGCGCTAACGATTGCCGGCGCTGTTTGCTCCGTGGCGCCGTATTGTTTTGCGACTGTGATACCGCGCGAAAGAGCCGCCTGAGTAATTGAAAAAGGTACTGCGCCCCAGTTGATGTTGCCCGAAACTTGAGCAAGCTGCCAAAGCGCTTTAAAGAACGCCGGATCTTTCTTCGGCGTGCAGGACTGGCGAAACAATTCGAGCGTGCAGGCCAGTAGCCGCAACTGCCCAAGGTCGTCAGTTGTGCGAAATTTACTTAGAAACTCCCGAACATGAACTGATGGTTTTGGTGATTTGTCCACTGAATACTCCGTCACAAGCGTTTAAAAGTGTCATCACGTTCGCTTTAAAAGTGCCTAAAATGTTGTGCGCTGTGCCGTTATGGCTATTCACATATGACGCAAAAGAAGGTTGAACGTGACTGTCGATAAGGACAGCGTGAAAAGTCGGGGCGCGCTCGCTGTCTGAAAGCGCGCACCGAGCCTGAAGAAACAACTGCAGGCCGCGCATAGCGTCGCCGATAAACAACACTACGCCACATTGTGTCTGACATAGCTGACGTACCTGCTCCGCAAACACGAGAAAGTCTACGTACGTCGCAGCACCAAACGCGGCGCCGATCTCTGCTCCCGGACCATCAGGATAGATGTGCCCGGCCATCTCGCCCAGCTCGACGTGCACGGTGGCGGGAACACCCAGCGTGTAAGCAGAGTGCAGCAAGCTGCGCTCCGTTGTCGCCCGCGGAGAATACGCCCAGCGCCCGACGGCCTCGCCGTAACCAAGACCCTGATTGGCGGCTAGCCGCGCAACGTAGTTCAAGTCGTGCGTCATGCCGCGCTCTGCCAAGCGTACATCGGCCACCAGCCCAGCGCCGGTGGTGGCAACAGCCGTGACATACTTCTTGCGCAGCAGCTCAACTGCGGCGATACCCGCGCCAGAATGAATCGCCGGCGCCGAAATAAATAACATTACCGGCTGGTCTTCAACGCGAGCTGTGTGAATCAGGCTTGCGGCGTTGACGTGAACTTCTTTGATTAAACACAGCGCATCGGCAATCTCTGGCGGCATGGCGTCACACGGCGGTGTCGCCGCTCGAAGGGTATCGAAAACAGGGAACGCGCTGTTTAAGCGTTGGGGTAATACAAGCGCGCCGGGATGTTCAGTGGTCGGCGTGCGCAGCATAGGTCCGCTGCCCCACAAGAGCCAGTCAGCATTGACATGCGTGTGACTGAGGATCTGCGCCAGCAGTTGCGCAGACACCGCGTACTGCCGCTTGAATACTTTGCCAAGATGCGTTGATTCTAGTTCGATGGCGCGCGCAAACGCCGGCACATTGTTATTAAAAAGAGTCGCGCACAGATACTCCAACCTCTGCAGCCATGGCTGGTCCGCGTGCGCGATCTTGCGCCTGCGCAATTCGCGCCTCTGCCGCTGCCGATCGCTCAGGTGACTGCGTTTTGGTCTTGGCATCGTCGCCCTTTCGTTTCTGCGAGTCTACAAGTCCGCGACCTACAGCGCGCAGAATACCGGTTCCGGCCAGTAGTCGCATACCGTGTACGGCACGCAAATAAGCAGCGACAAGCTCATCGTAGCCGTCCAGCAGCGGCATTGGATATTTGTTGAACTCGCCGAACAGATAGAAAAACTCTGTATCAGGCTGCTCGTAACACTCGGCGACTTTGAGTGACTTGATATACGTTACACGGCTCCCGCGAACACGAACACACGGCAGCTTTGTTTTTGGGGCGTGTAAGAAAAACTGCCGGGCCTCGATCAGCCAGCCATTGTCCTGTGGAACAACAGCCAACCGCCACATCGAGCCCATCGTTTTACGCCCGAGCTGCTTTGTCTGCTTGTTGTATGCGTTGCGCTCGCGCTGCAGCTCGCCCCACACTAAGCGCTCGTACTGCTTTACCACGTCCAGCCCACAGCCAACGCGCGGGTCCCATTCCGGCGCGGCGATAAATCGAGTGGCAACGCGGCAAGTGACAATAAGCTTAGTGTCTTTATTGTGACGTCCCAGCGCCCGTAATTTGTTTTTAACGTCACGATACTGCGCCGTACTGATACGCGCGTAGCAAAACGGACAGATGTGTGCCCAGTTACACGGCCGCAACGCCACATCTTTTTTCCAACGAAAAAACATATACGTCGGACGGCAGAACAGACACCGCTGAAACGACAGCCGAAACTTTTTGAAATCAAAATCAGCGTCGTCAGGATGTGCCAGCCGCGCCACTGGCAACCACAGCGCGCGAATTGCTAACTCTTTCAGTTTGAGGGCCCAGCGCTGCCGCACCGTATTTGTCCGGCTGATTACGGCGTCGTGTGTCTTGGCGCTAGTCAAGCCCAGTACAAAGTGCTGCGCAAACACATGCGCCATACGGACGCTGACGCGATTAACGCGCCACGTTTTTAATCGGTAGCGACGGACAAACTCCGCAAAGTCAATAAGCGCCATTACAGCGTGTCTTTCACCGGTAGTGTGTCCATATCCAGAATAGCGTTGCGCAAATTAACATGTTGCGCAATTTCAGCGCGCTGAGTTCTGATCTCTGCGCGTAAAGACTCAATGTGCGCCGCGGCTTCTAACGCCAGCTGCGCGCCGTCTGCGCGTGGTTGTTTAGCCGCCCACAACGTCAAACGTTTTACAATGTCGCTCATTTTGTCACCAGCGCGCCGCTAGAGTAGTCGCCGCCGGGCGTCACAGTCTTTGTGCTTAACACCTGTACCTTCGGCTTTGGCGGAATACGACCAAACCAAATACCGCAGCCGAACAAGCAGAGCCGCATGGCCGGCGCGGTAGATACGCCAATATGCAAAATACAGCCAGTACCCATCCATTCAAATCTAGCGCCCCATCGGCGCGTCGTATCAAAGTGCGTTGTTGTAACAGTCCATGCGTTTGCAGTCATTGCTTATACTTTTTTACGTTTTCGTGAAGGTTTGACGGCTGCGTACATTTGATCGATCAGGTCGTGCACCATCGGGTCGCAGTCGACGCAGCGATACGGTACGCACCGCGTTTCTTTTAAGAACTTGCGCACAAGCGTTTTTAAACTTTTCAGCTCTTCTTTTGCGCTAATCATTCGTGTTTTTCCCGCAAGCTGTCTAGCGTTTTGGCTAAGTTCATAAGGTTTTCAACAGCCTCCGCGTTAGACAGATCGCTTGCGTGCATGCGAAGACTAATCGCGCCGTGCCTGATAGCGCGCAACTCCTCGTAGGTGAGCGTAAACGCTCGCGGCCCGGGCACGAGCATGGCGCCGCGGTTCCGGTCTTTCTCGATTACGGCTGCTAATACGGCGCGCTGCTCGTCGGTCAGTTCAAGTTTTACTTCGGTCGAGCAGTCGACTGTCACGTTGCCGTTGCACACAGACAACGTGGCGTCTTGATCTGCGAGCCGGCGGATGGCTTGCTTGAGTTGTTTAATCTCGGCTCGCTGATCCTGAATAATCTGGTCGGCCTGCTCCCAAGACATAATCGCCGTATTTGGATCAAGCATTGTTCACCTGTCGTATCCGCGAAAGTAAAAATAGATAAATGCGATTGCAATTGCGGCGCCGCAGATCTCTGACACCCAGTTACACACAATCATGACGCCTCCTTCACGAAGATACCCTCGGGCGTCAACGTACCTTTGCGGTCTTTGATCTGCTCGTACGCCATCGCGAGGCAGTAGTCCATCGTGATGCCGTGTAGCTCGCAATACAAAATGAGTGTCACAAGCACGTCGCCCACGCCGTCTACAATTGCCGTGTCGTCGCGCTTGAGCGTGGCGTCAGCTAGCTCCCCTAGCTCCGACATTGTTTTCATCAGCTGCGCCGTGGGGTTGCTGTTGGGAATAATCTGGCGCGCTAGGGCCCACTGAACCACGAGGTTCTGTAATGTCTCGAACGTCTGATCCTTTTGCTCCTGCATCATTACGGTGTCCTTTCTGTCGGTCGTATTCTTCCATATCGTTCAACAATTGTTCTTCGTGTATCGAGAACAGCTCAAGCGCGTACGCCCGCAGCTTCTTCTTAATCTCTTCGCGCTCTGGGCGCAGCATATTAAGCAAGGCGAGAACAGTCCGCATTTCTTGCGGAGTCAGCTCGCCCATCGCCAACCGTATGGCCTGCCTGTCGCCGGCCCAGATAGCTTCAAGGTTGATTGGCATGACTCACCACGTTGGCGTCCACGTTGTCGTCCACGGACCAGACGGCCAACCCGGCGTGTCTTGCTTTTGCGGGTGCGGATATGGATATGACAGCGGCAAACGCGTAACCGCAAGCTCGACGGCAGTCAGCCGCTGCTGCAGTGTTTCAATCTGCGCTCTCAGCTGCGCTATCTCCGCCGCTAGTTGAAGCATCGGCGACGGCTTGCGGATTTTCTTCTTTGTTTTCTTGGCTTTCTTCGCCACTGATCTGCTCCTGCATCTTGTCAATTCGAGCACGCACTAACTCTATGGCTTGCTCGACACTTTCAACTTCAATAAACGGGAGCTTGGCCTGTAGGTGCTCCCACTTGGTCGGACCTACGCCGGCCACGTTAATTTCTCCGGGCTCTTGGCTGCCGAACTCGTCCAGCAGCGCTACGGCGGTTGCAATCTCACGCGACGGGAATACCAGAATCCTGTTATCAACGTCGGAGAAAAACTTCACGCCGGTTCGATCACAAATGACATAGCGCACGGCTGACTCGCCGGTGTCGATGTAGCTCATCGCCTTAGCCGGCGCAGAATAACTCACGCGATTTTGCGGTGCGTCAGGGCTGTGGCACGCTTTAAACTTTTTGCCGCTGTTACAGGGACACCGGTCGTTACGTTTGATAATGCTATCTTTGCGAATCGTGCTCACGAAAAACCTCCGTGTCGCCGTTGAGCTGGATTAACCTCCGGCCAGCCGGACCGGGTTGGGCCATTGTCTCTTTTTCTCTGGACTGTGCAATACGTAGCCAGTTCAACCGAAACTCTTCAATCGTGACCCCTTCCCGCGGCAGCAGTAGGTCGAGCGACATGCGCGTTTGGCGGGCGCTGACGTCGTAATTCATTGCAACGCCAATAACCTGAGCATTAAACAACAGCGCAATACCTTCCTGCAGCTGTTCTAGCGGGTCGGGGTTCGATTCAAACGGCGCCCTCATGGTTCGACCGTCACCTGCGCCGTTGTCATGAGCAAGCCGGCACGCATGGTCGAGACGCCGTGAATGGTGATGCGGTCGCCCACAACAATCGTCTCGCGGCACTGGACGCTGAGCCGATCAGGCGCGGTCGGGTCAGGGTAGATCAGCTTGGGCGTGCCCTCAGCAAGTACCGTCGGCAGGCTTGGCGGCGTCGGGGGCTGCTTGCGAGGAATCGTCACTACGCCGGGTGTTGTCATGGTCGAGACCTCGGTTGAAGAAGACATGGAAACACAGCTTACCGGGATTGCCCCGCAGGCTGACGTTCGGCGGAAACGGAGAGTCGCTAGGCGTCGGCTCGTTCGAAAACTGATGAATCGCGTGAAACGTGTTGGAGTCGTTGGACATGCTTTGCTCGCTTTGACGGCAGGATTATGTTGTCATAATCCGAGATTTGCCGTTTGTAGGGGGGTAAAATGGGTCAAAAATTGCCCGTAACCTATTGGCGTTATTGGGTTTGCAACAACGCGTTCAAGCATTTTTTGTCCGAATTACGCGGACCTAGAGTAAGTCCTTCGGACTTACAAGGCCGGCATTTTTTCAGGAATGCCGGCAACTTTGGATGTCTACCGCATGATCGGGGGGTTGTTCAATTAACGTTGGGCAAATTGGGTAATTTGCGGACAACGTTTGGATAGCAAAAAAAGAGATTGCATAGGGGCGGGTGTTTGCCCGCCCCTATGCGTAATCTCGTTTCAGCTAGCGGGTGAAACCTTTTGGCTTTCGTTTTCCGCGTAGCTTATTTAGCCGGTTAGTAAGCTGCGCAATAAGCTTTGCACGTTCTTTTTCGTCCGTTATTTCTGGTGCTTCGTAAAGCAACCTACGGAGATCTGGCGGGCAGTCTGGCCACGTTCCGGTTTTTGCCATGGGTCGCGGCACGCTCTGCTTATACACCTCTAAAATTGCTGCTGCGTAGGACAGGTATCGGATGTTCTCGCCGCGGCCTACGTCTTTGGCCGGAACGTCAAGGATTACGCAGATACGCTCCTTGGACATTGTCGCTTCCTGCTCATTGACCCGGGTATGGAAATCAGGCCGGCTCATGACGTGCACAAGTCCTACGTTGTGCAGATAGCCGGGAATGATTTTCAGGCTTGCCAGCGCAGTTAAGCCGCCAAAAAAGTTGGGCTTGAGCGACGCTTTGTTCCCGTAAATACCAACGCAGTCTGGGTTAGATACCAGCTCTAGCGCTCTGCGCACAGCTTTTTCGGTGCCAAATGGTAGCTGATTATTTGCGCCGTCAATTAAACGGCGCAGGATGTCTCCGTTATGAAAGTATTCCCAGCCACGCTTGCCCTTTGGCGCCGCGGCGTTGAAGCCGTACTCGGCTGCAACTTCCACGGCATAAATGGCCGCCTCGTTTTCAGCTACCACTACGTTGCGCCAGCTGTCGCGCTTCGCCATTGGCCTGACGCCTTCGTCGTTTTGGTTGCCAAAAGACGTTGCCAGATCCGCGAGCGTTTCGGACACCGACACCGTAACTGGAATCTTGATAGGTTCTTTGCCTGTGCGCAAATCTGCCGGCCGGCGAGCGTACGCACGCTCCAGACAGATCGTGCGCGAATGCCAGCCGTTGGTGACATAAAAGTGCACGTCAACAAGCTTGCCTGCGTCGTCATATACCGGCATCACGCTGACGCGCGGCGGATTGGCGCTAGCTTCGTCGTACGTCTGTAAGATGTGGCCGATGTGGCCAAGATCTACGGCGCGCTCGCGACCGACTTCGCCGGGCGGAAACTCAAGCATCGTCCACGGAATCGGCATTGACACATATCCCGTGTCAACTACGTCCTTGGGCGTGTTTCTGAGCAATCCTAAGACTTCGCGCAACACCGCGAGCCGCGCCTTTGCCGGTGCCCGAAGATTATTGGGCACGTTTTCGAGCACGTCTCGATACAGCGCTTTAAATACGCCGCTTGTACCCTTTTTGTTGTTGCGCCACGCTAGCGGCTTTTCGTGCTGCTTTTTTACGGCCTTCTTTGCCGCGTCGCCGAGCTTGACTTTTCGTGCAGCTCGTGACTTTTTGTTGTCGTCGCCGGGGTTGCCCGCGGCTGCGTTTGTCTTTTTTGCCATGTTATCTCCTTGTAATTAGGTTGCAGCTACTTCCGGTTTGCTGTTGCTGGGTTCTGGTTCTGCCGGCACTTCCGCTTCCGGCAGCGTGTCGTACAAGCCCATCTCCACGTCGAGAATCATGGGATTGGGCACGTCCGGGCCGCCATAAATCAAGCAGCGGACGTGCGGATCAGCGGGCTTACCGGCGATGTGCTCATGCAGCATCGAGAACGTGATGATATAAAACCGTTCTTCCGGCAGTCGGTCGATGAGGTCCTGCGGTAGCGAGCGATTGTATTTCATCACGTCGCGCGAGATGTGATTAATCCGGTTAAGAAATTCTTTGTTCAGATACTTGTACTTTTTGGTGTCAGTCATTGCTGTTAGCGTTTACGCTCCTGCTGCGCGTTGTGAAATTTGATGATGGCGTCAGCGGCTTGCTTAGATTCGCTGTCGCTGTAGCCTTCTAGCTTGAAACGCTCTGTGACGTACCGATGCTCGAATGACGACTGATTAGGCGTAGACGGCGCTGTTCTCTGCGTCGTATTGCTTGACCCAATAAATGACGCGATAATCACAATGATTAATCCGACAATAAAAATGGGACCCAAGCCGTTGCTGCTGTTGTTTTGATTCATGCGTTTGCCTTTCTGTGCGCTTTGTCTAGCGCGTCAATTGCCTTTGTTAGCTCGGGCATCCGTTCATCCTCTTCAAACATTCCGTCGCCTTTTGTGTTGGCTTCGTACACGGTCTCGTCGCCGCAGTCTGGGTAGTCAGCGCGAAAGTAGCCGTGACGCAAACGTAGGTACCCGGCGTGTTCGCCTTCGCTATCAAACACGTCGTACTGCTCGGGGCACGCCACAGAGGTTTGCTTAAGCGTGTAACCGCCGATGCAAAGATCGGGCTCGTCCCAGTTGGGGTCATTCTGCGCCATTTGGGGGCTCCATGCCGCTAGTGATGATGTTGGGAAATTGCTCACGAAATTGCTTTTTGGTCCAGAAGATATCTTTATGCCCTTCGGCGGCCAGTTCCATTTCGCACTCCATAGGGTAGTGCCGAAGGACGCTCAATGCCCGCTGGCGAATTGCTTTCGGGACCTTTGGTGTTTTTTTTGGATCTAATAGGTCGCGCATAAACTCGCGGGCGTATTGTACGGCTCTAAAGCGCTCGTCGGGCATTGTCATTTTTAATCTCCTGTTTCGTCGTCGTCTTCTTCTTCGCCGTCTCGGTAGTAGCCCTCGCGTGCGTCGACCAACTCCATAACGCACACCGAATGCTCTACGATATTTTGGTCGTCAATCCAATCTTGCGCTTGCGCGTCATCGGCAAACGGGCCGTGAATTGAATATCCCATATCAGGATTACCAATTACGGCAACATATTGCGTCATTCGCTCTCCTTTGGCTCGTTTTCAAGTTCATCGCCGCTGCTCTTTTTTATCGGCGTGTATCCGTTCTTTTCAGCCTCAGCCGGCGACAGCGTGCGCAGCCAGTATCCAGTCGAGCACAGCTGCCCGCGTTCGCCTGTGACTTCGCAAATTTTGTACGACATAGCTTCTGCCATGCTGCACACGCCAGACGTGAACTCGTCTCCGCCGTAACTGTACAAACGCAACCCGCCAAACTTTTCTTTGATTTGGCTGAAACGAAAAGGAGGGCATTCTGGTCTGTATTTAATGTGATTCTGAATCACACTGCACGCGGTATAGATCAAATCAAACCAACCGTCGGAGCACTCACAGCCGAAACAGATCAGGGTTTCTGTTGGCGGTTTGTCGTGATCTTTGAACAGATCCGGGAACTCCGCGATAAGCCGCTGTTCAAGTTCGTCTCTCATTTTTTCCGTCCTTGGGTTTACGTTTCTTTACCGGTTTTTCTACCGTTCGTTCAAATTTTCGCAGCAGGTCAGTTACGGCGTCTTGTACGTCAAACGTTTTGCCCAGCTCGTCAAATGCAGATGGTTCGGGTAGGTACGGGTCTTCTTTGCCTTCTTTAAGCGCGGCGTTGTACTCCCGGATTAGTTCAATTTTGCGCGAGCCGAGCGCAGTGTTAACAACCCGGAGGGCTTCGTAGACCAGCTGTGCTTCTTGCGCGGTGAGTTTCATGTTACTCCGCCATTGCTACAACGCGGCGTCGGTTTTTCTTTTCGGTCAACGTTGCCGGTTCAACGTGTTTGAGTTGTGACCCCGGAATCAGCGCGGCCATGTGGTGCAGAAACGTCTGTTCAAACTCGTCTTTAGTCAGGTCAGAGTAGGTGCCCATGCTACCTTTGTGGTACACCATCTCGCCGCGGTAGAGCAGCTTGCCTTCCTTGGTCATTCTGCATTTCCACGAGCACAAACAACCAGACCGCCGATTCCACACCTCAAGCCCGACTATGACGTCTTCTTTTCTGACGTATTTGCCGCACTTACCGACCGGGATTTCTAGCTCTTCGAGATCCTGATCGTAGTGCGGGACAATGATATCTTTGGCGCTGTCCCAAACCGCTGGGATACATGTGTCCATAAAAGCCGCGTGCTGCCGGGCGAGCTGGTCGTCTTTCTTTTTTTCTTTAGCTATCAGCTCGTCGCAAATTTTTCTTTGCTGAGCCACGATCAAGCCTAAAAGCTCATGGTTTTGTTGTTCCACTTTTGTCCTCAATGACATCCCAGCCAATGTGCCCGAATACTCTTTTGGTGGCGCGAAAATCGTCACCATTGTCTAGCCCGGGCACTATCAGCACGAGGGTTTTGTTTTTCTTATCAATGCGAAACGTGGTGCCAGATCTGGGTATTCCCCACACAGCGTCTTGCGCCGTGACCGCCACGAGATTACGGCACCAGTTCAGTACGGCTTCAGACGGATGATCCAGCTCAAAATTGTCATTGAGCGCTACCATCGGGTTTCGTTTCTCCGGCGGTCAAGGGTTCAGTTTTAAAGTAGTTGTTAGCAGCCGCGGCTCGAATATAGTCTCCAACCAAAAGGTCGTGACCAACCTCAATAAAAGCAAATTTGCGCAGCGTATCTTCCATGTACTCAGCGTCTATAACGAGCGTGTCGGGCCACGACGCGGCTTCTTCGGCGTATAGCTGGTCTGCGCCGTTGGCTTTGTAAAACTTTATTACTTCGTTACGGTAGACCTCTTCTGCCGCGGGCCCGCGTAAAATTTTGGCTTCAACAGCTGCCTCTGCGCTATTGTCGTCCTCGTCGTGCACTGCGGCGAGCCGGAGCGTGCAAAGGCAGCTCGAAAGCTGCGCTATGATCGTTGACACCATTTCGTCGTCTTGGTTTTCGCAGAAGCTGCTCGCAAACGCGCGCATCAGCAGTTCTTCGATAATTTCCGCTGTTACGGGTTCTTTGTTTGCAACTAGATAATGCAGCCGTAAATCTTCTTTGCTCATACAGAACTCGCTTCTGGTTTGGGGTCAAGGCGTTTGTGCAGCTCATCGCGCCATACGTACGCCTGCGAACCGCGCCCAAACTTTGTCGGGCAATTGATATCAAAATCTCGGATCATGCTAGATAGTGCGTCCAGCCCGTAGATACCGCGCATCTGGTTGACTGGCTTACCGTCAGGGCCGGAGATGGTGTATTTTGGATTGCTGAAGTCACTCTCATAAATCGTGGTGCAGCGCTCGACCATTTCTTGCGGCACGCCGACATCCAAAAACGCCTGCGGGTCAAATATTGTGTGGCCGTCGCATATGTCTGCGGCGGCGAGCACAATGTGCGCAGGAATATCGGTCCATTTGATTGTGTGGGCTTCAGTCATCTGTTTGCTCCTCGCATACGCTGTCGTAGTTTTGCTCGTCGTCGCTGCTGAGTCCTTCGTATTCGGTAATGCAGCCGCCACACACGAGCCGATTGACCCATCGATGCGCGTCGTCTATGTCGATCTCTTCACCGCAAGCAGCGCACGGAATAATCGTTTCTTCTAGGTAGGCTAGCAAGTTTTCTTCGTCCTGCAACGCCGCGTCTTCGATCGTGTCGTGGATAGAGTGCATGGTTGTTCCCCTAGTGCCCGGGCGGTAGTTTTTGGCTACCGCCCGGGCAGTGGCTTCGGTTTAGATATCAGTCCCACACGCGGATGACGGTGTTGTCCCGTGCAACCGTACGCTGGTATGTGATCCTATATGTGCCCGGCGGCAACAGCCAGTCGCCGTGTTCCGGGTGCGCGATCGTGTTAGCCTTGGTCAGCCTGAGAATCGGGCCAGCGAACGCAAGCATCGTGGTGGCGTCCTGCGCCGTCAACCGGTTTGTCGGCGCGGCCGGGTTGGCGCGACGTTCGGCCCACTCGGCTTCCTGCAGCCTCGGCCGCCAGTTTGGCTCAGCCGTGGAGATCCCGCGCATTTCGGCGAGTTGTGCAAACATCTCGCGGGAGCCAGCCTCAACCGGGCTGTAAACAGTGACGCCGTCTCCGTGAGCCAGACAGTGTCGGCTACCCTTGGTGTTACCCTCGGCAAGCTGAAGCGGAAATACCGGGTGCAGCGTACGCGTGTAGAGCAGCGGCGTTTCCGAAATGTCATCAATCTTCTGAATGTAAATATCGCCCTGTCGAACAGCATCGCCGACGCTAGCCGCTTCGGGAAACTGCTGCGGGGCGTCGTTCTTAATCTGCTCAACAGCCGCGGCGGCAGCACGAAGCCGCACCACCGTGGCATGCGAAACCGGGGCGTCAATAACAGCGGTACTCATGAAAAACTCCTTTGGTTGATTTACGATGCGCCAATAACCCGAACCCGATTGGCAGCGTACGAAACACTCGAAGTGGTTCCGGCGTCTGCCATCCAACCCTGCGCTTCAACGCAGGTGCTAATATCTCGCGGCACGCTGATGAAATACCGCCGCCCAGTAGAACGGCAGAACAACACCATCCGGTTTTGACCGGTTCTGTTTTCTTGTCCGCGCGGCGGACCAACCAGCATCTCGGTCGTGTTATCAATATCGTTAACACGGCTATCAAGAACTGGGCAGTCTGCCTCTGCAATAAAGCGATCCCAGCCGAAACGCTCGATGGCCAGCCGGCGTGTTTCCTCGTTACGAATGCGCATGATGTGCGCCGTCGACAGTTGCTCCGGTTTTGCGACAATCATCCGGCCGCCTTCGTTCATGAAGTGCCCGTCGTTGAACCATAGCTTTACGCCGTCGGCCCACTGTACTGCCGGTCCGGTCGTGCTGTGCAAATTGTCCGACTCGTTCAGCGTGATGCGCGGACGATCGGCAAGGATGATGCACGACGACTGGAACGCGGCAAACGCCGTGCAGTGGTGGAACACTTCGTGCTCCCACGTAGTCGCTGGGTCATCGATCTTTAGGATCTTGCACAGAATTTCGGCGTCAAGCGCCTGCGGCACGCTGCCCAGAAACACGTTGTCGTCAGAAATTGAATTAGTCGGGTTGGTTAATTCGTTTATGGACATGGCGCGATTCAGCTCGCCAATTGACCCCGCGGTCGAGCTGCTGTCAAAAATAATCTTGCCGCTAATTTCAGACAGCTTCTTTTCCGTCTTTAATACTTCGTTGTTGCGCATTGTTCCGTCCCAACTACGAAAACGCTCTGTGATAGCTTCTAGGCCGACGGTGTCGTTGAGCATAGATCGAAAAAGATTGACTGTGGTGGTCAAGTTGTTTGTCTTGTACATGACAACATCTTCTACGCCTTCGCCGCGGCTTCGCCACCAGCGACGACTTAACCCAAACGAAGTCGCTATGAGGTTTTCACTTGTCATGTACTCTTCGCGAATTGCCCGCAACCACGTTCGGGTAAACTCGTTGTTTTGCATGTTGCTCCACCAACGCCGGCGATCGCTATTCCAGCCGAGCAACGAGTCTTTACGCAGCGGGATAACAAACGCGCTGTCGATTTCAAGCTCGCGACACAGCTCTTTTGCGTATGTCTTTGTCATCCGTCCGCGCACTACCGCCATCGAAATCATGAACGTCACCGGCGACGAGGCGACGTGAAAAGTTACAGGGCTTTTCTTGTGGCGGTCCGAGCGAAAAGAACCCAAACCACCGGCATAACCGGCGCGAAGTATTTCCGCAGCTTTAGCGTGGCTGGGTTGGCCGTTGTGAATAGTTTCAAGCCAGCGATTGATCGTGTTTTCAACAATGGTTCGAGTTGCTTTGGAGATCTTAGATTTCATGTTAGGTAGTGGTTGCCATGATGGGGTCAACAAACCCGCAGTTCAGCGTGCTGTCTGTCAGCACAATTTCAAGTGTTTCAAAGTGATCGCAGTTCTGTACCCAGCTGCGCGGAATATTAATTACTTCGGCAAAGTCATCGCCGCCGACTAATTCTCGGCTATTGTCGTACCATTCGTCGTCGGTATTTGGGTTGCAGTGTTCGGCGTAAACAACGTGTGAGCCGCTATCGGCGCCGTCGATGTCTCGCGGAATACCGTTGCTCATGAGGTATACGCCGCGATCGTGTACAAATACCAATCCGGGGCCCACGGGCGTTCGCGTTTCCGGCGGTTCTAACCCAAGCTCGTGAAACTGCTCGTTCGTCATGTTCTCGTGCCCCATGTCAAACTCTGTTGCTGCGTACGCGTGCTCAAGACAGCGCTTCACTTCTGCAGCTTTAAACCTTAGCGTGCTCATGCTTTAACTCCAGTACCACAAATCCGACAGGGTTACAGTTAGTTAGTTTTTGGGCGTCAATTTCAGCTTCAGCTTTATTGTCGTACACCTTGCCGGGTTCAACTCCGGCGTCAGCGCACGTCGGCCCGCGATAGGCCCATGGCGCGGTAGGGTTATCAAACGCTCGCGACGACTTCATGATGATGTACTTTGTTGTCATTATTTAGCTCCTTCTCTAGATTTTTACCTCTTCCAAACATCCACGAGTCGCCGTCTTCTGGTTGAATGCGGCGCAGCCAGTCGGCAACACTGGGGATGCGGCCAAGGTCTTCGTTGACGTGCTGCTCGCCGATATACCGTACCGGCACGACGCGCCCGTCAGAATTTGTGATTACCTTTCCGAAGATTCGTTCTGATAAGAAAATCCCTTCGGAGTGGTGCCGCAGCGCGCGATGGCGAAAGTCGGCCATGTGCGCTTTTGATCCATCAAACCATTCGTGGATCGCGAGATAGTCGTCTACCTCGCCTCCCCACTTGCGCACTGACGACAGCGCGTGATGGTACGGATGTGCCATTATTTTTTCGTTGCCTTTTCGATGGCAGCGATCGCGTGGTCAATAACGAGTGTCGTATCGTTTTCTGACTCGTCATCTGGGTACAACCGCTCGTATAGCGAGATTAGTTCGTCTTTGGTGTTACGCAACGCTTCCAGTAGCTCTGGCGCTGCCGCAATTAACCGCGTGTTCGCTGCGTCTTCGTCGGTGACCCTATGGCGACCGAGCGGTTCAAACCCGTTTGGTTCGGTTGGGAAAAAGGTACAGGTGCTAAACGCAACAATACGCTGCGCGCTTGGCGAATCAATTGCGTGAGCTTCCCAATCTTCTAAATCTACATCGTTTTTTATTACCCACGGGCCGGGTGTGTGCATTGCTAATCTCCTGTGTACAAGTCAAGCACAGAGGTCAGATCGCTGTGCGTAGCTGACCAGTCCATTTTGTCTTCGGCTATTTCAGAAGAACGTTCCCAGTCGGCGTCGTCGGGTCTGCCGAACATGTCAGCGCTCCACCAAGCCAGAATGACGCTTTTGACGCCGTTCTTTTTCGCTCGTCTTAGATTGTCAATCGCCTCGTCAATAGTCATGCTAGCGGTTTCACTGTTGGTTCGGTTGCGCCTTCTGCAAACTCTATGTCTGCTTCGCCGCGCATCACTTGTTTAATGATGTTGACGTCGTTGAGCACCCGTTCAATCCACGGCTGCATGTGCAAGATAAGCGGATCGTCAGCCGGCCGCTTTGCCTTATACATCAGCATCATCGACATACCCACGACCACCATTTCAAGCGGCGGACAATCAGCGGCCCAGTCGGCGGTATACGTGATTGGCGCCATCACCTCTTTAACGTCTTCTTCTGTCCATTTGCCCGCGGTCATTTAGTCACCACTCGTTTTGCGTCGTGGTTGTTTCCATGATGCGCTCGTTGTGCTGGTGCTTGATCTTGCCTTTGAGCGTATCGATTTCAATTTCGCCAAAACTACCTTCGTTAATCTCCCAGCCGCCCGGAAGAAGATCCCAAAGCGTATCATAAAACTCCGCAAGCTTTTCGAGCGAAATAATGGGCTTGGCGTCAGTGCCGGTCGGCGTTGCGTACTGCCGCTTGAACTCTTCGAAATACACTCTGCGGCCGTTTGTCGACGATTCCATGGCTTCGCTGTCGTGCTGCGCTACGGGGTCGCAGAACCAAAAACAGAGTTCTTGAAAGTCCCCGGAATCGCCGCTGCCGTCATACGAGGCAATTACCCGTGTAACGCCAAGCGCATTAAACAGCGGGCAGATTTCTTTAAGCGTTTCAATTGGCGTTTTGACTTTAGTTTTTGCCATGTTAATAAGACGCGTATACCGTACAGGGTTTACCGGTTTTCTTTTCTTTCTCTTCAGCAAGCGTGACAAAATTTTGAAATGACTCGACCACGCGGTCCGCAAGGTCAGACTGTTCGCCGTATAGTCGCGCTTGCCGTTCACGTACAGCCTCTTCGACCGTCATTGGTCTTGTTGTGTCGCTTCTGATGTTTCCGCCTTCTGCAACCTTGGCGCCAGTTGATTGCACCATATCCAAAAACATTGCAGCGAGCTTGTGCCCGTCGCCGGTCATTGCTGGTTCTGTGACACGCGTTAGCCGTTCGCGCATAACAGCGGCAGGAATCTGCGCCCGGCAATCGTCAGCCTCGAACGCTTCGCGCACAAGGATTCGCGTGGCATACGGGCCGCCGTGGTACGCTTCGCGCAGATAACCGACGTGACCGGACGTGGTAGAAAAACCAGTGGCTTGCGCCGACTTTTCTTCTTCTTCCATCCCGTCCCATTCCAGATAGATATCAATACCCATTACTTGCTCCTCTTCTTTTTGCAGTTGAGCGCCGCGGTCATGTCAGCTTTGGATGCGTCGCTGATATCGAGCGAGCAGCCGCTGTCTTTGTGTGTCAGCACTATTTTTTTATCGAGTTTTCTGACGTCAGCAAGCACCGCAGCCGTTTCAGCGGCCGCCTCGTCTACAGCCTCGATGACGTATGTTTCTGCGCGGGTGCGAGAAACGCGAACATGGAAATAAGGCATTGTGTCCTCTGTAAATAAAGAGAGGGCGCCGGGAGAACTAGCCCCCGGCGCCCTCTACGACTATCTGTTGTTAGTTACTGCCGGCAGTTCACTGGCAGCAGCAGCCGCGCGGGCCGCGGCAGCTACGCGTGCGGATTACGCGGGCCGGCGCTGTCACAACGCGCACCGGAACCTCTACGACGGCGCGGGTTACCGTGCGGGTCTTCTCGATCGTCCGACCGAACAGACCATTGCGGCACGAGCTGCGGCACGAGCTTTCCGTGCAGCAGGTGCCGTTGGCGCACGCCGGTGCGGCCTCGGCAGCTACCGCCGGAGCGGCAGCAGCGGGCTGCACGAGCACGCTCTGCGGTTCGCCGGCATCGCCAGCAAACGCCACGGACGAAACAAACGCAAGGACCACAGCTGCAAAACAAGACTTCATGTCAATCTCCTTGAACTACCGAACAAATACTACCGCACGCGCGGCAATAACCTGCTCAGCGATACTCTTTGTATAGCGGAGCAGGATTTTGTTGCAACCCCAAAATCAAAAACAGATTCTGGGGAATTTTGTCAAAATGCGTAATTATTCACGCACTACGTGAACGTTGTACCAGCGCATTTTATCGTTGAGCCACTTGGCCTCGGCGGCGAGTGCGTCTGCGCGCGACTCAAAGTTACGCAGAGACGGCCCGCCAACTGGCGATAAATCAGCAATCCACTCTCCCGGAATTGTCGGGTCAGGCTCAACATGACTGGCACGTTTGATATCAAGCTCTCCCAGCGCTTTTAGGTTGATCTCTTCGCCATAGAGACATTGCGCTGAGCCGTTGGGGCGAATGTATAGCTGCATTGTGTTACATCGACATCAGACGTCGAGAGGGTATTAGCTCGTTCATGTTAACCGCTCGCGGCAACTGCGCCACGGCTGCAGGCGTATACAGGTTTTGTCGTCGCCGCTCAGACCTTGACACGTTGTACGCATTAAATTGCGTAACGTTGTCAATGATTGCTCCCGCAAACAACGCGTCTTCATGCACGTCTTCGCGAGCGTAGGTTTGCGACGGGCCATCATACGTAGGGCGAAAAATGATATGACCGCCGGCTGCAACAGCATGGCCGCGAAACGCTAACAGGGCATTGATTTGTTCGACGTTTGCAATGATGGCGTAGTCGACAACTTTTAGACGTGACCGTTCAAACGTCGGGTCGTTCTGCTCACGCGAGTAGATCGACACTTGCATCAGTTTGCTGCCCACGACCTGCGCTTTCCCGGCAATAGTGACAAAGCCGCGAAGCACAGAACTGCTGATTTGCGCTTCGCCGCCGACGTACGCCTGACCTTCGAGCGACGTTTGAATTGCAATCGCTTTTCCCGAAATACCGCAGTGACCGCGTAACGTGCAACTGATAACGCGGGCGCTGTCTCTGATAAACGCGTTTTCGTACGCAGTTGTCGAGCCAGAAACAACACCGCCGTATACACGGGCTTCGTTTGAGAACTGGCAGTCGTCCATTACTCGGGCCCGGCCGCTGACGCTCGCAAACTGGTTCAGTTTTACGTTTCCGCTGACGTGCGCGTATCCGCAGATCTGGGCCCGATTATGCACGCGTACGTTGCCCTCAACACGGGCGTTGTGATACACCTGCGCTAGCTTGTAAACAAAAACCGAATCGGCAACTTTTGCGGTATCTGCTACCCAGCCCTCGCCGTTAACGTGTCGATGTGCAAACACGCGGCCGTTACCGTCTTTGAAATCATGCTTTGATGCCCGCTTCTTTTTTGGTTTGACCGCGGTCATCACCGCTGCCGCCGCATCCAGCACGGCGACAGCGCTGTCTTTTTGTTCCTCCATCACGACTCCATCGGAAGGACACGCCGTCTGGGCGCGTTTGTGATCAGACTGTCGAGCGCGGTTTTAACCTCGCCCATCTGCTGCGTCAGGTTTTGCCGTAGGTTGTTGTTTTTACGCAAATCCTTGACGTCGATACCGGACACAAGCTCGTTGGCTTGCCTAATGAGTCTTTCTAGTTGCGCATTCGAACGCACGTTCATGTCCTGAAAATTCTCGTAAAACTCTTTGAAGTTCTCGATAGCCGAAACCTTGAACGTCTTTTTGGTTCCGTCTGGCTCGTCGGTCAGCCGCTCGATGAGATGCGAGATCATGTCTTGCAGCTGCTCGGCAAACGCGTTCTCGGCCATGACTACAGCCGTCTCAAACCGTTGTTGGACGCGTTGCTGTTCCTGTTGATACAGTTCGGGATTAAACGTCATTAGGTAGTTTGGCGGCTCAACGGGCGGGTACTCCCAGCGAAGATCAAATACACCATCTAGTGACGCCGGGTAGTCCGCAGGGTTGTATAGATCACCCAGCTTTTCGCGGGCGGCGGTTTTTAACGTTTCGTATTCTAGTTGCAGGTTGGCGGCCGCGGCGACCAGCTGTTCTTTGTACTCGCGCATCCGATCTTCAAACGCGCCGATGTCCGCCTGTTTGATTAGTCGCACGCCGTCCTGCGGATATGGCAACGTGACGGCTCTCCAGTACGCCGCCGCCTGACTCTTGAGCGTGGTTAGCACGCGATATGTCGTGTTCTTTGTATCGATAAGGCGCTTGGACGCTGTGACCAGATCGGTGGCGGCATGAAACGTATCAGCGGCTTGCTTGGTCTGCGCATCAGATAGCTTGCGCTGCGTCCCTAACCACGAGAACGACAGCTTGACGGCGCCCATCGTCTGGCGCAAGTCGCTAGCTGTCTGCTCCACTGTCGTGTTTTCTTCGATCGTTGTGTCGGTTGTGGACATTCAGTCTCCTTCTTCGTCTGTGTCGAGTTCTTCTTCAATTGTTTGCTCCACCCACTCGTCGATTGCAAACGCTTGTACAAGTCTCTTTGGTAATTTTTCTAGTTCGGCCAGATTGTCGGGTACGCTAAACTCTTGAATGTCGCCGTTGCGGTAAATTCCGCAAAAACCTACGCCCGGCTCAAAGCAATAGGCTGTGATATCAAAACCCTCAACAATGCGCAGGTGGTCAAAGAACTGAATTGGCGGTGACCAAGCTGAATCGAAAACGAGTGTGATGTGTTTGGATTTTGGCGGCACGCGCTTTGGCGTTTGATCCGTTTCGCGCCCGACGTCCCATTTCGTTCCCCAATGACCGACCTGCCAGTCGTACCAGTTTTTCGCCCCGTACAACTCAATGTTTTGCCGCTCTTGCGTCTCTAACGCGAGTTGCGCGTCAGACCCGGTAGGGCCCGCACAACCAGCTATAGTCGCTTTTAACTCGGCGGGGCACGGCAGAAATGTGCCCATAAGACAACCACTGTTCCATGCGCGCACTAACTTGTGCAACTGCTGCGGGTCGGTGTGTTTAAACGTAACTTTGTTGGCGCACCAGTTAGGCATGTGTTCGCGCTGCAAGCCGCAGCTGCGGGGCTGTAACACCCCGCAGCCGCAGTCTTGCTAGCACTTAGCCCTTTGCGGGCGCAGCGACACGACGCGGCCGCTGCGTGGTAACGGCAGGCTTACCAACACGCGTGTAAATACCGCGGTTGTCAGCCGACAGGCAACGACCTTCCGCCCAGCCGCGCAGACGCTCGATCTGCTCCGCCGACGTCACGGAGATCGGTACCACGTTCTGCGCCGCTTCAACAAGCGGGATATCAAGCAGCGCCGCGAGACGGCAGCACGACTTGATCTCGGCGCCCGTCCAGTTGGCGTCGTCCGGCTTTTCCTGCGACTCATCTACGCCGAAGTGCTTCAGGTAGATATCCCAGATCGCCGCGCGCTGGTCAGCGCCGGGCAGATCCACGAAGAAGATACCGTCGAAGCGCTCGGCGCGGGCAAACGGCGCCGGCAGCTGGCTGGCGTCGTTGCAGGTACCGATGAAGAACACATCGGACGTGTGATCGTTGAGCCACGTCAGCAGCGTGCCGAACAGGCGCGCTGAGACACCGGAATCGGTCTGACCAGAGCTTCCGACGCCGGCAAGACCCTTCTCGATCTCGTCGACGAACAGAACGCACGGGGCCATGGCGTCGACCTGCTTGAGCGCACGCCGCATGTTACCCTCGGACTCGCCCACGAACTTACCCATGAGCGAACCGAAATCCAGCATTACGGTCGGCCGGCCGACCTCGTTGCCAAGTGCTTTAGCAAACTGCGACTTGCCGCAGCCCGGAGGCGACAGCAGTAGCACGCCCTTGGGGCGCTTTTCTACGTTAGTCTCGCCCTGACGCCGCATGGCGCGCAGGCAGAAACTCTTCAGGTTTTCGAGACCGCCAAGGTTCTCGAAGTTCGCGTCGCCGCGATACAGGGTCATCGTCCCACTCTTTTCGAGCGTCTGGGCCTTGATACCCCAGATCGTGTCCGGCGACAGCTTGTTGTTGCGCACCAGTGACAGCGCGAATGCGTTCTCAGCTTCCTGCCGGGTCAGGCCGCGAGAGGCGTCGACGACAGCAGCTACGTCCTGTTCAGTCGGCTTGGCAAACGGCGAGCCATCCGGGAACAGCTCGTTGCATACCGTGGTCAGCTGCGGAAGATCCGGCAGCTCGTGATGCACTACCGTGAACAGCTTCTCAACCTCGGGCTGAAGCTGCA